ATTATCTCCAGCAATACGTTTTAATGCAGTAGATAGTTCCTCTCCTGGATTCTCTTCTGGCCAATTCAATCCAGCACCAGCTACTGCAGGAAGTACTTGACAACCTACTTTTAATCCTAACCACGAATCAGCAAAAGCCTTACATAGTTTTATTTTTAATTTATTAAGCCCTTCAATATCAATGTGATTGTCTAAGTTAACGTAAGGCTTTCCATTAATTTTGTATATCATTCAACCCAAATTTTTCTACAATCTCTTGCATTTCTCGTTTACTGATACCAAAGTTTTCGCCTATCTCGTCTATCCTATTAATATCAATTTCTCTAAACATAAGAGATTTAACAAATACAAGTTCTTGTTTACTCAGCTTTACTGATTGCTCTTGGTAATCCTCAAAGGCTTCACATGCTACAGGAAACTTTTCTTTTACCATATCATACATTGCTCTAGCATATTCTTGTATTTCCCATTGTGCATGGCTATCCATTCGTAGTCTAGCATAATGTAAAAAGTTTTTAAGATTGGATTTCCAGTAACATTCTGTATATCCGCCTACTGGAAGAACTTGCCTCGCAGTCTCTCTAGCCAAGTTAAGGTTATCGGAATGTTCTGTGTAGAGGGAGTAATCACGATCCCATGACTCGTTAATATCGTCACTGATTCGTCTTTTTGTTTCTTCGTCAAGCTCTCCTTCTCTACCTTGCTTATTGGTTGTACTTTGTGGCTTGATGTTCTCTGAGTTGGGTACATAGACTTCGTCTGTAAGTACCGAGTAGCGGGCTGAATATTCATTTAATGATGCCGTCCTATGTCTAACTAATTGCCTCATTACAAAAATAGGCAGTTTAATGTGAAACTTTACTTCGCACATCTCGAATGGCGTAGTGTGTTCATGTCGCATTAGATAACGTATTAATGCTCTATCACTGCTGGCTTTTTTAGTACCATCACCGTAACTAACACGAGCGGCTTGTACAATAGAGTTATCTGTGCCCATATAATCAACTAGGCCAATAAATCCTTTATCTAATACTTGTTTGTAATTCGGGTCTTTATCAAAATCTATCTCCGAACATAATGTCATACTGTTTCCTTTGCTTCTGAGTTTCTTTCTATTATAGCATGTTTTCTGTTTCCCCACAACCTTTTTATTTCCGAAAGTGGAGCAAACGGTAACATTATAATTAAGCAAGGATCAAACTCGTGCCATCTACCACTTACACTTGCTCCAAAATCAAAGCTACTTGCTTCTCTATGATGGTTATTATGCCAACCACTTCCAAAATGAAAATATCCTATTGGCCAACAGTTTGTACTACAGTCTTTGTTATTAAAGTTTTGGTAGCCTGCGGCAGGAACATGTCCAAATGTATTAACCATTCCGTCCATGTGTAAACTAGATAATGCTCCCATAATCCAAAACCAAAATGTAAATTGCCATCCAAATAATAACAAACTAACTAGTAATGTTCCGTATATAATTTTATTATAATGATTATGCAACCACACAATCTTTTTATCTCTTAATAGGTCAACGGCATAACGAAAACTTACACTATCCTGTTTAATATCAAACTGCCAACCCATATAACTATGCCACCAGCCGTTTTCTACAGGAGTGTGAATGTCCTTGCCTGGCTGATCACTAACTTTATGATGATGTCCTCGATGTAATGATGCCCACCATAGAGGACTTCCTTCTCCTACCATAACTGCTAACCAGTATAAGAATGGTTTCATCCATTCACGTGGCTTCCAGGATTTATGACTTAATAGTCGATGTAGTGTTAAATTATTTCCAATACCATCTAATGTAATCCATCCACATAACATTGCAACTAAGTACCACCATTCCCAACCAGTGTAAATTAAATAAGGTATTAGTGTTACAGCAAGTAAATGATATGGTAACCAAATTGCTACTATAAAAGGTATTTGTTTTGTTTTTTTGTATAGGCCTACCTGCCCTTGTATCCAAGTACTAATTGCCATTTATTCTCCTATTATTTCTGATTGCTTTGCCACCTTCTGAGGGTGCTTCTGTATCAGTTCTTCGTAGTATATATCTTCTAAAGTTCATATTATGAGGATGTAGTGTTCTTCCTAGCAGTTCATTAACTAAACTATAGTGTGTTAATGTTTTTGCTGGAATTGTCATCTCAACAAAGGTATAATACTTTTCCCGTAAGAATAACATAATACGACTATACGGATCTTCTCTATCTTCCGGATAAGTTAAAAAGAATTCATTTAATCCAATAGCTTCGTGTATATTACAAAGCTCTGTAACTATTTCTCTAAACATTGGTACAAATTTAATTCCCATTGAAGGCGACAAAATCCAAGCAAAGCACCAACTAGGAGAATGAGGTAAACGTCTTACTCCTACAGCTGAAATTAGTTTATCATTTTTATATACTCCCCAACAGGCTCGCTGACTAAAGTTTTTAAACTTGTCAGGATCTAACATAAACATTCTAAAAAACTTTTCTCTTTCTTTAACCTGATCAATATCAAATCCTACTCTAAAATCTGGATACTTACTAGGATCCACTCCATCGTAGATACTATCAGCAAGTTCTAAAACTTGTTGTAGATTAGTATGGTTAAATTGTTTTAGTTTATATGCTGACATACTGTTTCAATCCCTTGCTCTAAATTATGCTTTAATAGGTCTGTTGGTATAGTATACTCTACAGGAGTATAACTGTCTAATGAAGGATGTCTATTTTCTTCTACATAGTCCCATAAGTGCATATAGTTTTCCATACCATGATACTTTGGTCTCATTCTAAATTTAAATCCTGCCTCAGAGTAAATTCTCATTTTACTACTAGTCCATCCGTATTTGTATTCAAAGTTATCGTTTATTAATAAACTTGCTGTTGGTATATTTAAAAAAGCAAGCATTGCTTCAGGTGTATATGTGTAGAAATTATTTAATGCTATTTGTCCTGTCTTATCTTGGAATCGTCTCCACACACCGTCTTGATCTTCCTTTTTTAAGAAAACCCAACCCCACGTTGTCTCACCTGTATTGTAATCTACAGTTGGCTTCTTTTCTAATTCTACTTCATCAACAGACATCATAGGCTCTTTAAAATCCTCAACAACCTTCATTAGTATTTGTTGATAAAAAGTATAAGATTGATATTTCTCTGCAATGTCTAAATACTCTCCACTTAAACAAAACTCTTCTGGATCAAACTCTATAATCTCAACTTTCTCATTAAATTCAGATTTCATCATTTCCATCATTGGTCCAATATCATACATGTTAGATTCATCTTTAAATTTAATGGTTGCCAGTCTCGGTTTAACACCAGCCGCCTTAAAACTACGAAATGCAATTTCGCTATCTAGACCGCCACTCATAAAAAGTGTTAAGTCTGGATACTGATCAATTATCATTTGGGCAATGCGACGCCATTCAATCTTTGCACTAAAAGTTGGTCTAGTACAACCACCAATAGACATACTAGTAATATCTGTTTCGCTAGTTCTCCATACAGATTCTTTATCTTCGTTATACCAATATCTTAAATGATTGTTTAACGTGTTCATTTAAATAAATTCCAATACAAAAACATATGCTCCATAGGCATACAAAAGTGTTACTGGAATAATAGCAACCATGTTAGGGTCATGAAAAAATTTAATTACCTTTTTCATATTATTATTCTCCGTTTTTATCCACATATTAAAGTTAAGCATTATATAAAAAACCATAACAATCGATGCTAAACCTAAACCTAATATTATGCCTGTACTCATTTATCGTCCTCAAAGTTTTCTCCGTTTACTACCCAGTCTAGTCCGTTAATGTCTGCGTCATGTTGTGCTACTCTATACTCTAGTGCTTTGATTCTAGTATATAATTCATCAATAAGTTCTGAGGAAACATATGTATATCCATTTTTAACTGTAGTCATTTTGTATCCTTTTCACATCATGTTTAAGTTGATCCATTGAAAAGCGAGTACAAGGTTTAATAACTGCCCATTGTGTAGTTGAATGAACTGTTATTGGATTCTCAATAGGAACACAATCAGTCCACCAGTTACTCCATATACCACTAACACTAGAAGGGGTTTTGCCTGTCGTATGTGCTTGAGAAATAACTTCCCATATTAATTTGTTATATTCATTAAAAGTTAGTATCATTCCATTTTTATTATTTGTCATTGCCCAGTTTAAGTTTGCTGTTAGTAAGTGTTTTGTTATATTATGATTTTCTCTGTATTCTTTATCCATCCATAAACGATTTCCGCCACTAGCATAATCAGGATGTAAGTTAGAATGTTCTACTGCACTAACGCCTACTATTGAACCTTTTTCTAAATCATATAATAAATCAATTTGTCCTGTATCTCTTGTCCAACGTCTATGCTCATTTCTTTCTTCTTTAATAAGGTATAATAGTCCTGAAGGTTCAGAATTATCCATATTAGGTATTACATGTGATTTTTCGTAGTCTTTAGTCATTCTTTGTAGGAATGTATTGTATGCAGATTCATGTTTTTTAAAACTCTCTGCATTTGTGGTTTTTATTTCTAAACTTTGCATACTAGTATGTATCTATCAATCGATGTCGTTGCTGTCCAAGCTCATCAGTAGGTGCCAACGTTTTTCGTTTCCACAATTTATTGCAGTATGTAACTCTCTTGTGTCGACTTTGAACACTCCACCATTGGCAGGTATCTCTACTAATTCAGGAGGATCAACAAATAAAAACCGAGCTTGTTTGTTTGTATATGTTGCTATATGTAATCTTTGATGAGGATCTCTATGCATACTATAACAGCTACGAGGCTCCATAATCATTATTCTTGTGCGATATACTTTCCATGGAAATTCGTCAAAGAACTTTTCCCAATATGTTCCAATTAAGTCTGGACGTAATTTATCCCATTGATGCTCGTTGTCGCCTAAATATGTTCCTGTACCTTCAGCATGATCTCCTATGCCGCCTGATTGTAATGCTGTTTGAGATCTAAAGTCTCCTAGTTCGTTATCCCATGCTAATTTTTTACATTCCTCATGCAACTGTTCTACATCGTTGATAACATAAGGCTTGTCGTTATGTCGCATACGGTACTTCTTACTCATTATACCTCTCCTATAACCATAAACCTATTGCATTTTTCTAAGTTTAATTCACCTTGATAATGTATCTTCGATACTCCACATTCTTCAACAAACTCGTCTAAATGAGAAAAGCAATTAACATGATCTGGAACATCAAACATATTGTTACCTTGTAATACAACTCTAGTTCCTTTAGGAAGAGACTCGACCCAACCTCCGTGGTCATGAAAGTGTTCTGTTATTGTATCAACTATAACAAAATTTTCCATTTTGGTAAAGTCCATGGATCTAATATCTTCATTTGATACTCGGTAACGTTCAGTTGATACTCCTGCCATTGACATCTCGTTACCATCAACATCTGTTATGTCTGGTGCTGGTACATTTAATATACAAGATGGATCGTTAACAGTCTTGTCAATATCTACATTAACAACTTTTCCAAACTCTTGTTTACGACAGTTTGCTAAGAAAGGCAATATTCCGAGCCAACCTCCAACTATAATTGTAGTAGTATCTTCTGTAATCCAGTTTACTTCTTTTAATTTGTCTAGTAACCAAACTTTACTTTTAATTTGATTTCTACTTAATGCATCGTGCCAGTTTAACTTTGGACTATATGCTATTGCTTTAGACATACGTTTGAGTTCTGATTGTAATTCAGGAAAATAATTTATACTTGCATTATTTGCAAGTACTTCAATATTATCGTCAACTAAATTTTCTAACATAGTTGTTCTTCCTACTAACAGTCTTGCAAAGTAACATACCTCATAGATGTTTCCTTGTTTTGCTTCTGCTAGTTTATTAGCACCCCAGGCTATGTTTTCTAATGCATCAGTTCCGTTTTCTTTTATCCAACCTGCTGTAGCCCATACAGGTTGAGCAATATCTTCTACTACTTGGCAACCTTTCCAAATTGTATTAATTACTTCATTGGGTGCAGATGTAAACTTGATATTATTATCTTCTCTATGATACATTCCAAGTGCTAGTGCTAGTCTTAACTGATTCCATCTTGTTTTTTCTTTAGCAGGTTCTACACATGCTACTAAATCCTGAAAGTTTAAGAAGTTTTCGATTCCAACATTATAAAACAAATGTTCTAAGTCATCGTCTGATCCTGTTTCTAAGTTTCTTCTAAGCCAATGTAAGCTACTACGAAACCCAATAAACTCCTCCATAAAATACAAAAAAGCTATTCTATTTTTTCTAATAGTATCTTCTTTACTTCCTGGTACTAGTCTAGTATTATTCTTTTGTTTTGCTTCTTGTAGTCTTACCATTACTGCCACCATCCAAACAACTTTAAGTTAGTTCTCCAATGTACATCATCATATGTTAAAGGTTTTTCAGGATGTAACTGTAACTGTTTAAAGAGTAAACTAGCACTTTCGTCTAATATTGGCAAGTTAAATCCGTAAACCTCATTTACTGCATCTTGGAGTTCCTTCATGCCTCTTTCTGTTATTGTTTCAAAACTCTTGAAGTATTCATTAAACCATTCGTAATCCCTGATCAATGTGTAGTCAAAATTATTAAAATATAACTGTCTAATAGCAGTACGAGCACCTATAATACTCCATATACCATTTTTAACATCAGCACCAACTGTTAGCCATGTTAGCAATCGTTGATAGTTTGCGGCATGCATTATTTCTTTAATATTGTCTTTATTAATTACTTTTCCAGCTTCGGTTGAAAGTTTAACTCCTTCTCTAAAGCCTACACGAAAAGCCTGATAAGGAGATGCATTTGTATAAACAGTTGAATAACAACCGGGTAGTTCCTTGTACTGTGATTCGTCCCAACAAAAATCAACTTCATCTCGTTCAGTATTTGATGCTTCGTGACTTTTCATTGACATTAGATGTTCTGTATTCCATAGTTTTAATCCGCCATTACCATACATTAATCCATTTGTAAACTGTCTACCGCCCCAAGTGTAAGACATAAATCCTATACCTTTAGGAAGACGTAATTCAAAGAAAGCAGGATCTACTATACTATCCGCATCAACTGTGATTACATATCCAGCATTAGGAAAAACCTGAGCCGCGGCTTTATGACAAGCATCAAATCCTTTAACACCATGTACACGTTGTACTTCTTGATGTGGTGTTGTTAGTTGTAATGTTTTCCAGTTAGCGTCAGCATTTGGCTCATCAAAACTTAGAAATACAATAGGAATATCTCTGGTAGTTCTAGCAGTATGCTTTACATTTCCTGCAAGTATCTTTGCTTTATCGTCTTTTGATAGTTTAAACATTGACATTGTCAAATTCCTTTTCTAACCATTCCCAGTTATTAATTAGATTCATTTTCTCACTATTAGCATATTTTAAACCATGCTTAACTCCAGCTTTTGCTCCTTTAATAACCCACTCTGCATTTAATCCTTCTGATACTGTTGACCATACATGATATCTCACAGATGCTTCGAACACTTCATCAAAGTAATTATGTGTTAGCAAACTTTCTCTATACTTTTCAATTATAATACTTCTTTTGCCGCCTCTGTATGATGACTTAGATTTGCTATCCCAATCTTGTTTTTGTATATGTTCTTCCAACCTAACAAATTCTTTTTCTCTTTGTTGTTCTCTTCTTTTAATTGCACCAAAAACTGAACCTAATGATGCTAGTTTTGCACACTCTCTAAATGCGCCTATAAACGCACTATCTGGTGTTGCGTTAAATCTTGTTTCACAACTAACTTTAGACTTAGCAATAGTAGATGCTCCTATTGTTGTAGACAAATCAATTTCCCAACTGCGACCTTCTAAAAATGGCTTTTTAGGAAACAACTTAACTCCGCCATATCCATATTCTAATCCATTGACTGGATTAACACTATTCCATACAATTACACACTCGTCTTCTGGATGATCCCAATGTAGTTCGTTTGGATCTGGAACAAAATTAAAATCAAAGTCATCTACAATCCAAGCATCAGCATCAACTACATAGAAGTTGTCTGTTGCTGACTGTTCTGCACAAGTTTTATGTACTTCATAGATTCCTTTAACATCTCTTACTTCTTTGATGTTTGGAACAAATTTTGTTAGTCTCTGGTAGTTTTCTTCTGCGTTCCATTCGCCTTGGGAAATAAAAAATACATCTAACATCTAATCAACCTACTATTAACTGATCAACATCAGCTTCTCTAACTAATGGTGCTAGTCTGATAGGATTAAAGTAACTGGCTTTATAAAACTTACTTGCTTCTTCATTTAGTGTAGATATTTCTAAACCCATATCTTGCTTTAATATTCTTCCTAGCTTTTCTACTTCATTGTATAATTTTTTTGTATTCCAAGAGAAGTCGCTTATTACACAATGCTCATCTGTTCCGTAAAACTTTGGAGCAACTTCTTCATGCCAATATTTATTATGCCATTCAAAGTCTCGTACTAGTGTAAAATCAAATTCATTTCTTTTTAGATTTGTCATATAGCAACCTAAACGAGCACCATATATTGCCCACATACCATTCTCTACATCAGAGCCAACACTCATCCATATTAAAAGTCTTCTATGATTTTTATAATTATTTTTCTCTGCTACTTGTCGCCAATCCATAGGCTCACCGTTATGTAATGCTAACTTAACACCTTCTCTAAACCCTGCTCTATATGCTTGGTAAGGAGTTCTATTATTATAAACATCACTATAGATATTGTTTAACTGATGATAATGTATATCCCAGCAAAAGTCAACAGCACCTGCTCCGCTGTCTACTTCTTCATGTGTTCTCATCTGTTCTACTACTTTTACAGGCCACAACTTAATTCCACCATTGCCATATACTAATCCATTGATTACATTTTTACCGGACCAACTTAATACGTCAGCTTCGTGAAACTTTTCTATATCTAGTTCAAGTTCAAAGAAATCTTCTCTTACTTTATTATCTGCATCAATACCAATGAAGCGTTCTGTTTCAGATAGTTTAGCGGCGGCTTTATGGCAAGCATCAGATCCAAATACTCCGTGACTTCTTTTAGCCCAAGGACAAATTGATTGTAAATGAGCCCAATTCTCGTCTGCATTTGGTTCATCGTAACTGATAAACACAACATCATATTCGCTTATAGGCACACTCATGTTTCTACTCCAATATCTAGATTGTTTGCTTTATATAATAGGTTTACAGCTGAGTTGTCTTGCCAATCAGCAATTTCAAAAGGAGCATTTTGCCTTAGCATTAATGCTGGAAGTTCTACCCAGTTAACAAAATTATCTGGGTCATCACCTTTAACGAGAGCACCTTTTATATTTCCTGATATATCATCAATAGGACTACCCGGCGTATAATGACTTTGTGCCCATAGCACATTATCTTTTACATATAGTGTAATATGTGTTCCAGGTCCTGGATGCGAGATTATTGTCTGCATCTCTGATGTTCCGTTAAATGTATAGTATTTTTCTGCTCTTACAAATGTTACTCCTTTAGATACCTTTGAAAAGTTTAAACGTATGTTCTTGTCCTTGTGTATTATATCATCAATAACTAATGGATTAATTATATCCCATAAAGAAAATTCTACATATCCTTTCTCTAGCAAAGGTTGTAACTTAACATTAATGTTTCCTAATAATATATGAGGATCTGTGCTATCTGTTATATAGATTTTAAGTGGAGCCGTTTCTTTATTTTCTACTGCACGAGTTGTCCAAATCCTATTAGGTTCTAATCGTACAATACCTTTCTTAGGAAATAATACAAATTTTAATTCTGGGTCTTTACTTTCTTCGTATAATGAAGTACTATGCCATTCACTATAACTGCTAACTGTATATTCAGATATAGATCGTTTGTCTACTAGATCTAATGCTCCAATTTTTTCATTTATTGTAACAATATAATTATTTTGACTTTCTGTTCCAGACAGTATATTTTGAATTTTAGAATAAGATACACTTAAGGCACTAGGATTATTGTCTTGTGTTCCTGGAGATATTTTAGTAATACTACCTTTATCATTATACTCAACTGACCAAAATTCTTGTTTAGCTCGTTTTCTTTTTCTAACTGCAAATTTAATATCAGCCATTATACACATACTCTAATGTTTTTTTAGAATTATCTAGCCATACTGGAAATAATTGTACATGATTTTCTAGTTTAAAATTTCCATTTGACGGATAATATGAAATCCAATCATGCCATGTGTTTGTTGCGTACATCACTGGATCAGTTTCTAAATCTCTAATACTTAAATCAACTAAAGGAAAAGTATCAAGAGAAGTCCAAGAAGGAAGTAAAGAAACCATTGCACTTAACCAATGCTGGAGGTCTGACTTTTCTGGTAGGTAATTTGTCCACAACTGTTCTTCTTTAAAGTTTGCTATTAACATTAAAGATTCAACTGCACTCATTGAATCCCCTATTAACATAATATAAGGAATACTTGTTTGATTATTTTCTTCTTGTACTTTTCTTTTTAAAAGTTTCTTGTTTGGGATTTCAAGTAACCTATGATCTACAAGTTTTCCTGGAACAATATTTTCTTTATTTTCCTTAGCAATTTCTAATAGTTTAAATGATAGTGGCCTAGGAGCAAGTCCAGCCTGGCATAACATATCTCCATCTTCTAGTGGAATTCTAGACAGTTCTAATAATTGTTTTTTTGGATTATCTTCTAATAACTCTATATAAATTGTTTCAACATCATTATTAATTGTAAGTACATCTTCTTTAGTTACATTATAAAGATCTATGTCTTTTCCAAATACATAACACCTCATGCCATACACCTCATAATACTTCTATAGTTACGAAGTATACTTAACTTGTTCATCATATGTACATCTTCTCCTGTAATTCTTACTGCAATATTTTTATATTCGTCTGGCATATTACTTAACATAATCCAATCATTTGCATCTTTAACTTCTACAATATCATCACGTTGATCTTGATAACGCATATGTAAAGGTATGCGTCCAATAAATCCTCCGTCTTGCATTCCGTCACATAAATGACAAGCTACAGAAGCGGCATAATCAGTACGATATAAACTACCAGGAAATTTATATAAGAACCTATAATATTCCCAATGGTCCTTTACATGAGCCCAAACATTAAAAAAGTGTTCTGCCTCTTCTGATTTTCTCCAGTAAACTACAGTTGACCACCACATGCGTATTCCTGCATAGTGTAACCATCTTTCAGTAGTATAGGGTTCTTCGCAACGTAAATTCATTGCGTCTCGATGCATTGCAACACTACTTTGTCCTCCAAATAATTTTTCTAAGTTATTACTACCAACTAGATAATCAGTATCAATTAGTATAGTCTCATCAAATGGAGTTAAATTATATATGTCGTGTTTGTTTGTGTTGGTAAATTGTGCATTAAAACTTTTGTAAGCACCGTCGTTGTGTATTCTAATATTAGTTTCGTATTCAGGATCAGTCATTATGACTTCGTCCCAGAGTGTTTTTACTAGATTACTTTGAGATTTTTTCTTATTAAAATCTTTGAGACTTCTTTCATTGGTTACAAGGACAACAGGTATCTCTGGCATATATTTTTTTAAAGCCGAACTTGCAACAGTCGCTAATCTCATATAGTCTATTTGCTCATTGTTATAAGCAAACATCATAAAGCCTTTTGTCATTTTGCTCCTACAACTGTTTTTGTAGCCCTAGCTTTTTTTAACTTTTGTTGTTCTTTATATTTTAACTCTAATGCTTTATTATATGTTTGTAAAAGACTTTTTAAAAAGTCTTTGCTTTTTTCAACTGCACTAGTATTGCCTATAGAATCCTCTATGTATAATACTTGTTTTGGATTTACAGTTACTTGTGCAGATACATAACCAATTAGTTCTTGTGTTACTTTAAAAATATGATTATTATAGTTTAGTAATAACATTGATTCAACCCGAGCATCAATGTTTTTTCTTTGTGTTTGCAACGTTAATCTATAATTTGCAAACGCAAGTGCCTTTTGTAGTCTATCGTCCATATTAATATCCTAGAGTTATATATGCACTTATTTATTTAGGGATTGTAAGGCAGGTAAACCGTTAAGTTTGTGTCCACGGAGATGGATTTGATACTACAGGTTGTGGAATATCTAATGTTACATTTTCTTCTGTAACACTACTTGGATGAACCATACTTGCTGTTATTGAAAGATCTCCGCTTGTGGTTATTGATGTAGAAGTTCCATCTAATACAATTCTTAAATTTAGATACTTATTACTATCTCCGTACACTCTTCCATATACCTTAACTCGTATATTAGCATAACCACCATAGCCGCCATAACCACCATAGCCACCATAGCCACCACCGCCACCTGCTGGACTAGTATAAAGTAATTTTTCTGTTGTATTCAGTTCACTAAATCCAAGGTCTTGTGTAACTCCAACACTATTTAGACTTTGTGTTGTTTCGACATTAAGTTTAATGGTTCCCATAGCTATAAATAGATCTCTCCAAGCAGTATATCCTGTACCAGTTCCATTAGCATATGCTAATTCTAATCGTAAGTCTCCTCCGGCATTAAAGAAGTGTCTAGCACTCTCATAGTATTCTGGATCAGTGCCAAACAAATAATCTAATTGTATTTCAAATTGATTAGTCCAACTTGTAGAGGAACTGTAAGTGTTTAATGTTGATAATTGTGTAAGATTTGGATCCACGTCATTGCGTTTAATTCTTGCTAATTCTAGTAAATCATGAGCAGTATTAAAAAAATCTGCTGTAATTTTTCCGCCTCTAGAAGTTACAACTAGCTCGTCATCTGAAGCATCTGTCCTGTATGTGCTAATATTAATTCTATTAACAAGTTCGTTAGCATAAGAAGATGTAACCTTATCTCCTCTTGCTACAGTCGGTACTTCTGTTCCACCCCAACCCCAACGAATATCATCTTGAACTGCGGCGTCATCTGTTTCTGATGGACCTTCATTTGCATGTGTATCTGCAAATAGTTCATTTACTTGATCTGAAAGATTATTAAAATAATCTTTCGTAATTTTATCGCCACGGCTATTTGGGTGCCCAGACATTATCTGACTCCTACTGTTGCCTCAATTAATCCAATACCTTCGCCATCATAATCTTGTAAACTACGGCCAATGATACTAAAAAGAGGATCGTTTTCTGTTGCTTTTCTTGCAACTCCTGGTGTTTCACTTGCTACTAATCTATCTCCTTTTCCAATTGGTCCTGAGACTTTAGTAGGAATACGTCCTGCTACTGCAATTGGCATTGCATGTTTCTCTCTTTTCTTTCTTGCGTTTAACAAGTAAGCTGGTCTAGTTGATACCACACCAAAGATACTTGGATCTCCGTCAAACATAGTGCTAGTTACTTCGTTAACACCGCCTAGTGCAACCAATGTGCCTGGCTCGTATGTTGCATCACCTACATAAATTTCTGCAACGTCAGCAAATTCTGCTTCAACTGCTACACCACGAATTTTAAAATCACTACTTGAATTTAAATTTAATCCTTTTCCAATTATACCAGTTTGGTTATAATCTCCAGATCCTAAATTGGCATCTACGCCACCTGCGTCTGCTCCGCAAAATGATTGTAAATTTTCACTTGCATGTGGTACATAATCTGCATCACTACTTAAAATAGCAACAAGTATTCCGTTGACTTTAAGTTTAATTGCAGGATGTATGTTTAAGTTAGGTGTTGCATCAACATAATTTGTATCTTTAATTGTTTCATTTATAACAACGCCTGTTTCTAATCCTGGAACTCCAAAAACATTGTTTAACTGAATAAACGCAGTTCCGTCCCACATAAACACACCTTGGTTTGCTGTATCAAACCACATATCTCCTTTAGCTCGTTTAACTAAAGAGGGTTGAGTACCAACAAACAAGTGCCCTACTGGCTTCCAAACTCCACCGCCTTGGTAAATGTTTATTTGTTTTGGTTCTCCAACTACATCGGTATTTCTATACCAAATTTGACCAACGATAGGGTTGGCTGGTTCGTCGTTACTATTGAAATTTTCTAATAGTTTGACAAAGTTTTCAGCAATTAATTCTCCATATCCTAAATAGTTTTTTCCTAAAAGATTTAATCCATACGTTGTATCGATTTCACCTTCTTGGATATTTAGGAGAATTGTGCCATCTGTTTTGTTTACTTCATATGCCATAGTTTATATCCTTTACCTATTATTTAGTACAATTAAGCTCTTATTCTAAGTGTGTAAATAATTTGTATTCTTTGTTCTGCGGTTTTCGTAACCGGATGAAACCTATAATGCGTTAATAATCTTCCGCTATCTAAGCCTGTAATTCCTTTGCTTTTCAAGCCAATTTCATCAAAAATTATCTCTCCATTACTTGCTAATCCTGAATCATATGTTGCGTCAGTTAGATTAGTTATATACCCACCAGTTTGTGAGTTAATATCTGGGTCTGCATAATCAAGTGTAGTTGTAACAACTAAATCAGTAAACTGCGATCCTCTAATATGATCTGTTTCTACTTTATTATCATTTGGTAAAATGTTACCAAAATCTAAAGCATCTACTAATCTATAATATAAAGGATGATACAGCCCTGCATTCTCACCAAGAATATTAGCTGGCTTATATGTAATTACTCCTGAATTAATAGTACTTGCTCCGTCACCAAAATGTATTTCGCTAACAATACTGTTACCACTACTCATTACTTCAGCTAAGGTTTGACTCATGTTTTCTTTATGAACTGAGTTCTTTCCTTCGCGAAGTATTTGTTTTGTGTCTAGATCGACAATTTTTACGAAACCTTCGATGCTTGCATTTATATCTTGAATATGTGTCATTAGTAATATTTAGCCTGTTTGTTATAACCCGTTATATCGTAGGAACTACCTCAGATGCTCCATTTGGATCAACCTCTACTAGTGTTGATGTTGAAACATCTGGATTAAGGAAACTAATCGTATTTCCATCTTCATCAGTAAGTACTGCGTCATCTATGCTAACTGTAAATTCTTCTGTTTCAATATTCATTATCAATGATTCAGTAATACCAACGTTTATTGTATCGTTGCTTGATAATTTATTATTAAAGTTTGCTACTTTAGTATGATAAGGTTTTACTTCTTGTATATAAGTTGCAACTTGCTCTGCTAATTTATCGTAAAATAAAGAAACGCCTCTTAAATCATCTGATGATGTTTTAGAAATATCTAAGTAAGTAGATTTAATTGCCCAACTTGAATTTGGAATTTGATTAAGTGATTCTTTTACCATATCAAAGAAAAATAAGTTAAAGAATCCAATGTCGTTTGTGACTAATAAATCTTCTCTTAATGCAGTTAATAAACTTTCTAATACTTCGCTACCATCTTCGTCCCATGGAAATTTATCCCACCTTGCGGTATCCCATGCATCACCTAATGATCCATCCCATACTGTATCTAGGAATTGTATTGTTCCACCACGTTGAAAAACTAATTCAATGTCTAATCCGTTTTTATTAAATGATCTTTCTAGCTCTCCATTTGAGTCTAGTAATCCAAAAATAGTAATATCAGACGACAATGTTGTTATCTCTGATAAGTTATCTACAAAAGCCTGTTCGCTTCCAACAACATATCCAGTATCAAGGTAATCAACAAACTCCCAATAAGGTGTTAAATCTTTTACATAAGGTCCAAACAATGGCTGGTATGTTAATAGATGTGCATCATATGTTGCTTTTGAAACAACATTTGCCTGTAATAGATATTTGTTTGCTGAATAAACAAAATTACGTCTTGCCTCTTTTATATCTTTATACCATGTTTGTGGTAACGGAACATACTGATTTCCGTACCTACGAAGTGGATGAAGTTTAGTATCAGGCACTCGTCTTCTTGCTGGAATAACTGCTAAGTACTCTCCGTTTAATCCGCCTGCTTCTTGTACTGCGGTTGCTCCACTTACTACCATATTCCAATCACTTAGTGCATCTGCTACAAAGTCACTAGTTGATGTATAACCTGTTTTGTTTGTTATAAGCATTGGCCTATGTAACTTTTTCTTAGTTTCTAATCTAGTATCAGTTGATAATGCAAATATGTTTCCTAACGAGTCAACTAAGTTTCCAGTTCCTTCGTCAATTTGATAAATTGGTCTAAGTACTCCTTCTACTTTTTCTCTAGTATCGTTTAAGAATTTTATCACAGGAACATCATTATCATTATAGGTACTTGTTGTAACTACTTGCGAAAGATTATAGTTTATAACAACATCTCCTTCGTTATAAAGTGTATTGGGTATCCATTCTTTTAAAGCATGTGTTCTTCTATATTGATCTCTACCAGATATACTTGTTTTAAGTCTACGAAATAAGTATTCAGGAATAACACTTCCTGACTTTCCTTCGCTTACTAATAAACTATTAACATGTTGTTGTAGTCCGTCTGTTCTTTCGACTATTCTAAGTATTACACTTTTTCTACTTGCTAAGAATCCATTAGCATTTGAAAGTACTAATGCGTTAGTTGCAATTGGACTTGCCCAAGTTATTCCTGCAATATCTGGACTGTTTAATGCAGATTGTATTGCAAGAGCAGAGTAAATTCTTTTTGCTTCTGTAGGAATATCTGAAGGATTTTTACTCCAATAATAATATTTTGTTACTAATGCCCCGTTGTTATTATATTCTTGATTTTCAGTATATCTAATTATACCGTCACCATCAGAGTAATCTATTCTTGCATCAGGATGTGTGTCTACTGCTGGTTCTTCATCTGATGAATACCATTCGTAAATTTCTACTTCACTATCTGCAAATTGCTCTCCCCAGTAGTTTGCTCTATACTCTACATTATTTCTTTGCTCGTATTCTGCATAACGTAGTTTACTGGTATCCCACCATAGTTTTCCAATCTGTGTGTTTTCCCAATATGTTGTTGCATCAAGTTCTTCGTTTCCAAATTCATCTATGTTGTAAACTGCCGGATCTGCTCCTTGCCTGTAGTTTAAATATTGTACTACATCGTCAATAGTAAATCCTTTATAAGGATCAAACAATTCAATGTTAGCAATTTTATTTCCTGTATCACCATCTAATAATGTAATACTGTCAATTGCAGTTGAGTCTACCATGTTGCCTTGTAACGTTGTTGCTTCTTCGTTAATGATCCAAGCAGTTCCGTTAAATTCATATACTGTATATTCTCCTTGAGCAGTACTATCTGGCTCAAGATAAAACTTAGTTCCTACAGCAATATTTGTTAGGTTTGTTGGTAAATCTGCTGTAGTTTTGCCCTTGGTATTCATCATTGTTATAGATACTAGGTTTTCTGTTTTTGTTGAAACTCTAGTAGGAATTAAAATATTATAAGCATCAATAACTTTTGTAACTACATGAAAAGTTCTAATTGTTTCTTCGTTAGTTCCTAATATCAATAACATGTCATCAACTGCTAATCCATGTGCATTGGCAAATGTAACTTTACTTTCTTCTAATGCAGGATCACCATTAGGACAAATTTCATTTATTAATGCTGGAACAGTACCTTGTAAAATATTCCAACTAACTTCAGTTTCACCTGTTTCTGTTGTTGTAAAATCTTTGAAGTTAAAGTCACTTAACCATACTGTAGGAGGAAGTGAAATAGCATCTTCAGTAACAACAGTCCATTGTGCTGAATCAAATGCAGTATTTTGTCCACCAGTTACATTTTCTATTGCTTGATATAGTAAGCCATTATTCCAAACTCTATCACCTTCTTTGTATATTCCAAACTTACTAAAAGATCTTAATTCGTCTAAACGTTCAAATTTATCATCTTCAAATAATCCAATGTTAGATCCAAACAGCTCATTGACACTTCTTTTCTGTACATTGGTTTCAACTAAGTTGCCAACTCCTGCACTTGGTAACCAATTATTTTTCTTGACATAGTCTGGTGTTATATCTGATCGAGCTATGGTTTTAAAATTAATATCTTTTGATCTTGATACCCATCTACTATCATTCTTTAGTATATCAATAATGTTATCGCTTCTAAAGTCAACATCATCTTCGCCTTCTTTAAAACGTATAATCTGTCTGGTACTTGTCATGTCTTCTGCTCTGACTTCTATTTCCCAAACACGTCTATTACCTAACTTTCCAAATTCTCCATCAGTAAATAACCATTGTTCGTTAATTTCTAAATCCTGTAATGTTCCTGGAATGTCAATAGCTGAATTCCTAAACAAAGCGTCAATTGCTAGATTAGTTCCTGATGCTGAATTTAATCCCTGTTTGTAAGCAAACTCAACCGATTCATCTGAAATGATTTCTTCTATAATTGATTTTTTAGAAGGTATAATATCTCCCTTACTAACGTCACTTAAGAATGTGTTAAACTGGCTCTTCTCTGAATCTCTTGACTTAACAATATCTGTTGCTAAACTTTCTAATCCAGGTAGTAATCCTGTATTTGTTACAATCACTCCTTGTGCAAATGGCTTTCCGTCCCAGCCTCTTGTTCTTCTAGCAACCATTTTTAGATTTTGTAATCTATACTGTAATTGGCTATTATTGATTACATCACCAAATCTAGTAGAGTTATTAAAGAAGAATATATGATCATAACTTCTTAAAGAGAAGTCAATAAATGTAACTTGCTTTTTTGAAGTAATTTCTACAAGGTCTTGTTTTTCGTTATAATTTCTAGATATTAATAAGTCATTTGGTTGTGCTAATTTTCCGTCTGAAAATATAATCTTTCCTCGTCTAGTTAAATCATTGTCTAACTTGTCTAAATGTCCTAGTTGGTGTTCGTATAAAAATCCTTTAGAGTCAATTGGTCCACCTAACCAGTAAGTATCTGTTCCCCAATTTTCACCAATCCAGGTCATTGCATCTAATGCTACCTGTTCCCAATTACCAACAGTTCCTCTTGAATTTAATTTATCAAAAACTAAACCATTGCGTTCTTGTAATGCTTGCACACCTATAAAGAATTCGTACAATTCTTGTTTTGTCTCAAACTTGTGACCGTAAGGAATATTAATAACATCTGTTTCATGTTGTTTGTATAATATAAGAGTGTCAGTATCTGTTTCTACAGTTCTTTGAAATGTTCCACTTGTACCATCTTTAATTGGTAATACAGTAGTGAAGTATCGTTGTTCTGGGTCAAAACCATAAACTCTAAAACCGTCATCTTCTCGTTCTAGTCTTACTGCACTATACCTTAAGTCGTTAGTACCAACTCCTGCATCTAATGTTAAGTTAAAATCTTCGTCTGGAACAAATGTTCCATCAGATACTTTTGCATGTGGCATTTTAAATCTAGCTTCTTGATTGCTAAATCCACCCATACCAAACATTAACACAACTCCTAGATTTTCTAGTTCATTAATTACTTCTGATCCTGGGAAGTTTAACTCTTTATTACTTTCAAAAAGTAATGCTCCAATACCAACTGTTGGTCTTAGTTGTACCCAAGGAACATCTGGAAAAATACTATACTGTCCTAAGGCTTCTGTTGTATTATTATTGTTTGTTACAACATAAGGATTAATTCCTTTTTCTACAAATTCGTTTACAGTATTATTATTTCCAATTTTATCAAAGATCTGATGGTATGCTCCTGCAGAGCTTCTTGCCCATAAGTCTTCCCACACGCCATAACTACCAATTTCCCAAGGTGCTCCGGCGGCGTCTTCTGTTACAGTTATTCCTAACCAATCATTTGGATGTATAAGTTTAACGTCTGTTGTAACTGGAAAGCCGTTTGGATATTCTCTTCTAGAGCCATAATCATATACTGCAGGTGTTCCTGGTTCGCTTACAAGACCTGTTTCTAACGCTGATTCTAATGCAACACGCTGGGTTGGCTCTCCCCATTGATAATGATGATCCCACCAGTCTGGTTTATTGCTAAAGTTTAATATTTCCCAAGGACGGCTATCAGGCTGATAAGTTCCAAACAGTCTAATGTACATTCCTCTCCAACTTTCGCCGTTGTAATTCCATGTCCACGGATCTGCAAAATCAAAATCTTGTGAACGGTCTCTGAAGTCAATATCGTTGGATTCAAACCACCTAACTTCAGCTAACGAACGTAGGCTGGTAATATCAGGATTACAATATAACCCTGAATTTTCTCTTAACGTGGCTCCTGGCAATTCTATACAGCTGACATAAATTCTTCTTTCTAATTCTAATATTAAGTAGTCTCTTGGATCAGGTGCCGAATAAATGTTATCTTGGTGGGCCATTACTTTACTGCCGTCATGTCTTAAAATTAAGAATCGATCAAACATTCCCCATCGTTCTCTAATAAGTTCTGGCTTGGTTAGTCCTTTCAATCCTAGCTTAGTAGGACTTGCTGGTACTCCGCTCAATAAAGGAGTTGCGGAACCTCTGTAATAAATTGCTACTATACTTCCTTCACTAACTGGATTTGAAAATATTACATTAGGAGTAGTATCAACACTATATCCTTCAATTTGTAATATATTATCAACATAAACATATACATGATCTGGATCATATTCGTCTTGGTTTAATATACTACTACCAATGTTAACTGCAAAAGTTGTTTCGCTAGTTCCTTGAACAGTATAGTTAACTTTAAGCATATTAGTAGTAGAGAAAACCATTCCACTTTCAGCATCTGTTGAATTTGTATTAACTTCAATGTTTAATTGATCTAACATTAAATCTAATATTTCTCTTGAATTTGATGTTGTTACTTCGTATGCATTATTAAAAGTTTCTACTAACTTAATAAAACGTCTATGCCATCTCCATGCATTCATACTTCTGTTAATAACTACTTCACCTAAATCAGGGTTTAATCTTTGTGTTGTCCACATTCCTCTCATTGCTGAAATGTCAGCAGTATAAGATCCATTTATTGAAGGAATTTGAAAACTATTACTCCAGTTTTCATTTCCTCTTGAGTTGGCTAATATATTTTTCTCAAATGATTCATTTAATATTGAAGGAGTTACTCCGTTTACAAAAGAAATGTTTTGTGTTGGATTATATGCTAATCCAGGAATTGCTGTACAATGTTGACTCTTTACATCAGCATTGGTTACAAATTCTCCTTGGTGCATTATTTCAACAGATTTGTTATCTTCGTGTTCTTCTAATGTAATTGAAAAACCTGTGGCAAAATTATCTGCATCTCTACTAACAGTTGGTGTCCAGCTTGTAATAAATCCATTAACTTTTACTTTTAAAGTTCTAGGATCATTTTTTGGTTCAATTATCATTAAAGGTACAGAGTAATAGTTTGGTCCAAACTTAGCAGTATAAAATCCAATATCTAATGCTGTATCTACTTTTATAATTCCTTGAGCATCTGCTGTACCTGATAGTACTAACGTATTACTATCATCATATATGTTTACATCTGTTAACGCAGTAGTCTTTAATATTAAAGGTTCATTAGATCCTCCAACTATCATATTGTAAACTACATTTTTAAAATTGTCTGCATGTTGTACAAGAATGTTATCACCGTGTGGCACTATTACCCATTCATATGTTGGCCATGCACTCTTTGAAAATTCTATTCCGTTGACTATGTCTGTGCTATCAATTCTTAAACTAGCCCAGCTCTTTAATCTAAACCAAGCCTTAAGAACACCAGTACTCATTCCGTCATTAACACTTTGTGGTAATCCTGTAACTACCGAATGTAATCGTCTAAAGTTAATTGGTCCTGGAACATCTGCATCTCTATCCCCAGAAGTTAAAAACTTTGTAGCATCTTGTAATGTATAGTTAAACAATATATCTGCTGGTTTATTTTTAGAATTATTGTTTAATTCAACTGAAAAGTTACTGTTATCAAACGATAATCTAAATCCACTTTCTTTATCTGCAGAACCACTTCCGTCTTTATACTCAATAATAGTTGAACTCTGTCTAGTTGGAACGTCACCAAGTTGTTCTGCCCATTTATCCAAAGGAACTTGGTTTCTATCATATAGTCTCCATAAAGGTACATGCGTTCTGCTCAATCTTGTCTGCGCCGGGTATACAACTGATCCGTCTACCTTATATTCAAAGTATGCTTTTAACCCAGCTCTGATATACATAGACTGTCCATCTTTAGGTGTATCAATAATAAAGTGTGTGCATATTCCTTGACTGTTAGCTCTAAAGACAATTATTTTATTTTTGTAAGCACCGTCTCTCAACCATAATATATTTTCACCAAATAATCTTATACCTTGTCTTTGTCTTACTGCAATTAAGTTCAAGTCAGTGAGTGCAGTACGAGCTTTTTGATTTGTACTAAATGCTTGAGTTAGAAAATTTTCTATCGCTACTTCGTCGCCATTAATTAACGCCTGATAAATTAATTCATTACGAGCTTGTTCAGCAGATCCTAAGAACATATCTACTAATATTCTTATAATATCTAATCCAACATAATCATCTGGTTGCTGTGAAACTCCTTCTTCGTTTTCAGCTACTGCTCCAATTCTTCCTTTAAAAGTAGTTCCGTGGTTAAAAGTTTCTAAACTATTCTCAAATTCAATAATAGGTCTTAGAGCAACGTCTTTATCTGAAACAATGTCTGATTGTTTAATATTAAGAAAATTACAAGTTTCATTAATTGTGTCTTTATGAAGCCAAACATTTGATCTAGAGAATGCACTTCTATTTTCTGCACCAGATTCTTGTGTAACATAATGCTTTTGATTTATTCCTAGTATGTCGCCTTCCCATGATAGTTCGTCCCATGATAAATTAGTCTGATCCCACAATGATGTTAGTTCAGTACTATAAACTGTTTGTCTATCTTGGTGTGATTGAGATAATAACTTAATTCCAGAAGGAGTACCAACTCCAGAAACTTGAAAAACTCTTTGAGTGTTTACTGAACCTACTTGTAAAATTTCATCAGCATTAACATAGTAATCGTTTAACGTGAGAATAACCTGAGATCCTACTGCTGGTATACTTGTTGCATTCCATATAATGCTTTCTCCTACAAAATCAAAGTCGTTGTTTTGTCCAACAGTTTTAACAACTCCGTCAACTTCTACTACTACTTTTAAGAATTTACTAAATCCCCATTCTCCAGAAACCTCATTATAGAAATCTAATTGGTTGGTTCCGTCAGCAATATGTGATTCTGAAATTGTGCCGTTAATTGATTCTCTGCCATCTACTGTCTTTTTAAAACTAACTCTCATTCCATTTTTAAGAGATAGTGTTCTTCCGTTTGCTTGTAAAGGTGTTGTATAATATTGCTTTCCAATAATATCACTGAGAATATTAATTGGAGCACTTGTATCTGAAATGATTGATCCAGTTAAATGTATAATTGGAACCTGAGGAGCAATCCACATATAGTTACTCCAGTTAATAAATTTATCTGGGTTAATCGGAAAATCATTTACACTTACAGGAACCAAAGGTTCGTTGTCATGCTCGTCAAGAAAGCCTTGCGATAATGCAAGATTATCTGATGTTAATGTGTAAACTTTATTATCATTTCTTCTAACAACTATTCCTTCTTCTAGTTGTCGTTTTTTATTATCTGCTGTAGGTAAAAAGTCATTGTTTGAAGAAGTTAATTGCCCTGAAGCCGCAGTTGGCCTGCCAATATTATAGTTTACATTTTCAATAACATTAGGTTGAAACATGTCTTCAACTGTTGCTGTAAATAACTTCTTATTAATATCTGTTTTAAAGATATCAGGTAAAAGATTTATTGCAAGAGGATCAACCTTCTCTACTTTCTTTTCATTGGTATATGTATTGCTTTCAATACTTTTACCATTAAACTTTTTAGCATTTGCCATTTATGTTAAGCCCTTCTTGGTAACGGAACTTGTTCGGTTGTAATAATTTCAATATTATCTGCTGTAGCACTACTAATAAACAACTCGTTTTCTTCGCATTTGATTTGAAATATATCACTAACCGATACTGTTGCTTGTACAGGTACTAAAGCTACACTTGAGACAACTCCAGCTAATTGCTGATGTATCCATGCCGCCATATCTGTAAAATAAAATGTTTCTCCAAAATCCCAGTTTTCAACTGAGAAATAATCGTTAATTGATGCAATTACTCTACTTCTAACTTCTGCATTACTTACTTTAGTCCCGTCGCTTCTTGTTACTCTAATTGTTACTTGATCTCTAATGTTTGCATTTTCTCCAAATATAATTTTATATTTTATTGGATGATATATTATAGTATCACTTACACTTTTATAAGGAGTAATGCTAGACATAAAGTCACTAAGTTCAGTTGACGTCATTGTAGTTGGAACCTCGTCAAATTCTGTTCCGGTTGCTAACCAATTTCTAAAATTAGAATCATATTCGTCTGTTAATACAAACATATCAATAATATTAGTAGTTGTTGCATCTACTCTGTTTTCCCTTAAAGGAACATGATTATGTTGTATTGTTAGGCTTTGCCTTCCAGTAACTGTTTTTGAAGGAGTTGTAATATCGTTTATAGCTCTTGGTGCTAAAGTGAACTGACCTTCTGCATCATCAAATTCTTTCTCTACTAGCTCAATAGTTTGCGATACTCCTTGTACTGTAAATATTAAACTAAACAAGTTAGGATTTTTAGGAATTAAATCATCACTGATTCCCGGAAGTTGTACAATAACTCTCTTAGGATCATACCTACCATCATCAAGTGTAAAGTAATCCGATACTTCTAGTTCTGCTCTCCTTGTAACACCTGGATTGTTTGCGGCACTACTTGAAAGTACTTGTACTGTATCTTGGATAACTCTTCTAGTTACAGAATCCAATGCTTGTCCAAATTTTTGATTGTGAAAAACTATTTGTGATTCACTACCTAGTACTACAATATCTCTTCTTGTAGTTGCTGTCCAAGTATTACTATCATTGCTATGAGTAAAACGTAGTAACCAACTTGTACCAACAGTAGATGAATCAAAATTTCCTTCAGTGACTATTTCATCTGCGTTAATAATCTTCCAATCATCTAATACATGATCGTAACGTAAACCAAAGTTTCGTTGTGCTTGTAATTCATCTAAGATGTTTCTTTTTTCGCCATCTGTAAATACAACACGAAGATTAGGCATCCAGGACACTACGTCTTGGTTTGCAGAAATTCCTTCAATAAACACAGCTCCTTCACCGTTTGCTCTTTTTCCTGTGTTAACACCGTCTGATGATGTTAATCCAAATCCATCTCTGAAAACATCTTGTATCTTGTACCAGCCTAAATCGGCTAGTCTAACTAAAGAATTTTTCTTTAATGTTCTTATATCTTGTTCTACTGAACTTCTTCCAATTCTTTTAGGATCAACATTGCCTGTAAAGTATCCATGTGTTGATCCAATTGTAGTATCTACTGTTTTCCAATAAACTGGGTTTGCAGGTGAGATAGGTGTAAATCTTCTGTAGTATAACTGATGTAAAGGACGATACTGTAGTGTATCTAATAACCATTTCATAATTTTGTTTGTTCCAACTGAGTCAGCTATTTTTGTGTCTACAGTTGATTCGTCAGTATATAAAAATGCATCATCTGCCAATGTAATAACTGGTCTATAAGATGCTGTTGGATCAGCTAAATCTGAGTACAGGCTTTGTCCTGTGTGTATTCTGTTTATAGATTTTATTCTAGATATACCAGACACTTTACCTTGAGGATAATTATTATAATCATCTGCTGTAATCATTCTATTTTGACTAGCGGCGGTTCTGCTTGCATTATTTTTAATGTCGGTAATAGACTCACTCTCAATGCCAGCCATGTTATTTTTAGGACTAATATTACAAACTATTTCTTGAGGCTGTCCTAAAGAATCTACATAAACTAAATTTAAATCTACATCAGTAGTTTCGCCTTTTTGTATAATAAAGTCTTCGTTAGCACTAACTCTAAACCAAATTCTAATATTACCAAATGGTACATTACCAAATGATCCATTGCCAAATTTAATTGATATCTGGTCGTTAGTTCTAGTAATTATTTCAAAGATATTTCTATCTTCTTTATCAATATCATTAAAAGATATGTTGTTACCAACAACACTTTCAACCTTTGTCCAATATGTTAATATTGTGCCTGTCTGGTCCACAGTTTGTACCCATACATCAGTATCATTGATATTATTTGCATTAATATCAATTACTCTGTTTTCTACAACATTATCAATAATAATATCCTGAAACTGAAGTGTTCCTTGCTTACAACTAAAGAACCAACCATTTGATTCACCAGCAAATCCTGTTCCGTCATTATTAAAAGTAAGACTCTTTGCATTTAACGGAGATGGTGGGCTTTCAATTAATGCTCCGTCTTCTAGTGTTACTGGAATAATATCAAACGTATATGATTGTCCTGCTCTACTATTCAATGAAACATTTTCTATCAAGCTAGAATCATCTGTTTCTTCAAACTCATAAATTTCTCTAGTCATTGCTCCTGACTGAAATGTACTAATTGGTCTTCCGATAGGATTACTTTTACTAAATGCTTCGTTTAATATTAAGTTAAATTGTTCTTGAAAATCACTGTTTAGCGGATCTGCCCATACAATATTTTGACCTGCTAGGTTGACTCCTCTACTATCGTATATTTCTTGAGAACTTGAAATACTGTTAATTCTTAAAAAACCTTCAGCAGTTTTATTTCTATGTGGCTTGTATCCTATTTGTCTAGCAATAGATAATACGTTTTCTCTTACTTCAGCAGTTTCTAAGAATGTTTCTCTTAAATTTAAATCTGCTCTGAATGCTATGTTTTGTCCGAGGAATGAAATTAAATCAACTAATGCAACATATTCACTGCTATTAATAAAGTCATTAAAATCTTCTCCGTAATTAACCTGGATATGATCTAGTAGTGCTTCTCTTAATGATTCAAAATCATATGCTTTAAAATCTGCATTGACTAAATCTCTATAACTATTAAGCCAGCTCTCTGCGGCGTTTAACTGACTTAGACGCTTTGTCTGACTCATTAAAATTCTCCTTTATTAAATTCCAAAGGAAGTGTAGTTACTTCATTCTCTGGACGATAAATTAGTGTTACATCAACATTAACTGAATGTTCATTTTCTATTGTCTGAACTTCAACGAATTCCCATCTAGGATCTTCTGAAATAATTCTAACAACATCATCTCTTATTAGTTGTCTTGTACTGTCATCAAGTGGATCAAAAAGCAATTCCCATATTATACTGCCATGCGATGGTAGCATAATACGTTCGCCTAGCTTTGTTCCAAATTGATTCAATAAATCTTGTTTTGCTAGATCAAAGTTAGTCAGCACTGGTTTTGTAAAACTAGTGCCTATTGTACTGTATCCTTTGTATTTTGTTGTCAATGTAGCCATAACTATATTTAGCACCCTTATTAAGCAGGGTTATTACTGTTATGCCCTTGTAGGTGTATTTGGCGGATTATTTTCGCCAGTATGAGGATTTCCATGTTTATTTTGTAATGATGCAACTTGTGTTATAGTAGAACCAGGAGGTATTTTTCCTGTGTTTAAAAAGTAGCTTCTTTCGTACTGTGCTCGTTGTAATTTGTTAGGAGGAAGGTACTTTGATTGTAGTCTTTTACCAGTAGATGGCCCATTGCCCAAATCAGTTTTCCATTGGTCGTTTTGTGGTTGTCTTGCTCTTTTCTTTTGTACACTTTTAAAGTCAGCAGTAACTCCTTCGTTCATAAGTTCACTTGCACTTTTCTGAGCTCCTTGTACTTCGCCTGTTATTGCATATTTTGCTTCTGAGTTACGTTGAGTAGCATTTGGTGTATAATACGCATTTGCCCATATAGTTGCAATATCTTTAGGTTGAGGTCTGCCATCACCACTTGCTTTTCCGCTATCTACTAATTGATCTGCCATTTTATAAGCATTACCTGGATTTCCAAAAGAAGCCATACACAATGCATCAAACATTGTTTGTGTAATACAAACTGTGTCTTTACCAATCCTCTTAATTAGACGGCGCCTTAGAGGAGGAGTCATATGTCTATCAATAATTTGTCTACTTGCAATTCTTGCTTCTGCTTCACTTGGTCCATCAACTAGTGCTTGTTTTATACTTGCATCTAGTTTGCTTGCAGAGTTTTGTGGTCCCCAGATATCAACTCTAGTTCCATATCCAACACTATATCCTTGAAAATCTGCATACATCATTCCTCTATATGCTTCTCTACTTTTCATCATATTAAATGCTTTTTCACTCATTACTGCTCCTTTTAAACTTAAAGGAGGCATACAAGAAACAGCATCAGCAGTCAATGGAATTCCTGTTTGTTGAGAAACTAGTTCTCCTTCAGCATTTGCAACAGGCAACAATGATTCATAACTTTCTGGAGCTGGAACTACTGTAGGACTACCAGGAACACTTGCTAAAACTGCTTCGGGTGAGTTTGGACTTAACGTTCCAACTGGCAATGTAATTTTTTCACCAACTTCGAACTTTCCGTGTCCTGCCCAAGGCTCATGCTCTGGTACTCTAGCAGATACACTTTCTCCTACTAGTTCATTTACAATATGATTATGTACTTCGGGCTTAGTTGCCTTTGCCGCAACAGGTCCGTTCATATCAATTCTTTTTGCAGTTTCTTTATAAACTGCCGCTACATTGACATCCATTCCTGCTAGTGATGTTTGAAATAGCCCTTGACCAGCTGTAACATTATAACTCTGTCCTGTTTCAATTTTAGTGTTTTCTTTTGACTTCACGTTAATATCTTTGACTGCTTCTATATTAATATTTTTACCGGCATGCATATTAATATTCTCTTCTGCATGAAAAGATATGTCCTTCTGTGAGTACACATCAATGTTTCCTTCTTCGTCTAATTCTATCCAAGCAGTACCTTTTGCATTAATAATGTTAATATACCCGCCCTCTTCGTGCATCTGTATTTGGTGCCCACTAGAAGTACGAAAACGTATTTGTCCGTCGAGTCCTTCTTCTCCGTCGTCTAACATAAGACTATGCTGATTAGGAGTTAATATACCATATGCTAATCCAGGATGGCTTGAAGCATTTCTAAAAGGACCAGCATTAGTTTGACCTCTTCTTAAATCTTTATCAATTCCTTGTTCACTTAATCTAAAACTAGCAGGGTGTTCAGGCCTACGCATGATATTTTTATCTGAAACATTCCATCTATTTCTATCGCCAATTGGCCTTACTAAACCTTCGTGTGTGGCTCCTGACGCAACTCCTGGCAATGCATGTGTTTTATCGTCATGTGGTACACATGCCCACCATACGCCTAAGTTTTTATCTCCATTAATAAAAGAGCATATTACAAACACATTTAAGTCTGGTGGAACATGCCATATACCATAGGCTCTATCTGTTTCTTCATAATCAACTGAACCTTTAACTGGCTTCTCTGCTTGGTGGTTTGTTGATCCAGCAAAAGGAGGACAATACTTTACTCTTCTCCAATGATCTGGATTATTTTCATCTCCGAGAAACTCTTTGATATAAACTTCAAGTACACCCATGCCATAGGGGTCTGCATTGTTTTTAATTTTACCAAGATACACTCCTGTAAAACTTTCTAAATCATATGGTCCTGTTGACATATTATACTCCTGCTTTTCCTGCTTCGTTTGCTTTTTTAAACTTTACATTTCTTTCTTTTTTGATCTTCTTCTGCATTGCTTCTTTTGCTTTTTGTCCTAAAAGAGGATCTTTTGTTCCTTTTAACTTTGATGTAAACTTTCCACCTGTAAATGTATGTACAGTTGAAAAAATCCTATATACACCCGTAATCAAATCTTCTTTGTCTAGGTCCATAAGGTCTTTGTCGTTTCTATCTGCACTTGGTACTCCGACTTCTAAGTAGACTGAATTATCTACATTTTGCCCAGCTGTTTTTGCTAAGTGTTCTTTTAGTGCTTCCTTGTAGTTTCCTATATTTTCGATATAAAAATTTATGTCATCTTGTACTGGTGCTTTTCCTTCTACTCCTGCTGGTGTTTGGTGTAGCCAAAACGGATCTCCTAAAACATCAAAATCTAATGTTATTAAATCTCCACTACCTGCACTTGCACCAGCATGTAATTGTTTAAACAAATGTTTTGAAACAAACTCTGCTCTTTTGCCTTCTGATTGTGTATCTTTTGTTTTACCTTGTGTATTAGTTGGAGTAAACATAGTCTTATAGATATTTGCTTCTTTTTCTTGTGCTTTATTTACATCAGGTTCTGTTAAATCTTCAGCAAATCTAAAAGGAGCAAGTTTTTCATCTTGTATTCTTTTTATTGTCGCTTCATCTCTTCTTTTATTTTCAGCATTTTGTTTTCTTGCAACTTCTCTTAATTCCTTGGCTGATGGTTTGTTCTTTGTAGTTTTTGCTTGTGGAACAGAAAGGTCATTAATTATTGACAGAGGAATTCTCCAAAGGTTATTAAACTTAAGATCTAAGTTTAATATTTCAGTATTTTCTCCTGAATAAATCCACTTATATGCTTTTCTAATAAGTCCGTTTTCAATATAATCATCAATCCTAGCAGATACATCATCTATAGATGAAGTCTGTTCTAATTCATTAGGATCCATAAGATCTTTGGCTAAAGCCCTTGCACCTACAAATACTTCTACATCTACTGCTTCTTTCATTCGTTTAGCATCAAATGAATCTTTGCCTTGTACAGTAACTCCTGTAACAACTAATATTGACTTCTTTAACTTTTTAAGAGACTCTGGTTTTGGTTTTACACTTTCTTGGTCAAATGCATCATTTGTTAAATATTTTACAAGCTCTGGCGAAGTGCCAAACATTTGATGTATAAACCCTTGTATTGTTTCTCCTGGTGCTAGTGCAATATTACCATCCGTAAATATACTCATAAAAAAGCCTTCGCTTTTTGTTGCAATTAGTTTTGAATCAAAATCAAATTTTAATTTCTTTAGTGTGTCGCAAACATAAAATTTATAGGTGTCTGCTTTTTCTTGTATTCCGTCTTTAACTAATTCTTTTTGGTACTTGTTTAATCCAGTTTCTAATCTTGTAATAAGACCTTGTATATTATTCTGTTTACTATTATCATTGTCTTTGTCGACAGATACACCTTTTTCTATTTTCAACACTTCTGTATTACTAGAAGAACCTAAGTTTGTTACTAGTTGTAAACTATATGTTGAACCTCTTAAATCTAGACTCATTTCTAAATCAGTAATTGTAACATACCATTTATAGACCATTTCGTTACCTAATCCATCTTTGCATATAACTGGCATGTCGTTTTCGTAACCCTTGAAGTTTACTTCTAATAAAAATATTGCTTCTTGAGAATTAGGATAGTTAAACGATCTTGCAGACTTTGCAATCATCTCTGGTAGTTTAGCACCCAAAGGTTCAGTTATTCCCATTTTAAATGTATGATCTATTGCAGACATATAAAAGGGTTGTGGGTGTCCAGGATTAGCTGTTGTTATTTCAAGCGATTCTAATACAATCGAACCAACTGATGCCGAGTCTAATACTTTAATCCCTCTTCCGTGATTAAATGATCTTTCTTTTATTTTAAGTGTTCTTTCGTCGCTGGGCATCATAGTTAACACTATATTATAGGTATAACTAGGATATGCTAATAAAGGATTATCTCCTACTTCACTAGCAAGTTTTGGAGGAGCTTGAATTGACTCAGGTGCAAGTTTCGCTATGGCCATTTTAAATTCCGTCTGTGCTAGTAAGTACCTCTAGTACTGTTCCAGCTTTTAAATCTCTAATAGGATCAACAAGTGCATTTCTATTGAGCATTGCAATAGTCCACCAATACTTACTGTTACCATATAAATCATAACTTAGTTTGTCTGGTCTATGTGCCTGAGCTGGTGTAACTATATGTTGTTGGGTTTCGGTCCCAGGTGATACTAAATCGTCGACTGTCTGTGCATTATAGATATCTAAGAAAAAGTCTTTAACTTTTGTATTTCCGTAATGTGCTTTGCCTGTTGCCATTAAATATATCCTTTGCCTAATAGTTTACCTGATGCAAAATCCTCTAACTTAAAGTCTTTAACTACTTCAAGTGGGCTAAGTTGAACAAGTAATGTTACGGAGATATCAAATAATACAGGTACTGTCTGAAATCCATCTGCCATGCTTACTGTAATGTAATCTACGTCCTGTGGATAATCAAAAGAAAACGATTGTACTACAACTGGTGTATTATTATAAAGCCCGTAAGCATTTAGTCTTCCAATTGGAGGAGGCGTTCCTCTTGTTTCTTTTTCTTGTTTTCTACCATAAAACATCATAGTAGATGTTCTTAACAAATGTATTGCATTTAATGCTCTGCGTCCTTCTTTTTCATCTCTACTAACAAAAGGTCCACTAATTGATATTGAAGGAACTTTTCTATTACCAAACGCACTTGGTTGATAATTTGTATGTTGTAATTCAATAGTATTATAGTTAACTTCAATAGATTGTGTTATTCTCGGAGTATAGTCCCATTCAATAATATTAGTGTTAAAAGCCGCATTATCCGAAGTTGGTGTAACTTCAGGCTTTAGTGCTTTAAACGATAATTTTACTTTATCCGCAACTTGAGCCATGTTATGTTAGCCTCCTGCTAAAAATACTAAGGATCTTTTTCTGTAAACCTTCGTCTGCGTTTGGGTATAGATCTTTTACAATTCTTTCTTGTTCCTCTGTACTTCCGCTTGCAAACATACTTCTAATCTCTGATGCACTTCCTGCTGTTTGCCCTGCAACTGTAAACTTATAATCTTTAACAGGATATATGTACCCATGTCCAGGGCGTTCTGTTCCTTCACCTTTGTCGTTTGTAAAAGGTTTCATCTTACCACCTGTGTACTTTTGAAAATAAGAAGGCGAACCATTTTTTAATGGTGTGAACTGAAATCTAGGATCTTCTTGCATATCCTTTGATCCTACTCCAAATACCATAACATCTGTGTTAGGATCAAGACCTAATGCAGTTGGTAATATCTTTGGATTATAAGGAACCGGTTCTTCAATAACCTGGCTTGGATTAATACCCGTTGCTTGTATCATTGCTTTTTTCTCGTCAAAAGAAAAAGGACTCTTATTCGGCTCTACTTTGCCGCTAGAAGCGATATAAGTATTGTTAATGCCAAACTTAGACGCTAGTTCTTTATATGCAGAAGCATGTCCATGATGGAACGGATGAAACCTTCCACCATAAATGGCAATTACTTGGGGTTGCAAATCACTAATTTTCATGTTATAATATCTCCAACTATATTTACCGTTTTTATAAAGTGGGTAGATAACCTATTGACAATAAGAACAATATTTGCTATACTAATGAAAATAAGGAATTAATATGACAACTAATCTAAAAAACGTATACTTAAAGAATAAAGACTTACTTCTTCAGATCCATAAAAGCAAACTTCAGTTTTGCTGGAAAGAAGATAGGAAATATGGTGATTATGATATCATTTTGCATGACCTAAAACATTTCCATAATCGCAAGACTATAGCATTTCCGGAAGGAGCTCTTAACATTGCAAAGGCTACTCGAGCCAAAAGATTTGCAGAAGCACTTCATAAAGAGGCTATTAAGCAATGGGAAGAAGAAGGAAAACGTCCTAGCAAGAAACCAAAAATGGATCAATTTATGGTACCAACAAAATCTATTTCTAACGATGAAATAGTGGTTAGGCTCATGGATTGGGATCATATTCCAGAAGAACCAGGACGTAAGACTAATCCTAAAACACCTGCAGATTACAGAGCTAAAGTTAACTTTCCTCCTTTTAAACATTATGTTAAGGAAGACGGAGAGTGGAAAGAAGTAGTTCGTAGTCATTGGAAAGGTGATTTAGAAACTGGCCACTTTAGTATTGATCATGGAAAGATTACTAATAGGCTTGGCGCAATGTTTCTAAAATTATGTGAACGTTATAGTTTACGAAGTAACTGGAGAGGATATAGTTATATTGACGAAATGAGAGGACAGGCTCTTATACAATTAACGCAGATTGCTTTACAATTTGATGAGAGCAAGAGTCAAAACCCGTTTGCTTATTATACTGCCGCCGTAACTAATAGTTTTACTCGAGTATTAAATGTTGAAAAGAGACAACGTGATATACGTGACGATTTACTACAAGAAGCAGGGCAAACTCCAAGTTGGACCAGACAAGCAGAGCATATTGAAAAAGTAAAAGCAGAAGTTGAAAGAGCTCTTGCTTTAAAAGAAGCAGAGAAAGCAGAAAAAGAAAAAGAAGAAAAAGAACCATTATCAGAGATGATTGGACATAATAATCCGCCACCAGAATTTCAGTAAGGAGTAATAAATGACAAATCCATTTGAAGACCAGGAACGTTTTATGTTAGCATGTGATCAAACTGTTGCAGAAGAAAACATTCCACAATACCAGCTATACCTTTCGTTAATTAACGAAGAAGCAAAGGAGTTAGTTGATGCAATTAAAGCCAGTGATAAACAGGAACAATTAGATGCCTTAATTGATATTCTTGTTGTTACAATTGGCGCAATCCATTCTATGGGAGCCGATGGCGAAGGTGCTTGGAGCGAAGTAATGTCTACAAACTTTGCCAAAATTGATGAAGTAACTGGTAAAGTTAATAAAAGAAGTGACGGTAAAATTCTTAAGCCAAAAGATTGGGAAAGCCCAAAATTGGAGCAATATTTACAAAGGAAACTCGAAGATGAATAGAGCATTAGAACGACTCGAATATAAACACAAAGTTCTTAAGAAACTTGTTGAGGGTGCAACAGGAGACCTTGTACAAAAACTAAAGAAAGAAAAACTTTTTATAAAAGATCAGTTAGTTAGAGCTAGACAACAAGCAAAAGAAGTGTTATAATATAGAATGAATCAACCTTTTAAGAAAGCCGCATATTTTACGGATATTCATTTTGGTTTAAGAAATAACAGTCGAGCTCATAATGATGACTGTGAAAACTTTATCAAGTGGTTTGTAGAAGAAGCTCACAAAGAAGGATGCGAAACTTGTATCTTTGGTGGCGATTGGCATAATAGCCGTAGTAATATTAATGTTAGTACACTTAATTATACTACCACAAATTTAGAATACTTGAGCCAAAACTTTGAAAATGTCTATGTGATTATGGGCAATCATGACTTGGCTTATAGAGAAAAACGAGAAATTAATTCTCTGCCTTTTGGCGAATATTTGACAAATTTGCATATTATTAATGAACTTACTACTATTGGTGACATGACTATTGTTCCTTGGTTAGTTGGTGAAGAATGGACAGAAATGAGAAATATACATTCTCGTTACATATTTGGACACTTTGAACTTCCTCGTTTTAAAATGAATGCTATGGTAGAGATGCCGGACCATGGAGGGCTAAATGGGGATCATTTTCCTAATCAGGAATTTGTATTCAGCGGACACTTTCATAAGAGGCAAAGAAGAGGAAATGTAATCTACACAGGTAATGCTTTCCCTCATAATTTTGCTGATGCAGGTGATGACGAAAGAGGCATGATGATACTTCCTTATGGTGGAGAGTATGTATTTAGACAGTGGCCAGATGCTCCTAAATTTAAAACTATGTCGTTGACACATGCAATTGACAACCATACACATTTGTTTGATCATACAACTTTTGCTCGTATTACTATTGATGTTGATATTAGTTACGAAGAAGCATCTTATATCAAAGAAAAGTGGTATAACGAATATGGAATGCGTGAATTATCTCTTATACCAAATGCTAAGGAAGAACATTCTAAAGAATGGGATGGCGGAGAAATTAAATTTGAAAGTGTTGATGCTATTGTTCTAAATCAAATTCAATCTATTGATTCTGATGTAATAGATAGAAAATTATTAACAGAAATATACCAAGGATTGAATAAATGATTATATTCAAGAATATTACAATAAAAAACTTTATGAGTGTTGGTAATGTTACTCAGGCATTAAACTTAGACAAAGATGGTTTGACTCTTGTACTAGGAAATAACTTAGATTTAGGTGGCGATGGAGCTCGTAATGGTGTTGGTAAAACAACTATTGTTAATGCTTTGTCTTTTGCACTTTATGGTGATGCATTAACTACAATCCGTAAACATAACCTAATTAACAAAACTAATGGCAAGAATATGCTTGTTACATTAGAGTTTGAAAAGAACGGCGAAAAGTTTAAAATTGAACGTGGACGTAGTCCAAATGTCTTACATTTTTATATTAACGATAGTAAGTTAGGTGATGTAACAGATGAAGGACAAGGCGAAAATAGAGTTACACAAAAAGAAATAGATAGGCTTATTGGCATGGGCAAAGAAATGTTCAAACACCTTGTTGCATTGAACACTTATACACAACCTTTCTTATCTTTACGGGCCAATGAACAACGAGAAATTATTGAAGAACTTCTCGGTATTACACAACTTAGTGAAAAAGCTGACATACTTAAAGAAGGTATTAGAAATACTAAGGATCTGGTTAAAGATGAAGAATCAAGGCATCGTGCATTAGAAGAAAGTAATGCTAGAGTTAAGTCTACTATTGACGATTTAAAAAGACGTAGCAGGACATGGGCTAAGAAAAAAGATGCTGACTTAACTAATTTGTTGGCTGGTATTACAGAGTTAGAATCAACAGATATTGATGCAGAACTTGCATCTCACAGGGCATTAGAAGTTTTTAAAGAAAACGATAATCGCCTAAAGTTAGCCAATAAAGAACTTGCTTCTAGACAGAGTAATATTAATAAACTTAAGGAATCTTTTAAATTATCTGAAAATAATTTAGTATCTTTAAAGGATAATAAGTGCCATACTTGTGGTACTAAGTTACAAGACGAAAAGCAAAAAACTTTAATAACAGAATCTAACAATATGCTAAATCAGATTAAAGATGCTCTTAAAGAAGAACATGGTCTTTTAGCACAAGCAGATATTGCTGTTCGAGATATTGGAGATATGGGTACAAGACCTAGTACAAAATATTTGAATATTGAAGAAGCAATTAAACACCAGAGTAATTTAGAAAACTTAAAAAGTACTCTGGTAAACAAGGAAGGAGAGGCAGATCCTTACCAGGAGCAAATAGAAGCTCTTGAAACTACTGCCCTTGCAGAAATATCATGGGAGAACATGAATGAGTATACAAAACTGCAAGAACACCAAGAATTTTTGTTAAAATTGCTTACTAACAAGGACTCATTTGTCCGTAAACGCATTATCGAGCAGAATTTAGCATATTTGAACCACAGACTAGGTTATTACTTGGATAAGTTACAATTACCACATGAAGTGGAATTTAAAAGCGACTTAGAGGTTGACATTACTCAATTGGGTCAAACATTTGATTTTGACAACCTAAGCAGGGGAGAACGTAACAGGTTAATCTTAGCTCTAAGTTGGAGTTTTAGAGATGTGTATGAGAGTTTCACAGAACCTATGAATTTATTGTTTATTGATGAATTAGTAGACTCAGGCATGGACCAAGTTGGTATTGAGTTATCAATGAGTGTCTTAAAGAAAATGGGCCGTGAAATGAAACGTAATGTCTTTTTAATCAGCCATCGAGACGAACTCGCTGGTCGTGTAAACAACGTACTAATGGTTGTTAAGCAAAATGGTTTTACCGAGCTTGACAATTCTACTGAAATTATTTTATAAGGAGAATAATATGACAGACCCAAGAGATTCAGCTCACCATATAGCACTAATGGAAAATATGGATACTTATATGGCAGAGAACAGAAAGTTTGTAGAAAAGGGAGTTAAGGCTTCTGCAACTAGAGCTCGTAAAGCTCTTCAGGCTATTGCTGTTGCTGTTAAAGAAAGACGTAAAGAAATCACAGAAGAGAAAAACGCACTTTAATGCCAAGTAAAAGTAAAACTAAAGGATCAAGTTTTGAGAGGGAGGTTGCAACACATCTCTCAGAAATTTACAACGAAAGTTTTGTAAGAGTTCCAAACTCAGGAGCTTTTGTTGGAGGAATGAATCAGGCTCGTAAAAGCTATCTAAGTGAAGAACAAATTAGAGGCTTTAAAGGAGATATTATTCCTGGTCCTAGTTTTCCTTTATTGGTATTTGAATGCAAATTTTATGCAGACTTTCCTTTCCATCAGTTACTTCAAAATACGGACGTACTGATATTAGATGACTGGATAAATCAAACTATAGACTGTATGGATGATGGCGACTTAGGACTTCTTTGTATGAAGTTTAATAGAAAAGGTCGTTATGTTGCATACGAGGACAAGTTTAAATTTAAGACAACAAGATCTATAAACTATAAAAATTGGCTCATAACAGAATACGATTCCTTTTGGGAATTGAATGTAGAACAAGTAAAAACATACTCAAAACTCACAGAGACCATCTCTTAGACACATTGGCAAGCTATCTACTGATAGGTTAGTGCAAGCCGTTTATATTGCACCCATAAAATCTGGATCAATTAAGGATCGCAGAGGACGGAAGTTCTGAGCAGTAGCAGAGACATATCACCACTATCCTTGACAGGACGTAGTTCAAACAGCATGAAACTGGACTGGTGTATGTATAGTATTGCTAAAATGAGTAGGCTCTGGTGAACTATTACAACCTACATAACAATAGAATTGGTTTGGTTTGGTTCTATTTGTTTGCGTTATTACAGTCTAGTGTAAAAGGGTACCGCGTAACCGCCCTAACAGAAATGTTGCTTTAACCAAAGTGTGGTAGAGGTCTGTGTCAAGACAACCATTTATCTTAGCCCCTAAACGGGGCTAAGTGTGGATAGTTAATCTATGTCAAGCTAAACTTAAAAATATTAGAGTCAAACTTATATAATAAAAACTATGTGTTATCGTTTGAAATATAAAATTGAATGAGTAGAGCAACGCGATACGATATTCATGGACGAAGTATTCGTCCTGTAACTGATTCTTAACAATGTTAATGAGCAACTCTGGCTAACGCATCTGATTAGCAATACCCTTTTTACCATACATTGTATCTATCTTCTCTTTAACTACTTCTGATAAGATTACTCTGTCAGTATATGGCATATCCCATACAACTTGTATAGGGTTGCTACTCCAAACACTTAAATTACATATATCTTGGGTTAGGGCTCTTGACTCAGATTCAAAACTTTCGATATACTTTGTAATCTTATTTGAATCAGTTCCTAGACTCAAGAGCCTTCGGAAAAAAAACTTGTTGGATCAAAAAGCATATCTGTTTTGTATTCTTCTTGGCAAAAATCACATTTAGCTGAAACTTCTCTGATAATTCCAAATTCTTGGAATGCTTTTAATTCTTCTTCTAACCTATCAACTGAGCCTCTGTCGAGGTTACCCAACCAGTCAGCAATAAATTTTATATCAGTTATTTCTTGTGGTTCTGCTTCTCCGGTACCTGGGATAACAACTTTAAGAATTGCGCCAATCATTAAGTCATGACTTAGATCAACTAATTGAGCAAAGCCTGCATTTGCAATTTCAGTTTGTCTTTCTACTGGTTCTTCTCGTTGTTCACTTGACTGTAATGCCCTCATCGAATCAAATTGCATTCGTAGTAAACGTGATTGATCTTTTAAATTATACGGTCTTAGATGTACTTCTAAGTTATTTGCAAGTTTCACGATGCCTAATTTAGCTGGAATTGGCTTTAATGTACCAATTATCTGTCCTAAACTTACATTTATTCGTTGAGACTTACCATCAGACTCGTTACAGCCATGACTGATATCCATTGGCATATCGTCTCCGTAACTTGCCATTTTAATTGCAACTAAAATCATATCAACATCTGCTGACGGAACTTCATCAACATCAGCAATGTCTGGACAAGAACTTTTGATTACACCTCTCATTGCTTCACCGTTAAATAAAGCGTCAGGGTTTTTAAGGCGTAATTCGTCTTTTGCAGTCATTGGATATATTGCAAGTTCCCCGCTTTCAGTTAACTTAGGTGGCTGTTTATAGTATCTTCCATTAGAAGGAAGAGTAATATATGTTCCAGGTTGCCTAAAATAATCCGATAAAGGGTTAGCAGTTTGCCCGGAAAGTGGGTTTTTATTATCCATGTAGTTAATCCTATCAGGTAAATAGGCTTATAGAAACCTATATTTGTAACTATACTTATATTCGGTTATAAAGCACAAAGGTCCAAAAGGTAATATGGAAGAAGAATTAAAAGAAGCAATTGGTAAATTAACCGATCAGATTTCCAGTATGAATAAACAAACAGGCTCAAGACCTGGTGGAAGTCGTGGATCTACAGGTCCTAAAGTTGATGCTACTGCTTCGGCAATGGACAAACTAAAAGATGGGGTCAAAGGTACTACTTCAAGTTTAAAGAAAACTGCTGAATCAAACGAAAAACTTGTACAAGCATCTAAAAAACTTACCTGGGAGCAAAAATCACAAATAAGAGGATTGCAAAATTTTGGTAAAGGATTACTTGACGGAAGTAAAAAAGGACAAGATTCTTTAAACCAGTTATCCGGAGCTCTAACAAATAGCACAGGAAAAGTTACTAAAGTACTTGGCGCCTTTGCCGCTGGTTTAGGTTTTGCATGGGGAACATTAGAAAATTTTGCAGATGCCGCTAGAGGAGCAAGTGGAGCATTAAACTTAGGTGCTGTTGGTGTTGGCTTAATGCAAACACAAAGTATGATGTCAGGACTTGGCAAAGAGTTTGCAACTGTTATTAATGAAAGCGGAGGCGGTTTTAAATTATTAGGAGCAACTACAGAAGACGCAGTTAGAAACTTATCTCAAATGTCGAGAGCAGTTAGAAACGGTTCTTCTATGATGGGCAACCTTACAAAAGAATTTGGTGTGTCAGCAAAAGCAGTCGACGAAACTGCAAAGTTAACTGCTCAGTTAGGACTTACAGAAAAAGATAGTGCCAGCTTAATGGCCGCTAGTTTAGATGTTGCAAGAAGGTCTGGTGCTTCACAAGAAACAGCAATGCAGACTGCAATTAAAAGTTATGCTACTACTGCAAAGACAGCTCGAGGATTAAGCGATCAATTTGGTGTTAGTGCCAAGGTAATTATGCAGGCTTCAATGGCTTTCCAGAAATCTATTGCAGGACAAAGAGCCGCAATGCTTGGAGTAGGAACAGATGCTACTGAAATCCAAGGAGTAATGGGTCAAATGCTTGGTAATCTAAGCCAAGATCAAAGAGATAGAGCATCAGCCGCAATGGCCGCAGGAGAAATTGGACAAGCTATTGCTATTGCAACTGAAGGTAAATCTGGAGCAGAAGCAAGTGCAACTGCTGACATGATAAGAATGATATCTGAAGCAAACACCGGAAAAGGTGATGGTACAGTTTTACAAGCTCTTAAAGGTATGGAAAATGCTTCCATGGAACAGTTTGCAAGCAGTAGAAACTTTAGAGATCAAAATATGAATGCCGCGGCAGGAATTGGCGCCGCATTTAAACGATTAAGTGATGATGCAGATAAGTCTAATAAAGATGCTAAGAAAAATGCAGAAGAAGGTCAAACTACAGAAGCAAGCAATATTAAGTCTCTTACACAAATGTCAACAGCCGTTGATTATGCTAAAGGATCATTTTATGGTTTAATAGCAGGTGGTGTTGGATTACTAGGATCGTTTGTATCGTTAGCGGCCGCAGGTAGTGCCGCCGCTATAGCAATGGGTGGCGGAGGCTTAACAGGAATGTTAGGTGGACTTAGCAAAGGACTTAATAAAATAACATCTGGTGCGTTAGGATCAGTAGGTAAAGTAGGCGGAGCAGTATCTGGTGCAACCGGAGGAATGCTTAGTAAAGCAAAAGGATTTTTAGGAATTGGAGCAGGAGGAGGTTCTGCTACTCAGTCTGTACCTGGTGTGCCTAGCACTAAAGGAATGCAAACAGCAGTAGGTGAAGTTAAAAGCCTAGGAAAGATGATACAAGATACTTTATCAGGTATAGGAAACGGAATTGCAAAATTAGCAAGAGGCATAGGCAGTTCATTATCTTCTATTGGAACAGGAATTTCAAAGTTAGCAAAAGGAATTGGCAGATCAATGTCCTCTCTTGGTAAAGGTATTGGAGATTTAGGAGAAGGACTAGGTAGAGGAATTGGAAAACTAGTTGAAAGTTCTTTAAAAGGAATTGGTAAAGGACTTGCCGCAGTATCTAATCCAAAATATTTAATTGGAGCCGCAGTACTAGCCGCAACAGGTGGTGCAATGTGGATTGCTGGAAAAGCATTCCAACAGTTTGCAAATATTAATTGGGGCGGAGTAATTGCTGGAGGCATTGCCCTAGCCGCAGTAACAGCAGGTGCCGCATTAATTGGATCATCTGGTATGATTGCACCTATTCTAATTGGAGCAGTAGCAATTGGAGCTCTTGGAGCCGCACTAATACCATTTAGCTATGCCGCTAAACTTGCAGGCGAAGGAATGGTAGACTTAGGTAGAGGGTTAAGAATAATTGGTGATGTTCCAATTCCAACGTTACTTGCTATAGGTCCTGCATTAGCATTAATGGGAGTAGGTTTAGCCGCACTTTCAGCCGCTGGTGCAGTAAGTTCTCTTTTAGGAGCATTCCAAGATGAAGGACCAATTGATAAAATTGTAAAAATTGCCAAAGCCGCTCCTGGTGTTAACTTAATGGCTAAGTCTTTAAGAACATTTGGTATTAACATAATGGTCTTTAACAAAGGACTTGAAGGTTTAAGTATGACAGCATTAGATGCTTTAGAAGACTTTAATGACGTTGCAAGTAATATATCACAATCTTCTGTAACTGCAATGGCAGATTTAGCAGTAGCAACTTCGTTACTTGGATTTAATATAAAAGATATAGATTGGAATCAATTAGTTTTACCAGTAGACATTGGTGAAAGATATCATAATTTAGCAGAAGGAATGGTAGCAACTGCTGAAGCAATGGATAAGATGCCTAAGCCAGGTATGTGGGACACTATTGTTGCAGGTGTAGGCAACTTGTTTGGAGTAAATGGTGGAGAACAAGGTAGCTTGACTGAGTCAGTTCAGAAAGAAAGAACCACAACTACAACATACAGCGATGGATCTGTTGATACAAATACAGAGATGATTACAGTTCTTAAGTCTATTGACGGACATATGGGCAAAGTTACTCAGAATACTAAGAAAGAAGTAACTGTAACAGCACCTCGCTTTGGTAGTTAAGTATTAATATAAAAAGGTAAGTAATAGTATGGCATCATGGAAAAAACATTTTAAGATATGGGATCCCCAAGCTGAACAGACTAATAATGGTCCAAGACAGCAGGGAGGTAGTTCATCTAAGTTCGCTAGTTGGCTACAAGACGTGTACACAGGGCAACCTAACAGAGTTGAACGTTATAGTCAGTATGATCAAATGGATCAAGACTCAGAAGTTAATGCGGCCTTAGACACAATTACAGAATTTTGTACTCAGGAGGATCCTTTAACACATCTTCCTTTTGCTTTAAGATGGTCCTCTGACCCAACACCAAGTGAAAATACAACTATTAATGAAACACTTAAAAAATGGTGTGCTATTAACGGATTTGATCAAAAACTATTTAGAACTTTTAGAAGTGCTATTAAGTTTGGAGATCACTTCTTTTTACGTGATCCGGAAACATTTGAATTATATTGGGTAAATCCAGGTGATGTTAAAAGAGCAGTAATTAACGAAGCTGAAGGTCGTAAAGTTGAACAGTATGTTATTAGTAACTTACACCCTAACTTAGGAGCAAAAGTAGCAACTAAGCCAATTGAAAGTGTTCAATCAATGGCCAATGCAGTACAAGCAGGACCAAACAATCAATATAACGTTTCAAATAGTGCTTATAAAAGTGGTAACACAGGAACCGAAGTTACAGTTGATGCAAAAGATATGATTCATATTAGTTTAAGCGAAGGCTTAGATGCTAACTGGCCTTTTGGAGCAAGTATACTTGATAGTGTTTTTAAAATTTATAAACAAAAAGAATTATTAGAAGATGCGATTATCATTTATCGTGTACAAAGAGCACCAGAACGTAGAGTATTTTATATTGATACAGGTAATTTACCTAGTCATCAAGCAATGGGATTTCTTGAAAGAGTTAAAAACGAAATACACCAAAGACGTATTCCTACTAGATCAGGTGGTGGTACTACTATGGATGCAAGTTACAATCCTTTGAGCATTATGGAAGACTTTTTCTTTGCTCAATCAGCTGACGGTAGAGGAAGTAAAGTTGAAGTATTACCGGGTGGAACAAACTTAGGTGAAATTGACGATTTAAAATTCTTTTCAAACAAATTAATGAGAGGTTTAAGAATTCCTAGTAGTTATATGCCTACTGGACCTGACGATAGTGCAGTTCAATTAACAGATGGTCGTGTAGGAACAGCATTAATTCAAGAATATCGCTTTAATAGATACTGTCAGAGACTCCAAGGTTTAATTATGCCTATGCTATGTAAAGAGTTTAAAACTTTTGTAAAGCATAGAGGTATTAATGTAGACACATCTTCTTTTGAGATTGATATGCTAGAGCCTCAAAACTTTAGTGATTATAGACAAATTGAAGTTAATAATGCAAGGGCTAGTGTGTTTACACAATTAGCAGAAGTACCTTACATGAGTCATAGATTTAAGTTACAAAAGTTCTTAGGTTTAACTGATGCAGAGTTACTTGAAAATGAAAAACTTTGGTTAGAAGAAAATAAAAACCCAACACCAGCTGAAGGCGACGAAGAAGCTGGATTTAGCGATATTGGTGGCGGTGCCGGCGGTGGCGGACTAAGTGATGGTGATATGGACTTTGCCGACGACTTAGAAAATGCAGAACCAGCCGCAGACGATGGTGGCGGTGAATCTGCACCTACAGAACCAGAAGCATAAAAGGAATAAGTAAAGTTATGAGATTTAATGACTTAACAAGAATACAAGACGAAATCGAAGAAGAAATCGATCCTGAGGTAGCATTCTATTCCGACATGCGTAGACACCGTATGACTTTAGAACATGTTAACAGGTTGCGTAAACTTCGTGAACTAAGGAAATACGAGCAAAAAACAAGACTTGAAGCCATTACTAAAATGTATCAACGTCCTCCTGCAGTTTAGCAATATTCTTTAAAAATATTAGATTTTCATTAATAATAAGCCGGTTTGTAAAAATTGTGCCAAAAAGTACAGTTTTTACCCTATAACTACGGCTTTTTCGTGCGTCATTAGTAAGTACTTATTGGTGAATACCCGCCTTTCGCGATAAGGAGAAAAAGAATATGACAACAGTACTTGAACAGGCACTTGAGCACCTCTTGAATAAAGAAGAGGACAAAGCAAGTATCCTATTACATGATTACTATGTTGGTATTGGTCGTAAAGTCTATGAAGACATTATGTCCGACGATACTAATCTAGAAGAAGAAATTGAAGATATTGATGCCGCAGTTGATGAAGTTGAATCTGATTTAACTGAAGAAGGTGACGATATGGAGGCAGAAATGGATGCTATTGATGCAGACGCAGACGCCGCAGAAATTGCAACAGATATGGATGCTGATGAAGCACCTGTATCATCTGATGCCGCTGACGTTGCTGATGCAATGGTTGACGTAGAAGCCGCACTAGCTAACCTAAAAGCAGAATTTGAAGACATGCTAACAGGTGGTGACGCAGAAGCACCAGCAGAAGAAGAAATGCCAGAAGAAAGTGTACAATTTGAAGAAAAAGAAGAAAGCCTCGATGAAGCTGATTCTGAAGAGCAAATTGACGAAGCGGCAGAACTTAAATTAGCACAGAAGCCAGATATGGCCGACCATGCAGACAATAAAGCAAGCCCAGTCGCTAAGAAAAATGACATGGGTGGTAAAGCAGTTAACATGGCAGGTGGATCTGCAGAAGGTGTAGCATCTGGAACAACTCCAGCTAAAGCTCCAGCTTCACAGGAACTACCACATGGAACTACTGAGCCAGCAATGAGCCAGGTAAAGGGTTAATAAGATGAACTTACAACCATTAACAGAAAGACTATCATTCGACCAAGCGAATCTCGTTGTCGAAATGGCAGAGAATCAGGATGGTGGTAAGGATCTCTACATGAAAGGGATTTTCATACAAGGTGATAAAAAGAATCATAACGAAAGAGTTTATCCAGCAGATGAAATTTCTCGGGCAGTAGAGAGCATTAGTCAAAGACTAGCAGATGGCTTTTCAGTATTAGGCGAAGCAGATCATCCAGATGATTTACAGGTTAACATCGACCGTGTCAGTCATATGGTTACTGAAATGTGGATGCAAGGTTCCGATGGATATGGAAAACTAAGAATTATTCCAACTCCAATGGGAAACATTATTAAAACATTACTAGAAAGCAAAGTAAAACTAGGAGTAAGTTCTAGAGGATCCGGGAATGTAGGCAACGGTGGAAACGTTTCAGATTTTGAAATTGTTACTGTTGATGTTGTAGCACAACCGAGTGCCCCTGATGCTTATCCAACTCCAATTTACGAAAGAGTTATGCTAGACAAAAGACGAGCCGCTCTTATGGATGTAGCCCTAGCGACGACTTACGATAAGTCCGCACAAAAGCACCTTGAAATTGAGGTACTTAGATTCCTTGAGAATCTTAAAAAAGTCTGAGGAGACAAATTATGAGTAATGAAAACTTTACAGATTTGCTCGGCTCTGTAACATTGTCTGAAGAGGTGCGTGATAATATCAACACCGCTTGGGATCAAAAACAGATTGAAACTCGTGAAGAAGTAACAGCAGAACTCCGTGAGGAATTTGCAACACGATATGAGCACGATAAAGGTCAACTCGTTGAAGCAATGGATAAATTGATTCAAGATACCATTTCTGGTGCTAGTGACGAGTTCAAGAAACTACATGAAGATACTAAACAATCTCGTGTAAAATATGCTACTAAGATTAGTGAAGATGCGAAACTTCTACAAAAATTTGTTATGGAAACATTAGCAAAAGAAGTTAGTGAACTTAAATCTGATCGAGCCGCACAAAAAGAAAATTTTAAAGGCTTAGAAGAATTTGCCCTACGCAAATTAACTAATGAGCTTTCAGAGTTACACGAAGACCACAAACAATTAGTTGAAGCTCGTGTTAAACTAATTTCAGAAGGTCGTACTGCTATCGAAGAAGCAAGATCGCAATTTATTAAGAAAGCAAGTGAAAAGGTTAACAGCCTTGTAACTGAATCTTTCAAAACTGAATTGTCCTCGCTTAAAACTGATATCCGTGAAGCAAAAGAAAACAACTTTGGACGTAAAATTATGGAGGCTTTTGCCGCTGAATTTATGTCAAGTAAGTTTGCAGATGGAACAGCAGTAAGTGATCTTAATGGAAAAATTACTGAGATGGAAGTAAAATTAGCAGAAGCACATAAAGCTATTGCTGATAAAGAACATCTCATCACCGAATCAAGTCGTTTACAGCGCCTAGCGGAAGATAAAATGACTAGATCTCGTATTATGCAAGAACTAAATGCTCCTTTATCAAAAGATAAAAGAGTTATTATGGATGAATTACTTGAGACAACTCCAACAAGTAAACTCAATGAAGCATTCCAAAAGTACTTGCCATCAGTTCTTAACGAAGAGGTCCGTAGAGACAAGAAAGTTATCGTTGAGGGTCAACAATCACAGAAGACTGTGGTTACCGGAAACAAACCAGCAAATAACGTAGACGAAGCTCCAGTTGAAGTTGATTCAACTATTGCAGATCTTCGTAAACTAGCTGGACTCTAAAGAAGGAGACATTAAAATGTCAGAAGCTCTTTTTGAAGCTAAAAATTGGTCCGCAACTAAAGACGCCTTAACAGAAGGTCTTAACGGACAACGTAAATCTACAATGGAAGTTTGCTTAGAAAATACTAAAAAGTATTTGGCTGAGACAGCAACCACTGGTGCAACAGCATCTGGAAACGTAGCAGTACTTAACAAAGTAATTCTACCAGTTATCAGACGTGTTATGCCAACAACCATCGCTAACGAATTAGTCGGTGTTCAACCTATGCAGGGACCTGTTTCTCAGATTCATACACTTCGTGTACGTTATGCTGAGGCAGCCGCCGCTTCTTCAAACGAAGACGGTGTAGTTGGTGCAGAGGTTGTTGCTGGTGATGAAGCATTATCACCATTTGCTATTGCTAACCAGTACTCAGGTGGTGCTGATGGTAAAGCAGACGCAACTGCTACTAAAGAGGGAACTGGTGGAAACAAAATGTCAATCCAGATCCTTAAAGAAACTGTAGAAGCTAAATCCAGAAAGCTATCAGCTCGTTGGACATTTGAAGCCGCTCAGGACGCACAAGCCATTCATGGTGTTGACGTTGAAGCTGAAATCATGGCCGCACTTGCTCAAGAAATTACTGCTGAAATTGACCAGGAAGTTATCCAGTCATTAACAGCACTTTCCGGATCTGCATTTGGTACATATGACCAAGCCGCAGTAAGTGGTACAGCTAACTTCGTAGGTGACGAGCATGCCGCTCTTGCAGTTCTAATTAACAGAGCCGCTAACGACATTGCTTCTCGTACAAGACGTGGTGCAGGTAACTACATTGTTGTAAGCCCAACAGCTTTAACAATTCTACAATCTGCTACAACTTCAGCATTCGCTAGAACAACTGAAGGAACTTTTGAAGCACCAACAAATACTAAGTTTGTTGGAACACTTAACAGCTCAGTAAGAGTATACGTTAACCACTACAGTGGTGACGCGGCTCCTGTATTGATTGGTTATAAAGGTGCAAATGAAATGGATGCTCCGGCATTCTATTGCCCATACATTCCATTGATGAGCTCAGGTGTTGTATTAGATCCTAACACATTCGAGCCAACTGTCAGCTTTATGACACGTTACGGATATGTTGAGCTTTCTAACACAGCTTCATCTCTTGGTAACGCGGCTGATTATGTTAATAACATTGCAATCACAAGCGGTAACCTTTCTTTCATCTAGTCCTAGACTAAGCGAAGAAAAAAAATTAAGCAGGGCTAGTTTTACTAGCTCTGCTTTTTCTTTGATAAATATTTCTATGTTAGCATCTATGAAAGACAGATTATCAAGAGCAAAAATTTGTCATGAGTGCGAGTTTTATACTAGATTTACAAAGCAATGCAAAGAGTGCGGTTGCTTGATCAACTTAAAAATATCATTTTCTCAAACTTCATGTCCAGTAGGTAAATGGAAATCAGTTGAAAATGGTAGTCAAACTAATTTAATTAAAAATTTTATCTCTTAAAAAATTAACTCAAACGGTAAATAGCATGAAGAACATGGGAGATTTATTATGCCTAAATTAAGCACATATGACGACAGTGGATTTGATACATCTATTAGTATTAAAAGCAAAAATAAACTAGCTACAAGCGATAGCCTAGCAATGGTTGCAGGCGATAACAGAAATGTTACAATAGATGTTGCCGCAAGCAGAGCGGCCACTGATAATGCCGCCGCAGTAACTACTGCCGGAGGAGCTGAAACAACTATTAAGAATACCAACGAGAATTGGGTAAACAGTAAATGGAGACCTATGATGGGTTGGGTATACATGGGAACATGTATTTTTGATTTTATATTAGCACCAATTGGTTGGGGAATACTACAAACAATGGGAGCAGGGTCCGGAGGACAAGTAGCAGTACAATGGGCTCCTCTAACATTACAAGGAGCAGGACTTTATCATGTTGCAATGGGTGCCGTTATTGGTGTAACAGCATTTGGTAGAACTAAAGAAAAGACTACAGCAACATCTGCATTAGGAAAACTAAAGTAATATGGCAATCAAGACTAATCAAACAACAGATACACTAACTCCAAGTACTGGTACTATAATAGTAAACTCTACTGGAGCATTAGAAGTACCTACAGGTAATACACTTCAAAGACCGGTAACACCAGGTGCAGGTGCCTTGCGTTTTGATTCTAGTTCTTCTACATTAGATATATTTGATGGATCATTATGGAATACATTAGTTTCTTTGTCTTATGTTGATACAACTGCAACAAACTTGCAAACACAGATTAATAATATTGTTAGCAACTTAGATCCTGCAACATTAGATTCTTTAACAGAAATCGTTGCCGCTTTTCAAAGCGAAGATAACACATTACTTTCTTTGATTAATACTGCTAATACAAATATTAGTGCATTACAAACAGACTTAACACAAGAAATTAGTAATAGACAGTTTGCAGATACACTTGCAACCAACGCAAGAGCAACAGAAGTTACTAATAGGACCAATGCTGATACATTATTACAAACTAATATAACAGCAGAAGAAACTGCTCGTATAGCACAAGACAATCAATTAGCATTAGATATTCAGCAAGAAACATCAGATAGACAAACTGCTATTTCTACATTAGATACTGCAATTACTAACGAAGAAACTGCTCGTATTGCCGCAGATTCAACTCATACTGCTAACATTACAACACTTTCTGGAGACTTAAACACAGAAATATCTGACAGACAAACTGCAATTACTACCGAAGCCAATGCTCGTATTGCTGGCGATGCCGCAAACGGTGCTGATATTAGCACATTAACAACAAACTTAGCAACTGAAGTAACCGACAGAACAAACGCAGACACTACATTACAAAATAATATTGATAGTAACAGTCTAAGTATATTACAAGAAATACAAGACAGAGGCGCCGCTGATACATTAATACAAACTAATCTTGATACAGAAATAATTGATAGAACAAATGCTGATACAACATTACAAACTAATATTGATACAGAAGAAACTGATAGAATAGCCGCTGATACAGCATTACAAACTAGTATTACTACTAATACAACAAATTTAGCAACTGAGGTAACCGACAGAACAAACGCAGACACTACATTACAATCTAATATTGATGCTGAAGAAACTGCTCGTATTGCCGGAGATGCTGGCTTACAAACAACCATTGATAACTTAGAACTAAGTGATCTAACAGATGTAACTAACACTTCTCCAACAGACGGACAGATGCTTAGTTATGATGGTACAACAGGCAACTTTAGACCACAAACAGTAGCACTTGCTCCTGTTAATAAAAACTATGTTGGTGACGGAACAACTTTACAATTTGATTTAGGACAAGATGTTCCAAGCCCAAACAATCTTGTTGTGGTAGTTGATGGAATTGCACAGAAACCTTTGTATAGTTATGTTGTTACCAACGGAGATAAGTTAGTATTTGACGAAGCTCCAGAAAGTGGATCTATAGTTGAAGTTAGAATATTAGTAGGACAATCTACAACTGATAGACCTAGGCCTAAAATTTCAAACATTGCATACTCAGAAACTGCCGCCCCGGTTTTTAATCTTATTACATTTAATGTTACAGAGATGACTTATGGGTTTGGTGCTAAAATAGGAACGGTTCCTATTGCACACATTGAATATCCATCAGCTGGATCTATGCAATTAAAAACTGCCGAGACGTTTACCGGAAATCAATCTATTACATTAATTGATAATAGTGGAAACGAATTTGTATTTGAAGATGCGTTTGCAGAACCAGATGGAACTTCAAATCCATTATGGACTGATGCAAGAAAATTTATTGGTACTTTTAGTGCCGGAGACAGCATTAATTACACAATAGGTGTAAATAGCACGTCAACATTGACTCTGGGTGCAACATCATCCCAGGAAACTGCTCCGACTTGGTTGTCGGTTAGTGGTTTAACTCTTGTAGGAACTGCACCAACATTGAGCAGTCCTTGCAGATACGAGTTCCAAATAATTGCAACAATAGGCAGTAAGAGTATATCTCGTAATTATTGGCTTGTTGTAATTTAAAAAATCATCTATATAACGGAAAATATTTTCCTAATCCTTTATTGGGTCTAACCAATTTAATTTTAGACAACTATAAATGACGCATGAGTGTCATTTCTCAATAATAAGGAAAAGAAAACATGCCTTTAATTAAAGCACGTTCGAGTTCGTTGATGAACTCAATTGATTTAAGAGGTACTCCGACTGCCGCTACTGCCGCCGCTGGTACATCGACTACCCAGCTTGCGTCAACAGGCTTCGTGTCAACAGAAATTAGCAACTTAGTTAACTCCGCACCTACTCTTCTAGATACATTAGACGAATTAGCCGCGGCGATTGGCGATGATGCCAGTTTCTCTACCACGATGACAACAGCACTATCGGAAAAAGTAGCATTAGCAGGTGGTACAATGACTGGAGCATTAGTGCTCTCAGGTGCACCAGCCAATGACCTCGAAGCATCAACAAAGAAATATGTTGACGATGGATTATTAGCTCAGCTAATTTCTTCAACAGACGATGTTCCAGAAGGAACAAACAATCTTTATCATACAACTGCAAGAGTAAGAGCAGGAATTACTTTATCATCAGATAACACTACAGTATTAGATTACGATAGTGCCACTGGTGTTATTGCATATGCTCATCCTACTACTGCTGGTATTATAGAAGATGCATCAAACTTGTACTATACAGATGCTCGTGTTAGAGCCGCTATCTCATTAACAACAACAGATAGCACAATTTTATCTTATAGTAATACAACTGGTGCATTTACTTTCGCAGAGCAAGATACTGATAAAGTTGATGAAGGTTCAACAAACCTTTATTTTACAACTACAAGAGCGAGAGATTCTGTGAGTGCAGGTACTAACGTTACATACAACTCAGCTACTGGTGTTATTTCAGCAGACGGTGCGGTTGTTAGTGTTAACGGTGCTGACGGTATTGTTACAATAGGAACAGATGATGTAGATGAAGGTTCAAGTAACTTATACTTTTCAGATACTAGAGCAAGAAATGCTATTAGTTTAACAAGTACTGATACAAACACACTATCTTATAGTGCTGGAACTGGTGTACTTACATATACAAAACCAAATTCAGATGGTATTGCAGAAGGTACAACTAACCTTTACTTTCTTGACAGTAGAGCAAGAGCCGCAATTAGTGCCTCTGGAGATGTTGCTTACAACTCAACTAGTGGTGTAATTACATTTAACATGGCTGATCACGATACTGATGATTTAGCAGAAGGTACAGCTAACCTTTACTTTCTTGACAGTAGAGCAAGAAGTGCAATTAGTGTAGCAGGATCTTTAGCATACAATTCTACAACTGGTGTTATTTCTTATACAACTCCAGATACTGACGGCGTAGACGAAGGTAGTTTAAACCTTTACTACACAGATGCTAGAGCAAGAGCTTCAATTAGTGCAGGTGGTGATTTAAGTTATGTTTCTAGTACAGGTGTTATGTCTTATACAACTCCAGATACAGATGGTATTACTGAAGGATCTGTTAACCTTTACTATACAGATGCTAGAACAAGAGCCGCAATTTCTGTAACAGGTGATTTGACATACAATGGTACAACAGGTGCAATTGGTTTTGCATTAGCAGATCATACAACAGCCGACTTAGCTGAAGGAACTAACCTTTACTATCTTGATAGTAGAGCAAGAGCCGCTATTTCAGTTTCAGGTTCCGCATTAGCATATGATAATACAACTGGTGTTATTTCTACAAACGCATTAGTAGCAAGTGTTAACACTAAAACTGGTGTTGTAACATTAACTACAGATGATATTAACGAAGGTTCAACTAACTTGTACTATACAGATGCTCGTGTTAGATCTGCTGTTTCATTAACTTCAGACGATACTACTGTTCTGTCATATAGTTCAGGAACTGGTGCATTTACATACGCCAAGCCTAACACAGACAAAATCAGTGAAGGTACAACTAACTTGTATTTCACAGATGCTAGAGCAAGAGCCGCATTTTCTGAAGGAACAGGTGTATCGATTACAGCTGGAGAAATTGCTATCGGTCAGGCCGTTGCTACAACAGACAATGTTACATTTAATGACCTTGTTGTTGATGGTGACTTAACTATCAATGGTACAACAACTACCGTTAATACAGCAACATTAGATGTCGAAGATATTAACATCACAGTAGCAAAAGGTGCCGCATCAGCGGCGGCCGCTAACGGTGCTGGTTTAACAGTTGATGGTGCCGCGGCAACTATCTTGTATGTTTCTGCAACTGACACTTGGGACTTTAACAAAGACGTTAAAGGAACATTTATTGGTGATTTAACTGGTGATGTTGTTGGTGATTTAACTGGTGATGTAACTGGTACAGTTTCAGACATTAGTAATCATGACACAGATGCTTTATCTGAAGGTACAGCTAACTTGTACTACACAGATGGTAGATCAAGAGCCGCTATTAGTGTAAACTCAACTGAACTAGGTTATGACAACTCAACAGGTGTTATAACATATACTCAAGGTAATACTGATGGTGTTGCTGAAGGTTCAACTAACTTGTACTTCTCAGATGCTAGAGCAAGAGGTGCAATTAGTGTATCAGGCGATATGACCTACAATTCTACAACAGGCGTTATTGGTTTTGCATTAGCAGATCATACAACAACTGACTTAGCTGAAGGTGATAACAAGTATTACACAGATGCAAGAGCAAGAGCTTCTATTTCCGTTACAGGTGATTTAGCTTATGTAGCAGGAACAGGTGTTATTTCTTACTCAACACCAGACACAGACGGAGTTACAGAAGGAACAACTAACCTTTACTACACAGATGCTCGTGTTAGAGCGGCTATTAGTGGTAGTGGTGACATTGTGTATGATAGTGCAACAGGTGACTTTGCATACTCAACTCCAGATACTGACGGTGTAGACGAAGGAACAACTAACCTTTATCATACAACTGCTAGAGCAAGAGCAACAATAAGTGCAAGTGATGACTTAACTTATGATAGTGCAACTGGTGTCATGACATTTAAGATGTCTGATCATGATACTGATGATTTATCTGAAGGTACAGCTAACTTGTACTACACAGATGCAAGAGTACATAGTGCGATTTCATTAACATCAGATGATCAGGATATTATGTCTTATGATAACGCAGGTGGATTCACATTTGCTATCGGCAACATGGATACTGATGATGTTACTGAAGGTACATCAAATCTATACTTTACAACTGGTAGAGCGAGAGCTTCTGTAAGTGCTGGTAGTAACATTAGCTATGATAGTGCAACTGGTGTTATTTCAACATTAGCCGCAGTTCAGAGTGTTAATGGTGCAACTGGTGTTGTTGTTATTGGAACTGATGACGTAGATGAGGGATCAAGCAATCTTTACTATACAGATGCAAGAGCCCAAGCCTCTATTACAATGGTTTCTGATGATACAACAATTCTAAGTTATGCTTCAGGTACTGGAACAATAACATATGTAACTCCGGATACAGATGCTATTAATGAAGGTTCTGTTAACGAATACTTTACCAATGCAAGAGCTGATGCTCGTATTGCCGCGGCAAGTATTGATGACTTATCAGATGTTGATACAGGTTCTCCCGCTGACGGTGCCGCTCTTGTTTGGAGTTCATCAGGTCAGAAGTATGTAACAACCGACTTATCAACTACAACTACAGCCGCTAACTTTACAGCTAACGGTACTGATACAGACTTTGACTTAACCAGTGTTGTAGTCGACTCAATAGAAAATACCACCGTGTTTATTAACGGTATTTTCCAAGCACCAACATATTCATACACTATTTCAAATGATGGTACTGATACTACTATTTCCTTTGATGCCGCTCCAGAAGCTAACGACATTATTACAGTTCGTTATATTTTAGGTGGAACATTGAATACTGATGGTATACTTAACGAAAGCTCAACAATTGATGGTGGTACTTACTAATCATTAATTAGAGTTAGATTTACTGAATAAGGGGCTTTATGCCCCTTATTCTTTGACACAATTATATAGAAAAGACATAAATACCTTGTATACTATTACTCAAAGGATAAATGCATGCCACTTTTTAGAGGTCAACTAAAGCACATTAGGGGTTTAACAGACTATAAAGATAGCGTTCTTGTAGCCTCAACAAATAATGTTGGAGTAACATCAACTATATCTTCTGTTGATGGAGTTACTTTATCTGAAGGAGATAGAATACTTCTAGTAGGACAAACTACTACAACAGAAAATGGCATCTATGCAAGTCAATCTAACGGAACAATAGCAAGAGCATTTGATGCAGATAGTACTGAAGAGTTTTCTTCTGGTATGACTGTTTATGTTGAACAAGGAACTAGTAATGGCAAGAGCACTTGGCTCTTGATAACAACTGGAGAGATTGTTTTAGGTACAACCTCTCTTCAATTCCAAAAGCAATCGCAGATATATGATTCTCTTGAAGGAACATATGGCGGAGCATCAAAATCTTTAACTTTAGGAATACAAAAAAACGGAGTTATTACTACTGTAACTGAAAATACATTAGATTCAGATAATGTAACTGAAGGATCATCAAATCTTTATCATACAACTGCAAGAACTAGAAGTTCAATATCAGCCTCTGGTGGTAATTTAAGTTATAATTCATCAACTGGTGCTATGTCATTTAGCTCTGCAAGTTTAACTCCAGGTACAGGTATTTCTGGAGATAATTTTGACACTTCAACAAACAGAACATTTGCTATTGATACATCAGTAATACCGACATTAAGTTCTGGTGTTTCTGTCTTTACAAATGATGCCGGATACATTACAGGTTATACTGTTACTGAAAGTGATGTTACAACTCATCAAGCGGCTTTAAGTATAACCGAAAGCCAAATTAGTGATTTATCAAGTTATATTACAGCTAGTTCAACAGACACATTAACTAATAAAACGATTGGTGCGTCAACAATTTCAGGAAACTTAATTCCAGATACAACAGAAACATACGACCTTGGATCGTCAACTTATAGATTTAATGACCTTTATCTAGCAGGTAGTACTATTGACTTAGGCGGTGCTAAACTAACAAATGATGGTAGTGATAACCTTGATATTAAAGATAGTTCAGGTAATAGAAAAATACTTAGAGCAAGTGCTATTGAATTGGTAGATAGCTCCGGTAAAAAAATTAAAATTGAACGAGACGCCACTTCAGGTAAAATGAAATCACGTAAATTTGATTCAAGTGGTAATGCAGAAGCAGATGGAGATGACGTTAACGAAATATCAGAAGACAAAACACCACAACTAGGCGGTACATTAGATGCTAATGGAAATTATATTGATATGGGTTCAAACAACATCACAGATACAAAAGTTGGCCAATGGGATACCTCATACGGCTGGGGAGACCATGCAAGTTCAAATTATCTAACAGATTATACTGTTACGGAATCAGATGTTACTGGACACCAATCAGCACTAAGCATAACTGAATCACAAATTAGTGATCTAGACGATTACCTCCCAATAACTTTATCAACAGTGGTTGATTCGCGAGCCGACATTGATTCAATCTCTCAAATACGTTTTATTTTAGACGAAACTACTTCTGGTTCGCAAGGTAATATATCAAATACATCAAGTTATAATATTGCTTTGTCTGTTACCAATTCCTTTATAGGATACGATACCTCAGGAATATTTTATTTAAGCGACAGCAATCGTGGAACATACGAAGACATAATTCTAAGGACAAATGGAGTAGGTACCAGCGCCAACGGTTTTGCTAATCCGTCAGGTGCCACTAGTATATTTGGTTTTAGAGGTAACTCAGCTACCACTGGCAATAGATCCCTTACAACTGCAAGTATTAATACATCAAGTTATACAAAACTTGGTTTTGACATAATCCAAGGTACTGGCAGTAACGGTGGTGAAGGTACTGACAGTGGTGATGATTTTAAAATCTACTATAGTACTAACAGTGGCTCAAGTTACACACTTATGCAAACATACTATGGAAGTCCAAGAACATATTCCTCCTGGACTACTGTATCAATTGCTTTACCATCAGGCGCTATAGGAAGTAGTGTTAAATTTAAATTTGAAAACATTCATACTGCTAGTGGAGACTTTGATCATTGGGCTATTAGTAAAGTTAATTTCAACACTACAGAAACTACTGTTCCATACTTTCGATTAGATGTAGGAAGTGGAACAGTTATAGATTCTCTTGAAAATAGTACAACTTTTACAGGCAGTTTAGTTGGTAATGTAACTGGTAATGTAACTGGTAATGTTGCAGGCAACCAGTCAGGTGGTTCGGTTAGTGCAACTTCGGGTTCCTTTAGTAGTAATTTACAAAGTAATGGTAATTTTTATGCTAATGGATCATATACCTATCTAGCAAATAATACTAACGATAGAGTTTATATAAGAACTCCGCTATTTTATTTCAACAATGTCTTAATTACAGCCACAGGAACTGAACTTAATTATGTAGATGGTGTTACAAGTAATATTCAAACACAACTTAATACCAAAGCATCTCTTACTGGTACAGAAACCTTGGATAACAAGAGCATAGACGGTGGTTCTTTCTAATAATTTATATTATTATTAGCTCTAATAAAACACACAAATAGAAGAAATTGTATAAATAACAACGGAACACAAAAAATGAGAGCCGACCTCTCATTGTGCTTATATAACCCGGGAGTATATACTCAATGGCAAATACCATTATTTTAAAAAGATCCGCAACACAAGGCAACACCCCTACTACCTCACAACTTGAGCTTGGTGAAGTAGCAATCAACACATATGACGGTAAAGTTTACATTAAAAAATCTGTCTCTGGTTCAGCCAGTATTGTTGAGGTTGGTCCTGTTGTTAGTGTTAACGGTTCTACAGGAGCAGTAACAATTGGAACAGATGAAACTGCAGAAGGTTCAACTAACCTTTATTACACAGATGCGAGAGCAAGAGCGGCAATTTCCGCAGGAACTGGCATCACATACAATTCAACATCAGGTGAGATTCAAACAGCTCAAGATATAACAACTGCAGGATCACCATCATTTGCTGGTTTAACATTAACTGGCAATGCAGAAACACTAAGTCTTATCCCAGCCTCAGACAACGTATACAGTTTAGGCTCGGCTACTAAAGCATATGCTGACATTTATGTTGGTCCAGGATCGCTTTACATTAACGGTAAGAAAGCAATCGAAGACGATTCAGATACAATGACGTTTTCTACAGATACAGACCAAGATTTAAGAATGAATACATCAGGTTCTGGTTCTGTTGAATTACTTGCAAGTGGAACAGGTAGCATTCAGGCTATGGGAACACTTTCAATACAAACATCAAAGAGAATTGTTGACTCAGCAGGAGTTAATGTTGAATTTGGTAATCCAGTTCACATGAATTCTAATAAAATTACTAACTTAGCAGAACCTACAGCTAGTACAGATGGTGCAACTAAGAATTATGTTGATACAGCAATTACTAACTTAGTAGATGCTTCACCAACTACACTTGATACATTGAACGAGTTAGCCGCGGCACTTGGTGACGATGCAAACTTTTCAACAACAATTACTACTTCAATTGCAACTAAGTTAAACTCAGCAGACTATACTGCCTCTGATGTTTTAACTAAAATTAAAACAGTTGATGGAGCCGCATCTGGTTTAGATGCTGACATCTTAGATGGTCAACAAGGTTCTTACTACTTAGATGGTAATAACATGATTAACATGCCAGCAACTGGTGTTACATCTGTTTCAACTGGAAACGGTTTAAGCGGTGGAGACATTACAGGAACAGGTACTTTAACAATGTCTGGATCTTACTCAGGAACATTTAGTGTTACTGGTGAAATTAAGGCAACTGGTGAAGTAACAGCTTACTTCTCAGATGAAAGACTTAAAAAAGATATCGTACCAATTGACGGAGCACTTAAAGGTGTTATGGCAATGGGTGGTTATAACTATAAAGCAAACGGTTTAGCTAAAGAACTTGGCGTTGAAAGAACTGACAATCAAATTGGACTTCTAGCACAAGAAGTTGAAGCACAATTTCCTGAGTTAGTTACAGAGTCTGCTTTAGAAGGTTATAAGACAATTAGATATGACAAGATGGTTACAGTTTTAGTTGAAGCAATGAAAGAGCAACAAGCAATGATTGAACAACTACAAGCTGATGTGAAGAAGACTTTACATTGATTTTTAAACTAATAGGAGTATAAGATATGGCAAACGCCTTTCCAGCTACTGGGTCTACAAAATCAATGGGTCGTATCAGAAGAGGATTTGTTGCTTCTGGTAGTCACTATGCAACTGGAGGCTTCACATTAAGAGGTACTTTAGGAGGCTACTTAGGTATTACTAGTGGCGCGGTATCAATTAGTTCAACATTTGGAGGTTACTACTCACCAAATTCAACTGATGATTCTGACAACTAGGCTTTAACACAGACCCTAATATAGAGTCACCGAAAGGAGCAGAAATGCTCCTTTCTTTATGGCTAGAACACCACATAAAAAGTTAGATATATAGTAACGAGTCAAAAGGAGGCACCATGACAAAGTCAGTAGAAGAAATTATGAATGCGGTGTATAATATACAATCTGGTACCCCATTTAGAACAAGTTTTGAGAGAGAAAATTTTGTTTATAATGAAGCAGAAGGTCCTAGATTAGTACTAATTTTATGTCAAGACCTTACTCAGCTTTCTAACCATCATGAAACAGCATGTCAATCGGAATGGGAAAAAGAAGCAGTAGTTAAAGAAATGAATATTGTACAAGAGAAGTTAAACGAAGTGATGGAAGAGCTTGGTATAACTAATCCAGAAGAGTTTAATAATGCATTAGAAGAAGCAGAACCAGAGTATTGGTCAGAGACATTATCAAGACGTGCGGCAGTTGAAGCATTATCAAACAAACAAAGTACTGCTAATATGAGTGATATGTTAAACTTACCACTTGAAGTATATGAACAAACAATTATGAAAACGCAAACGTACCTCAATGTAGTTAATAAAACAACCAGGGTAGCAGAACGTACAGCAAATAGAAGAGCACAGGACGAAGACGAAGAATAGAATGTTCGGTAAGAATCTAAAAGCCGTGCCTGTAACCAGTAAAGGAAGTCATATTGCTATATGTATTCCAACTAATGGACTTTTACATTCTGAATTCGCATTTTTTCTAATTGACGCAATACGTTATACGGAAAGACAAGGATACATAGTCGACATACTTATGGATCTTGGAACAGTATTAAGTAGTCAGAGGCAATTCTTAGCTAGGCGAGCTATCAATGATCATAATGCAGATTATATTATGTGGTTTGATAGTGATATGACATTTCCAGAAGATACGATTGTTAATTTATTAGAAAGAAATAAAGATGTAGTTTGTGCAACATATTCTAAAAGAGTAGAGCCCTTTCATGCAACTGCCTTTGAAGAAATTAATCCTGTTGTCCCAGTTGAAATGAGCGGTAGTTTAAAAAAAGTAAAGTATGCTGGAATGGGCTGTATGTTAGTTAAAGCAGATGTATATGCGTCAATTGACGCTCCGTGGTTTCCTTTAACATGGCATGAACAAACAGATAGCTGGCATGGAGAAGATATGGGATTTTGTACAAAAGCTATTGAAGCCGGTTATGATATCTGGTGTGATATTGATCTTAGTGTTAACATTGGTCATTTAGGTCAACGAGAATTTTTGTTGAGTCGGGAAGACTAGAAAAGAATCCACACCATCTATGCAACTTTTTTAAGTTAATCCCAGCACTAATATGAAATTCTGGTAGAGAAACATTATTAACAACATTCCTCATTAATACACCATCAATGACTGTACTTTTTACAAGTTTAGCCTTTAGGTTAGTATCTTCGCATATAATTTGTATAATTGGATGGTTCCAGTTTTCGTCAAATATAATCTTTCTGGCTTCTAAGTACCAACGTTCTGTGTAGCAAATATTATCTTTATATAACTTGTTTAACAGAGGATTATTCAATCTTTCTTCGTTACACAATGTAAATTGCATCTGTTTATGGGGACCACTGTAAAACTCAGCTGGAATTTTATCTTTAACTAATTTTAAACTCATCACTTAGTATACTCTTTAACGTTTCTTTAAATGCTCTGCTCTTGAACATTTTTCCTGTATTATAATGGAGTGGTGACGGCCATGAATTTAGTTTAACCCAACAGTATCCAGCACTCTCGTTGTTTAATATAGGATTAAATTCTTCCTCGCATAAAACAGCATAACTTACATGCCTAAAATGTCGATTTCTTGTTGTGAATGTATAGATATGACTGATACCAATAGTATCAGGAACTCCTGGATGTCCGAGTTCTTCGACTAGCTCTCTTTTAAGTCCTTCTAAGTCGCCTTCGTTGCCTATGAGTTTTCCTCCCCATAACCCCCAACACATACTATGACGCTCTTCTTCACTTCTTAATTGCATCATCGCTCTTTGTGTTTTCTGACATATAATTAATGCTCCTACTGCTCTTAACATGATAAAACTAGTTAACTATCCTCCAATAACCTTGTTCAAATATTCCTTCTATTGCTATTACCCAAGTTTCTCCGTCGTAATACAACTTCTCACCTGAGTTAGCATTAGTAGTATACCCTATTGTGTTTACCGCCGTTGAGTCGAAACTGACTACCCAATCTGTACCATTATATTCAATAATATCGTCTTCTCCTGCTTCTAATAATCCCCACGGACCTCCATCAAATGGGACAATATTATTAACTAGTAGATATCTCTGACCGGTTGCTTCTGCTGGTAAATTTCCAACTCCGGGTTGTGATTTCTGTGGATTAATAATACCATTGATAGAAGTAATTGTATCATTTGGCAATGTATCTTGATTCAATGTAAAAGCAATTAGATTTTCGTTGCCACTTACAATAGCATCACATATTAATATAACTTCGTCGGCTTCGTCTGCAAAAGCTGAACTTGGACCTATTCTTAATCTAATTTCTGTAATACCCGGTTTGAATCCACCATGCAAATTAAAATGGGTTGTCCAATTTAATAAATCTGTACCTTGTGTTCTATCAATATTAGTATTATCATTATTTAATAATTCAATATTATCTGAATTTACTTTAATATGTCTATTTTCAAAAGTAAGCCATTGTCTTTGTGTATTTCCGTTAAAATTAATATTTAAACTTTCAATACTTACATTATCAATATCTTCATATGCAGATTGTAATATACTATGAATAAGAACTTGTCTTTTAATTTTTGCAGGTGGTGTTAAGTAGATTGGTAATTGATATATCAAACTTGAAACATCAATAATATCATCTTGTCCATTTGGAATCTGTCTTGCTGTCCATGTGGTATTGATTAACTCAACAACTCCTAAACTTGTCCAATCAAATGGATTATCACTACTTTGTAAGTTAACACTTGGATTAAAGAGCAATAGTATTTGCTCTAGTAATTGTAACTTTTGTTCTGTATTACTAGTCCATATATCAACATTAAGAGTTAGGTCATAAGGAATAGGAGATATTCTTTCTAGTGTATAAGACTCGCCAAGTTCATCTAAAAACTCATTATTATTAGAATCAAACTTCTTTTCTAATACTTGAGCTCTATCAATATGAGTTGGATTTAATCTTCTTTCCGGACTAGGAATTAATTCTGAGATATAAACAGATATAAACGGAACAGTATTGATTTTATTTTCTGAATTTTCTTTAATAATATGAGATGCCATTCTGCTAGTATCGCCATATCTAACCGGTACTAAATGAAAGTAATCTGCTCCATTGTCGTCTTTACCCATCTTAACAGAAAATCCGCCAAATACTCTCATAAATTGTACTAGCCATCTTCTTATTTGTTGATCATAAAAATATGTTTGTGCCATTATTTTTTATCCTGTTTCAATATTTGTTTTTGCATTTCCTCAAGAGTTTCATTGTTTACACATTGTATATTTAACTCTGTTATGTTTGGAAAAGCCGATCTTAAACCTTTATCTAAACCGTCTGCATATATTGTTTGGTATCCCTTGCAATCGTTAGCATTTTCAAATTTTAAAGACGTGTTTATTTTTAACTCAACCTCTTCAGATCCTGCAAACATTACTAAAGCCACTAGAAACCAAGTCATCTAATCATCCGTCCTAGGTTTTTTAAATACTTTAGATAAAGTTTGCTTTTCGCTAGTAATACCTTTTTCGTCTGCTGGATTACTAGATCTAGTTTTGTTATCATTATTAATAAATGCATTAGTTGGTGTTCTAGGTCGTAAGTCGCCTCCAAATCCTGCTTGTTCAACACTATCAAATATTCTAAGCCATTTTTTACCTATATACTGGAATAATCTATTAGGAACAAAATCACTTCTAATAAAATATTCTTGCTGGTCAGGATTGCTAGGAAAACTTAAACCAGATGAAACTAAATTCTTATCTGGTAATCCACCTACTTTAATGTCTTTTACAGGTCCGCTATCCGGATCTGCTGTTGGCTCTTTTCCTTCTTTTTCTCCAAAGAAAGATGAATCGTCCCATAAGCCTGAGTCGGGTACAAGTACCTCTGACGAAGCAATAACTGCTTCAGAAATTTCAACTTCTTTTTGGTAGGTACTTAATGCATTCTTTAAACTATCTTCATCTTCTGGATCACCAAGTATTCCTCGATATTCCTGTGCATCCATCATTGGAGATGCTTTTATTCTCCATAAATGAGGCCACCATGTAGGACCAAAACCTTCTGCGGCCCTAGATGCATCATTAATAACATAAAATTTATTAATGCTCTTTGCACCAGCATCTAACAGTAAGTCATCATTTAAGTGAGGTAATTCTATAACATCACCAGCCATAAGTTTTCTACCTAATATAGAAGCCATATCGTTTGTATGGAAAGTAATAAAAATAGTATCAGCACTAAGGAATAAACCAAACTGGCTTAAATCAAAGTCAGTATCTGCAACATTATATGTTCCTCTTAATTCGTAAATTGTAGTATCATAAACACGATCTCTATTTTCTAAAAATAGTAAATCTTGTATATCCAACTCAGATACATCACCTTTTGCTTGTAAATTTGGTTGTGCAGGATCATTTGTTTCTCCCTGCGACGCAGGTCCTAAATACTTGTGGATATAGATAGAGGTACCACCTGCATTAACAGCTTCTCGTATAATGCGGTCTTGGTAGTGATAATCCTTACCTTTATCGTTATTCCAGAGTTGAATTCTTGGCATAAATGCTCCTTAATTACATATATTGTATTTACCGTTCTTAGATTTAGGTTGACACCAAGGTAAGAATACTATATACTTACTAGTAGTTAGTTAGAAATAGGAGAACATCTATGGCTTTGCCAAAAGTAACAAAACGTAAAAAACCTCGTGCCGCTAGGCGTGTTAGCACAGGAGAGCCTAAGTTTGAAGGAATTGAATCTCTAAACGGACAAGAGTATTGTAAAACATACAGGCAGATGTCCGAGTATTATCGTTTAGACTGTAAGAGCTCTGACTATAAAGGTTGGGTTGTTGCATATTGCAAAGAACATGAAGAATTTAAAAGTAAATCAACTATAGTTAATAAAGTTCCAGATAGCAGATTTGGTCCTAGTCTGGGTTGTAGTGCTAGGTTGTTATCAAGAGGATGGCCAGACTATCATCCTGCATATGCAGAATATTGGGAAAATCTAGCAGGTACAATGGGAGAGGTTGCTCCTTTAAGTACATGGCTTGATAAAAACATAAAAGAGATAATTGAAGTTGGCGAGACAATCGTTGAGGAAAAGAAAGCGATTGAGAAAAAGAGTGCAGTTCCTAAACAAACAATACAAGATAGATTGAAAGAACAACTTGATGATCTGCTAGGTGAAATTGAAGGTGCAGTAGATGACTTTACTGAGCAAGGTAAAGCATTTGATGCATATAAATTTTTACAGTCAAATAACTTAGCGGCAAACTCTGCTCCTCAAATTGCTGAATTTTACAAGCCATTAATTGCTGAAATTGAAGAATACTTAAAAGGTGATTGCGAACAGTTAAACGAAGCATATGCTCACTTAGGAAAACGTGATGCTAAGAATTTTATTAAATTTTTGCAGTCTATTGTTGACGGAGCGAATGCATATAAGGCAATGAAAATTTCTACTAGGGCAAAACCTAAGAGAAAACCAATTCCAGCAGAACGTATTGTTAGGAAACTAAAATATCTAAAAACATATACACTAGGAGGACTTGAATTCAAGAGTGTTGATCCAAGAGATATATTGCAATGCTCTGAACTTTGGACTTATAATACAAAGACAAGAAAACTTGGTAGATTTGTTGCCGCAAAGCACGGTGATGTTGTAGTATCTCACCTAACAGTTAAGAGTACTAGTATTACAGGACATGATACTGATAAGAGTATTAGCAAAACACTTCGTAGGCCAGAAGAACAACTTACAGAATGGAAAAAGGCTAGTCGTCCTGAGTTACGGAAATTTTTAGGTAAAATTAAAGGAACAGAAGTTAAACTTCGTCCTAGGATATCAGAAGAGACGTTATTACTAAAAATTATAAAGTAGCAACCTATATGTTCTAATATAATTGCCATAAATAATACGGAGACAAAATTTATGGCAATTACTACAGAACGCAACAAAGTTATCAAATATATCGAGCTATCTCTTGGTGAAGGAATGGTTGATGTAGAATTAGACAAAGAACACTATGATATGGCTATTGATAAAGCGGTTGCCAAATACAGGCAACGTAGTACTCGTGCCGTTGAAGAAAGTTTTATGGTCTTAAAACTTAGTCCACAAGAGAGCACCTATATATTACCAAGCGAGGTAATGGAAGTTAAGCAAGTATACAGAAGAAATGCCGGTGGTATCTCTGCTAGTGCAACTGACTTTGAACCTTTTGAAGCAGGTTACTTGAATATGTATATGCTAAATGCAGGACGAGGTGGCGGACTTGCTACATTTGAATTATATATGGGTTATAGAGAGCAAATGGGCAAAATGTTTGGAGCTCATCTAATATTTAATTGGAATGAAGTAACAAAGAAAATCCATCTACATAGAAAAATTAGAAGTGATGAGGAATGTATTCTTCATATCTATAACCATAGACCAGACGAAATGTTACTAAGTGATTCACATTCCAATCCATGGTTAAAAGACTATGCTTTAGCAGTAGCAAAAATGTCTTTAGGACAAGCTCGTAGCAAATTTGGAGCCTTAGCTGGACCACAAGGTGGAGTACAGTTAAACGGTAACGACCTTATTGCACAATCTCAAGCTGAAATTGAAAAACTAGAAGCCGAACTTATTAATTACGTTGACGGCGGAACTCCTATTAGCTTTATATTTGGTTAAACAATGTTTTGACAATACAGTCAAATAATGCTATAATAAATTATTATAGTTAGGATTTACCAATATGCAATTACCCAAATTACTAGTAGTAGGACACGGAAGACACGGCAAGGATACTGTATGTGAACTGCTGGCAAAATATGGTTATACTTTTCAATCAAGTTCAAAGTTTTGCTCAGAACTGTTTATATTCAACGATACTAAAAACAAGTATGGATATAAGGACGAGGAAGAATGTTATGCTGACAGACATAACCATAGAACTGAATGGTACGAAATGATACATGATTATTGTAAGGATGACTTGGCTAAACTTGGAAGAAATTTATTTGCAAAGCATGACATATACTGCGGTCTGAGAAACAAACGTGAATATTTTGCTATGCAAAACGAAATAATTTTTGATTATGCAATATGGGTAGATAGAGCAGATCACTTAGAATTAGAAGATCCAAGTAGTATGAGTATTGAACAATGGATGTGTGATTTTACTATTGATAATAATGGATCATTAGATAGATTAGTAAAAAATGTTGATATACTTGCACAACGACGCTTAAACTTAACGTTGTCCTAGAAATCTATAAATTAACTACCCTAATAAATAGCCGGTTTTACTGGTCCTTTAGCTAAATACATCTGAGAAGGGCAGACGCCCTGTAAACTAAACTCGGAGAAAAAAATTATGGCAACTTTAGTTTCCCCAGGTGTATCGGTTTCCGTCATTGACGAATCCGCTTATGCATCGGCCGGTAATGGAACAGTTCCTGCGATTTTCATTGTAACGCGATCTAATAAATTAGCACCAGATGGAACTATTGCAGAATATACAAAATCCAAATATGCTGGTTTACCTCTAACTATCACTAGTCAGAGAGAATTAGTTCAGCTATATGGAGAACCAGAATTTACAATCGTAGATGGTACCCCAGTACACGGACATGAATTAAACGAATACGGTCTTCTAGCCGCATACTATTATTTAGGTGTTGCAAACAGAGCAATCGTAACTCGTGCAGATTTAAACGTAGAAGAAATGGAACCGTTAGATGTAGCACCAACAGGAGATCCAGTAAATGGAACTTATTGGTTTGATACAGCAAGTACTTCCTTTGGAATTTTTGAAGGTAACGGTACAGCATGGATTGCAAAAAGTGTAACACTTTTTGATGGAACACCAACAGGTGGTTCAGATGGTGATTATGCTCTTGACATTTCAGCAGATTTAAAAGAATTTTATAAAAACGAGTCAGGAGTATGGAACAAACTTACAACCGCAGATATTGCAGGTACAGTTAACATTGCTCCTCACTATAACTTTCCAACACCAACATCAGGAGATGTATGGTTTAAAACAACTTCACCAAATAGCGGATTTAGTCCAGTTATCAAAAAGTATAGCAGTTCAACTGGCTCATTTGCACAACAAATTATTGGTCCAAATTTACCAGATCAACTTGTTGCTTATGTTGATGATACTGCCGCCGCAACGGCATTTGGTACATCATTAGATGGAAACGATCTTTATATTAAGATTGCTGATCCTAGTGAAGCAAACTTTGAGGTTCGTAGATATGACGGATCTTCTTTTGCCGCTAATGTACAAGAAGTTAAAGCAACTGCTCCAGTAGGTGCTATTGTTGACGGAACACTATGGTATGACGCAGGAACCACAGCTGACGTTTACAGAAAAGCATCATCAGGATGGGAGCCAGTAGGTGCTGGTAACATTACAGTTGATACTATTGAGCCATCAGGTCCAACAACTGGAGATGTTTGGGTTGATACTAATGACCTTGTAAATTATCCTTTGCTTAAAGTATATGATGGCGCAGAATTTGTTGCTTTTGATAATGCAGATCAAACTACTCCAACCGGTGTATTGTTTGCTGACTTAACTGCTACTCCACAAGATTCAACAGGAGCAGGCGGTGTTGCTACTGCAATGGACAGCGAAGCACCAGATCCAGCTTTTTACCCTGAAGGAATGCTTCTTTTCAATACAGCAGTAAGTTCAGGTAACGTTAAAAAATGGAACGATACTGCAGGACATTTCCAAAGTGAATCAGGCAATAGAGACTCCGGTCCTAAAGCAGGATCCATGTATGCATTTGATAAAGCTCAACGTAGAGTTGTTGCTAAAAGATTGCAGGCAGTACTAACAAGCGGAGAAGAATTAAGAGAAGAAACACTTAACTTTAACTTAATTGCAACTCCAGGATATCCTGAGTGTATTGATGAAATGTTAACACTAAACATTGATCGTAAGGAAACAGCATTTATTATTGCTGATACTCCAATGAAACTTGGAACTAATACAGCAGAAGTTAATGCTTGGGCACTTGGAACCAATGCTGGTACTAACGGAGAAGACGGATTGACAACAAGAAATGCGTCAATTGGACTTTATTATCCATCAGCACTATCAACTGATTTATCAGGTAATGATGTTGCAGTTCCAGGAAGTCATGCAGTACTAAGAGCTTATGCTTATAATGACGAAGTAGCTTATCCATGGTTTGCTCCAGCTGGTTTAACCAGAGGACAGGCAAGTGGTGTTAGTAACTTTGGTGTTGTTACAGCAGAAAATGAGTTCAAGAACGTTGCATTAAACAATGGTCAACGTGATGCACTTTATACGAAGAATATTAATCCACTATGTAACTTTCCAGGAACTGGACTTTACCTTTGGGGACAAAAGACACTTCATCCATTTGCATCAGCACTTGATCGTGTAAACGTTGCACGTCTATTAGCGTTCTTACGTGAAAGATTTGACGTTGTTGCTCGTCCGTTCATTTTTGAGCCAAACGACAAGATTACAAGAGATCGTGTATTATTAGTATTCAATGCTTTCATGGAAGACATGGTTGCTAAGAGAGCTGTTTATGATTTCTTAGTAGTATGTGACGAAACTAATAACACTAATGCAAGAATCGATCGAAACGAATTGTACATTGATATAGCAATTGAGCCAGTTAAAGCGGCTGAATTTATCTATATTCCAATTCGTGTAGTTAACACTGGCGCGATAGCCGGTGCAAATGCATAAATAAACGTAAGGAGATAAGAAAATGGCAGTTTCAGTAAGTAAATTTAATGTACCTGGTACAACAGATGCCGCACTTGTTAGCCCTAAGTTATCTTACAGATTTAGAGTTACTTTCACACAATTAGGTGAAGGAGACACAGTAAGTTTAACTAGTCAGGTTGTAAGTGTTAGTCGTCCTTCCGTTACACACGACGACATAACAATCGACGTTTATAACTCCAGGATTTATATGGCTGGTAAGCATACTTGGGATCCAATTACATTAACAGTTCGTGACGATGTCACAGGTGCTGTTGGTAATTCGTTAGCCCAACAGCTTCAAAAGCAAATGGATCACGGAGGACAAACTGGACAAACAGCAGGCGGCCAATACAAGTTCACTACAGTTATTGAGAACTTAGATGGTAGCGAAGGCGCTGAAGTACTTGATGCTTGGGAGTTAGCAGGTTGCTATATCCAAAACATTAACTATGGTGAAAACAATTATGCTACAAGTGATCCATTACAAATTACTGTAATGATCAAGTTTGATAATGCTAATCATACTGTTGCAGGAACGGAAGTTCTAACAGGAGCGGTCGCAGGTAACTCAACTGACAACGCAACGGCATCTAATTAAACTAGTGGTTAATTAAAACGATAAATATAAGTGAGACGGAAACGTATTGCTTATATAAGAATAAAGCAAAAGGGCCGTTAGGCCCTTTTGTTGCGACAACGGAGAATAATACATGCCTTTTAATTCATATGCTTTTAAGCAAATAGGAAATCTTGGTAACTCAGGAGACTTTGTTGCTGACAGATCTCCTTACCTTAAGTATCAATTTATTGCTGAGTTTTCTTTAGATGATGCTAATAGAGATGCACCTCCAGGCGAAGATACGTTTCAAGGTAATGATAGCTCCAGAGAAGATACATCACAACAATTTACTTTAAAAACATTTGAACTACCACGTTGGACAATAGATAGCCAGGTTATTAATCAGTACAATCATAAATCAGTTATCCAAACTAAAATGAATTTTGAACCTATTACCATATCATTTTATGATCAACAAAATGATGCAGTAGAAACATTTATCAGTGATGTTGTAAAAGGACAGTTTGATGCAACTGACGGTTCTAAAAATTTATCTAATAGGCCAATGACAATAAAAGTTCATATGCAACAAACATCAGATGGAGCTCTAAGAAACGACTTAGACGAAACTGAATTTACAGGAAAAACATATGAATTATATAATGCTTATATTGTTGATGCACAACACGATACATTAGACTATTCGGCAAGTGATGCGGTATTGTGGACACTTTCCATTAGATACGAATTTATGTCCTGGCACGAAGATGCAGGAAAGAACTTTAGTAACGTTGATATAGACAAAGACGGAAATTATATTAGACAATTTCCAGCAAATAAAGCACCTGAAGCTATTCCAGATACAAAGAAAAAAGCAGATCCTCCTCCAAAGACAGTAGTAAAGTCAGTGGTAAAAGAAAGAGAAGTAGTGTTTAACAAGAAGTCACTAACTGGTAGCGAATCTCAAGAAATAATAGATGCTAGGAAAGATAAAATTAAGACCAGTCAAGCAGTTAATCAAAGAGACTTAAAACCTAATGCTCCTGTTGAAGAAGTATTTCTAAAACGTCTTGATAACTCAAATGGAAAACAAATTCTTCAAGCAGTTAATAGAAAAACTAGAAGATCTCTTTCACCATCGGAAGCCGCCGATGTTGCTAGAATTGTAAGACAGCAAGATGATAAATTAGGAGCAGGAGTACTTGAAGCTCAAAGAAATAAACTAAGCCCTGATGCTAGAAAAGCATTACAGCAAATTAACTCGTCACAAAATACTAAGGTAAGAGAAGATATCCAACGTAAGGATAACATACTTAGAACACAACGAGATGCATCTAGGAGAGGTTAATGAGTGATATTATACCACAAGTAAAATTTGATCAAGCAGTACAGAAAGTCTTAAACTTGGGCTTAGGAAGAACACCAGCAGAAAATGTTGTTCAGAATCTATGGAAAGCAAGTATTGACTTAGGACTTGAGTTTAATAACTTAATTACTCAAGCAACTAAGACTGGAAAGTTAGTGGTTACTCAAGATGTTTTAAATAATATTAATACCAATAATAATCCAGACGGTATCTCGTATAATGTAAAACAGCCTCTTAACATTCCACCGGTTGTATTAAGAGAGTTTCGTGTTAATAATTATGATTATGCTTATACAACACAACTTGGAGAATTAATTACTACACAAGATCCAAACGAGGCGTTATTAACTGAAGCCGGTACATAAAAATGGCCAACAATTTTAAAAAAGGAACCTATTCGGTTCTCAACCCAAACAAGTACACAGGTAAAGGAGCTCCAACATATAGAAGTGGTTGGGAGTTAACCTTTATGAGATTCTGTGATAATAATCCTAATATTATATCTTGGGCAAGTGAAGCAGTTAGAATACCTTACAGAAATCCATTTACTGGAAAACAAACAACTTATGTCCCAGACTTTTTAATAACTTATATGGGAAAAAATAATCAACGTAGAGCAGAACTAATCGAAGTTAAACCTAGAGCTCAAGTTACTTTAGAAGTAGCTCGTAGCCAGAAAGAAAAAGCGTCAGTAATACTTAATATGGCAAAGTGGGAAGCCGCTAGAGCCTGGTGCAAAGGAATGGGTTGTCAATTCCGTATTATAACAGAGGAAGATCTTTTTAATAAGGCTAGTCCTAACAGAACACGTCGTAAATAACCTAATTTTTGGTTCAAAGTGAACACCCGTATGGTATTAAGATCATAAGTATATACATGACTAAGAAATTAGAAGAGGTATTTGGATTTTCTCCCGAAAGTGATGATGAAAACGATAGTACCGACCTAAACAACACAATTGACGCAGAAGTCAATATCGAGCCAGTAGTAGTGGATGAAATAAGATCTGCTCAGGCAGTAATAGATATGGCGAGTCGTATAGATACGGCTTTACCAACTGTTACAGATATGGCTAGTGCTGAAAGAGAATTAGATAACCTTGCACAAAAGGCAGAAGGTCAAAGCGATAGATTAATGGATTTAGGCTTTAATGTTGATGACAGAAATGCCGGTAAAGTATTTGAAGTAGGAGCCACATTACTTAAAGTAGCAGTAGACGCCAAAGTATCTAAGTTAGAAAAGAAACTTAAAATGGTAGAATTACAGCTAAGAAAAGCAAAACTTAACCAGTCAGACGATAAGGATGATACAAATGTCATAGACGCAGATTCAACTACCTTGGCTAGTAGGAATGACTTAGTGCAAGCAATACTAAATCGTGTGGGTCAGAATAAATAAGAGTATGAGGAGATATAATTATGCCCACTTTATTAGAATATATTAACCAATTACAACGGGAACACAAATACCGTGTAAAAATGGTTTTTTCGCCTAGCGAAAAACAGCTCGAGACTTTAGAAAGACATATGAAAAAATATGATGCTCTTGAAGTTGGAAGACCTGAAAAACTTATGCTACAAGCAATCCCTGCAGACTTTCCTAACTATGGAGGTCACGAGGTTGTGGTAATGGACGTTACTACAAGATTGCCAATTCAGCCTGTTATGTTAGAGACAGAACTTAGAGAACTTTGTAGAGTACCAGAAGGAACTTTAAAAGTATTTGGTGCTGACGAGCCATTGGAAAAGCAAACTCAAAAATCAATGGAAGAAACAGATGAAGAATACGAAGCAATTACAGGAACAGAATACCAAGACAAAGAAGCAAATGAAGTTTCTGCTAAAGATGTAGCAGGCGACGAATATGTTTCTAAACTTGTAGACTCTGCATCAGAAGATGACAGCAGAAAAGTAGTATTATCTAAAGAATCAGATGCTACTACATCTGGACCAATCCTAAACGACAAGACAGTTTCTGATAGTCCACTAACAAAAGCAAACAAAGGAGCAAACTAAAATGGCAAATAATAATGATGACATTAAAAATGTATTATTAGCACTTAATCAATTTACTCCTGCTGATGCAGTATTAACTGTCGATAGTGAAACTAAGAATACTGATATTGTGCAGGAAGGAATTAGAGTTACCAAAGAAGGTATTGAAGAAGCATGGGACACGTTAGAGTCTCCTAAGGCTAAAGAAGCTACTGCTGAAGCAGATACAGAGGTTACAGAGCATAACAGCGGTGAAGATGTTACTTTAACAGTTAACACTCCAACTGAAATCAAAGTACCAGCAGAGCAAGCAGATATGATTGCTAATATGCTTAAATTAGCAGGAGTTGAAGTTGGCGACAAACCAGCTATGGACCAACCAGATATGGATATGGACAGCGGTGACGGAGAAGACTTACCTATGGTAATTCCAACTGATGACGAAGAAGCACCATTAATGGGTGCCTGTGCATCAGAAGGAAATGAATTCTCAGGTAAACGCCAAGATGCTATTGATGCTGGAGAAGACGAGTTTGAAGTTGACGGTAAAACTCATAAAGTTAAAGGCGACAAAAGCAAAACTGAATCAGAAGAAGTTCAAGAAGCCAAAGATAAGATGGTTTGTAAGCATTGTGGAGATGAAATTTATAAACCTAAATCAGATTGTGAATGTGATTGCAATGATCCAAAAGGTGATAATTGGGTCAAAGAAACATATGAAATGGCTGAAGTTGAAGAATCAATTGAAAAGGCATGGAACGAAAATGTTACATCTGAAGCAGTTGGACAGTATGCAGATCCACTATACGATTTAATTGAAGAATTAGGAAGTCATCAGGTAGTAATGGATGAACTTATTCGTTATTTAGATGCTGATCAAATTAAAGAGTTTGTTTCAGACTTCCGCAGACATCATGAAATGCCAGCAGATGGTCCTATTGATGATGACGATCCAAGGTACATGGATGATGAAAATCTTCCAAAAGAAGGAGTTGAAATGAAAAAAGAATCAGACACAGCTTGGTCTACAGGAAATGCAATAATGTATAAAGGCAAAGAAATTGATTTGCGTAAACTAGATTATGACATGCAAGACATAAGCGATGGCATATGGGAAATCAATGCTCCTGCGTATTACACAGACGGTACAGAAGTAGCAGATGGTGATTATGATGGTTTATATGATCTGCCAGAATTAAATGATTGGATATATCAAGATTATACGTCCGAGTCTATAGAAGGAGAACAACCAATGCAAGAAGCTTTTGACAAAGTAGATAGAATTACAGATATGGAAGAACTCAATCTTTACGATCCTGCAGAAATAGAAGCCGCTAAGTCAATGAGTGCAGAACAACTTAAAGACGAGCTAATGGGCGACATCTATCATGTAATGGATAAAGCATCAGATGATTTTACTGACAATGATTATATTGTGGATGAAATGGGTGATAACTTTGCCTCTATGCATTTAAACGCAGATGATGCAACATTGTCTTGTTATGCCGCAATGAGAGATTTAGTTGATGAAGATCCAGCAGACGTTTTACAAACAGGTCAAATGTGCCTTAAAATATTAGGTGCTCAACCATATGAAGCTAATGAGTCTAAAGATAATTTAGATCCTCAAGTAAATCGTATTGCTGAGTTATCAGGTATAACAAACCCAGTAGCACAAGCAAACCCAGTAGCAGAAGCAGTTTCAACAACAGACCTTATTACAAAGTACCAAGGTGCAGAGGTTGATATTAACGATATGAATAGATTGTTAAAACTATCTGGAATGGGCGAACTAGACGAGTCTAAACTAGCAAATGCACCAGCAGGAACTAGTATGGATGAGCCAACTGAATTTGACAAATTGCCAAGTGAAGTAGGTAAAGGTGCTGGTAACTCAGATTACATTAACCGTGCAGATGGCCAAGGAGAAAATCCAATGGGTATGCATAGTAGTGATGTTGAAGAGTCGTTTAATACAGCTTTAGGTGAATACCGCAAGTTTGTAGCAGAAGGCATTATGGGAAAAAAGACTAAAAAAGCTAAGAAGTAGGAGTAGCTAATGGCAAACAGACCTAATTTTAGTTTTGTTAAATCGCCTTATCAATTAGAGAGATTCACGGACGAACAAATCCGTGAACTCTCCCTTTGTGCAAACGATCCAATTTATTTTATCGATACTCATTGTTGGGTACAACATGCAGTTCGAGGTAAAATACCTTTCAAACTTTATCGTTATCAACGTGATTTATTAAAATGCTATCATGAAAACAGATATAGTATTAATATGCTTGGAAGACAGATGGGCAAAACTGCCTGTGCGGCCGCATACCTAGTATGGAGAGCATTATTTGTTGCTGATAGTACAATACTTATTGCGGCACATAAATTTGCTGGTGCTCAAGAAATTATGCAAAGGGTTCGTTATACATATGAAACACTTCCAGAATTTCTAAAAGCAGGCGCAACTAGTTATAATAAAGGTAGTATAGATTTTGACAACGGAAGTCGTATCATGTCAGCAACAACCACAGACAATACCGGACGTGGTATGTCTATATCTTTATTATATGCTGATGAGTTTGCCTTTGTTAAGCCTAGAATTGCAACTGAATTTTGGACATCAATTTCACCTACACTAGCAACAGGTGGTAAATGTATTATTACAAGTACTCCAAACCAAGATGACGACCAATTTGCTCGTATATGGAAAGAAGCGGAAAAGAAGATTGATGACTTTGGAAATCCTAATACTGACCCTACACTAGGACAAAACGGATTTGCAAATATACAATTTAAATGGGACAGACATCCAGAAAGAGATAAAGATTGGGCAATGGAAGAACGTTCTAAAATTGGAGAAGAAAGATTTAGAAGAGAACACGAATGTGAATTTATTATTGCAGATGAAACATTAATTAATCCTTTAAAATTAGTAAACATGAAAAGCCAAGATGCAAAATTTAATTTAGGACAAGTCCGTGTTTACGAACAGCCTAATGCTACAGCATTTGTAATAGGATGGGATCCTTCATTAGGAACAGGCGGAGATATGGCCGCAATCGAAATATATCGTTTACCAGATGTTGTACAAGTAGCAGAATGGCAACATAATAAAACAGATATACAAGGCCAGTTAAGACAACTTGTTAGTATGTTACGTTGGCTAGAAACCGAATGCCCTGACGCAGAACTATATTGGTCAGTAGAGAATAATAGTATTGGTGAAGCATCGTTAGTTTCAATTAAAGAATTTGGAGAAGAAAACATTCCTGGTAACTTTGTACAAGAAGTAAGAAAGCCCGGACAAACAAAAGGAAGAAGAGGATTTAATACAACGCATAAAAGTAAAATTACTTCTTGTATGCGTTTGAAGAGCTATATTGAAGGCGACAAAATGACAGTAAGAAGTCATAACTTGTTAAGAGAAATGAAAAATTTTATTGCTAAAGGTTCTAGTTTTTCTGCTAAAGAAGGGGAAACTGATGATTTAGTAATGTCTACAATATTAGCATTAAGAATTATTGAGGTAGTAATGGCATGGGATATGCCAACATATGAATATCTCATAAATAGTGATACAGAAGAAGCAATTAAGCCTATGCCTATTGGCTTCTTATAAGGTAAATAACAGTATGGCAAATAAAGAAAATATATCATCTGACTTAGTTGGAACTTTAACAGGGCTTAGTCATAGTGTAGCACTTCGAGATGACGAAGGTAGAGCAACTGTTAATGCAGATGCTTCTATATACCTATACATTAAAGATAAAGGTATTCTTGTATTAGTTAAGAATGATGTCAAAGAAGTTGAAATTTGGTACGATCCTGCTTCAGCAGATATGGAATTTGTTAAAAACGAAATTAAACCACGGGTAACTACTACAGCTAGAAGATATCTTTATAGCACAACAACTAGAAGTTATGACGGAGAAATTAGACCTAAAGATTTTGTACACAGAACACAAACAAATGAAAGTAGGAATACAAGTAAATCCAGTTATCATCCGTTGGGCGAAACAAGAATTATTATTCGACACAATAAAAAAGTAGACGAAGAAAAACGCGGAGCTCGTAGCCGTAATATACAGGATGTTTTTATTGAACATAAAGGCGAAAGATTTAGATATCCGCACAAACATTTACTTGGTGCTAGAGTCATGGCATTACACGTTGATCAAGGTGGAAAGCCTTGGGATCAACTAGGCGAAAAAATTAACGAAATTAGCAGACGTAGAAAAGACATTATGGAATTATTGCGTTGGAGCAAGAAAATTGAACCGTCATCGCAACTTGAAGAAATTAAAAGTCGTGCAAAAAGTGAAGTATTATTGCTTCGTAGAATAATGGATAGTGCCGCTAGAACTGGTAAATTAGATCGTATTATTGAACATAAACTAGTAATTAGACAGCCAGTATCAGAATCAAATTTAAATATTATACGAAATACAAATGTTAAACTTAAATTAATCCCCGGGTTAGAAATTATTAGGCCAGAGGGGTTAGTTACTGAAGAACTTAATATACTAACTAATAAATTATTATGATCAATTGGCAGAATGCCTATAATACACCTGGATGGATGCTTTGGAGAGATTTAATACTTTTAGGCATCATTGCTAAACATACATCAGAAAATTCAAATTTTATAGAAATTGGTAGTTTTGTCGGACGTAGCACTATGGCTATTAAAGACAATTTACCAAAAAGCACTTGTTTAACAAGTATCGATCCATTATCAACGCAGATTTGGTCTGCGTATAAAATGGGTCCAGGTTGTTTAGGAGATCAAAAGAATAAAGAAGATTCTAAGATATACAACAACTGGAAAGAAATGGTAAAAATAGCACAAGAGCATGACAGCTGGATTCCTAGTTTTAAGTATTGTACAAATTTTGTTGAAAGTGATAAATGGAAGCTAATAACAAAAAGAAGTGACGAATACGAAATCCCACATGATATGAATATTGATGCAGTTTTTATAGATGGTGACCATTCCACCGAACAAGTTGAACGTGATATCTGTAAGTTTATAGATGCAGATCCAAATGATGAGATGTTAATGCTAGGGCATGACTTAAACCTAGATCACCATGACGACATATATCCAGCATTAGTTAGAACACAACGACACCCACATTATAGACATAGAAGGCGCATATTAGTACAGATGCAATTATCTGAAATATGGTTTCTTTGGCCTACAAAAGGCAAGTGGGCAACCCTTTTACCACAAATTATAAACGAAGTCAACCACGAAAGTGAATATTTCTCCTAAATACCGTCTAAAACGGATAAATGGACACTTGACTTTAACTAAGAAGATAAGTATAATTACAATGTAGGCCGGGAAGGTTTACGTTGTTTGGCTCATAAGATATGAACAAATTAAGGCTCATAATAAGGAGAAAATAATTATGGCAACTTTAGCAGAAATACGAGCTCGTCTAACCGAGCAAGCCGCAAAATCGGGCGGTTCAACTCAATCCGGTGATAACGGGCTTTTCGCCCATTGGAACATTCCAGAAGGAACATCCGCAGTAATTCGCTTTCTACCAGACGGCGACGAATCCAATACATTCTTTTGGAGAGAACGTTTAATGATGCGTTTTGAATTTCCAGGCATTAAAGGCCAGGATGAAAATCGCAAATGCATTGTTCAAGTACCTTGTGTAGATATGTGGGGAGAGTCATGTCCAATTCATGCTCAATTACGTCCTTGGTTTAATGATCCAAGCATGGAGCAATTGGCTAGGAAATATTGGAAGAAACGTAGTTACGTTTTTCAAGGACTTATCGTATCTAGTCCAATGGATGAAGAAAATGTTCCAGATAATCCAGTTCGTAGAATGATTATTAGCCCTCAGATTTTTACAATCATTAAGAGTGCATTAATGGACGTTGAGATGGAAGAGATCCCAACTGATTACGAACGTGGTACAGACTTCCGTATCAATAAAACCCAAAAAGGTGGTTATGCTGATTATAGTACCTCATCTTGGGCTCGAAAGGAACGTAGTTTAAACGAGGAAGAACTAGAAGCAGTTTCTAAGCATGGACTGTTTAACTTAGATCAGTTTATGCCTAAACGTCCTGGTAAGGAAGAAGTTGATATTCAACTAGAAATGTTTGAAGCGTCAGTAGACGGCAAATTGTATGATCCAGAACGTTGGGGCAATTACTATCGCCCTAATGGAGCAACCTTTGCTACTTCTACTTCAGCAACTAATCCAGCTCCGGCTACTCCGGTAGCAACACCTGCACCAGTAGCAGAAACGGCACCAGCACCCGTTGCAACACCTGAAGAAATGGGAGCAACCCCTTCTCCGGTAGCAGAAGCGGCTCCAGCGGCAGAACCAGCCGAAGCATCTGGTGAGAAGAAACCTAGTGTTGACGATATCTTAAGCATGATTCGTAACAGGGAAACTACAGGTCAGTAAAGTAATATAGGAAGTTCCGGCAAAAACCTCCGTTACGGTAACCAGCGAGGTCTTCCTAATTACATATATAGGAGAAGATATGACAAATAAAGCATTTGACGTTTCTAAGTTTCGTAAAAACTTAACAAAAGCCGTGCCTGGTATGAGTACCGGTTTTAATGATCCAAGAGATTGGATTAGTACAGGCAATTATTGCTTAAATTACCTTATGTCAGGTGATTTTACAAGAGCAGTACCCCTTGGCAAAGTAACTATGTTTGCAGGAGAATCCGGAGCAGGTAAATCTTTTATTGCTTCTGGCAACCTTGTAAAAAATGCCCAAGAACAGGATATTTTACCAGTTATCCTAGATACTGAGAACGCATTAGACGAAGATTGGTTAAAAGCATTAGGCATTAACACAGACCCAGAAAAATTAATGAGGTTTGGAGTTTCAATGGTTGATGAAGTTGCTAAATTTATCTCAGAGTTTATGAAAGCATATAAGGATGAGTATGGAGATCTTCCGTATGAAGAGCAAAAGAAGATTATGTTTGTTGTTGATAGTGTTGGTATGCTATTAACACCCACAGATATTAATCAGTTCGAAGGCGGAGATTTAAAAGGTGATATGGGTCGTAAAGCAAAAGCACTTACGGCATTGATTAAAAATACTGTAAACCGTATTGCTCCGCATCCTGTAGGTTTAGTAGTTACTAACCATACCTATGCAAGTCAAGATATGTTTGATCCGGACGATAAAATTACTGGTGGTGCAGGATTTGTTTATGCAAGTTCTATGGTTGTAGCAATGAAGAAGCTAAAACTTAAGGTAGATGCAGACGGCAACAAAACATCACAAGTACATGGTATTAGAGCCGCATGTAAAATTATGAAAACAAGATATTCTAAACCTTTTGAAAGTGTACAAGTAGAAATACCGTACACAACTGGTATGAATCCATATAGTGGACTTGTTGAATTATTTGAAGCACGTGGTTTTCTTAAGAAGGAAGGTAACAAATTAGCATACACTATGTTAAATGGTGATATTGTTAAGGAGTTCCGTAAGCAATATACCGGAGAAGTACTAGATAAAGTAATGCAAGACGTTATCGCTCGTGGACAAGAACTAGCATATAGTGGTACCGAGGAAGATATTATTGATCCTGATACAGGTGAGGTACTAGAAGAAGCCAACGCAGTAGCAACAGAGTAGAAAATGAAGGATTTGATGAAAAGAATAGGTCGTTATAGACTTATTTTAGATAGAAATAGTAACGAACCTTACCTGGAAAGATACTATCTATTCTTAAAGGATCGTGTAAACTTTCCTTTTAACATCTTCCTTCATAAGTTTCTTAGAAGTGACCCGGATGATTTACACGATCATCCGTGGTCATACTTCACTCTTATTCTTAGAGGCGGATATTGGGAGCATACGTTAGACGGAAAGTACTGGCGAGGACCAGGACACTTTAGAGTATGCAAGGCAAATAGCTATCATAGAATTGAAATAGATCCTAATGTTGATGTATGGACATTGTTTATGCCATTTAAGCAAAAACGAGAATGGGGATTTTTAGAAAAAGGTAAGAAATGGGTGCATCACAAGACATACTTGGATAAACTTGCTAAAAAAATTAACTAAGTATAGCGACTTGGTACCAAGTTTATTATGGAGAAAAAAAATATGAGTGATAATTCAGGAGAAATGTTAGCAGAAATATGGGTAGCATTAAAACCTTACCTTGATAAAAAAGATAGACCAGATGCCGCACAGGCATTTGTACGAGTTTCAGAAGAGTATATTAACCTAGAAATTCATAGAGAAGAACTAAACGAAGCAGGAACAGAAATTAATCATGCATTAAATGAATTACTAGGCGAAGATGATGAGGATTTTGAAGAAGAGGACTACTAAATGAGTACATGGTATAGAAAAGTTCAGTCAGATATCACACATTTACCAAATTGCATAGGGCATTTTGAGAATGAGATAGCTGAAGCCCGTAAAGAGCTAAAAATGAACGGAAGTCTCGAAAAAGCAAGTAGGGAAATGCCAGGACAGGTAGAATGGAGGTTTAATCAGCTACAAGAAATTGAAGCAATTCTCGAACATTTGAATATTGAGCTTAGGAAAGTACGATCTGCTAAATTTAGGCAGTTTACAGAGCATTACAACCGTACATTAAGCAGTCGAGACGCAGAAAAGTACACAGATGGGGAGCCAGAAGTAGCACAGATGGAGAATCTCATCAATGAATTTGCATTGTTGAGGAATAAGTTCATAGGACTTACAAAAGCCTTAGATGCAAAGTCGTTTCAGATCAATAATATTACTAAATTACGGGTTGCTGGACTAGAAGATGTGGAATTACGTTAAGTCATTGAATAATAACACAAATCTTTTTTTCAAAATCGTTTAAAATCAATGACTTAGTGGTCCATAAAAAGGTTGACCTTATGGTCCTTTTGTCTTATACTGTATAGACAATGAGGAAACAGATGGTACATACAGTAATAAAAAAAAGTTACAAAAAAGACAAAATAAAGGTTGACCTTTGGTCCGTTTTGTCTTATACTGTAAGTACAATAAGAGTTCAACCACGCGAAACGAAGGAAAATTAATGTCAGCTTTTATAAAAATTACAAATGGTAAGTATCGCACTTTTACAGTACATAACAAGGTACTGCAATTGGTAGCAGATTACAACGAAAAAGGCGGTTATGTAACTGTCGTTGCAGATGACTCCTTTGGTGAGTTTGCAGATAAACAAATCCGTGTTAAAGTTAAAAGCATGGAAGATATTACTCCTGCTAATGCTGGTGAAGCATTTAACAAGGATGATACTCCTATTAAAGAAGTACATGATGCAGAATATGATGCAAAACGTTTAGAAGAAATTGCAGAACGTTTTGAGATTCTAGAAGATATGACTGATGCCGCTATTGAAGGTACAGTTCGTGCAATGATTGTTGTAGGACCTCCAGGTGTTGGTAAGTCTTTTGGTGTTGAACGTACTCTTGAAAAAGCGGCTATGTTTGATAAAATTGCAAATATGGCTCCTCGTTTTGAGGTTGTTAAAGGTGCAATGAGTCCGATCGGTTTGTATTGTAAATTGTATCAGTATTCAGGTGCTGGTAATGTGCTAGTATTTGATGACTGTGATAGTGTTTTAATGGACGATTTGTCCTTGAACATTCTTAAAGCGGCTTTGGATAGTTCTAAGAAACGTATTATTTGCTGGAATACAGATTCTGCAATGTTACGTCGTGAAGGTGTTCCAGATCGTTTTGAATTTAAAGGTAGTGCTATCTTTATTACTAACATTAAATTTGATAATGTACGAAGTGCAAAACTTAAAGATCACCTTAGTGCTCTTGAGTCACGTTGTCACTATTTGGATCTTACACTTGATTCAGCATATGACAAGATGCTTCGTATCAAGCAAATAATGAGAGATGGTATGCTTAACTCATACAACTTCTCAGAAGAAGAAAACAAAATCATTTATGATTATGTTGAAACCAACCAGGACAGGCTCCGTGAGCTTTCACTTCGTACAGTGATTAAGGTTGCAGACCTTTGCAAGATGACTGGTATAGATGGTAAATGGAAAAGGCTTGCAGAAACCACAGTAATGAAACGAAGCTTCTAAAGGAGGTATAAATGTTTAAGAAATCACTTTTAACTATTGCTACACTAGCCCTTGTAAGTACAGGTGCTAGTGCGGCTGAGAAAATGGAGGTAAAGTACAAGGATAAGGTTTGGAAAACTGTAGTCGCTACTGATTCGATGTCCGATTCTTCTTATTGTAAAGTTACCTCGGTTAAGCGAAAACATATTACTGCAAATCCTAGTATGGTTTATGTTAACACAAAAACCAATGGAATTGTAAGTTATCAGATACGTTTAGATAGTAATCCGGCACTACCAAAGCAGACTTCTACGGTGCTAGAACGTGATACTGGATTTATTATGATCCCGTCTACCACTTATATTGGTAAGAGTAGAATGAGGATTGTAGGTACTTCGGTTAAAGGTAAGTCTATATTCGAAGATGTAGATTTGCAGTCATTGAATATGGCAACAAAGGCTTGCCTATAAAGAATATAGGTGTTGACATTCGCGTGGTGGCACCTATTAGTACCCTCCTTCGGGAGGGTACCTTTTTAATTCGGTAAACAAGAACATTGACTTTTAAGTCGTTTGAAAGTATACTATTAATATGTCAGGAATATGTACATTAGAAATAAGAGATGAGGTAAACGTTCGTTTTCACGAGCTATCGCCGAGTACTCGACGATCGTGTGAAGCAAAATTAAAATATATGTTGCCTTATGCATATCATGTACCAGCCTACAGGCTAGGAAGATGGGATGGTAAGATTGGATTTTTTACAGCCGCTGGATCAACGTATTTGAATTTGCTTGATCGAGTTTTACCTATATTAGATAACGAAGGCTGGAGTGTTGAGCTTGTTGATAACAGAATTAAACATAGTTTCGAGTTTGAGCAAGTTACCGAAGACACTTTTTCTGGCATTACTTGGCCTAAAGGACATGTTGCAGAAGGACAATCTATTAAACTTAGAGATTACCAGATAGAATGTATTAATAGGTTCCTTGCTAACCCGCATGGTGTACAAGAAATAGCAACAGGTGCAGGTAAGACATTAATGACAGCCGCATTGAGCTTAATGTGCGAGCCTTACGGTAGAACGTTGGTAATTGTACCTAACAAAGATTTAGTTAAGCAGACTCAAGAAGATTATATTAATTTAGGTTTAGATGTTGGTGTATTTTTTGGTGATGAAAAGGATGCAAATCATAAACATGTTATTGCTACATGGCAAAGCATAAATTCTTTAATTAAAAGATATAAAGATGGTAAGAGTAATGTTAGTATTGATATCTTAACAGATGATTTAATTTGTGTTATGGTAGACGAAGTACACATGGCAAAAGCAGATGTACTTCGTACAATGCTAACAGGTCCTTTTGCAAATATTCCTATTAGGTGGGGTTTAACAGGTACAATACCTAAAGAAGAACACGAATATATTAGTTTAATTTGTAGCCTAGGTGGAGTATTACATAGGCTACAGGCAAGCGAACTTCAAGATAAAGGTGTTCTGTCAAATTGCAATGTTAAGATATTGCAATATCAAGATAGTGTTGAATATAATAACTATCAAGAAGAACTGTCGTTTCTTACTACTAACAAGGAACGTATGACAGAGATAGCAAAGAAGATGGATACGATTAGTGATACAGGAAATACGTTGATATTAGTAGATCGGATTAAAACAGGTCAGATGCTAGAAGAAATGCTACCTGATTGTGTATTTGTATCTGGATCAATGAAAAGTAAAGATCGTAAAGCAGAATATAATGAAGTGCAGACACTAGACAATAAGATTATTGTTGCAACATACGGAGTTGCAAGTGTAGGCATTAATATACCTCGTATTTTTAACCTAGTATTAGTAGAACCGGGTAAGAGCTTTGTAAGAACTATTCAAAGTATAGGTAGAGGTATAAGAAAAGCAGAAGACAAGGACTTTGTACAGATATGGGATATTACTAGCAATGCAAAGTTCTCAAAAAGGCATCTAGGAAAACGAAAGAAGTTTTACGACGAAGCAAATTACCCACACGAAACACAGAAGGTAAAATATTAATGAACATTTTAACAGTAGACAATGAAACATATGATTTAGATAGACTTCCAACTGAAGTAGACGGAGATTTAAGGTATAGTGTATTAGATTATAGCAATGCCCAGGATGTAGACTATCTCTTTATACCTTTGGTATTCTTAGAAAGTTTTTCTTGCCCAGCCGCCGTGCTAAGGATTGGAGAAGCTGAAATTAAAATGCCATTAGACTGGAGTCTAATTATAGGAGAACCAGATCACGGAGAACCTGAGATTGTAAATATAATGAGTTTGAATGACAGAGGCTTTAATGCATTTGAGTTTAATCCAGTAACTGGGTATAAGGCAAATTGGGTTCCGGTAGAAATTGTAAATGTATACCAAGAAGTAAAATGGTATGTTCCTAAATTAAAGTTTGGTCATATTTTGACTGTACCATTGAACTCTGGTAAAGGATCTCCTTGTACATTTTTTCTCAAAGAGTCAACAAAGGTTCCTGAAGTACTTGACCTTAACAAGATTTGGTTTTAAATAGTATTATGCCAGCAAAGAAAAAAGCATCAGCAGTACATAAAGTTAATATACATGAGATAATGAATGCAATTGATTATCGTAATGGCAATTATTATACTGACTTAGATGATGAAAGTAAGAAGTCTGTTAGTACATATATGGCACAACGTTGGGCGAGCCAGGTACAAGGATCGCAGGAAATACAGGAACATTACTTGCTAATGGTTAACGATTTAAGCAATATTGATTATATTGCAACTACTAGCGGACATGAAGAATTACGTTATAGAGTTTTAGCATTGATTGGATTGGGACAAAAATTAAGGCATGAATTTGTTCCGCCTAAAGGAGCAAAAAAAGATAAACTCAGAGAATGGCTTTTAGAGTTATTGCCTCATTGTAATGATGACGAGGTAGAATTGTTTAGAGAAATTAACGACTCATCGGTTCTACAGGATATTGCAACGGCTAAAAACACGCCAGATAAAAAGTTAAAGGATTTGTTTAAATAAGCATGGGAAACGAATATCAGTGTAAATACTGTATGAAGAAGTTTGCTAGGGAACGTACTCTATCAAGCCATATGTGTGAAAAGAAAAGAAGGTGGATGTCAATAGATGAACCTTCATCTAGAATTGCTTTTCAAGTTTGGTACGACTTCATGAAGTATGTTGCTCCACAGACAAAGAAGGAAAGAAGCACAGACGATTTTATTCGTAGCCCAGATTATATAGGTTTTGTAAAGTTTGCTAATTACATTATAGAACTTAGACCCAATGAAACAAATAAATTTATTAAATGGTTGTTTAAGCATAGTGTTAAACTTAGTAACTGGAATAAGAGAGAAACGTATTCTCTTTATATACAAGAAAGTAGTAAGACTGAAACGGTTGAACGAGCAGTAGAACGCATGGTGTTGTTAATGAAGTCATGGAGCGAAGAAACCGGAAATTCTTGGGAACAATACTTCCAGGAGGTACCAACAGCAACAGCCGTGAATTCGATAGTCATGGGAAGAATTAGTCCTTGGATCATATATTCGTCTAAGTCTGCACAAGATTTATTAGATAGAATGGAACCAGGACAATTAGAGACGATAACAGGGAGCATAGACACAGAATGGTGGACAAGAAAAATCCAAAAGAGCCAGACGGAAGTGACTTGGTGCAACAAAATTTTGAATTAAAACAACATGTTGATAATTTAGAAAAGCTAGAAACTAGAATTATGCTTTTTGACGAAAAACTTAGTTTATTAGCAAAAGAAATGATTGATATGAAGAACAGACAAGAAGAGCTAATACAGATTATTAAGCAGGGATTAAGATGAGTAGGCCAGACGTAGATATCGACTTTGGTAACCGAGAAGAATTATTGCATATACTAGATGGAGTTCCTGCGATGATTTCTACTAACCAAGGTGCAACTAAACATAAGACTGGAGTATACTTTCATCCAGTTTCAGTTGATCCATTTACTGGTTGGTGCAACCTAGATCATAAAGAAGCAGAAGATGTAGGGTTCTTTAAGTTAGACTTGCTTAATGTAAGTTTTTATTCTAAAGTAAAAGATAAAGAACAGTTAGATAAATTAATTGCTAAGGAGCCTATTTGGGAGTTATTAACACATGATGATTTTTCTAGTCAGCTCTTGCATGTCAACGGACACGGAGATATACTTCGTGCAACAACTCCAACTTCTATTGAACAATTAGCCGCAGTATTAGCAATGATACGTCCTGCAAAACGTTATCTTATAAACAAGAATTGGGATACTATAATGAAAGAGGTTTGGGTAAAACCTAAAACCGATGAATATTTCTTTAAGAAATCTCATGCAACAGCCTATGCTATTATGATTGTAGCACAGATGAATCTACTATGCGAAGAACTAACTAATCCATCTTCTTAACAAGACTAATTTGACGTCTTTTAGTTCTTTTTACAATTACATTTTCTAAACTAGTTAAATGTCCAGCCAACATTTCAAAATCTTTGGTGGCATATGTTTGTAAGCAATATGAAAAGTTTTTCATTGTAGTTCTAAGAACAATATTAATTGGTAGTAACCGATTACTTCCCCACCACCATTCTTCACCTGCTTCAATAAATGCTAATTTCTCTTCTGATGTTTTTAAAAGGTCATACCGGTATACTGTAACAACAGTATTATCGCTATTTTGTATGATTCCGACAATTTCCTTATCTGCATAGCGAACTAAACTCATAAAAGGGAATTCTTCTAAAAATTGCTGTATTTTTGTATCCATATTACTACTTCTATTTAGTAGGAGGACCAGCCGGTTGTTTGTCGTAACTGATAAATAAACATATGGGAACATTAAACTCAACAGTCGCGAAAGCAAACTTAAACTATGCAGGTGCTGGAACCGGTGCTTCGTTAACAAGACATCATGCTTCTTATACAGATAGAACTATTAGGTGGTTTCAAGGAGTTGATAATCTATTAGATTTAACAATTTCTGGTAGTGATAGACGACCATTAAGTCTGCTACACAAAGAAGTCATGCTTATCCTATGGGATAACTACACCAGCACAACTATATTTAAAAGACGTGCAATTCCAACAGTAGCAGAAAACGGAGAAGCAAGATTAACCATTTATGCAAGAGATTTAATGACCTCACCACCAGGACGTTATATGTTAAGTGCTACAATAGTAGACGGTAGAGGTCTTGAAACAGCATTAACATGGGATCGTTCACAACGGGCTCATTGGGACGTTGAAATTATGGAGGCAGTAGTGCCAATAGGTAGATCTACCTTTGAAATTACAGAATGGCCTCAAGCAGTAACAGGAACAGATTCGTTTGCAAGTTCATCTACAAACGGTCCATCATATTATAGAAAAGATACCAGTCTATTTTCATCAGCAATATATGCAAGTAACTTTACTGGAACAGTTATACTTCAAGGTACTTTAGATGATGTAATCACTGAAGATACTTTATGGGCAGATTTGGTTCCTCAAGATTCAAACACTCCGATAATTACATATACAGGATTCACAGGAATTGATCCATTCAATTATTATGCAGGCGTAAGATGGCTTCGTACAATAATCACAACAGATGTCACTAATGCTGGTACATTAGATAAAATCCTAATTAGAGTATAAAATGAAATTTAAAAAACGTGAATTAACAGACCTCGAGAACCGTCTGGTGGCTTTAGCTACGATACCTACATCTTTAGGAATATATTATCTATTTCTTTTGTATATAATACCTTGGTTGTATGAACAATGGCCTATATTACAACATTACTTTTCAATGAAAATAGATCAAAACGGAATACATTTCTCTTGACATTCACCCAATAATATACTATAATAGTATTATGAATGTTGTAGAGTCTACACTCCGAGGTAATCTTCCTCCTTTAAAAACAAATAGTAGCGGTTGGCTGACTATGAATTGTCCTATGTGCATTCACAACGGAGAAAGCCGTCCTGATTCAAAAGGAAGAGGCGGTTGGCGTTTTGATAATGACAAAACAGCATACCATTGTTTTAACTGTGGGTATACAACTGGTTGGCGACCTGGAAGTAAGTTAGGTTTCAAGTTAATTAAGTTGATGCGAATATTAGGCATTGACGAAGCTGAAATACAACGACTTAAAATTTTGTTATGGGATCAAGTTATTGAGGAAGTAGCAGAAGAAGAACAAGAAGTGTTTAATAAGGAATGGCCAGAAATTCCATATCCTTTTGAACTAACAGATTTAAGAGACGAGGCTGTTGAGTACCTAACAGGTAGAGGTATATTTGAATTAGCAAAGTGGGAGCAAACAGATCAAATAGGAATGAAACAACGTATTATTTTACCTTATACAGATAATTCAAAAGTAGTTGGTTATATGGCACGTTGGATAGGCGATCCTCCTAAAGGAACTGCTAAGATGTTAAGAAAGTCTCCAGATGAATTTGTTTTTAATTTAGATAAGCAACCAAAGAAACGTAAATATACAATAGTATGCGAAGGTGAATATGATGCCTTAGCAATAGGCGGTGTTGCCATACTATCTAATAAAATTAGCAAATATCAAGCACAACTAATTGAGGATTTAGATACAGAACCGGTAATGTTAGCAGACAAAGATCCAGGTGGCAAGTCGTTAGTTGAAGATGCAATTAACTTAGGATGGAATGTTAGTTTTCCAGACTGGCCAGCAGGAATAAAAGATGCAAATGAGGCAATATTGCATTTTGGAAGAGTAGCAACCTTGCAAAGTATATTAATGGCGATTGAACACTCGCCTTTGAAGGTTAAATTATTAATGAGGAGATGGTGTGTATAGTTTAACGTTGATCTGGAAAGAAGGACAAAATGATAATGCCTTTTGGGAAGAGGTAATCTTATGGATGACTACAGAATTTGGGTTACCCTCATATAAAGTAAGTAATTGGAAGGCTAGACCAATAACACGTTGGGCATATCAATCATCGCTAGACGAGATGAGATTTAAATTCCGTAATAAAGAAGACCAAATGTTAGCAAAACTTAGATGGGGCAATGATGGCTGAAGATGAAATTAAAGAATATAGTTACGAATTACAGAAACTTTTTTTAGAGTTTCTTATTTCTAGCAGGGACTTGGCGGCTAGGTGTAATAATGTATTAGATCCAGAATACTTTGATCGTAGATTGCGACCAGCGGCAAAATTTATTAAAGAATACATTACAGAACATAGTAACGTACCTGATGCAAAACAACTTTCAGCAATTACTACTATAGAAATACAGGAAATTGGCGATAAAGCAGAAGAACATAAAAATTGGTTCTTAGATGAGTTTGAAGGATTTTCTAGACATAAAGCACTAGAAGGTGCAATTTTAACTAGTGCTGATTTGCTTGAAAAAAGTAATTATGGAGAGGTTGAAAATTTAATTAAGTCCGCAGTACAGGTTGGCCTTCCAAAAACATTTGGCACAAATTACTTTGAAAATCCTAAGTCCAGATTAGAAGGGCTTAAAGATGCAAATGGACAGTTAACAACCGGTTGGGCAACTGTTGATAATAAGCTATATGGTGGATTTAATAGAGGAGAACTAAACATTTTTGCAGGTGCATCTGGTGCTGGTAAGAGTTTGTTTCTGCAGAACTTAGGATTAAACTGGGCAAAAGCAGGATTGAATACTGTCTACTTTAGTTTGGAGTTAAGTGAGGGGTTGTGTTCTATGAGAATGGATGCAATGCTAACCGGAACATCTACTAGAGATGTTTACAAGAAAATTGATGATATTGATTTAAAAGTTCGCATGATTGGAAAGAAAGCAGGATGTTTACAGATTGTACAGTTACCAAATAGTGTTACTGCCAACGATCTATTAGCATGGATTAGAGAGTTTCAAACACAAAGGAAAGTACAAGTTGATGCAATACTTGTAGATTACTTAGACTTAATGATGCCAGCAGGACAAAAAATTAGTGTTGCTGATTTATATATTAAAGATAAGATTGTTAGTGAGGAATTGAGAAACTTAGCAGTTACTGAAAATCTATTATTTGCAACTGCATCGCAGTTAAACAGAAGTGCAGTAGAAAGTGTTGAATTTGACCATAGTATGATTGCTGGTGGTTTAAGTAAGATACAAACAGCAGATAATGTGTTTGGTATCTATAGCACTCCTAGTATGCGAGAAAGAAATAGAGTACAACTACAGTTTATGAAGACAAGAAGCAGTAGTGCAGTAGGACAAAAACTTGAATTAGACTTTGATCCAACAACATTACTAATTTCTGATTTAGCAGAAGATGCTGAACCGGTTGCAAGTTCAGCAACTACGGTGTTTAATAAATTGCATAAAACATCTAGTACAATAGTTTCGCCAGCAGAGCAACCACAAGCAACATCTTCTTCTGTTAATAGGGATAAACTTAGAGGATTAGGATTAACGAGAGATGTCTAAATTTTCTTTTTCATCTCTTGGCGGAATAACATCTGGAGTTTCTTCAGCAGTCTCACCGTCATCAAATTCTACATTTGGATCGTCTTTAGCATCTGATGTTGCAGATAGGTTATAATTCTGAATGGTATTTCTTAATCTAATAGTTAATGCGGCATCATCAGCAATAATATCAGCCATTGCTATAAAAGCAACTGTAATTAATTTCATTTCGCTTGTTCCCATAGGAGCACCACTTCGCATTTTGTTTAGTGCTTGTACAAACCTAGATTGTAATTCATCACTAACTAAAGGTCTTAATGTAATTTTTAAGCGATTTAATTCAGTAGTAGTAATGTCATGGGATACATTGCCTGTTGTTTTTGATACTTTTTCCTTAGGAGGATTGTTACCAACTGATCCGTCAGCACCTGGTGTTGACGAAAAATCTTCGTTAATAACAGATAAACGATTAATAAATTCACGTATTTCTTGGGCAGATGTCATGTTTTCAAATGTCTCCTATGAATGTATTTACCATAAATAGAGTTACTATGCAAATAAAAACTAAATCAATTCTAGAAGAAATTACAACGATTGTTCCTAAAAAGGACAAGCATTTAATGGTAGAAGGTCTTGCAGTACAAGCTCTTGCTAGAATATCAAACTTGATGAGGGTCATTGAAACTTCATATCCGCCGGATCAAGCACAAGATTTAACTAGACGTTTGCAACTAGCTATTAAAAATGGAGATCCTAAGAAGTTCACTCGAGGTGTTAGGATAATTAAAGAAAACGAAAATAAATAAACAAAATGAAGATTAAAGACTTAAATGAAAATGATAACTTTCAGATTGACGAAGGCGTATTTGGCGATTTAGCAAAACGAGTAGTTAACAAAACAAAAGATGTTGCTAACGGTGTTGGACTTGCTGTTCGCGGACAAGGAGCCAACGAGTTTGCTAAACTTACTAACCTAATTGATCAAAAAGCAGTACAGATGTTTAATACTGCTAGACCAGGCGAAAAAGATGCAACTGGTAAAGACTTACCTTTAGGTGATATCGTAAAGATGGTTGGTAAAGCAATTATGCAGGCAACTAACAATGCAGTTGGTACAAAACAGTTATTAGTTTATATCAAAGAAAATAAAAGAGAAATTATTAAGAACGTTAATGTAGCAGATAGAGGCGCCGCTGGAGCAGATCAAATGATTCAGTTAATGTTACAAGGTGGTAGTGCTACAGCACCTGAAGGCTTTGGTGTTGAAGAATGTGTTAGATCAATTTCATTGATTTTTTCTGTTACATTTTTACATATGCAAATCGAAATGGGACAACCTGGACAAGATCAACAGGCAGGCGGACCTACACAAACACCAAGTGAAGCTGAAAAGGCAATGGATGATAACCCAGAGTACCAAACAGAATTAAAAACATTCGAACAATTAACTACTAAACTTGCCGGAGAGTTATATACACCTGGTAATGCATTCTTAGCAAACATACAAGCAAATAATGAATTTCCTGCAAAGCAAGAAGCATTTATTGTTGGATATGCAACAGCCGTTAAAGCAAAATACTTTAATGCAGATTTAAAAGCATTGGAAACTGCCGCAAACTCAACTACACCAGAATCAGTTATTGACGACAACCAATGGAGAGCATCTTTCTTTGGACATATTTCTCCGCAAGTAGCTCAGCAAGTACAACAAAATGCAGACGTTACATCAGCAATACAAACTTTTAAAAATGATTTAGATTCTATTACTACTTCTTTTGCTAAATTAGCATTTATTGAAAAGACAGCAAACGAAGTAGCAAATGTTGACGCAACAATGAAAAAATTAATTGACTGGGTTGAAAAAGCAATTTCGCTTATTAAGACATTACAATTAGGTAAAGCAGGCGGAGGAGCAACAAGTGCTACAACACCACAAGCTGGTAAACCTGATGACGAAGAAGTTTCTAGTACTACTCAAGGTGGTCCAATGGACGATCCAAATCTACCTAACTGGGAAAAGGTTAAAATGGGATATGATGCATTAGATGCACAAGGGCAAGAAGCATTAGTAAAGGCATTGTTTAACAAATGAAAATAAAAAATATAAACAAAAGAACAGCATTACTTGAAAGTGTATGTTATGATTTAGATAAAGAGCAACGATATATTGTTGAAGGAGTAGTATCAGCCTGGGACGATTTACTTGAGGTTGAGTTAAGACAAGATCAAATCAATAACTTATTTCCTTTAGTACAAAAGTTATCAGACGAAACAGGTAAAAATAGAACGGCAGTAGGATTAACAAAAGATAAAATTGTAGATACAACAAAAGCCGCCAATGAATATTTAAATAAAGTTGGAAAATTATTACAAGATACAAAACCAGTAGAAAATTTTGATAATAAATTTGAAAAATTAAAAACAGATATTAAAACTAAACTAGGTGCAGATAGCAAAATTACTACTGGGATAGAAAATTTAGGCAAATATGCTAAAATGAACCCTGGTAAAACAGCATTCGCTATTGGTGTTATGACTGCCTTAGTTGGTATTTCAACTGGTGGAAGTGCAATAGCTATTGGTGTTGCCGCTACACTCTTAAAAGGTTCTGTTGAAGTACTCAAAGGAGAGAAATTATCTACCGCTGTTGGAAAAGGATTAAAGACAGGTGTTATTTCTGGACTTGCCGCAGGTGCATTTAATGCAGTTGGCGATTGGTTGTCAGGTTTACAGGCAGAGGTTGTACCATTTGAAGGATTAGATCAAATTACTTTTGATGTATCAGGTACAGATGTAATGCCAGGATTTGAATGGAAAGGCTCTATGAGTTTTGAGAATCTAACCGTTCTTCCTTCTGATGCAGATTTAGCTGGACAGTTAGTAGCAGAGTTTGCTAAAGGAGATGCATCAGCATTTGATGCCTTAGCAGAATTGGCAAAGAAGTCGTTTACACCAGAGTATACAGAGCAAATGGCACAATTTGTATCAAATGCAAAAGACATTGCTTTACAAAATGATGCAACTTATCAAGCCATTGTACAAATTCAACAAGGAATAGCATCAGCCGCCGGCGGTGCAGTAGCAGGTAAGAGTGTAAGTGATGATAGAGGAGAAGATCAACAAGAGTTATTTCAATCGTATACTAATAATGGAATTTTATTAACAGAAAGAAGAATTGAAAGATTGTTTGATACTGTAGGGTATTACAATACAAATCCAAATATTGAATTTTTAGGCGAAGGACCAGTTTGGGATACCATTAAGAAAGATGCTATTGCAAAAGCAAAAGAACTTGCTAAGCCAACTGTAGATAAAGCTAAAACAGTTAGCGGAAATACAATGAATGTTGTTACAGCAGATAAACTTAAAAAAGCATGGAAGACAGCAGGAAGTCCAACTGACAGTGAAGTGCTTGCAAGGTTCTTAGAAAAAAATAAAGTATCTCCTGACGTTATTGCAAGTGCCTATAAAGATTTAAAACTTCCAGATCCAAATGACGATTCGTCACCAGAAGAAAAAGAAGAGAAGGAGTTAGCACTCCGTAAAACTCCACAGATGAAAGACGGACAATATGAGTTAGATCTTGCTTCATTGCCACCAGCAGTAAGGCAAGCAACAAGCAATTTATGGGACGAGTTTAATAAACTTACTCCACAGGAACAAGAAAAGTTTAAAGCAGATCTAAAGAAATCGGAAAATATAACATGAAGATAAATGAAGTTATAATACAACATAAAAAAGTAATAACAGAAGCAAAAGCAAGAATTGATCATCCTGAAGATATTATCTTTGATGACAACGGAACACAAGGTGCAATGAGAGCTCTTGATGCGATGGTACATGCTTCGCAAAATCACGGAGAGACAACTTCAATCAAATGGGACGGAAGCCCAGCAGTAATTTTTGGATGGATGGATAAAAATTCTTTTATTGTAACAGATAAAGCAGGCATGGGTGCAAAGAAATATAACGGAAAGCCTACTAGTGCCGCAGATGTACAGTCTATGATTTTTAACAGAAGGCCAGACGAAGAAGGTAGGCAGTATTATGCAAATAAGTTTGCAAGCATATATGAACTGTTAAAGAAGGCAACTCCAAAGAGTCTAGTTGGCCAAATGATACAAGGTGATTTACTTTATATGAGTGCTGATGATATTGTTCATACAGACGAAGATGTTACATTTGGTCCAGTTAAAGTTAGATATACAATTGACAAAGATAATCCAGTAGGTGCTAGAATTGCCAAAAGCCAATGTGGTATAGCAGTACATAGTGTTTATGATTCTGTTGAATCTGCTAGTGCCGCAGACGGAGAACCATCACCGGTAACTCCTAAATCTTTAGGATTGAAGGATAGTCCAAAATTAGTAATATTTGGTCCAGAAACACAGATACCAACAGATACTGAAATTTCATTACCGATGTCAGAAGTAGAATCCTTAAGAAACTTAATTAAAAGCGGTCCAGCACAACTAATTGATGATATGTTAGATCCGTTTACTATGGGTAGTCTTAAAATAGCAAACTTACCAGAATTATTTAAAAAGTTTGTAAACTTTAAAGCCAGAGGCGGAGAAGATATTGGCTCTGCACCTGAATTAGCAAATGAATTTATCAAATGGATCGAAGGTCCAGCAGGATTAACAGACAATAAGAAGAAAAATGTGTTATCGCACCTAGAACAATATAAAGCACCTTTTGAAATGGCTTGGCGTATTGTTTCTGCACTAAGTAATATAAAGCATACAATTAAGGATCAGTTAGATACTCATGTAACTGGAATTAGAACAAACAAAGGCCACGAAGGTTTTGTATCTGCTACACCGCATGGTAAGATTAAATTTGTTAATCGACCAAACTTTATGAAGAAGGACTAAAGACATGGCTGAAAAGTATACAGCAACTGAATGGGCAACAATGGAAGGTGGGCATACCGTAGAACCTCTTACAGAAGATTCGTTTTCTTTTATCAAAGATAATTGTAACGAAAGTAAAATGTTTCGAAACACACATCTTAATTCTTTGACATTAAGAGATGCAGTTGATGCCGCCTTTTTAAATATGACAACATTGTATATGTTATCATGTGAATTTGAAACTGCTCCGTTTGCTCAAGATTATGCTAGAAAAAGTATGATATTTGGAAACTTTAGTCAAAGTCGTGTTAGTTCAACTGATTTATACCAAGCATTACATATGTCAATATACAAAGACACTACACAGGGAGGAAAACTTAAAGCACCTGAGCAAAATGCCGCTTTAAGAGTTAGACTTCATATCAACGAAAAGATGGTTAAAGACTTTTTAAGAGGTATTGCATCCGGACGTTTAGATAAAACAACTGCAAAAAGACTTATGTATAGGCTTGAAAGCCAAATGAATATTACTATTAGTAACTATAAAAGTTTACGCAGGTTAATTACAGATTGGGAGCATCTTACTACCTTCCAAAAGCAAACCTGTGTAACTAGATTACTACAGTATTATAGAACAAGAGGCAGACGTAGTGATATATTTGCAACTCTTTCAACCTTTGCTAATCATAAGTCATGGGAATTAAAAGCAAAAGATAATGCAGAAGTTAAAGCAGTAGGACCGGCAAACGCAGTACACGGTACTAGTTCTTCTAAAAACTTTATATCAAGTATTGCAAAGGTAGGCGGTGCTGGAGTAGCAGGTTATGCCGCGGCGAGATTACTTGGCCGACTAAGGTAGTAAAATGACAGCAGTTAGTAAAAGATCTTGGAGTATTCCTGGCTCTCATTTTGGTGGAGACCCAGAATTCTATTCTTGTTGGACGTTATATGATATAAGCAATGACGAAGGACAATCATCAGAAAATTTAGAAAAACTTATGGGTATTGCAACAGTAAGATCTCAGCCTATTCTTGCTGGAGTAGAAATGATTATTGACCAAGATATCACAAACGGGCTATTTGGCAGTAAGTTTTCAGGAAAACATAATGTATGGACTTACAAATGGATTGTCGACAAAGTAGGTATCATGACAGAAGACACACTTAACAAAGAAGCACATGGACTTACTATGCATGTAGGGTTACAAGAAACTGCTAAGTTAACTAAGCAGATATATACCAGGGGTGTTAATACAAACATGTTCTTTGTCCGGCATGATTCCTTATAAAGTCATAAATATCTAGTAAACAAAAACATAGAATCAAACAACTCATACTGGCTCACATTGGCACTTTACGGACACTAAGCAGACTAACCTGCAAGAGCAACCCAGTCTATATTGCACTCAGTAAAGATAACAATAATGAATAAAAAAATTAAAGTAGTATCCGGTGAGGCCGAGAATTTACAACTTCATGTTGAGCTATGTGCTGAACGTTATAATCGTATGGAAGAGAAATTCACTGGTTTAGAAAACAGATTAGATTATCTCCAAAACGACTTCACAGAATTAAAAGAAAAAGCCGATTCAAATTTTAATGACCTAAAAGACTTAATCCACCAAACTGCTAATAAGAGATTTAACACCATGGTTACAACTACTGGTACTGTAATTGTTGCCTTAATAGGTATGCTAGGTTATATAATTATTAATAACTAGTATTGGAGGCTTTAATGGAGATTTTAGTAGAATCAAGAATAGTATGGGCAAGATCCGGTAACAAGGTAAAACGTAAAATACGTTGTACTACCGGTAAACGTCGTGGCCGTATTGTCAGCACAGTCGGAGCCTGTAATAAAAGAATAGATATTAAAAAGAGGTATATCTTTAAACGTGCAAAGCAACGTTTTAAGTCTAGAATGTCTATTAAGCGTCAAAGAACAAAACGTTATAATCCAATTTCGAGAAGAGTCAGACGATTAAACAGGCAAAAAGGGCATCGTAACCCTATTAGGCCAGGAATTGGACGTAAAACAACGATAAAAAGAAAATAGTTATATAGTCTTATTTGGCTAAATAAAACAATAAACAGATACCAGGAGGTTTAATATGAAGTTTAACGATATTTCCAATAATACAAGTCCAGCCCAAGCCGCTCGTGACGCATTATTGAAGCAAAGCATTGAGATCGATGAATCAGTTCAAGGATCCAAGCTAAGAGATCACTTAGGGGATCTACAAAAAGAACTTGATACATTATCAAGCAAAGGTGGAGAAGAATACACTCGTGCAGTTTTACATAAAGCAGTCTATGAAGATTTAGCAAATGTAGATGCGGAGCCTATTTTTGAAGCAGAGCTTGGTGACGAAGATATTGAGCAAGCAGAAATTATTATTGCCGCTAACGGTCTTAGTAAAGAGTTCCAAGGCATGATTGAAGATTGTGCTGATATGCTCGGAAGTGACCTTATTACATTAGTTGATCAGATCAAATCTAAGTTTGGCGATGGAGCTGGAGAACAATTTGGCACCTCAATTAGAGATTCATTGCAATCCGCAATGGACGTTCTTACTACAACTAAAGACGGCGTTGACTCTGCTATTAATGGACTTAAAGATCCAATGTCTATACCAGCAACTGATGATGCAGGAATGGATGATATGGCAGACACAGGAATGGATGATGAGGCAGTTATGCCTGCTATGTCCGGACCAGAAGAAGAGCCAACCGGTAGGGAACTAAAGAGTGAACTTGAGTGAGATAACATCAATTGATGGTGATTTTGCTAGTGCAATAAAAATGTTCTTGATAAGAGCATCATTAGATGGCAAAGATACCTTACCAATGGAAGAACTTGTTGGAATGTTAGCAAAACTTGGGTTTCAAGCCAATGGACAAGAAACTGGAATTAGGAATTACATTACTACATTAAAAGGCAAGAATCCTGATTTAGTTTCCGACGTTAATGATACAGATGTAATTTTAACAACAATGCCAAGCGATCCTGGTGACGCTGAAGACAATGAAGAAAAAGTTGATGACATGGCATTACAGAACGCAAAGGCAGACTTAGGAATATGAGTAGAATATTTTATACAGCAACAGAAGCAAGATCTCAGGCACTTCAAGACCTGGTAATCTTAAACGAAGTAAGAGATCTAGAGATTGCAGTAATAACAGCAACCGGAACTGGTGCTGTTGAAACCGAGGTGGTCACCACAACCACCATGGCCGCTCTTTCCACCGATGCAAATTTTGTTACAGCATCAGAATATTATGATACTTTACAAGGTACAAGAGATGATAGACAAAAATCTTTACAAATAACTAAAGTTATAAAGTACTTTGAAGACTTAGGATATACTATAGATCCAGTAACTAACCAATCCACCAGTACTACCTTTAAATGGAAGATTTCCTGGTAATTTTCTTCTTGACAATGTAGTAAAATCCTGTTATACTTAACAGATGATAAAACATAATCTAATATACGACTATAAAAAATTAAATAGAATAGACGGTAAGCAACGTTTATACGAAACACCTGCTGGTGATAAAGTACCAAGTGTTACAACTATCTTATCAAAAACAGGCGACAATAGTGGTCTTATTGCTTGGCGTAAACGTGTCGGAAATGAAGAAGCAAATAGGATTTCAAAAGAATCAACTGGCTTAGGAACACTAGTACACACTCATGTTGAAAACTATCTACTAGGAAAAGAACGTCCGGGTGGTAAGAATCTTGTACATGAAATGGCTACAAGAATGGCAGATAAGATTATTAACGAAGGTTTGCCAAGTGTAACAGAAGTATGGGGAATGGAAGTTCAGTTATACTTTCCAGGTTTATATGCAGGAACAACAGATCTAGTTGGAATGTACGAAGGTGTTCCTGCAATTATGGATCATAAGACGTCTAAAGCATTAAAAAAAGAAGAGTGGATGGAAGACTATTTTATTCAGACTTGTGCATATGCTTTAGCACATAATGAATTGTACGGAACAGATATCAAAAAAGGTGTACTTTTCATGACCACAAGAAATGATAATTATAAAACTTACATTATAGAAGGTAGTAAGTTTAAACAATATACAGAAAAATGGCTCGAAAGAGTGGAAACTTTTTATAGCAGATAAATAAGAGACTGGCGGTAATGTACGATCAAACTTTTTGGGAGACAGATAAGCATAACAGAATGCTACTCTGGAGGAAATGGAGGAGAACTTTAGAAGACCTTCCCCAATCCACTCTATATAATACTATTGCTATGTGGTGGAAGATGGTTCCTATGTCAAATAATACTATTGATATATGGGATCAGGAATCATGGCCATCACCGTGGGAATTAATAGTGTTTCCTAGTTTTTGTTACCCCAGTAGAGGACTAGGAATTTACTATACACTTGCTTTGATAGGTATACAAAGCAACTTAGTACTTGCCCAAAAGGATAGTGAAACAACTCTTCTGGTGACATTAGAAGATAAAAAACTGTTAAATTACTATGAAGGAGAAGTTCTTGACACTTCTCAATATTCATATGAAGAATTAAAAATTTTCGCTCCGGCTGATATGTACAAGCTGGTTAAAGTATAACTGTATTGCATGGTGTAATAGAAATAAGTACTCTACAAAGAAATATAAAAGGATAACAAAATGAACGAAACGGTAAATGTAGTAAAAAGAAATGGATCAGTTGAACCATTAGATATCAACAAGATTCATGTAATGGTAGAAGAGGCATGTGAAGGACTAGCAGGAGTAAGTGTTTCCCAAGTAGAGATGAATGCAGATTTACAATTTACAGATAAGATTGCAACATCAGATATACAAGAAATTTTAGTAAGAAGTGCAAGTGACTTAATTAGTTTAGATCATCCAAACTATCAATATGTTGCGGCTAGACTTTTATTATACGGTCTCCGCAAAGATGTATTTGGTAAGTTTGATTATGCTCCTCTTTATGACCTAGTAAAAGAAAATGTTAAACAAGGAGTATATGATGCTGAGTTATTAGAAATTTACTCAGAAGAAGATTGGAATCAACTTGATACATATATGAATCATACAAGAGACTTAGACTTTACATTCGCTGGAATGAGACAAGTAGCTGACAAATATCTAGTACAAGATAGAAGTTCAGGACATATATACGAAACACCACAATATATGTATATGTTAATTGCCGCAACTATTTTTGCAAGTTATCCTGATAATAAAAGGTTATCATATATTCGCCGTTACTATGATGCTATTTCTACATTTAAAATTAATATTCCGACTCCAATTATGTCGGGTGTTCGCACTCCAATAAGACAGTTTGCTTCTTGCGTTCTAGTTGACGTAGACGACACATTACCTTCGATCTTTAATAGTTCTTCTGCCGTTGGATATTACATTGCTCAACGTGCTGGTATTGGACTTAATTTAGGTCGTGTTCGTAGTATTGGATCTAAGATTCGTGGTGGTGAAGTAGCACACACTGGAGTTATTCCTTTCCTAAAAGTTTTTGAATCAGTAGTGCGTTCATGTACACAAAATGGTGTTCGCGGTGGAAGTGCTACAGTACATTTTCCTATCTGGCATAAAGAGATTGAGGATATTATTGTACTAAAGAATAATAAAGGAACGGAAGATAACAGAGTCCGTAAGCTCGACTATTCAATTCAGATCAGTAAGATCTTTTATGAAAGGCTAATTGAAAGTAAACCAATTAGTCTTTTTTCACCTCATGACTGCCCAGGATTATATGAGGCATTTGGTGATAATGATGCATTTGACGAATTATATTTAAAGTATGAAAAAGACAAAAGTATTCCTAGGACTGAAATCCCAGCATATGAATTGTTTACAAGCATTTTAAAAGAACGTGCAGAGACAGGACGTATCTATATTATGAATATAGATCATTGTAACCATCATAGTAGTTTTGATGCTAAAGTTAGAATGAGTAATCTATGTCAAGAAATTACTTTGCCAACAACACCTATTCAAGGTCTTGAGGATGGTGCTGGAGAGATTGCATTATGTATCTTAAGTGCTATCAATGTTGGAACATTAAGAAACTATGATGATTTAGAAAATTTATGTGATTTAGCAGTTCGTGCTTTAGATCAGATAATTGATTACCAAAATTATCCGGTTAAAGCCGCAGAGCTATCCACTAAGGCAAGGCGTAGTTTAGGAATTGGATATATTGGACTAGCACATTATCTAGCCAAAAGAGAATTACATTATAGTGATGACAAAGCCGCTCAAGAAGTTGGACGTTTAACAGAGGCTTTTCAGTATTATCTAATCTCGTCAAGTGTTGAATTAGCAAAAGAGAAAGGTGCTTGTTCTGCATATAATGAAACAAAATATAGTAGAGGTGTTTTACCTATTGATACATATAAAACTGACATTGATGAGTTCTTAGGAACCAAGTTAGAGTTAGATTGGGAGGAGTTAAGAGCAAAAGTTAAAGAACATGGTATGAGACATAGTACATTATCAGCTCAGATGCCTTCAGAGAGTTCTTCTGTTGTTAGTAACGAAACAAATGGTATTGAACCACCAAGAGCATTTATGAATACTAAGAAAAGTAAGAAAGGTCCGTTAAAACAGATCGTACCACAGTATAATAAACTTAAAAACAACTATAGTTTCTTGTGGGACGAAGGAGTCAATCAAGGCTATATTAAAATTGTTGCCGCAATGCAAAAGTTCTTTGATCAAGCAATTAGTGGCAACTGGAGTTATAACCCTAAGTTATATGAAAATAATGAAGTACCAATGAGTGTTATGTTTAATGACTTATTAACAACTTACAAATATGGTTGGAAAACAAGTTACTATCAAAATACTTACGACTCAAAAGGAGAAGACGAAGAATTATTAGGTGAGGTTCCTGAGGAGTTTACCCAACTTGCGGAGAACCCAAGTATTGTAATAGAAGAGGAAGAGTGTGAGGCATGCAACATTTAAAGAAAACCGTATTTAATAAAAATAAAGTAGATTATACAAAACAACCGATGTTTTTTGGTGAAGAATTAAACTCTCAACGTTTTGATGAGTTCCGTTATCCTGTGTTTGATAAGTTAACACAAACACAACTTGGATATTTCTGGAGACCAGAAGAAGTTAGTTTACAAAAAGATAGAAGTGATTATCTAAACTTTACTGATTCTCAGAAGTTTATTTTTACAAGTAACTTAAAGTATCAAACGTTACTCGATAGTGTTCAAGGTAGAGGTCCGGCGATTGCATTTGTACCTTATTGTTCGTTACCCGAGCTAGAAGCATGTATGATTACTTGGGATTTCTTTGAAACTATTCATAGCCGCAGTTATACTCATATTATTAAAAACATATATCCTGATCCTAGCGAGGTTTTTGATACTATTCTTGACGATGAAAAAATTGTTGCTAGAGCAGAAAGTGTAACAAAAGCATATGATGATTATATCAATGATGCACAATATTACTCAGCCACAGGTAAAGGTGATTTACGAGAAATTAAGAAAAAATTATATCTAGCAATGGTTAATGTTAACGCATTAGAAGGTTTGCGTTTTTATGTATCTTTTGCATGTACCTTTGCATTTGGTGAATTAAAAACAATGGAAGGTTCTGCTAAGATTGTTAGTTTAATTGCTAGAGACGAAAGTCAGCATTTAGCAGTTAGTACACATATTATTAAGAATTGGATGAAAGGTGATGATCCAGAAATGGTTTCTATTGCTAAAGAATGTCAAGATGAAATTGGACTCATTTATGATAAAGTAGTAGAGGAAGAAAAGGAATGGGCAGATTATTTGTTTACAAATGGTTCTATTGTTGGACTAAACGAAAAACTATTACATATGTTCATTGAGCATACTGCAAACAAAAGACTTAAGAGTTTAGGATTACCAATTCGTTATAACCAGAGTCCAAACGATAATCCGTTACCTTGGACACAACATTGGCTTTCAAACAAAGGAGTACAAAATGCTCCGCAAGAAACAGAAATTGAAAGTTATGTTATTGGTGGAATTAAACAAGACGTAGACAAAGACACATTTACAGGATTTAAATTATAATGTTAGTATCAACTAAAACAAGAAAAAAAGGAGATGTGATCTCTATAAAACTATCAAATGGCGAAGAGCTTATTTCTAGTTTTGTCGAAGAACAGGATACACATCTCCTTATTGATAGGCCAGTAGTTTTACAATCTGGTCCCAAAGGAACTCCAGCTTTGATGCCGTTCTTTATGACAGCATCACCTGATGCTACAAGAGACATACAGTTAAGCAAAACTCATATTGTTATGATTGCTGATACTGATGCTCCTTTAGCCAAGCAGTATACCTCAGCAATGTCAGGAATTATACAAACAGGAGCCATTCCAGGGTTGCAAGTTTAATAAATACTTGTATGACTGAAGTTCACAGAGATACAGATTCTAGAATATGCGGAGCACAAACCGTTGTTGCTGGTAACTCAACTGTCTTTGCAAATAATTTACTGGTAAGTGTTGATGCAGATCCTAATTCACACGGCTCCGGCAGTATTATTGCAAGTACAAAAAATGTTTATGCTCATAACAAACTAATTGTTGAGAACGGTGATGCCGCTAACCCGGATTCATTATGCCCAATACCACCTCATTGTGGCCCAGACACTAGTTCAGGGTCTCCTAATGTATTTGTAGGAAGTTAGCATGGTTAATATTCCAGTAATCCCAGGAGTCAATGTTCAAACACAAGGAATACTCAATAAGTCTATTAAAGACATAATTTGTGCGATACTCTTTGGCGGTATTGGAAACCTTTTAAAAGGAAATATCATATGTATTGAAGCAAATATAAACGAGATGCTTGAAGATGCTGGATATGCTAACTTATATGATATAAAAGACGAATTAAGATTACTACAAGATGAAGTTAAAGCATTTAACGACCATTTAGGTATAAATGATATAACGCAAAGGATTAATGATGCGTTAGCAGAAGTAAGATATCTACTAAGTCTAGGAGGATTATGTCCTGTTCCAATTAAGATACCAAATATTAACGGAGATATATTAGATCAAGTCACTGATAATGTTTTTAATAACTTACAAGGTGTATTAAGTGCATTTGGTCCATTGCTAAAACCTAAAATTTGTATTGATGCACAAGGAAGAATAAACACAGGATCTTTTGATCCAGGTAGTATACTTGATAATATCAGGAAAGCATCACAAAATGCGTTAAATGCTGGAAGTGTAATACCATCAAGTATTACATCAGGCTTTAATAACCAAATAAGCGGTGTTACAAGCAGTATTAAACAGGCAAGGGCAATAGAACTATTTCCAGACTTTAGACACAAGCATAACTTATTAACAGGAGCACCTGTTGTTGCTGGACAACCAGCGATAACTATTGCCGCTAGACCATCAGATGCTGATATTGCCGCAGTAGCTGGACTTTCGACTACAAGTGGCCCAGCATTTGAGGCCGCAGGAGCCTCTTATCCTCCTCAAGGAAATCCTAATTTAACAGATGCAACTAAGCAAGCACAACAGTTGGTTGCCAATGTTGCAAATAGTGCAAACTATCCTATTAATGCTGATAAAAATCTATGGGCAAGAGCATTGGGACCTGAAGTATATGCATTAGCATTAGATGCTTTAAACGGAGATGACCCATTTGTAGGTCAATCTCAAGATGTCTATGATTATTGTGGAAGAGTAGTTTCGCAAGAAACACAAACTATTACCGGAGATCCATTAGGTGCAGGATTGTCAGATACTACAGATGCAAATCTAACACCAACACCAATAAACTATAGTTTACTATGGATTGATGCACCAGCACAAAGTAGGGTTGGTTGGGCAGTTAGTGGAATTACAGAAGAAGCATTAGTACCAGATGACTATGGTTGCGAAGTACTAACACCAGCACTAGCATTAAACCCTGAAATTGAGTTATTTCAAGGCAAATCTCATATACTAAGTCTGCCACCAAGTAACCCAAATGTTAATTCTTTGGAAATAAGCAATTTTGGCTATAAAGATAACGGTTTAAGTGCCGTACGGACCCAAATTTCCTACGAAATGCCAGTTGGACAGGAATTTTACATATACGAAGCCAAATTAGACGGTTCAGGTAATAGAGTACCCGATATAACGAAGAGATGGACAAATGGACTGGTTCGTTTTGAATTTTCTGAATACTTAGATGAAGCAAATGGCAGAAACGAAGATCAAATTACTTGGGCTCAATCATTTATTCCGGATTTAATTCCAGATCCAAATGATACCAATAAGCAATTTGATTCTCAAGGACGATTGTTAAAGAGTACTTTGATTCAGGCACCGCTACCTCCTGAACCTGGAGAAGTTTGGACTGATAATGGATCAGTAGTATACGATAGTCCTACAGGTGGCAATCCAATCTTAGTAAAAACTTGGAAACGAGCAGTAGCAAATCTTGTACTTGGCGAGAATATGCTTATTGAAGTAGACAGTACCTTCCCTGATTACCTAACCTACAGTAATGAGGCTGGTACCGTATTTGGGCTACTAAAAATAACGTAGGATGGAGATATTTTTGATATGTTTGGTATTGTTCTTGCTCATTGTAGCAATTATGAGTATAGGCCTCCTAAAAGGCCGTTCTGTAAGAGGAACATGTGGTGGTGCAGGTTACGTTTGCTCCATGTGTGGAGAGGTAAGTGTACTCCCTCAGAAGAAAAAGGTTGACATTACGGACCTTTAGTGCTATGTTATACATAATAGTGTAATATATGAAAGGATTTAAGTGATGCATGTTAGTAAATTGTCTATTGTTGCGGCGTTGTCGCTCATAATGATGTTAATAACATTTAACATAGCAACGGCTCACGAATATTCATACAAGCATTATCATAATTCTCATGATAGTTGGGACGTTGACAGGTATGATGATTATAGTTACTATCACAGTGATTATTATAAACGTTATAAAAGAAATGATCGCGAAAGAGAACATTGGGATTGGTATTATGACGATAAGAGTGGCCCAGAAAGAGAGGACACATATTACATGCCAACACCTTCTCCAATAATCGTGCAACCTGTTCCTCCTATAGGTTATGAAAGAGTTATTGCATATGATAACTTATGTCATTGCAATATATACGTTCTTGTACCTATCAGACAATAATCTTAAAACCCTACCTATTAGGTAAATATTGGTAATATTGCTTTTATAAATCTGATCGATACAGATTTTAGAATATTATTGACCTAGAAGGAAAGGAGAATTATACAAATGGAGCCAATTAAATTAAAGTGGCTAATAGCTCACGAGCCACAATACCTATTTGTCCGCACGGCAAAAGCATTCCAAGAAGAATTAGAAAAAAGATGTCCAGGAGAGTTTGATATTGAAATCCTAGACATGAAAACTTACATTCAAAAGTACGATGAAGTACCAGAATTACATCTTAAACCAGCATCTATAAAAAACTTAGAGAAAGACTGGGAAAATAGCAATAATATGGGCGGCGGAATTTTTAAATCTGTGGCACAATCAGAGATAGGCAAGAAATGGAAAGCATATTTTTCTGCAATTAAGGATGGACGTATTGACATTAGTCAAACACAAATTACAGTTATAGGATCTTTCTTATATAAGCCTTTTCACTCTTTAGACCTTCCATTCCTATTCAAGGATCATGACCATGTAACCAGAGCATTAGACGGATGGATTGGTAAAAAACTTCGCGGCGAGCTGGAAGATAGAACTGGAGTTAAATCTTTAGGTTTTACTTACTCAGGCGGATTTAGAATTATCGGTTCTAACCATGATATTGAAGGAGTATCTGACTTAAAAGATACAACTGTACAGACTGTTCCGACTACTACTGCAATGTTTAATAGTCCAGAAATTGGCAGTACTGCTATTCCTAGAAGGTCAATGGATATTCAAGAAGCTAAAGATTTTGCTAAAGATAGTAACTCGGCTGTTGAAACAACTTACCTAAGATTTAAAGGAACAAATATTTTAAAGACAAACCATTCTATGTTCTTAACTAGTATTTTAGCAGGATCAAAATTATTTGACAAGCTAACACCAGAACAACAAGAAGCTTTCAAAGAATCTGCTTATGCAGTATCAAAGATTGAAAGAAAATGGTCACTTGAAGACTGTGAAAAGTATGAAAGAGAAGCAGAAGAGAAAGGAATTCAGATAAGAGATATTACTCAAGAAGAATCTGATTTTCTTGCTTCTAATGCTCGTGTTTCGTACGAAGATTATTTTTCAACTGATCATCAAAACGGTGGTAAAGTGCCAGACGAGCTTTATCATAAACGTAAACGTATTGTTGACGATATTAAAGCAATATAAGTAACAAAATAGACTAGATAGGTAATTCAATTTTAAAACCCTATCTAGTCTATTCTTTTGATAAATAAAGTTAACATGTGTATAGCACATGTTATTAATTAAAAAGGTACAAATAAAATATGGCAATAGAACTAACAGGCAAAGTAAAATGGTTTCAAGACGCAAAAGGATGGGGTTTTATTAAACCTGACGATGGTTCCGATGATGTTTTTGCACACTATTCAGCAATTAATTCGGATGGCTTTAAATCATTAAAAGAAGGTCAAGCAGTAACATTTGAAGTAATTCAAGGTGCTAAAGGACGTCAAGCCGCCAATATCAATTTAATTGAATCTTAAGACTAACTCTCCATAAATTATAACAATAGTAATCTTAAAGACTAAATAGATTATGGTAGTACATGTATAGGAACATAGAGTAACTATGCATATAACATCTGTTTACAGAAAATAGATAAGGCATTAGAGATTCATGAGTTTAACTGACTTCATCGACAGAAGTATAAGTCGATTTGCAAAATATTATTCTTGGTTTGCATTACTAATGGTATTGTTCGTTGTGATCAATGTCTTGGGAAGATATTTCTTTGACATTCGCAATGATTATGCAGTTGATTCAACATGGCAATTATACGGTATGCTTATTATGTTTGGTTGCAGTTATTCATTAGGAAAAGAAGCACATATTAGAACAGATCTGTTCTGGAACAATTATAAAGATCGTACAAAAGCAATTATTGACTTTGTAAGTTATCTCTTACTATTCTTTCCTTCATTTGCACTTATCACATACATCAGTTTCAATGATACATCAGCCGCTATTGAGATGAACGAACGTAGTTCTGAAACAATGGCCCAGCTTATTATATGGCCTATGAAGATTGGTATCACACTTGGTTTAGTACTTTTGATGGTACAAGCATTGAGTCAAATGATCAAATGTTATAGAAGGATTTTTATCAATGAGTAATGAATGGTTAGCAATGACAATGTTATTTACAATGATTGCTGGCATATTTGTTGGAGTTCCAGTTAGTTTTACACTAACATTCTTAGCATTAATTTTTGGATTAATGGGATTAGGATTAAGTGTGTTTGATCTCACATATCTCAACCTATTAGGAGGACTTTCAGATGAAGTGCTGATGAGTATTCCTATGTTTATCCTTATGGGTTATGTTGCTGAACGAGCCGGACTGGTAGAGAATTTATTTGAGAGCTTAAAAAAGGTACTTGCAGGAGTTCCAGGCAACTTATACATTGTTGTTATCTGTATTGCAGTATTAATTAGTTTAGCAACAGGAGTAGTCGGAGCATCAGTAACACTATTGGGCATTATGGCCGCTCCAAGTATGATTAAGCAAGGATACGATCCTAAACTATCAGCAGGAGTAATAGCAGGAGGCGGATCTCTTATCATGATCCCTCCATCCATTCCCCTTATTGTAATGGCGCCTACAATGAATCTTAATATCATTGACGTATATGCGGCCGCAATAGGACCAGGATTAGCGATTGCATTTATGTATCTAGTATACGTTATATTCCTTATAAAAACAAAGCCAGAGGTAGCACCTATGATACCTGTGGAAGAAAGAGTAAAAGTAGATTTCAAGTTAATTCTGTTAACGTTATGGCATATTGTGCCATTAGCATCATTGATTCTTATTACATTAGGATCAATGTTATTTGGACTAGCAACTAGCACAGAAGCTGGTGCCTTTGGTGCCTTTGGTGCTTTATGTTTAGCCGCTATTAACAGAAGATTAACTTTAACAAATATTCAAGAAGCATTATTAAAAACTACCAATACGTCGGCAGTGGTAATGTTATTAGCAATTACGTCAACAATATTTGGTGCCGTATTTGCTTCCTTGGGTGGTGACAAAATCATTGTATCAGTACTAACTTCAATGCCTATACCCGGATGGGCAATAGTTGGAGCGATATTAGTGTTATGTCATATTTTAGGCTGGCCCTTTGAGTGGCCAGTGGTAGTGCTAGTGTTCTTACCAATTTTCTTACCAGTATTAATTGATACTGGTGTTGACTTAATTTGGTTTGCGGCCGCTTTGGGTGTTATTTTACAAACAGCATATTTAACACCTCCTGTAGCCTTAACCGGATACTACCTAAAACAGGTGGTGCCTTCGTGGGATCTTAAATTAATATTCAAAGCAATGATGCCCTTTATGTATATTCAGGTTGTTTGTGTTGTAATATTGTTTATTACACCTGGCCTTGCAACATGGTTACCTAATTACCTAGCAGAGCAAAGAAAAAATATAGTACAAGAAGTACTAGATGAGGATGTCAAAGGACAGGAAGTCGACTTCCTAGGTGTCCTTGGACAATAATATTTTGGAGAATAAAAATATGAAACGTTTCATCGGAGCGATATCAGCTATCGCAATGTCATTTGGCGTAGTGGCTTCAGTAGCAACTGCAAATGCCAAAGAACTACAGATTGCATCTAGTTTTGGAGCAATCTCAACTTTTAACGAGCAAGCAAACTTTCTTGCCGAAAGAGTTAAAGTATTAACTGACGGAAAAATTGATATGAAAATCAGACCTTCCGGCGCATTAGTTCCTTCTTTTAAGGTTCTAGATGCTACGGCGTCAGGTGCAGTAGATGGTGCATGGACTCAGTCTTATTACTGGGTAGGAAAGTCAAAGACTCTTGCATTGTTTAATAGTCCGTTGGGAGGACCTTACGGTATGGACGGGATTGATTTCCTAGGTTGGATGTTCCACGGTGGTGGACTTGAATTGTATAACGATTTTTATCAGAATGAGTTAAAAATGGATGTACAGGCACTTCCAGCAATGCCTACTCAGAATCAGCCATTAGGTTGGTTTCATAGACCAATTAAAGATCTAGCAGATCTTAAAAACTTTAAATGTCGTCAAACTGGCGCCAACGTAGAACTTTATGCTCGTATGGGTATGCAGACTATTGGTATGCCAGGTGGTGAGATTATGGCCGCGGCCCAAAAGGGTGTTATTAATTGTGCTGAATTCGTTGGTGGTTTAGAAGACGAACGTCTTGGATTTCCAACTGTATGGAAATACTACTACTTGAATTCATTGCATGAGCATTCAAATACTGGTGATCTATTGATTAACGGTAAAGTGTGGCGTTCAATGACTAAGCAACAGCAGACCGCTGTTCGTTCTGCCGCTTATGAGTCATATCTATGGTGGTTAACTGATATTCAAGCAAAAAATGGTCAAGCACTTGCTAGAATGATCAAAGAGCATGGCGTTAGAGTTATGAAGACTCCAGCAGATATTTTGGTTGCTGAGTTAGAAACTATTGACGAAATGTTAGCAGAAAATGCCGCAAAGGATCCTTATTTTGCAAAAGTACTTGCTTCTCAGAAAGCATGGGCAAAGAAAGTAGTTCCATTTAAGAACGTAGCATTTACGCCTTATAACTATGCCGCAGATTACTACTGGAAGAAAAAGTAGTTTTAAAAGCATATAACGTTAAAAATAGGGTGCTTTATGCATCCTATTTTTTTGGCTATAACTTCTATATTTGTTATAAATGTATAAATACACTTGGATAGATACGGTTTAATACCTTATCGGAAAAAGCCAGTTTTCTATCTCAATGTTACTTGAAGTAATATTGTTTTCTTAAGAAAAAAAAGGAGTCAATTATGACACAGAAAATTAGATGGGTTCTAGCACATGAGCCAATTGAATTATTTCTAAGAGCGGCAAAAGTTTTCGCATCAGAAGTTAATGCAAAAGCAGAAGGCGCACTAGATATTGAAGTTATGACAATGAATGAGTATTCTGCAAAGTATAATAACGGTGTTGTTGTTACTAAGCACGAACTTGTTGATATGATTAACAGAGGCGACATTGAAATGTCCCAAACATACACAGTAGACATTGGCGAATATGATCACGAATTCCGTGCATTAGATATGCCATTCCTATTTGAGTCACACGACCACGCAACTAAAGTGTTCGAAGGCCCAATTGGTCAGTCACTACTAGACGGATTAACAGAATCAGCTGGTGTTAAAGGTTTAGCCTTTACATACTCCGGTGGATATAGAATTATTCCTGGACAAGAAGGAATTGATACTATTGAAGATATTAGAGATCTTAAACTTCGTACTTCTTTCTCACCTGTTGCTATTGAAACATTCAAAGCAGTTGGTGCAAACGTAGTTCCAATGGAACTAGAAGAAATGACAGATGCAATCCAAGATGCAGACATTCAAGTTGGTGAGTCTACTTACCCACGTATCTATGCATTAGGACAAGACAGAGTTTCTAAGGTTATTAACCACACAGAACACTCATTGTTCTTAACAAGCATCTTAATCAACCAAGACTTCTTTGCAACTCTTGGTGAAGAACTACAAGGTATTGTTGTAGACGCCGCTAAAACAGCCGCTAATTACGAACGTGTAATCAGCATTGAAGACGTTGCACTTACACAAGCTAAAGCTGAAAGCGATGGCATTGAAGTTCGTAGAATGTCAACAGAAGAAAAAGCTCGTTTCAAAGCCGCTACTGCTCATGTTTATGACATGTTCCCAGAGTTAGCTGGAACAGTTAAGAAGATCCAAGATACAAAATAAGATATCTTAGAACTACTATGGAAAAGGCGCTAATGGCGCCTTTTCTTTTGGGTAAATTATCAACCAAAAAGGATTATAAGTAGAAGTAACAAAGAAGGAAATATTATGGATAAAGTTTTTGTTTTAGTAATTTCAATGTGGGGACACAATGGAACAGCATGGGAATATATTGGAAACCAATCAGTTTTAAATCAAGACATGACATTACAACAATGTCAAGTTTTGTCAGACGAAGAAAAAACTTGGACTAAGCACGATACAAACGAGTTTTATCGTATTCAAATGCAATGCTATCCTAAGAGATGCGCCGGTCAAAAAACCTGTAAATAACAACTAACGGATGTAAGTTCTTTAACACGTTAACTAAATATTAGCAATGGATAGGAGAACATTATGCCGGCAAGAAATCATAGAAATTGGTTAAAGAAACCATTAGTAGAATATGTTAGTAGCGAAATATATTCAAGTCAAGAAATATTTGAAGAAGAAATCGAAAGTATCTTTTCAAAGGTGTGGGTACCAGTATGCCACATCAGTGAAATGTATAACAAATTAGACTATCGAACATCACAAATTGCTGGACATAATATTATTGTGTACAATACCGGAGATGGTGTACGAGCATATCGTAATTATGGCAGTTGGGCACCTACTGGAACATTGCAAGCACCTATTGTAACAGTTGAACCACAACTACATAGCGAAGTAAAGCACGGAGGTATGGTATGGGTAACACTTGATCCTAATCCTACACAGAGTGTTGAAGAGTGGACAGCAGGTGCATTTGATTGCATTGCTGATGCTATTGACACAGAAGAACTAGAAATTTTTCATTATCATAAAGCAATTATTCCTACCAACTACAAACTATGGCATGATACTAACAGTGAATTCTATCATGACTTCATGCATTACTTTAATCGTGTAACTGGTTTCAACGATGAGTATTTTGCTAGAAAGAATATTCCCTTTGATAACGGGCATGTGAACGTTAGTAGTTTTACTGTAAATTATACAGAGTTTGATAAAGAAGGCGATAGAGGTGAACTAAGTTTTCCTAACTTACCTCCAAACCAATGGTATATGGTAGATTTGTTTCCTGGCTTTAACTTTAATTTACGTGGTAGTGCATATCGTTCAGATAGTGTTACGCCACTTGGACCAAATAGTGTACTAATAGAGTTTAGAGGATACGGTTTAAAGAAAGATACTCCAGAAGAAAGACAAACTCGTATTAAACATCATAATACTATCTGGGGACCGTTTGGCAGAAACTTACATGAAGATCTTTTAGGTGTAACCGGGCAAGGAGCATCAATGTCTCCAGGCACAGAGAAAAGAAATATTTTACATGGAAGACATGAAAATAGTACTATACATGATGAAGTTGGTATGCGTCACTACTATGCAGAATGGGGAAAATATATGGAGTTAGATCCTAGTAATCCAATAAAAGAGGTTGACAAAAAGGCCGCATAGTGTTATAAATATAATACAATGGTGAAGCATAACAAACGTTGTACAGGACTCGGGGGCAGTACCCGACGCCTCCACCATAAACACACGAACGAGGAATGGAACTATAAACAGTTTTAAAGATAAGTGTAGAATATTTTATATCGTTAAAGGTCATCTTAACGTATCTACACAAACAATAGAAGATTGTTACGATTATTATTTTAGAAGAATGTGGAATAATAACGAGTGTTACATATACGAAGAAGGTTTTGAAGAATCGTATCGTGTTTTTATGATGGGGGCGAAATAGGATCGACTGGCAAGTAGTAGGAATGTGGAGTTGTCCGGATGTAAGCTCGGTTAACGCGAACAAAACGATAATTGCAAACGATAATTTTGCATCTGAGGATTTTGCCCTAGCGGCTTAGTTACTCTGGGCGGGTACTGCCTGGAAACAGAAGTGCCACTTAAAGTGAATAACAATGATTGAAAATTTCTATACAAGTGACTTTTTAAAGATTCGGTATATGTCTTCTCCGCAAGAACGATCCTCAAATAGAGTACTAATATGGTTTTCTGGAATAGCTGGAGCACTTGGCTCAAAAGCAAGACCAAGTGGATTTTTTAAAAGTTTAAACATTGATTCAATTATTTGGGTAGATGAGAAAGCACCTTTCTCTTGGGGCAATAGTATAGATATTGAAGAACTTTGTAAAACACTTCTGCCTCTAACAAAAAATAAAGAATTACTATTTTTTGGAAATTCAATGGGAGGTTTTCTAGCAATATTACTTTCTAAGTATCTTAAACCTATAAAGGTTATTACAATGAATCCTCAATATAGTGTTCATCCTGATATAATATTAGAAAAGAGATGGCCTGAGTTTATCAATGTAATTACACAGTTTAAACACAAAGATCTGACTAACAGTTTTATTCCTGATACTGATTATGCAATAATGTTTGGCGTTGATGATCAGGACGAATTGCATTTTAGGTTATTCAATACCCACCGTAATCTTCCAAATGTACAGATTATTAAATTTTTAGATTACAAAACTAACTTAGATAATGCCGCACATCAGGCAGGGGTATATCTTAATAGACTTGGCATCTTCCGTGATGTTATTGCAAACTTTTATAATAGTAAATCACTGAAAGAAATTTTTATAAAAAACTCCGTTAGATATACAGGGCTGAAACATTAATACTAACTAGTATAAAGAAAACTTTTTGAAAAAATAGGAGAAGTAAGATATGAAAAAGACCATTGATGTGTATGACGGGCTTATTAGTAAAGAACTACAACACGAAATACACGAATATGCACTTAATCATACATGGTATAGTGCATTACGTCATAACTGTGATTATGATGCTACAGTAGATCCACTAAACAATGAATTAGGCGAAGGCGAACGAGGAATTATCCGACATCCGTATGGTAATAGTACTGATATGGTAAAAACTAGGCATCCGTTAATCTATAAACTGTTTCAAGAAATAAATGATAAAGTACTAGGAGGCAAAGCAGATATTGATGGTATAAAAGAAGATATTGGCGGACTTCGAAGTGGCAAGAACGTTTATAGTGACGGACAAAACTTCTTCCAAAAATACGATTATGACAATACTATTAAAGGTTGGACATGTTATATGAATGCAAAATGTCAGGCTCCAAAGAAATCATTGAAACCAGGAATAGGATACATTCACAGAGATAGCGGCCCTGATTACGTTGATAAGACTAACTATGCAACTGTACTATTTGTTACTAATCCAAAATGGTTGCCAAGTTGGGGCGGAGAATATAACTTTTTTGGAGATGATTTAGATGGTGCTGAAATACATTCTAAGTACGGCTATCCCATAGGATTTCCAACAAACATTGTTGGTCATAAACCAGGTAGAATAATTGTATATAGACACGATCAAAATCATATAAGTCTTCGTATAGCACCAGATGCTGAAGGAATGCCTGTTAGGGTGGCATTTAGGGTAAACTTGAATGATGATAATGAATAATTAGAAAGTAACATTAGTTACATACACACACAGAAAAGGAGACATAACAATGTCTGATACAATCAAAAACTATAATGATGCTATGAGTGCATCATTCCCTAAGGTAACATTCAATAAGAATGGATACGAAATCCGCACACAAGTTCTTGAAATGGCAAAAGAACAAGAATGGAATGACTTTCATGCTAAACTTCAAGCATGGGAACAAACAGTGGTGCGTGATCCAGACACATCAGAGGTAGTATCAACAACTTTATTACCTTCAGTCCCAGGCGTATCCGCAATTCTTGAGACCGCTGAAGAGTTTTATAACTTCATTAATAAGAAATAAAACTTTTAAAACAACTCTGCCATCTTTAGTAGATTAGCAGTAGAAACTGACGGTAGCTAGAAATCCGATTACAAAAAAAGTAGCATTATAAAAGGGGTGGTTACCAAATAAACCCGAGGAGCCCAACGGTTAGGCTCCACTTTTCTTAACAGCTATATATTAACATGCTATCAACATATGCAAATAAACAAAATACTCATCTTGTAATAGATACAACAACTAATGGAATATTAATTGCAGTACATAGCAACGTTGTTGCGAATGCAATATGTTTTAAAATATTGAATACAGAAGCAATGTCTATTAGGCTAGTAGATTTCAACGAGGAAATAAATCCATTGCTTAAACCACAGTTTAATGAGTCTAGTAATTTTATATTAACTAAAGTTGGACACAACTTAACACCTCAATCAACAGCAAATGTTGGACAACTTGTAAAAAGTACAGATGGCAATGGCCGTTTTGGTGTAGCTAAAATGTCTGAAGTAACAGATGAGTGGATAGCATTAAGAAAGAAAGCACATAATATCAAAGAAGTTATAGCAAGTAGCGATCTTCGAGTTCTTAGATCAGCAACACCGAGCAAAAAGTTCTTTGGAGACACTATTACCTTTCCTTTTATTAAAAAAGAACTTGATAAATGTAATCCACAGGAAGATCAATACACAGATGCTATTCGAGAATGGGCAAATATAGTAAATGTTCCTGTAAAAAAAGGATTTGAAATGCTATCAGCAGAAAGCAATAATATTACTCATTTGGTTAATAATTCAAGAATATTTTGGAGTAAAAAATGTCTTTAAATTATGCTTTTAGTACTAAATTAAAACATGGTAGTGAATATGCTAAGAAAGACATTGCTGTTTTTCGTTCTCTTTATCATATGGATCCAGATCCATTTTTAGTTGATAGAACTGACTCTGTGGTCTTTCCTTTCTCAGAAAACAATTATTTTCCAATGATACAACCGTTATCTAATGTTATGAGTTGGGAAGAATGTACAAAAGAGAGAGTTGAAGAACTAATATCCTTTGACAAAGAACTTTATGTTATGTGGAGCGGAGGAATAGATAGTACATTAATGCTTTTATCTTTTATGAAATATAGTAATATGAATAATGTTACAATAGTTTTAAACATGGACTCAATTAAAGAATATCCTTATTTTTATAAAAGGTTTATAGCTCAATGTAATTATAAATTACTGTCAACTGAACAATTAATGAATAATGCATTGCTAAATGACATCAATGGATTAATAGTATCAGCCGAACATGCTGATCAGTTAGTTGGATCTCCTTTGGCTCAGTTACTTGCAACAACATCAGGTAGAACAATGCTTGGTCTTCCATTTGATGAAGAAAATTTCAGCAAATTTTTAACAAACTTAAATGTTCCAGTACATCATATTGATACAATAATGGAACTCTATAACATTAGTATTAAAAACAGTCCTCGTCCAATTAAGAATATGTGGGATCTCTGTTGGTGGCATGGATTTAACTTTAAATGGCAAACCATCTACATGAAACTGGCTATTAGAATAAAAAATCCTTTGAATCTTTTAACTTTCTACTCTTCGGTAAACTTTCAAAATACCAGTATACACCAAGAAGGTAATACACTTGATCTAAAGAAAGTTTTTAAAGATATAATCGTTAATTATACCGAAGATACTGAATACCTAAGAAAAGAAAAATTTGCATCTTCAACATTATATTATGGACTAACCTCTTCGACAGGATTAGACAAAAATTGGAATAAAATTAATGTTGATATGATTGAATACTATAATAAAGATAACACTATAAAGGAAATAATGAATGCTTGATACTTTTAGCAATAGAAAAAATGTTACAATGATGCTTATAGACCAAGAAGATTTCAGTATATTAACTGTTACATCAAGTGTCTCGGTACTTAATGCATTGTCAGAAGGTTTTGATAACTCTGTACCTGTACTTGGAAGAATAACAAATCCTGATGCGTTAAAAGCACTAAGAACTTATAATCAATCAGCTTCTCAAGCTCTGTTAGCAAATGTTGGACTTGATGATCTAACTCAAGAAATTGAAACCAAAGCAAATTGGGACACGATTGGACTAACACCAATTAGCTTTGGCTTAAAGCCAATGAACGAAAAAACAGAAGGGTTTGTATTAAAAAGAAAGATTGCAAATAGAAGACAAAATGTACTGTCTCAAATTGAATCTAAATTAGAACGTTATGCTAGTCGAGTTATTAATTCTTCTCTTGATGATATTTTTATTCCTTATATGTCAAACGAACTTAGTAAATGTAAACCAGATGAAGACCAATATACCAATCCTGTAATTGAATGGGCAATAGCATCAGGTTTAGATGTAAAACAAGCATATCATGAGTTAAGCATGGTAACAAGTTCTGCTAATTTAACTACTATGCGTCTTCATGCTCATTGGAGGTTCTTTGTAAATCAAGTTAATAAGCTCGACTTTCAAGTTGACGGAATACTAGAAAAAGTTATTGCTGATGCTGAACTAAAACTTAGGTCTGGGCTATAAACGGATAAAAATCACAAAAAAAAGGTTGACTATTGGATACAGTTATGTTATATTAGTAACATAGTTAGAAAGACTCTAACTACTTTTGATAAAAGGAAATTAAATGTCAAAATCTACAACGTCAATCAGATCATTCGATCTAGAAACGAAGCAAGGCAAACTTTTTAACGCATTGGTTATTGAAAAGCAGGCCCTAACAAAGTCAGCAATTAAGAATAGATTCGGTATTGCTAATCCAACAGCGACTGTTTCTAACATTCGTCAAAGAGGATATGCTATCTATGCAAACCAACGTAAAGCCGGTAATGGCGTACATGTAACTGAGTATTCACACGGTGCTCCGTCACGTCGTATGGTTGCTTTGGCCTATAAGGCTCAGGGAATGGGTATTACTGTTTAATCAGTAGTTTCTAAAACTGACTAAAAATAGGGGGAGAAATCCCCCTATTTTCTTGACATAAATATCAGGCATTGAATGCAAGAAAGAGAGTATACACATGTCAAAACGTATCCTAATTATGGGATTACCAGGATCTGGAAAAACAACTTTAGCTGAGAAGTTAAAAACTTATATAGAGGCAGAAGCCGGTATAAGTTCAGCACCATTAGATAAACAAATTAGAGTAATTGAATCTCCTAAACTAGACGAATATAAATGTACAGTAGATTGGTTCAACGCAGACGAAATCCGTAAGAAGTTTGACGACTGGGATTTTAGTCATACTGGACGCATTAGACAAAGTATTCGTATGTTTGATTTATCTCAAGAATCAGATGCTGATTTTGTTATTTGCGACTTTGTTGCACCGTTAGTAGAAATGAGAAACAATTTTAAAGCAGATTGGACAATTTGGATTGATACAATTAAAGAAGGTAGATATGAAGATACCAATAAAGCATTTATTGAACCTGAGGTATATGACTTCCGTGTACCAGAACAAGATTGTGAAAAATGGGCTAGATATATTTGCGACAGAATTGTAAAAGATGAAAGAAGACCTATGTTTGACTGGAGGAAAGAAACAGTACAGATGCTAGGCCGTTGGCAACCATGGCATGATGGACATCGTGCATTATTTGAAAGACTAATTCAACGTACAGGACAGGTTGTAATACAAATTAGAGATGTACAAGGATGGGAAGGTTCTAATCCTTTTGAAATTGATCAAGTTAAACGTTTTATTAAAGCAGACTTAGATCCATTGTACCAAGGACAATATGAAATTCAGATTGTTCCTAATATTGTACATATTGGCTGGGGTAGAGGTGTAGGTTATACGTCAGGAGAAGAAACCTTTGACGAATCAGTAACAGAAATTTCTGCAACTAATATTAGAAAAGGAATGGGACTAAAGTAGACTAACGTCTTTTCTTTTTATTAGAAACTAAGGCGTGTTGTTCTAGTGCCTCACGTCTTAGTTTTTCTATATCATCTTCTTTTGAAAATTTAGGCTTTTCTCTCATGCTTAATTGAGCATGAAATTTCTTTTTAACTGGTTCAGGGTCCTCTACGTTTCTTATAAGCATGGTTATGGCTTTGTAGCCGTCGCCCATAAAGATTAATTTATTATCTTTGTATAATAATGTTTTAGAAGAGGTTTCTTGGTTTATCATAAAATTTTCATGTACGAATATTGTCATCTTTACACTCGCATTTTTGGCATACATCATTAGGACAAGTTTGACATTCTGGTGAATAGCAATGACACCTGCATTTACATTTACTACAATATCTTTCTGGACTACCTGTCATGTACTCTCCTACTTTTTGCCTATTGAATTTAAACTATCCATAACATTATCGATATTTGGCTCCTTGCTATTTGGATTATACACACATTTATATTGCTTTGGACAATTCTGATCAAACATTAATTCGTAAGTTTTGTTACCGCCTTTGTATATACATGCTTGTTGTCCACTTCTTGACTGGATAATCTTTGCTAGTCGGCAGGTTGTCATACTAGGCGGTATTATATCTCCTCTTTGAATCTTTTGTTGACGAGTATAATCTTTTTTACTACCATATGTTTTTGCTCCTGCGATTGCAATACTTGGAATCAACAATAACATTACTATATATTTAATCATATAATTTTACTCTCTTTGGGTCAATTAAAGAAGGTTCGCATACAGCAGTATATGATCTTCTTTTTGGTACATCTTCACCAGCAGTTCTATTAGGAACTGCTGGTTGTTGATTCAATCTACTTGCAAAATATTTGCAATCGTCTATGTTGCGAAAGTACATATCATTGCTAACTATTTGAGTACCTAAGTAAACAGTTAACAAGAATGCATGAATCATTATAAGTTTATCACCGCAACAACAAGTATGCCAATGACAACCATAGCAGATAATATAACAAATCCAATTAACTTTAGATTTTCAAGTAGCTCTGCACTTTCTTTTGCCTTCTTTTTACGTCTAACTAATTCTGCTTCTTTTGCGGCCTGTATTCTATTTGCTCGTTCCTGAATGATACCTGCCCATGTTCCAGGACCAAATCTTAAATTAATCATATTTGCTACCTCTTGCATCTGCTCTTGTGCAATTTTAGCATCTATTGTTTCTCTTGCTATATTACTTGTACTAAATTGGTCTGCTATAGAGATGTTTCCACTTCTTTTGGAATTCATCTGACTATTTCCTTCGAACATTTTGTCAATGGCATCAGCTATATCGCCTATGTCTTTACATGTTTCTATTTGGTCCTTAATGAATGATACACTCTGTTTGACCAAAGCGATGCCTGCTAGTGTTTCCGCTATCATTACAACTCTCCTTTCTATTGAGAAGAGACATTTTACAAACTGTCTGGATATTACATGTATTTAACAAAACAGGCCCAATTTTTATACTTTAGGTACGACAATACCTGTTATAAACTTATAAGTATATGGTTGGTTAAGCAAACTGGCGAGCAGTTTTGTATTTTAACTAATACTCAAATCCTATAATAGGAAATAAAGGAAAAATCAATGAAGATATTACCCTTAGCCACGATCGCAGTATTCGTGGGCATCTTTACGGCGAATGCTGGTGAAAAACTAGCACTTCCGTCTACAGAAGGTGTAGACATTACAACATATGGTGAAGTCCGAGCATATGTTGAAACTTCGACTGTTAATGATGTTGATACAGCAATTAAAACATCAGACAGTAAAATAGGACTAAAATTTAAGACTAAAGAACCAGTATATGTCTTTGGAGAAATGTCAGCTAATGTTGATCTATCCTCAGACGGAGCAGACGATGTAACAACTCGGTTTGGTTATATTGGCGTAGGTACCAATGCATTGGGAGAAATTTCACTTGGACGTACAATGAGCATTATGGATTCATTTGTTGATAAAGCAGATGTGTTTATGGGTGCAGGAAATCAAGGAGTTCAGAAGACTCCTTTTACTATGAATAACAGTTTGAAGTATACTGGTAGTTTTAGCGGAGTCGATGTTGGCTTTCAAACACAAATGACTGATGATGCACAAGACCATGACTTGGATTTATATCAAATTGGTTTAGGCTACAAAGGCATTGGTGTTGCATATGCAAGAGATGAAATTAATTCATCTGACTACTATGGCTTGGGTGTTTCTCAAAAGTTTGGAAAAATTGGAGCATATGCTAGTGTATCGGTATTAGATGATGATACACAAGCAAATGATGCAGTTGGATATGAACTTGCTGGTTCATATGATTTAAACGAAAAACTAACACTACAAGGCGGTTGGCAAGATACTGATGTTACATCAGATGACGGTAACTTGACAATTGAATCACAGTATGAGATTGCAACTCAATCAGTATTTTTTACTAATATTGATTATGACTTAACAACAGAAGATGCAACTCTTCGAACAGGTCTTAGCTTTACATTCTAAGCTAGTTTTGAATACTTACCCTCCTCTAGTAATGATATATAATATTATATAGAGGAGGGTAAAGTTTGCCACTAATAGAGCAATATCCTAATTATAAATTCTTAGAAACCGTGTTTAGACTCGGACATCTAGATAAACTCAAAAAAGCATTTTATGACAGCAAGCCAGTATGGAACCAAAGAGCAACAAAAACATTCTTTGCTGATTGCGGCTGGTATAAGTATCCTTATTGTTGTTTCGTTCCTGGTTATGAAGAATTAAATGCTCCAAACGTTATTGGTTTACTGCAATCTGAGATATACAATGCAACAGTTAACATTGTTAAAGAACTGTGGGTAGCACTATATAAAGAAACTGACGAAGAATGGATGCCTTTCGGAGCAGAACTTAACTTAGTAAATCCTGGCAGGAAAATTCAACCTCACACAGATAATCATTTCTATAGCAATTATGCAACTAGATGTCATGTTGTATTAGAAACTAATAGTAATGTAGAATTTACATTTGGAAACAACGAATCACCAACATTTAATGTAGGACATTCTTTTATTTTCAACAATAAAAGAAGGCACGAAATATGCAATTTTGGAAGCACAAACAGAGTTCATTTAGTAGTAGATTTTTTACCCAAGAACATATTTCCTTATACAGAAAGAACTCTTGCTCCGTTTGGTACTGACAACTCGTGTCATATCATTAATACTATACGTTCAAGAGATCATCCTTTGCATAATAAATATGTAGACTATGTTGATAATATACCTATACCTAAAAGAAAAACTATATGATTTCAGACAATGTTAATCAACCTGTTCAGGCACATCCTGAATATTTTATCCCTCTAAATTTAACACTACCTCAAGTAGATATCGAAGCACTTAAAGGCGGCATTATTGCTGATTTAAGCGTCAAGCACAAGGATAGCGATAGATTATGGTTTAATACTGCTATCGCATCTGGTAATCCATTAGAAGAAACGCAGAGAGTAGCAAATGATTTCTTAGAACAATATAATCTTGAGGCAAGTACTATGGGAATATTTGTTGTTAATGCTAATACATACGATTGGAATATACATAGCGATTCTCAACTTTTAGAAACTAGATTAAATTTTTATGAGCTAACAACGGCACCTGGAATAGTAAGATGGTTTCCGGATACAAATGATGGGTATGAAGAGATACATAAAAATATAGAAGGCAATGAATTTGTTGACTATGTATGGCCCTGGGTAATAGAATTCAAGCAACAACATAGAGATTGGAGCAAAGTACCACCGGCTATTTGGTCAACTTCTACATCTTGCACTAGTGCATTGGTTAGAACAAATTTGCCTCATCATGTAGTACAAGGAAACGGAACTAGAATAACCATTACTTGTAAGGTAGTAGATAAAGATACAAAGAGTACAGTTAATACATGGAGCAGATTACAAAAATGTTAAAAAGAGTTACAAACTTAACTTATGGCATGGCCGAAGAGTTAAAGAAAGATCCTGTTAGGCCGAAGATTTCGCCTTCAAAGAGGATTGGCAGAAATAAAGACGTTTTCTACGAAATGTCCAATGAGGGAGAAATTGATGCAGTAGTTTGTGTTACATATACAAATGATGTACCTACTGATGAATCAAATTTATTTGATATGCCAGGTAAAGACGTTGCTATTTTTTATAGTGTCTGGAGTAACAAGGCCGGTGCTGGACGCAAGATAATCTTTGATACAGTCGATGTAATAACAAATGAAAATAAAAATATACAACGTTTTGTAACACTAAGCCCAGACACTAAAATAGCAGAAAGATTTCATCTAAGAAACGGAGCAATAGTATTCCGTACCAATGACAATACTGTAAATTATGAGTATTTAAAGTAATATGCATAAACTGGTTGACAGACACAATATATTGTGTTAGTATACATTATAAAGTTAAAAAAATGAAAGGACTTTAATATGAATAAAACAAAATATATCGCAACTAGATTATCCTTAATTGCACTTGCAACATTACTATTCGTACAAGTAGTAAGGTTTATTGCAGTACTTGGAACAGACTATGGATTTACTCTACAACAAGTAGGTGCTGGTATTAGTCTTGTTGTAATATTTTCAGTTATGGGCTTTTGGTTGTCTTCCGATTATGACATGAAGAAGTTAGGTGATAAGTAGAACGGAAATAAAGTGCCGGCATAGCTCAGTTGGTAGAGCAGTTGATTTGTAATCATCAGGTCGGGAGTTCGAATCTTCCTGCCGGCACCACTTATAACGTAGAAAGAAAAAATAATAATGAAATGGTTTTTTATATTAATGGTAATGACACAAAATACTCCTGTGCAAGATCACCTATACCTTATCCAAGATCCAAAGTTTAGTACTGCTCCTGAATGTTTGCAGTTTGTTAATAATCAAATACAAATGTTAAAGGCTTTACAGATGCAAAAATTTCCTACTCAGGATATTGAAAATGTATATTGTATGACTCAGGATGCTTTAGATGAATTAGTTAAAGATAGAAGTAAGAAGGACATATAATGGAAATATTAAATAAAGACGGCATGCTAGATAAAAGAAATACAATGTACCCTTCTTATGCCGAAAAGATTACAAATGCATTTAAAACTTCTGAGGCCTATAGTTCAACTTATGGATATGTACTAAACGGAGAAGTTGAATTACCAAATAAATGGATTGCAAGAGAGAAGGAATATTTTTCTTTTGCAAGTCATGAATCAACAGATTTTGAAGTAACAGGGACGGCAGTATTTTTTACTAGACTAGGACATATGCATCAAAACAACTTAGGAGGTCCTATTGAAGACAGTGGACGACTTTGTTATATAGATGGTTGTAGTGATAGTTTATTAATATATCCAAGTCGTGCAGGAGATCCAAGTGTTAACCTTTTAGCTTTCCCTGCAGGCATTAACCAAACATTTCATATTCACCCTAGTGTAAGATTAGGATTTGTTGCTGAAGGATCAGGTAATGCAGAAATGATAACAGGTGAAGTGTATCCGTTAGAAGCAGGAAGTATCTTTTGTATTGAAGAAAGAGAAAATCATAGATTTCAAACAATAAACGATACAATGAAAATTATTGCATACCATCCAGATGGAGATTGGGGACCAACTGATCAAAATCATACAATGTTAAATCGTACATATATACTCGACGGTGGCCAATAATGTTCACAACAGAACCAACACTACAATATCTAATTGTAGATGGTAGAACTAATATCATTCTAGTTGGAACAACAAATGCAGATGTAGCATCTGCATTGATGCTAAGAAGATCCTATTATAGATCAGAAGTAGACTACATGAACAATTCAAATAAGAACAAAGGTCTTTTTGCTACTGGTTTAGATAGAGAGTTTGCTCAGATGCAAGTCACCTATAGAATGAATTATCATGTTAAGTGGGGCGGTACTCCAAACAAATCAGGTCGGCATGAAATAGAGACTGTTAGGGATTGGACTAATCTTAATAAACATGATGTTACAGAAACTAGACAAGAAGCAATGACAGCTGAAACATTCTATGCTAGTGCATGGCAGATTCTTATGCATTCTTTAAGATGGACACCTCCAGAAAATGACATGGTGATTAGATTTTATCCTGAACTGTTAGATGCAGTTAATAAATGTATCCCACTCCAAGATTATTATGTTGATGATATTATTGAATATGCTTCTATTACTGGAATAACACCTAAGCAAGCCTATAATGAAATTAACAACCAACTAATACCTATACGCAAACAACGTATTCGTGCGTATGCCCTCTGGCAAAAATATACCCAAAAGATGCTAATGGTAGACACTAAACAAGAATTTCAGAATATACTTTCAGAAATTAGAAACAACGTATTTTTAGGAACAGAGTAGAATGTATAGACCATTACCAGACGGATTAACAATAAGAGAATCAAATGTACAAGGATTAGGATTATTTGCAACCAAAGATTTTGATGCAGATGTAGTATTAGGAATTGTACATGTTATGAATAAAAACTTTCCTCATGGAAGTATTAGAACGGCATTAGGTGCTTTTTATAATCATTCAGATGACCCTAATTGCAAAAACCATGAAGGCTTCTGGCATCAGATTCCTGTCCGTTATTTAACTACAACTAAACCTATCAAAGCAGGTGATGAATTAACTGCAAAGTACACTTTATATAATAATTTTGAGGATGTAGCATAATGGGCGAATTGTTATTATCTACAGTTTCTAGTCAAGTACATACCGCAACAAACAAAACACAAGACCAACTGGATTTTTATTCCATTTATAAGGTTATTGCTCCAACAGTTAATTTATGTGACAGAACTGGTCACGTTATAACTCCTTACAATTATAAAATTACATTACCATTACCAGATAATGGTAAAGTAGGAACATTTGAAGAAATTGCAATCGCCAGGGCAAAAGAGTTATTAGAGTTAAGTAGGGCAACTAATAAGCCTTGTTTAGTTTTGTGGAGTGGAGGCATTGATAGTACAACAGTATTAACAGCATTAATTATAGCCGCTGATGGAGATTATAGTAATATTAAAGTTTGTATGAATGCTCAATCAATAAGAGAAAATCCTAAATTTTATTATAATTATGTTAGAGGTAAAATGGAAATTGCTCCTAGTGAAATAATGTTTGATTATATTAACAAAGATCATATTATTTGTAGCGGAGAGGGTTGTGATCAGTTATTTGGAACTGACATATATCTAGCAATTCAGGGCTGGGATAATAATGCAAGTATGTTCCAACCATATAGTTTTGAAAATGTTGGTGCATTTTTCGTACACAAAGGAATGTCTAACAGACAAGCAAGAATTTGGTTTGATATAATGGATAACCAAATTAAAGCAAAACAGCCTTGTGAAATTACAGATTTTAAAGATTTCTTTTGGTGGTACAACTTCTGTTATAAATGGCAAAATGTATATTATAGACTTTTTAATATGGGAAAGAGAATGTCTATAACACTTGACCAAGATTTCTTTGATAACAACTACCATAACTTTTTTATGAATGACGACTTTCAAAGATGGAGTATAAACAATCCTGATAAGAAAATTACAAAGGACTGGGCTTCTTATAAATTTACAGCCAAAGAGTTTATATATTCATTTGATAAGGATGAGGAATACTTTAATAATAAAGTTAAGATTCCAAGTCTGATAAACGTGTTTCGAACTATAGAGCATGTTGGCGGACTAAATTCTGATTTTGAATTTTTACCTAAAAACTTTGATATTGAACCTTATATTAACAAAACAAACAGTTTTACTTAGGCTAACAATGTCACCCAAAAACTAATATATACTAACATGGAATATGGATTAGACAACAAACAAGAATTTTATGTTGATTATACATCTTGTACTAGACCAGTAGGTAACATGCGAGATGAAATGGAAATTGCATGTACTAACTTAGCAGAAGATGCACAAAGTAGAAATACTTCTGTACTCATCAGCCTTAGTAGTGGATTAGATAGTCAGGTATTGTTGCACACATTTCATTCTTTAGGACTGCCATTTAGTACAGCCTTCTGCCATTGGCCAGGTTATAATGATAACGAACGTAGTAATATAGATATACTAGATAACAAGTATAATAATAAAACTACTATTATTGAAATTAATCCAGATGATCATAAAGAAGAAGTTGAAAAACTAGCAATCAGTACTGGAATTCCAGCAGAACATCATTTAATGAAAATGTTTTTAAAGCAACTACCAAATGAATTAGATATATTACAAGGTATTGAGAGTTTTGATTTTATATTCCGTAATAAAAAAACATATTGTATGGAAAGTTGGACTGCAATAGAAATAGCAAGTCAAAGAGCATTACAAGAAGTTGACCGAGAAGGTAAGATAGTATCAATTGACAGACGTTCTAATTTTAACGAGTTTACACTAGCATTGTTAAGTGATTCAATAGTTGAAGGCTATTGCAATTCTATTAGGTATATTGCTGGCAATGGATTAATTGAGAAAAAATCAGGAGAGTCACCTCCTCTAATATTTTCATGGGAATATTATGTCAAACCTTTATTATATGGTTTATATTGGAAAGGTGAATTGGAGTTATTTCCAAAAGATGTTAGTGCAAATAATATTGCTTGGATAATGAATCCAAGCGACAACAGGCTAAGGCACAATTATAAAAATAAATGCGCCTATGTTGAAAGGAACGAATTAATAAACCATCTAAAAGATTTTGGGTCTAATAAGACTCGTAGATGGCATCAGTATAAAGGATAAAAATATGCCGGCACCACTTATAGATCCAAACGGATCTTTACCAGAAAAGAATATAATTGTAAATCCTTATATTAATAAGAAGTTAGGATATTATATTGTAGACGGCTTTGAATTTGATTCAAAAATTAGAGCAGGGTTACATTCTGTTAAAGTAAATAAGCCAGTACAATGGATATTTAACAACAAAGAATTTAGATCGCACGACTGGAGTGTTGAACCTAGTGAAACTTTAGATCAGTTATATGATGCAAGAGCTTTTGACCTAAGAGTAAAATATGATTATCTTATTTTAAGTTTTAGTGGAGGAAGCGATTCTTGGAATATTTATAAAGCATTTCAACGACAAGGCTTACATATTGACGAGGTAATTGTTAATACAATGTCTAAGGCAAGTAAAGGATTAGTAACAGATACTAGTACTAAAGCATTTAATGCTCCTGAAAGCGAACATGTAAGAAACACAGTACCTAGGCTTAAAGAAATACAAAAAGAAATGCCTATGACAAAGATTACTGTTACTGATCAAAGTGACTATCTGTTTGAAAGCCTAGAGGCGGCCGGAGATGCTAGTTGGGTATTAGAGAAACGTGAGGGATTAAATCCTGCAGGTATTACTAGATTCAATTATTTGCATTTTATGGAAGTAAGAAAGAGATTTGATAAAGATAAAAAGATAGGGCTGATAGTTGGTATTGAAAAGCCTAGAACACTTGTTCACCAAGGACGTTTCTTTGTTAGATTTGCAGACAGAAGTACCAATATGATTACAGTAGCAGAACATTTAAAAGACTATCCTAATTCAACAGTTGAATTCTTTTACTGGTCTCCAGATTGTGTTCCTTTGCTTATTAAACAAGCTCATGTTGTTAAGAAATACCTTGAGGCTAATCCTTCTATGCAAGTTCATTTCAATAGTGAAAATTCTACAGGAAAAGTATATAGATTATTGCACGAGCCTTTACTTAGAAACTTATTATACAGTACCTGGGATCAACGTTGGTTCCAAGCAGAGAAAGCAGTATTAGATTGGGATAGTGAATTTGATCAATGGTTTAGAGTTGGTTATCAAGATACTAAAGCATATCAAGTTTGGATGGAAGGTCTAAAGTATGTAGCAGACAACTTAAAGCCCTTTCTACGTTATGTAGAAGATCCTGATAATGATATATGGAATACTAGTGTAATGAATTCTTTTATTGATAGGGGTGATGAATTAGTTGGACAACGTCCGGATGGTTTGGCTCCGGTCCTTCATAACTACGAAGTTGGTAGAATGAAAGTAACCGGGCCAGGTGTTAATACGTTTATGCGTTAGTTCTTCTGTAATGGAATATTATTGTCTATTAAAAATGCTTTTAATTTAACATTATTACGGAAAGCAAAAAGTTTTGTTTCTAAGTCTGTTCCTGCAATAGGAAACAATCCAATATTTTTAAGTCCTTGAACAAACTCTTTTCTCTTAAAAACATTGCTAATATCTTCTTTAATACTATCTAAGTTAGGCGACTTCCTTGATGCAATTAATCCAATAGGACTAACAAACGGAAACTCTTCCTTGTACACATCTTGCCATGTAGGAATGTCTAATCCTAGATCTTGACTTGACATGATACTTGTAATATTAGCATTTAAATGATTTTTTACAGTTGGATAATTTGCAAACATACAATCAATATTTCCTGCAAGTAGATCACTTAATGCAGTAGTTCCTCCTTTGGCATAAGGAATAACCTTACTTTCAATTTTTAAGTTTTTAATAAGAACTTCAGTAGCAAGATGCTCACTACTACCATATCCTGCCGCTCCAAAAAGAATTTTGCCTTTGCTGAATTTTTCAAGGTCGCTAACAGTAAAAAACTTTCTGTCGTTGTTGCAGACTAGTACGTTTGGCATTGTAGCAACAACACCAACTAGTTCAAAGTCTTTAATAGGATCATATGGTAAATCGTTAAACCTAATTTCGTTAGTAACATAGATTTGTGCCATTGTTGCTGTAATAATAGCATTATTGGTTTTTAACATATGTTTGATTGCAATTTTGCCTGCGGCACCTGGCCTGTTTACAACATTATATTTGTTATCAGAATTAATAACATTTTTTTCAATTAGTCTTGTAGTCTGATCACTTGGGCCTCCGGGTCCGTGATGTACTGTAAATTCAATATCTGCGGCTGAGGCAGTCGAAACAGCAAATGCCATAATTGCGGCACTAGTTAAAATATTTTTAATCATGTATCTTTCTTCTCTTTTAGGTTGACTTCTTTGTCAATATGCTATACTATATATTATAAATTAACCATTGGTGTTTACCAAGAAAGTGAGATATGAGTGACATATGATAAGAAGCTAGATGATAAGATTGCTGATCTTAATTCTACTAGGGTCTATAAGAAAATTACTCCATTGCATACTACTGATTGGTATATTAAGTGGGCCGCCTCCGGAGTTATACTTCTAGCAGTTATGTGCCGTAGTGTTGAAGAAGTTCCAAAGATATACGATCTTGTATTATCCTTTGTTGGATGTAGTGGATGGGCTTTAGTTGGCTATCTATGGCATGATAGAGCATTATTAATGCTTAATAGTGTATTGTTGTTTGTATTAGGAACGGGAATCTTAACATACATATTTAAATAGCCAAACCGGTAAATAGTTATACGGAGGATATTTAAATGGATGCAACAAAACTTGGGATTGATTTTGCAGAACTTATAACACCTGGTTTAACAATTTTAATCGCACTAGTATTTACTATGTGGTTTAAAGATCTAGCAACAAAAATGGCAAAAGGTGTAATGTTCAAAATGAACAGAGCATTTAACGAAGGCGATTCTGTTATCATTGATGGACAAGATGCAGTTATTGTTCGCATTGGAATGACAGAAACAGTTTTTGGAATATACGGAGAAAAAGGCTATACCTGGAGATATGTTCCTAACGAACGTATTCCTATGTTAAAATTGGAAAAAATTGTTAATAAAGATGTACATTTAGATACTCCAATGGAAAAGGCTCTACAAATACAAAAACAACTTGACGAGTTACAGAATCAACGTATCAGCGAAAATCAAGCAAAAATTGACGAAATGTCTAAATCAAAAAAGAAGTAATGGTATATACAAAACAACAAATTGATAGACTACTAACAAATGCTAGAATTGCCTATGATACATGTAAAGGTGATTGGGGTAAAAATTATTGGTCAAATGTTTTATATGAATTACAGAAGAAATTTAATTTGTTAAACTAGATAGCCTTTTTTGTCTAAACGTTCTACAAGTTCTATCCATGAAATTTGTGGTTCAAGTTCAACAGTAATATTAACTCTATGTTCTTGTATATCATCAAGATCTAACTTATGAGCCTTATCAACATGGTTCCAACAAGGTCCAGGATCTTGTTCAACATGTACTGGTTCGCCCCAGTCCCCATCTCCTGCCAAGTAACTGAAACCTCGTTCCATTCTTTGTGTTTTACTATTCCATTGCTCAAATTTTCTTTCTAGCATTTTAGGATCTTCTACGCCAGTTTTCCACCAACTTATTTTAGCACCAACAATTCCTTGTATTGGTACGTTTAGCCTAGCAATCATAGGTATATCAAATTTATGTGCGTCACAATGTGGTTTTGCGGCATGAGCACCTTTATAACCAATAAACAAACAAAATCTTCTAAAGCCTAATTCTAATTCTTCTACATGATCTTTCATACGTTTACCAATAGGACTGTTATCAAATATAGCCTGATCTAAATTTGCTTTATCAAATTTTGCTCCGTACTTTTCATATAATTTATCTAGTGCTACCTGTGCATGTGGCATTAAGTCAGTTTTAGCCCATTCCAACTCTTCTTTAGTTGGTTCTAAGTGTGGCATTGGTATATGATAATCTAAGTTCATTTAATATTGTTTCCATATTTTTCAATACTACGGTCTAATAGTTCTTCGTAACCTTTCCATTCCCAACTAAGACTAATACTACACAGAATTTTACTATAGAAACTACCATCTTCTTTTTGTAGTTTATGAGCTCCATGACACCATGTATCATTGTTGTAAACAAAGGCACTACTTTCTAAACCTCTTGTTTCAACATAACAAGCTCTTTCTGTATCAAATGGAATTCTTTCTGCTCCAATACCTTGTGATCCTTCGCCTAATGGCTGTAACCAAAATGTTGGTGTAGGATTTTCGTCTTGTATCATAATTCTGAGACTATTTGGATAAGGTAACTGCTCGTTTTTATCTTTGTGTATTCCAATAGGTCGTTGGTTACTCCAAAATAATATTTGACTTATTCCGTTTGTTGGAATGTTTGTATGAAGGTAATCAATAAACTTAGGTAGTATATTTTTACCATCTATCATTGGTTTTGTCCAACGGTCATCTGCTCCTGGGCTATCAATAATATTAATGCCATTCCAATTTGGCATTGTATATTCATTTAGTTTTCCTGTCAGTTTATGCATACGTTCTGCTTCGTAAGGACTATCAGTATATCTTTCATCTGGTTTTAGTCTAACGATAGGAGCATTATGAGTATTCCACATTTCCTGAAATGCATCATCCATAACAACAGGAGGAATGTCTAAAACCACAAATGGAATTCCTTTATATTTCTCCGCAAAGTGTCTTGGATAGTTACTGTTTCTCATACTACTATTTATATTTAGGTAATACAAGGGTTGCTCAAAACTATAATTATTAGTATAAAAACATTGGGGACTACATTGGCAGAAAATAAAAAACCTAAAGCACAAAAAACAACAGAAGAAGAAATTGCAGAATTTCTAGCAAAAGGTGGAGTAATAAAAAAGATTCCAATGGGAGAAAAAGGATATACTGCCGTTAATGTTTGGGGCAGACGTGTTAAGAAGCCTGACACAAAAACACCTTCTAAGACTACTAAAACTAAGAAAAAGTAATAGTACGCCTTTAACTCAATATAAAACTATTTTAAATATTAGATGAAAAACATAATCTCATTCGTAGGTGTCTTTCATATTTGTGTTTTCCTATTTTTCTATACATTTTTATGGGTAGAATATCCTCCCTTAATGTATATGATGTTAATATGGGCAATTCCTGCTTGGCTACTTTTATTATATATTTCTATTACTAAATAATTGGTAAGGCAAACTTATAAAGAAATGTTAAGTAACATTATAAGCAAATTCGTAGGAGAATACACATGGCAGAATATTGGGGTTATCATACACTCTTTGACTGTTTACACGGCGATATTGATAAAGTACGTTCTGGAGAAAATATTAAAAACTTCATAGAAGAACTAGTTGATGCTATCGGAATGAAAGCATATGGCGATCCTATAATTGAACATTTTGCAACACATGATCCAGATGCGGCAGGACATAGTTTAGTTCAACTAATTGAAACAAGTTCTATAACAGGACATTTCGTTGATAAAAACGGAGACCTTTATATAGATGTGTTTTCCTGTATGGAATATGATGTACAAGTAGCACAGTCTGTTGTACAAAAATATTTTTCTCCTGAAAGAATTAGAGTAAATTACTTAACTAGACAGGCTAGTTAATATGTCAAAGAAAAAATACCCCTTCTGGGCTAGAGCAAATCATCACTTAGATCATTCTAATATGGGATATTGGTATCACCTTTGGCATTCGTTTTATAACGGAAGTAGACTTTTGGCATTTGTTCTAACCAGTTATATTCATGGTATTTTTCCTTGGTTGTTTAAGTTTCATGCCGCCCACGGAGTCATTCGTATTAATGAGGAATTAAAAAGAATGCCTCATTTAAAAAAGGCAATGGACGAGATAGCAGAAGAGTATAAAAAGAAGGATTAAGTTTTGTCTTGGGGTAACCAAATTAAAGAGAAGGTCTCTTTCTTCCATATGAATGCATGGAAAAGAAGGCCTAATGCTAACATATTTTATAGTCCAGGAGTTGACAGATGTTTTGCAGTCGACACCTTTGATCCTTATACAGCATTTGATGTTGCTAAGATATTAAGCAGTAAAATGCCAGCCATTGCAGTAATTGTATTACATTTTGAAGATAGAACAGATGTTAATAATAGTAATGTTACAGATTTTACAATAACAGATAAACAAGTAATTGGTGGAGCCGCTGGGTTATTATTCAGTAGGCAGACTCCTGTATTTAGAAAAATGCAAAAGCCAGTTTTAGAATTCTGTGAAAGTATGCCTTTAGATTATATGCCAGGCTCAAATGGATATAATACTTTTATGAAGTTCTCAGAATATACTAAATTTGTAATACGTTGTTGGCATGCAACAAAATTGTTTGATATGGTGCATAACTTTTTACCAATGGAAGAGTTTGCAAACGAATATCTTTCTGGAGAAGTACCAGACGATATGTGCTTACCAGCAGATAGTAGTAACACAACAACATCTGACTTAGGACCTAAAAATGAAATTCGTAGAATACTTTATAATGCAGATTCTATAGACGAAGCAATGTCTAAGATTGCTGATATGTGGAGAAATAACAATACTCCACATTCCTTTCCTATGCGAAAGATGTTTTATGCAATACTTAATCACCCTGACTATCCAGAACCAGAAGATTTAGGTAAGTCACAATCAGATACTGATTTAACACATTACTCAGGTTATCTATTATGAACTTAGATACAAAGTTATATTACACATCAGTTAATTGGGACGGCCAGGAAGGAAATAAGTTTTGGGAGAAAACTTACGACGAAGTAGGAGCAGGAGGCAAGTTTGTAATTGACTTTGCCAGAAGAATTAATCCAAATAGATTCTCTACAAGAGATAATTCAACATGGACTCTTCCTTGGCCTGACGAGATTTTACCCAAGTACAAACTAGTTCAATACGATCCTAACTATACAGGTTCTTTTGCTGAAGCGTCAGATAGTAAAGCAATGGAATATGCTAGACGTATTGATAAGAATAATGAGAAATTTGCTATCATGTATTCCGGAGGATTAGACTCAACAATCATTACAACGGCGTTAATTAAAAATTTAACAAAAGAACAACTTAAAAACGTTTCTATCTGTACTAGTGTTCAGGCAGTAGTTGAAAATCCAAATTACTGGAGAAAGTTTATCTTTGGTAAATTTAAAATTATTGATTCGATGGTAAACAAATATGATACTTTACTAGAACTAGGATATACTCCAGTAACAGCAGATGACGGAGATTGTATTCATGGAACAGTATTAGGTTTAAACTTTTATCATGCATGGGAACAAAAGATTGGCGAAAGGTTAACAGCAGATCAGAGGGCTCATGTAAGAAACAACTTGCATAAACTTAGTGATAAAGACACACATTTTAGTGTATTTGAAGATGCATTAGTTGAGTACTTTCAGTATAGCAATACACCATGGTGGCCTGTTCCTAAGAATTTAAATCCAGATCCAATGTTTGGTCGTAAACTATACGACAAGTATGCCTTAAATGCAAAAACAGCATCTTGTCCTGTTATTAGTTTGCAAGATTTCTTTTGGTGGTTAATTTTTAATGTTAAAATGATAAACTGTGGAGTTCGAGGTGCAATGTATTATAACGATCGTTATGATATGAATATAGCAATAAACAAGATTGAGAATTGGTACTTATGGCCAGCATATCAACAGTGGTCAATGAATAACAATAATAACGGACAAAAAATTGGATACGGTGCTGGTACATATAAGAAAGTCGCAAGGGACTATATTTTTGAGTTAGATCAAAATATATGGTATAGAGATTTTAAGTTGAAACTTGAAAGCATGGGACAGAATAGTGTTCGTCAAAAAGTTGATACAACTGTTTACCCAAAACCCATGCATAGGTTTGGTATTACAACTGACTACAAGATGTTAGATGTATTAGATGTAAATGTACAAGATTATATTAAGCATCATTTGTCCAAATTTGAGATTACTTGGAGTGAGGAAACAAAATGAGAATAAAAGGTAGAGTGAAACAAGATGCTAAAGGTATGGATGTTCAAATATGGCACACAGATACCATTGGGCAGGAACCACTTTTAACAGCATCTTATTATAGAGCAACATTATTTTTACTAGAAAAAGGTTGGGGTATGACTCCTTATGAATTAGCATCAAGTTCACATAGAGCAATATTTTTAACAACTACAACAGAACCAGAAGAATTTTTAGGTGGAGTTATTTGGGAATATCATTCTTATAACAAACAGGCAATGATTGTTTTAATCTGGACAGAGGACAAGTGGAGAGGTAGACACTTATATACTTTACTACAACACGAACTTGAAAGAGAAAGTGTAATATGCGGAGGTACTAGTATTGCAAGTATGGCTCATGCTGATAACGAGCCAAGACTAAAAGCTGGAGCAAGAGAAGGCATGTTTCCTCAATTTCATAGGCTTTATAAAGATCTAACTCCAGATCTATTTGAGAGAAAAAAGCAAATATCCGAAGAAGCCGGAAAGCCCTGGAGAGAAATTAATCGAGACAGATATAAATTAGAATCTCGTATGACAACAAAATAGGTTGACAGCAGTATTCTAATAGTGTATTATAACGAACAATTTGGAATAACTGCCCTTAGCTCAGCTGGATAGAGCAACTGCCTTCTAAGCAGTAGGTCGCAAGTTCGAATCTTGCAGGGCAGGCCAAATGCAAGGATTAATAATGTCTGAGAAAAGAATACTAACATTTGAAGAGACAGAGCGAGATCAAAAATTACACGTTGACTGGGTTTTAGAAAAAACAAATTTTAAAAGAAATGGCTTCTTTGTTGAAATGGGTGCAGTTGATGGCATCAGACTGAGTAATACATTAACATTAGAACGAGATTATAATTGGTCAGGAATCTTAGCAGAGCCTGATCCAAGACATCACGAAAGCCTAAAAAACAATAGACCTGGTAGTAGTATTGAGTTTGATTGTGTTTGGGCAAACTCTGGAAAAACAAAAACATTCTTTCAATCTAAAAAAATTACAGATCAACGCAGTACACTTTCAGATTTTGCAGAAGAAGGCGATGCAAAAGAAATTCGAAAAAAATGGCCTACATTTGATGTTAAAACTATAAGCCTATTAGATATGCTTGATAAGCATAATGCACCAAAGTATATAGACTATCTTAGCCTTGACACTGAAGGTAGTGAATATCAAATTCTTAGAACTTTTGATTTTAGCAAATACAAGTTTGGATTGATTACAGTAGAGTGGAATCATCATAAAAGAAGAGGACAACGTATCTGCGATCTTCTAACATCTAATGGTTATTACATACCTGAAGACTCGAAAGACATATTTGAATTTGACTATGCATTTGTTAATAAATAGTGGTATGGAAGCCGTTTTTCTTTTCTTATTAATATTCAAACATGCCATAGTAGACGTTGGACTACAAAGACACTTGGGTGTACAAAAGAAACACCAATGGCTTAGCCCTAAAGCCCAAATACATTATCTAAGTCACGGTGCTGGTACTTTTATAGTATTAGTGACACTTGATCCTGCTCTAGCATTAATTGCTGGATTATGTGATTGGATTGCACATTGGCATATTGACTTTACAAAAACTAACATTAACAACAAATACGAACTAAACAATGCAGATTATGCTTATTGGTGGCTCCTTACTATTGATCAATTATTGCATTACACAACATATTTTCTTATAATATATTTTATATTTTTGAATCTTTAAATGTCTAGTTTATCCTTTATTTTGGTAAATATTGACGTTATAAAGGATTTAAAATATGCTATCAGAAATGGATTTTAAGGAGCAATCTCATCTATTTTCGCTCCTAGCGGGTATCGCTTACAAGGATGAAAAACAAGCCACTAAAGAATACAAGAGTCACGGTTTTACTCAAGTTAAATTTGTTGATGTTGATTCAAGTCAGGCATATGTTATCTGGAACACGAAAGATCTAGTTATATGCTGTCGAGGAACTGAACCAACTGAATTTAAGGATATTGCCGCTGATGTTAGATGTTTTTTAGTTCGGCCAGCTACAGGTCAAAAAGGAAGAGTACACAAAGGATTTAAAGTAAGTGTTGATAGAATCTGGCCTAGTATTACAAGCACATTAAAATTAAAAAAACAAAAAGTATGGGTTTGTGGACATTCATTAGGAGGTGCTATGGCATGCCTAATAGGAAATCGTTTCCACGAAATAGAAGACTTACCTTTGGTTGAAGGAGTATTTACTTACGGAGAACCACGGTCAGGTAATAAAAAGTTTGTCAACCATAGTCTTAGTGTACCGCATATTAGGTGGGTTAATGGTGCTGATATTGTGCCTAAGGTTCCACCGGATATCCTAAACCGATATAAGCATCACGGAGATTTACATTATATGAACCATTGGGGTAATGTAAGAACTATGACATATTGGCAAGCAGTAAAGGATCAATGGAGAGGATTTTGGAAAGGAATTGTAAGAGGTAAAATCAATTTTTTTATCAACCACAGCATTGATAGATATCAAGCAAATTTAGAACGTTATAAGAACGGCGACGAACGCCCTCAAATATAAAGCAAAGGTAATTCATTAAATGGAACAATCAGAAACAGGCAACAAAGATACTGGTGCATCAGCATCAGCAGAAGCAGAGGCTCATGCCGAAGCAAACGCCCACGCAGGAACAGAAGTCACTGATTCAAGTGTTAGTGCAGAAGCAGGAGCCCATGCAGAAGCAGGAGTATCCGCTGGTGCAGATGGCGAAGCTCATGCAACTCAAGGAGCATTGAGTGAAACTGCCGAAGGTAGTGCCGGTGTTAGTGCAACTGCTGAAGTAACTGCAGAAGCATATGCCGGAGCAGGGTTTGATGGTAGCGACGCTAGTATTGGAGCAGGTGCTATGGTTGAAGCAAGAGCAGAAACAGAAGCTCATGTAGATGGTAGTGCAGAAGCCACAGTTGATGCTGGACCATTAGGAGATGTTACTCTTGCCGGAGCAGAAGGCGAAGCTCATGCTGGAGCATATGCAGAAACTCATGCCGGTGTAGAAGCTCATGCAAGTGTTGGAGAACATGGTGTTGATGTTGGCGGTGGAGCAATAGCAGGCGCAAGCACAGGAGTTGATGCTGGTGCATCAGGTACAATAGACACTCCAATTGGATCAGTTGGCGGAGAAGCCGAAGCAGGAGTTAGTGTTGGTACACAAGTAGGTATAGAAGGCGAAGGTCATGCAACAATGAATGATGGTGTTGCAAGTGTAGGTGTTAGTGGCAAGGCCGCAGTACTAGCAGGAATAGATGCAGACTTAAATGTTGAAGTTGATCTCAATCCAATTCTTGATATTAGTAAATGTACATATAATGTAATTACTCATCCAAACGAAGCAATTTCTGAAGCTAGAAATATTATGTCTGATGCAGAAAAACAGGTAGACTCTGCAATGGCCAATGCTGAAAAAATGAAGAATGCAACTATTAAAGCCGCAAACGATGAAGCAGACAGAGTTAAGAAAGAAGCAACCAGAGAACTAAAAGCAACAGAAGAACATTGTCAAGGTGTAATTGCTGGTGCTCAAAGAGCTCTAAATGAAGCCGCTGAAGAAACAGCAAGACTGGCGGCCGAACAAGCACAGAAAGCAAAAGAAGCCGCTGAATTGGCCGCAAAGCAAGCCGCGGATCAAGCACAGAAACAGGCCGCTGAAGCCGCCCACAGAGCTGAAATGGTTAAGCAGAAAGCCGCTGAACAAGCCGCTAAAGCACAAGCCGAAGCTCAACGTGCCGCAGAGTTAGCTCAACAGCAAGCACTTCAAGCTCGTAGACAAGCAGAAGCACAAGCACAAGCCGCCGCAAATGCCGCTCAAAGATCTGCAAATGCCGCAAAGGATGCCGCTAAAAAATCTGGTAGAAAGATTAAGAAATTCTTTAGTGATATTAGAGTAAAAGAAAATATTAAATTAGAGAACGTTGATGCTGTTACAGGACTTTCATGGTATTCATATAATTATGTTTGGGATAGCGAAGTAAGACAAACAGGTGTTATGGCTCAAGACTTATTAGGTACAAAATATCAAGATGCTGTTAGTGTCCATCATGGACATTTTGTAGTTGATTATAGTAAACTTCCTAACTAGGAATTTTTAGGTTGGCCCATGGTTGTTGAAATCTTATTGATAAAAGCAATCGTGGGCTTTTACCATCCCAATTAATAGAATGTAAGATATCAGTTCTAACAAAAGAAGATTCTTGATTTAACTTGGCTAAAGTATTGCATTTGAAATCCGGATCTCCTAATAATTTATATTGTCCAGCTCTACTTTTTTCAGCACCACCTTTGGCTTGTAAACGTTTAGCAGGAACACCATTAGGTCTTGGAAATTCAGCAACACGAACCTTCCAATGATCTCTATCACAATTCCACCAAAACATCTCTTGGTCTTCGTCGCCATTTAATAAAACATTAAAGCGAACTGGTATATCATATTTGTCTCCGGTATATCTATCAGGACCAGTAGTATCAATATGTGGATTACCACGAGGATCTTCTAAAGGTTCGTTAAGTGACTTATAAATGAAGAAATTTACCTCTCCATCTTCTAGTCCATATGTTTTTGTAAAGGCATTAATTTCAGCATATGCTTTTGACTCTTTCCAAGCCTGTATCATATCAGGTTCCGGTGTTATTAATGCCGCTGAAAGAGGAGCATTATCTTGGTAGTCTTGAACCATTGGTTTGGTTATTTCCTGAGCCCACGACCAGGCTTCAGGTGAAAGTTTAAAAGAAACGGTTAAATAAGGTTGCTCCATACCAATATTTATGGTTGACATTATAGATAATATACCATATAATAGTAAAATAAGCGGGTATTGTGTAGTGGTAAGACCTTAGCCTTCCAAGCTAATGACAGGAGTTCGATTCTCCTTACCCGCTCCAACTATGAGGAATAAAAATGATTGGTTCAAAAGATATAGTCCATATTGATGTGGGCATTGATAAAAGAGAAGGCAAATGGCTAGGAGAATGGACACCTAAGAATCCTGATGCTGTCGCACAATTATATAATGAGGAGCCTTCAACTCATCATATTACAGCCAACAGGCGTGAGGAACTTGAACGTAAACTTGAGAAAGCATTACGTCTTGCTTTTCCTAAAGCAAATTATATAGTTCAGCATCGTGAATCGTTGACAGAAGCACAAGATCCTTTAACAGGTTATATCAATGCGTGATACCAACCATGAAAAGATAGGTATTAGGATAATGCGTTCTTTAATGGGATGGTTGATGGTATTTGGTACAATTGGTTTACTTCTAGGTTCTCAAATTTGGGTATGGGAAAATTATAGTGCCACTCCTGGATTATTGGTACTATTTGAAGGTTTATGGTGTATTGGATCTGCTATATTTTTAGGTATAATCGTATCAGCCGCTGAAAAAAGTTTACCTTTAGGCAAAATTAATTTACAACCTCTTGATAAACAAGACTAATTTTTCCTACTATTTTCAACAAAAAGGTTGACCTTTGGGCCTGTTTGTCATATACTGTATATAATAAGAAATTAGGTTAATTAGGAGATACATTATATGGCTTATTTAAGTGCAAAAGATACCCAAGCAATTAGAAAAGAACTTAAAGTACAATTTCCAGAGTTTAGATTTAATGTTAGCAAAAGATCAGGTGGTGCCTGTATTGTAACTATAACAAGCGGTCCTACTGATTTCTCAGATATTTACAGACAAGATGCATATGGAGATGACGGCTATTGTCAAGTTAATGTTTATCATATAAAAGGAGACAATTATAATAAGCATACAGAATTCTTAGCAGATGTTCTTAACGTGATTAAAACTGCTCCTGCAAAAGGAGAAGGTTTTCATAAAGGTAGAGGTTGGTTTGATGAGTCAGATAGTATGTCTGACTATTTCCATACTGCTTTTTATATTGATTTAAACATTGGACAATACTCAAAGCCTTATGTGCAAAGTGGTTGTGCAAAAAAAGCTCCTACTAAAGAAGTAAAAACTTTAGAACAATTAGTTGGTGCTGAAATGGCTTCAACCTTAAGAGAACTTGCAATGGTTAAGGAAAACGTATAATGAATATTAATTTTAAAAATATTGCATTAGCAATTACTTCGGTAGCAGTTCTTAGTGCATGTCAAACAACTAATTCACTAGCAGTTAATAACGAAACATCTGCTATACAGTATGATGGTAAAGCAGTTACTAATAATAATGTATCTGTTATGCCTGGATATGCTCATTATATGAAACTAAATCCTTTGAAATCTCAAATTCCAAGTTATGACGGTAAAGGTTTACTTGCCGCAAGTTGGAATCCTTCCGATGATGTTGCTAATAATCCAACTATTGTTATAATGCATGGTGGACATGGCGTTGGTAGCGGTATGTGGATTAAAGCAAGAGATCTAAAGCAACGTATTAATGCCAACGTATTACTTCTTGATAGTTTTATGTCACGTGATATGCCTAATAATTGGGATAGAGGTGTAGAAGCTGATGCAATCGTTCGTACATTTGATGTTATTGCAGTTGGTAAATGGTTAAAGACACAAGGGTCTGATCCTAGCAAAACTTATATGATGGGCGGTTCACAAGGTGGATGGACAACTCTTAAGGCAATGTCTGCAGGAGCAACTCAACTTGCTGAAGTAAAGCCTCTTTATGCAGGTGGTATTGCATACTATCCTGTTTGCGACAACTACAATCGTAATGGTAACCTAAGAGCAGGACAACGATTTGTTTCGTTAGCAAAGAATGGTTTCTGGGGACCTGTACTACTTCTAACTGGTGATGAGGACTATGCTACTCGTATTGAAGATTGTCAACAGTCTGTAGTTGAACATGCCACTAAGCATGTTAGGTTTGAAAGAGGAACACATGGTTGGGAAATCCGTTGGAGAGAAAACGGAGAGATGAACAAGGATGGTTCTTGTAAGTGGTCTGGTAACAAAAACTTTAAGATGTGTTATGATGCCAAGCACACTACTGAAATGTATATTGAAATGACTAAATTTATAAATGGAGCAAAATAATGAATAGTAAATTTATATTTGGTACCTTAACAGTTTTAACAACTGTTTGGGTTGTTTCGGGTGTTGTACAAAGTGCATTAGCAAAAGAAGCAAAGGTAAACGTTGTCCGTACTACAGGAGGCAATGCAGTAGAGTTTCCTAACGTTCATTTACAAAGTGGTATGGGAAGAAACCTGCTTCAACCTTTCAATGAAGAACTGCAAACAACACATGACATAAAATCAGCAGACAGAGCTCAACGAATGATGGAACGAAACAGTTCAGCTCTTACTGGATTATTAATTAATAAAGGACGTATTGTATTTGAAGGTTATAGAGAACCAGCTAGGCGCAATAGCAAAATGCATAGTATGTCAATGTCAAAGAGTCTAACTGCTCTTGTAATTGGTAACCTATATTGTGACGGCAAGATCAATAGCCTCGATGATAAAGCAGTAAAATATGCTCCTCAATTAGAAGGAACTCCATATGGAGATACTTCAATCCGTAATCTACTAATGATGGCTAGTGGTATAAAGAAGCTTGGCAGTCACGGACAGCCTAAACATAAAACTTATGTTAGGATGAGGAATCAGCGAGCAACTGGATTGTTTATGCTAAAAGGACACACAAGACAATATGAAGAAGGAACCAATCATCTTTATAACTCAGGAGATACATTAGCATTATCTCAAGTAATGGAGTCAATGGGAGGACTAGTTAATAACTTTAATTTTTATATTTGGTCTAGGATTGGTACTGAAACAGGTGGATCCTGGATGGTGGATAAACGGGGTCAGCCAATTGCCTTTGCTGGATTTAATGCAAGTCTAAGAGACTGGGGTAAACTTGGAATGTATACAATAGATATGGTAAAAGGCCGAGGCGGTTCGTGTATGCAAGAATTTGCTACAGACATGAACTCTAAGCAAATTAGGAATGAGAGGCGTCCGGGAGAAGCAGGAAGAGCATTCTCGCACTATGGTTACCAAACTTGGATTATGCAAAATGGAAATGCATGGTGGATTGGCTATGGCGGACAACGAGTAGGATTAAATTTTGAATTAGAAAAAGTAATGGTAGTACATAGTTACATTGAAAACTATATGACTGAAGCACATGACGTGTTTAATTATTTTGCAGATTGGGATTAATGGAAGAAGTTTTAATAAAAATATTAAACATGGGAGACCCTGATGACTGGGATTTATATGCCAACTTAGCAATAGGCGAATGGACCAAGTCAGATGAATATGCAAAAATTAAAGCATATGGATTAACGGCTCAATCCTACAAGTACTTAGAACAAAATAGCTGGGGAGGTGATTATAATCTCTCCGGCTGTGGTGTATATTGCTTAGATTATGATCCTAAAGATCTTATGATGGCAAAATTAGCAGGTGTAATTCCACATTACGGTTAAACCTGCAACTTATTCGACAGTAAGTAATTTATTAAACAAAAGGAGGAACAATATGTTCTCATTTAAAGACGTAGATAAAAGTATGCTATTAAAACTAGTAGCATTACATGTTTTAGTTATTGTAGTTAGTAATGCCTTAGTTAGTATTCCAGTTGAAATTTTTGGTGTTAAACTAACATGGGCGGCATTTACTTTTCCACTAGTGGTATTAGCAACTGATTTGACAGTACGACTATTAGGAAAGGAAATTGCTCGAAGTACAATTACCGCGGCATATCCGCTGGCTATTATTGGATCTATTCTAGTAGTACTAGCAGAAGGTGCTCCTACAAGTGTAGCACTTCGTATTGGTTTTGCCAGTGCAACAGCCTATGCAGTAGGTACAATGCTTGACGTATATGTATTCCAACATATTAGAGAAAAGTTAGTAGACAACTGGTGGTTAGCACCGGCTGTATCAACAGTAGCCGCTAACGTTATTGACACTTATGCATTCTTTGCAGTAGCCTTTCACAATTCAGCAGACGAGTATATGTCAGCAAACTGGATGGAAGTAGCAGGTTCGCAAGTCATAATTAAGATTGCAGTAGGACTAATTGTCTTCCTACCAGCTTATGGTGTATTACTAAGACACCTTAAAAATAAAGTAGAAGGATAAACGTATGAGCTTAAATACAGATGGTTTATTTTTAGCACCAGCTAATCCTCAACTGTCAAAGTATGATGGGGTTAAACTTCCTCCGTTAGTTATACCGGACGGAAGTGGCCCCTGGGCTCTGCGATATATCTGGGTAAAGCATAAAACTAAAAACGATGAATTTGTAAAAAATTATTTTAACAAAGGAAATAATGCAACAGGTTCCGGACTAAATTTAAGAAAACAAACATCTCACATGAAAGAGACAGCATGGAATCCTCATAACAATATTTTTGATACTAGCAGAGAAAACGGTAACTTGATTTGGAGAGTTAAAGTACATAATCATTTAGCCGATACGATTGATTATATTGAGATATGGCGTAGCAAAGAAATTATTAAAGAAACATTTGGTGTTAAAAAAGGCGACACTACAAAAAATGATGTTCCTGTAACCGAATCAGAAAGTAAATCAGATTTAGCAAGATCTGCAGAAGAAATTATTACATTAAGAAAAGGATTAGAAGAAGCAGGTTTTGAGCCAAGAGCTTGGTCTACCTTTCCTAATGTCCATCCAATTGTTGCAATGAGATGGTATCTTTACTTTTTAGACAGACGAAATGGAAATAAGCAATGTGTTATAAACACACCTTATAATAAAAAATTAAACGATTGGGAACCTTTTAAAAATAACAAAGGAGTTAATTAAAATGGCACTTGTACCTATGGTAGTAGAAAAGACCTCTGAAGGAGAAAGAGCATACGATATCTATAGTCGTTTGCTTAAAGAAAGAATTGTTATGGTTGAAGGAGTAGTAAACGATAACATGGCTAATTTAATTGTTGCACAATTACTTTACCTTGAGGCAGAAAACGATAACGATATTACAATGTTTGTTAACAGTCCAGGCGGATCAGTTACTGCTGGCTTAGCAATTTATGATACTATGCAATTTATTGGTTGTGATGTTGCAACTTATGCTATGGGCCAAGCATGTTCTATGGGATCAGTATTAGCAATGGCAGGTGCAAATGGAAAGAGATATGTATTGCCTAGCTGTCGTACAATGATTCATAGAGTTAGTTCTGGAACACACGGAACAAGCGGAAGTGTTCATGTACAAGAATTACAGTTTGAAGATGCTATTCGTAGTATGGAAGAATCTAAAAAACTTAACGAACGTTTAACTCAACTATATGTTACCCACAATACAAAAGGTAAGACATATGATCAGATGTTTGAAACTATGAAGTTTGATACTTTTCTTGACGCCGCCGCAACTGTTGAATTTGGACTTGCAGATAAAGTTATTGCAAACAGGGCTGATGTAAAATGAGTATAATGACTGAACAAGGTTTAAAGGAACTAGTCGCTAAACAAGATACTTTAGGTAGAGTTCCTTTTGATGGTAGTAGATTTTATTCAGCAGATGCAAACTACCTTATATATTCTGTTGGAGTAGACAGATTTATATTATCTGATAGACTTGATCTATGGACTACATTAGAAACTGCTAAGATACTTTCTTCAAAGATTCCATTAACTTTAATTGCACTCACAAACTGTAGTAAAGATATTAACAACGAAAATTGTTTGTTTTATACAGTATCTGAGAAAACTGGTTGGAAGATGTCTGAGAATGCATGTCCAGAATTAGGTGCAGTATCAGGCGAGGATGCAGTAGAAGAGGCTGGCATTGCTTTAGACTTTAAAGATCCTATTAGTGCTAATTGGTTAGTTAACTTACAAAACTATGCATTCTTTTGCCAGAGGATATTACATGCAATTAGAATTGCTGATGCTGAAACCAATTCAGACGATGCAGTATTTTTCAAAGAGTTACTAGATCACGGAATTGCGGCAGTATTACAATCAAGAGCTGATCATACAAGAACTCCGCAAGGAGCATTACTTTGGACTAAAAGGGTACTATATACTTCAAAGAATATTGACGAAGCAATCAGTGGTATTAATAAGATATGGGATAGCAGGGTACTTAGAGATAAAGATATAAGAGATAGATTTTTTGAGTATTCAGGATTACCTTTTAATCCTGGAGACAATTAATATGTCTGAAAATTTTACCCATGATACTTTTAGTACTGAGCAATATTATTATGATGAACAGGCAAGAAAACATCCTACAACGGTAGCAGTTAAGTCTAAACTACCAAAAGCAAAAGTAACATCTTCTGGCTTAAAAGTAGGAGATAGTTTATTTCATCATGGTATAACATGGAATGTAAGAACAGAAGAAATATACACTCCAATATATAATGATTTGCCATTAGCAGGAAAATATCATGTTGACTTCGCAAAGCAGTTTACATATAATAGATTTTCTCCTAGGCACGGTCATTGGGCTCAACCTTATCCTGTAATTCCTTTACCAGAATTAGCTATGCCGTCTTTTGATCCTAATCACAATAAAACATGGACAGAATGTACAGATGAAAGAGCTCAATGGGTTAAGGCTTTATTAGAAAAAGAGTCCAATCGTAAAATTGCATTATACTATTCAGGTGGAATTGATAGTTTGGTTGTTCTTATTGCATTACTAAAAGCATTAGATACGAAAGAACTCCGTTCACGTTTAACTATTTGTTGCAGTATGGAAAGTGTAATTGAATATCCTGTTTTCTTTGAAAAAGAAGTGCTTGGAAAATTTAAGATTATAGATCTTAAAATGGGTACTGTTCGTTTTAATAATTTAATCAATGAAGGATATACAGTTATTACAGCCGACTTAGGTGATGCTATGTTTGGAACTGAAGTGTCTACACAATTTTATTATACTTTTAGGAACCATGCTGAACGTTTAGGTTTTCAAGGAAGAAAAATGGTATCTGATTTACTTGAAGATATAGGTAAACCAGATGCACACTATTCTGTTTATAAAGATGTTTTAATTGCATATTTAGAAACTCCAAATGTTTATTCTATGCCAACTAAAAGTAGAGAGAATATATTAACACCAGGCTTTGGAGAATGGTATTATAATAAACTAGACAAATTAGCACAGACATCTGATTATACGGTTCATAGTTTACATGATTTCTTTTGGCAGATTATTTTTAATGTTAAATGGATGCATTGCTCATGTCGTTGTTTTATGTTCTTTGGTGACCATACTAATAACAAACCATTGTTTCAACATAAACGGTATATAAACTGGTTTCAGTCTGATGATTATCAACGTTGGTCTATGGTTAATAACAATACAGGACAAAAGATTAAAGGTGTAACTGCTTCTACATATAAGTGGGCGGCCAGAGAATACATATACGATTATACAAAAGATGAATGGGCATTATATTTTAAACTTAAGATTGCATCTTTTCAAAAGATTGCTCCTGTTCACAGTTATCCACATGCTATGGACATTATAGATAGATTTGCTTTAAACACAGATTATACTGTAGTTCGTCATAGCGATCCTGGAGTGATTGATTATATACATCATCACCTTTTTAACTACAATGACTTACTCTAAACTTACAATATGTATAGCAGATTATAATATACAAACTTTGATGGATGCATATAGCGTCAAAGATCTAAAAGGCTATAAAGAAATTGATATTGCTGATGAGGATTTTGCTCCTATACCCACATCACTTAGTATGATACAATATCTAGCAGATTCAACACTAGCAAATATATCTGCAACAACCAAAGGACAAGACCGAGGATCTAGGTTCTGGGAGGAATTAGCCTTTGTTCCTAAATTGGTAGTTGAATTTGAAACTAATACTAGATCATTCCGCACATTTAAGCAATTTAATGGTACTTTTTTATTAAAAAACGGTTGACCTTTCGGATAGAAGGTGTTATACTGTAAAGACAATAAGGAATTAGGAGTAGGGTTTGACAGGCGAGATTATTAATATGCCTCTTCATATTATGAGGCCTAAATTAGATTTTTCAAAAACTAGTTTAACAGTCGAGACACAAGCAGGTCTGTCTCGTTATATTCTCGATCATAAAGAGCCGGGCGGATACCTAAGAGCAGTATTAGAAAACGATCTAATGACAGCAATACAAACTGCTGATCCACAAAACTTAAAGCAATTAAAAAACCTATGTAAATGGATATTTAATAATGCTCCAGGAGATAGTTGGGGAGATCAATTTACAGTTGATAATTGGATATATGGTGAGGAACTTTAATGAATTTGGTTGAGAAAGCAAAACTATTTGCAACAAAAGAACACGAAGGACAAGTTCGCAAATACACTGGCGAGCCCTATATCATTCATCCAATTGAAGTTTCTGAGATTGTAGAAAGGTATAACGGCTCCAGAGAAATGATTGCGGCCGCCCTATTACATGATGTTGTTGAAGATACAGATGTTACTATTGAAGAAATTCGTAATGAGTTTGGTAACTCGGTTGCAATGTTAGTTGATGACTTAACAGATGTTAGTAAAAAAGAAGACGGTAACAGAGCAGTAAGAAAAGCTATGGATCGAGAGCATACTGCAAAAGCAAGTGCCGCCGCAATGGTTGTTAAGGCCGCTGATATGATTAGCAATGGAAAGGATATTAAAGTAAATGATCCTCATTTTGCTAAAGTATATCTTAAAGAGATGAAAGCATTACTTGATGTAATGTTTAAGATTAAAGAGATGGAAATTTATAAAGAAGCAAAAGGAGTAGTTGAATGAACGATATTTTAAATGATGTTTCAGATTTAGAAGGTGCAGTAGATTGTCTTAAAAAGCTAGACCATACTCCTGATGTTATAAATGCTATTATAAAAATAGATGATATTATTGAACGTAAAAAAACAGAATTTAATGATTATGAAAAATATATCGAGTCGTCATTTTCTGGTTGACATTTCGGATAGCAGATGCTATACTATAAAAATAATAAAGGATTGGACAGTATGGAAATATCAGACTTAAAAGAAGGCAGAACAGTTGAACTTAAAGTAAAGAATGTTATGTATCCTTACAGGGATCGGTATTCTGTGAATATGATTATTCCTGAGTTTAACTATTACACAGGTCAAGTTGTATATGAAAAATGGTATAAGCCTACTCAGGTCGGACTTACAACCGGAGAAGCATGGTTTAAGGTTCGTAGGATTGACATGCACCGTATTGTTGAAATTAATGGTGTAGAAATTGAACCTGTACCTGAGGAGATTCCAACTACTGCTAAAGTCTTTACTGTTTTAGGATCCAAAGGAGAAGAGTACGAAGTTACTTTTGACGGACCTAACTCAAAGTGTACTTGCAAAGGTTTTCAGTTTAGAGGAACTTGCAAACACATTGCACAACAATTCAGCACCGTCCCTGACGTTGCTATTAAACCTAATTTTACTGCAAGAGCAGTTGAATCCGAGCAGGCGGAACCTGTTATTGAAGAAGTAAAGGAAGAAAATATGTCTGAGAAACTTTTCACTGTCACTGGTTTTAGTACTAAAGACGGTAAGATTAAAGCACGTTTCGCAACTGATATGACTCGTATTAAGACTCTTATTAAAACTGGCCACACAGATATTCAATTGTATGATCTATCAAAGCCGGCAACAAAATTAGAAGCTCTTAAATACTTGCATGATAAGAATATCCCTGGTGAAGCTGGTAGTGCGATTGCAAAAGAATATGCAAAACGTTCTAAAAGAGCCGTTGCTGATCTTGTCAAAGATGGCCCAGCTATCGAACAAGAAGCAGTAGCATAATTATTTTGCCTAGGGGGCAGGCTAGATAGAGGCCCCCCATTTCTATACTAAGGAGACAAGAAGTATGATCGTAGGATTTAAACTACCTCACGTTACATTTAAGACCCGTGTTCGTGATGATTCAATTGAAGGGTCTAATCCATTTCGTTGGGAGGACAAAACTACCGACGATTATTTTAAAGGTAAACGAGTAGTATTGTTTAGCCTTCCTGGAGCATTTACACCAACTTGCTCAACGTATCAGTTACCAGGTTTTGAAGAAAACTACAATAAAATTAAAGAGAATGGTATTGACGAAATTTATTGTATGAGTGTTAATGATGCCTTTGTTATGAATGCTTGGGCAAAAGCACAATGCGTCGAACGTGTAAAAGTTATTCCTGATGGCAGTGGTAACATGACACGTTTTATGGGTATGCTTATTGGTAAAAATCATTTAGGCTTTGGCAGTCGTAGTTGGCGTTTTATGGCTATTATCAATGATGGCGTTGTTGAGAAATGGTGGCAGGAACCAGGCATTAACAACGACGGAGAAGACGAAGATCCGTATGTTGAGTCGACACCTGAAAACTGTCTAGAATATCTGTTAAATAAAGGTTAACCACAATCTAACAAAGTCGTACTCTATAAAAGGAGTAACACTATGAGACCTATATGTTGTAACCATGGATGCGATAAACTAGTATGTTGTAGTATTGGAAAAATCAGCGATCCAAATCCAAGATGGAGACCGGTCTGCGGACATTGTCAACAGGCAAGTTACGGTAAACGTCCTTATAGAGATGGTGTTACTCCCTTTGTTACTGGAATATGTAGTAACAAGGATGGTCATCTTGGATTTGTATGCTGGACGAACTTTAAGAAAATGCCTAAAGATTTTAAAGGTAGAACTCAAATAGATCATGTCGACGGCGATCATAGTAATAATGTTTTAGAAAATTTAGACGAATTATGCACTTCTTGCCATCAATATAAAGGTCAAAGAAATGGTGATCACAATGGTTGGAGAAACGGAAATCGACGAATGCTAGTGGAATAGATATGCTAGTATTTGCCTTTGATAAAGAATTCCCACAGAACCACATTCAACGTCGCGACGGGCCGGATCAGAATGGAGTTATGCATCATCCTGATCAGTTACAAGCAAAAGGAAATGGTGCATTTCTACGTTGGTTAGATAGCCTTATAGAATATGAAATATCTGACAGTTATTCTTTTGACGATAATCCTATAGCCTTATATACTATCTGGGCAGGCAGAGGTCAGACATTCTTTGAAAAACTTAATATAATATCTGACCATCTTCGTAACTCCTCAATAGTTAGACATAAGAATTTTAAAATATGGATTGACTTCTCAACTGAAGGTTGGGTTATAGGTAGAGAATTCCATGATTGGGTTGTTGCAAATGATCTGCAAGGTAGAGTATTATATACAAGTGGTCAATTTGACCAGAAACGTATGTACGAAGCAGATATCTATCCAGAACAAACTGTAATGGATTTTATTCCTACTTCTATGTGGAGAAAGTTAATTCCACCTAATGAGGTCAAGCATCTGTCTGGACAAGAATTACTGCAAAGTTTTCCTAGTTACCGTCCTACTCAAAATAGAGTTATGTGTTTTAATAGAATAGTCAGGGACCATAGGGTCCAAATAGCACTTGAACTAGAAAATTTAAATATACTAGATAAGATTACGTTTAGTCTAACAGATAAACTAGGTGACGAATATGATAGTATAGGCAACCAATACAAAGATTATATTAGCAAAGATGTATTTGATAGATTAAAAGCAAAACTTCCGTTGGTAGTAGACACCGACCAGTTTGATTATAATTGGATTTATGTTGAGAAAGAACACACCTACAACATATTTAAATCTCATCCTATTAATGTTGTAACAGAAACTATGTATAGGAATGATGGTAGGTTCTTATCTGAAAAATCATTTAAGCCTATGGCACTTAGACAAATTTTTCTTATTGCTGGCAACAAAGGTACATTAGAACTTCTAAGGCATTATGGCTTTAAAACTTTTGCACAATGCGGAATAGATGAGAGCTACGATACAGTATTAGATCCAACTAAAAGAATGAAAGCATTAACATTAGAAATACAAAGATTAGTAAACCTATCTGAACATAAGTTTCAAGACATATTACTAAAAGCAGAAGAAGTAATAGAGCATAATCATATATTAGTATGGGACGATGAACATGTATTAAAGAATTCCTGGGGAGAATTAGTAAATTATTTGGATCTTTTTAATAAAAAAGGTTGACTTCTGGTCCTAAATGTCGTATAGTATATACATAATAAGAATTTAGGAGAAACATATGTACAAAGGTTACCAAGAAGAATTGTTTAATAGTAATTGGGGTGTTAATTCTGGTTTTAAGAATCTAGCAGATAAACTTAATGAACTTTTACCATTTGACGGTAAGTGCGAAAATGCTAGAACTACTAGTAAAAAATTAGATAAGTTCAGAAGAGCACAAAATTGTGTATATGATTTGTTCAACAATGGTCTTTGTAATAGACGTGGTGAGTTTAGAAGAATGTTTAATGGATATTCTCCTGCTCAAAATCATATGACTGATATGGCATGGCACAATACAGAACAAAGAGTAGAAGAGATGCTTACTCCAATTATATTAGAAGCCGCTAAAGAACAGGGGATTAAATAATGAAAATAAAAGGTGCAATGACAGTTCTTAAAAAGGACTGTGAGTTTTTAGGATTAACATTTGAAGAATTGTGTATCTTTATTGAACGCAATCCTTATGCTATGAAGAATAGTACTATTGATGCATATGCAGTCTATAAAAAGGAAAATAAAGGTTGACTTTTGGTCCTGTTTGTCATATACTGTATATAATAAGAAATTAGGGAGATTGAATGTTTAATATAATTTCAAAACTAGAAGCTACTGCAAGCAAATTAGAAAAAGAAGCGATTGTTAGAGAACAAGCAGTTGCTAATAATACAGTATTCTTTGAAGGCTGTAGATTAGCATATGATGCTCTGGTAGTATTTGGTGTTAAGCAGGTCCCTGAAAAGAAGGAGCCAGGAGGAGAAGGTCTTGCATGGGACGATTTTATGGACCTTTGCAAAAGACTAATGACTAGAGAAGTTACTGGACATGCGGCCGCTGATGCAATCCTTGTTGCTATGGTACAATCAACACAAGAAGAATGGAACGGTTGGTATCGTAGAATCCTCATCAAAGATATGAGAGCTGGCTTTCAAATTGGTACAATTAATCGTGTAGTTAAGAAAGACTTTCCTGATTATACAATCCCAGTATTTGAATGTCAGTTAGCTCATGATAGTGCAAAGCATGAATCTAAAGTATCTGGTAAGAAACTAGTTGAAGTTAAGCTCGATGGTGTTAGAGTTATTACTATTGTATATCCAAACGGTGATGTTACACAATACAGTCGTAATGGTAAAGAGCTTGTAAACTTCCCTCACATTAAAGAACAGTTTGCCGCAACTACATGTCATGAAGTGCCAATGGTGTTTGATGGTGAAGTTATGTCTGCAAACTTTCAAGACCTCATGCAAGTTATTCATAAGAAGAATGGTTCAACTGCCGCTAAAGATGCAGTTCTACATTTGTTTGATATACTTACATTAGAAGATTTTCTTAATGGTATTAGCAATGTAACACAAATAGACAGAACGGCAGAATTAAAACGTTGGTTTGGTGTAGTAAGCTCTACAGGTAAAGTAAATAACATTGCAATACTAGATCAAGAATTAATTGATTTAGATACTGATGAAGGGCAAAAAGCATATAGCGATATTAATGCAAAAGCAATCGCAGGTGGTTACGAAGGTATTATGATTAAAGATCTTGATGCACCATATGAGTGCAAAAGATCTGCTTCATGGTTAAAGTTAAAGCCTTTTATAGAGGTTTCGTTGGAGGTAATTGATGTCGAAGAAGGTACAGGTAAAAACAAAGGACGTTTGGGGGCTCTTGTTTGCGAAGGAAACGATGATGGGACGGATATTACCGTCAACGTTGGCTCGGGTCTTAGCGATAGTATGCGAGATAGTATTTGGGCTAACCGCGATAGTACTATTGGCCGTATTTGCGAAGTTCGTGCTGATGCTATAACACAAAATAAAGACGGAACATATAGTTTACGTTTTCCAAGATTTAAAACATTTAGAGGCTTTGAAGCCGGAGAAAAAATATAATGAGAATTGCAATAGGAAATGATCACGGTGGATTAGAACTCGCAGATGCTTGCCGTGATTGGTTACAAGATAACGGCTATAGTGTTATTGATGTTGGAACCAATAACTCAGATAGTGTAGATTATCCTGTTTATGCAAAAAAGGTTGTTGAAGAAATAATTAGAGGACGAGTTGAATATGGCATACTAATATGCGGAACGGGCATAGGTATAAGCATAGCGGCTAATAAATGGCCAGAGATACGGTGTGGTTTGTGCCATGATACAACTACTGCAAGGCTAACAAGGCTTCACAATGACGCTAATATCGTTGCTATGGGCGGTCGTATAGTAGGAACTGAAGTAGGATTAGATATAATTAAGACATTTCTTAATACCGAATTCGAAGGTGGTAGGCATCAAAATCGTATTAACATGATTGAAAGATAAGACCCATATTTTTCCAACATTATCTATAAGTATACTTGACGAATTAAGTTAGGAATAGAACAATGAATGAAGGACTTTTCCAGTTCGAAATTATTGTATCGTTACTATTCTTGAAGCATTTTTTATTTGATTATGTATTACAAAGTAAGGCAATGTTGTTATCGAAGCACATCTACGGAAGATGGTCTGGAATATTACATGCGATTGCCCATGGCGCTGGCACGTTTTTTGTATTATCAATAACTTCTTTAACCTGTGCTCTTTTCTTTGCAGTATTAGATACTGTCGTACATTATCATATAGATTGGATAAGAGGACGATTCGGAAGTAAAGATGTGACATCCGATTGTTTTTGGGTTCATATAGGTTTAGATCAGTTAGCACACGGATTCACTTATATAGCTATTACTTCGGCGGTTGTCCATAATGTAATAGGTTTCAACCTTTAGGCTATCCATTCTTAAAAGTTTCAAGTAAGTAGTGTATGCAAGAAAATATAGAAGAAGCATTAAAACAAGTATACGATCCAGAGATAAGCATCAACGTTTTTGATCTGGGACTTATCTATGATATTGATATCTCAAAAATTCCACATGTAAATATTTTAATGACATTAACAAGTGCATTCTGTCCTTATGCAGATCAGTTAATTGAAGATGTTGAGCAAGCAGTATCTTCAGTTGAAGGTGTTGACACTTGTAAGGTTGAAGTTACCTTTGACCCGCCATTTGGTCCAGATAAAATGACAGAAGAAGTTAGAATGGTATTAGGTATTTTTTAATGAGGAATTGGGAAAAAAGTTGGAAAGATAAACTTAAAGAAGTAAAAGATCCAGTACAAATTGATAGGATGTCTCCTGATGAAGTAGAACGTGCTAAGAAAGAATACTTGCTTAAACGTGGAGACGAAAACACAATAGAAGCCGGCAAGTTTAAAAGTGTTTATCAGTCAGATGCTAAGGCTGTCTTTGGTAAATTAAATCAGATATCTCCTAGTTTCTGTTTAGCAAAATGGTTTAATGTTTCTTTACATATTCCAACTGGTAGAACACATTCCTGTTACCATCCTCCTGCACATTACGTTCCTCCGGGCGAACTTATAAACAATCCTAGTGCATTACATAACACAGAACATAAAAAGAAGCAACGAGAGATGATGCTTAACGGAGAACGTCCTAAGGAATGTTTCTTTTGTTGGAATATTGAAGATTCAGGCAATGAACTAAGTGACAGGGCATATAGAAGTAAAGATGTTTATCGTCCTGGTGTGTTTGAAGAAGTAGGAGAGCTAGGATCAACTGGAGATGCAAAGCCTAGGTATGTAGAGGTTAACTTTAACCAAGCCTGCAATTTAAAATGCTCTTACTGTAGTCCACATCTAAGTACAGCCTGGCATAAAGAAATAGACGAGAAAGGTCCTCTTAAATTAGCAGATGGTAGGGTGCATAATTCTACTGACTGGATGAAAAAAGATAACATGTGGCCTAACAATAGTCCTGATAACATTTATCTAAAAGCATTTTGGGATTGGTTTCCAGATATATATCCTACATTACAAACTTTCCGAATGACAGGCGGAGAACCTTTGATGGATAAAAATACTTTTAAAGTATTTGACTATGTCTTAGAAAGAAACGATAATCCGAAGTTACATTTAAGTATTACTAGTAATTGTTGTCCACCAGGTAAACAATGGGAAAAGTTTTTAGTAAGTCTCAATCAATTAGAAGAAGCAAACGCCATTGATCACTTTATGCTATACTGTAGCCTCGATAGTTGGGGTAAACAAGCAGAGTACATAAGAACTGGTATGGACTTTGATATGCTACACAACAACGTTACAGAGTACTTAAATCGCGGTGTAAAGCATAGTCTAAACTTTATTGCAACATTCTGTGCTATGAGCATACCTGGTTTTCAAACTTATTTAGAAAACATACTTGCATTAAGGAAAAAGTATAATACCAATAGACAACTTATTTGGTTTGACACTCCTATGCTAATGGATCCAAATTGGTTGAGTTTAAAACTGCTTGACAAAGAGCAGTTAAATAGCTTGTTAACATGTATTGAATATATGGAAGATAATAAAGAAGTAGTAGGCGAGCAATTTAAAGGATTTAAAGATTTTGAGATTGCCAAAGTAAAAAGATTATACGACTGGGCAATAGTACCAGATGACAATGTTGATCAACTTCGTGCAAATTTCTATTCGTACATTGAACAACACGATACAAGGAGAGGGACAAATTTCTTAGAAACTTTTCCAGAGTTTGAAAAACTTTATATTGAATCTAAGAAACAGTTTGATAGGTTAAAAACTTGAATATAAGATTAAAATCAGACAAAGGCGGAGAACGGGTTTATAGAACCGACTTAGAAATTAAAGAACTTCTTGGTACAGTTAGTCCGTCATTCTGTATGGCTAAATGGTACAATGCTACAGTATGGCTTGGTTCAGGTCAAACTACTAGCTGTCATCACCCTTTACCTCATCAGGCTGACTTAGAAGAAATTAAAAAGAATCCAAAAGCATTACACAATACCCAGCAAAAGAAAAAAGAACGTGCTATGATGCTGAAAGGCCAAAGGCCTGCTGGATGCGAATATTGCTGGAAAGTAGAGGACATTGGTAGAAATAATATTAGTGATAGAGTTTACAAAAGTGCAATCTATAATATGCCGTTGTTAGACGGGGCCGCAAAATTAGATCCTATGGAATCTGATTTTAATCTTCGTACTATGGAAATCAGTTTTGATAGGACTTGCCAGTTCGCATGTAGTTACTGCAACCCTGCATTCTCTACAACTTGGGTAAAAGACATTAGAAAAAACGGCCCTTATAAAGGTCTTAAAACAGACGGAGCGGGCCATTACGACCACGAAGCAGGTGATGCCGGAAAGTACGATAACAAAGATGATAACCCGTATGAAGAAGCATTTTTTAAATGGTGGGAAAGTGATTTACACAAGACATTAAAAGAATTAAGAGTTACAGGCGGAGAGCCATTAATGTCTAGAGGTACATGGAGATTGTTAGATTGGTTTGCAGAAGCATATCAGGACAAAGAAAAATATCCAGATTTTAATAGACAGATGAGGCTTGCAATTAATAGCAATCTTTGTCCTAAGGACGACTTAATCGATAAGCTCGTTGAAAAAGCAATACACATTCCTGACTTAGACATTTATACATCTAACGAATCAACTAAAGAACATGCAGAATATATTCGAGACGGTTTAGATTGGGATCAATGGCTTAAAAACATTGAGAAGTTATGGACAGCAGGTCGTTTAACAAGATTCCATATGATGTGTACAGTTAATGCCTTATGCTTAGAAAGTCTACCAGAATTCTTAGAAATTTGTGTAGATATGAAAGAAAAATATAATAGAGATTTTCCTACCTTTACGTTAAACATTTTAAGATTTCCTTCTTTTCAATCAGCAGTAGTTTTACCAGATGAGATCAGACAGAAGCATAAAGTTCGTTTAGAAAACTTTCTTAACAAGTATAAAGAGCATCCTTTGCAACATGAAATGGAGTGTAATCAAGTACAACGTTTGATAGACTACCTCGATGTAGTAAAAACTCCACATGCTGATTCATATGAACAAGCACAATTACAAGTAGACTTTAAACGTTACTATACACAATACGATAAAAGACGTGGCAAAGACTTTTGCTCTACTTTCCCTGGCTTAGCAGATTGGTATAGAACTATACCAGACCAGTATAGAAAGCCGTTGGATCCTAGTATAGAAGCCAAAAGGAAAAAGTCAATATTTGGTAGTATTTAATGACTATAGATGAAATTAAAAATGATGATGTTGTACTTGCAATAGAATCTTGGAACGGAAAGTATAACGTCTTCTCTCCTAATGCCTGGCCAAAGAATTGGATCGTAGATGGCGTTAGAACAATTCCTCCGCTTGAAGGTAGAGATTGGTTTGATCTCAAGCCAGGTGATGCTACATTATCAGACGAAGAAGTAATGTTAAACAGAAAGCCAGGAAAGCAGATGTTTCTTTCACATTACAAAGATGAGTTTAAACATAGGTTACTCGAAGATGTTCCAGTAAATAGGAAATACTTATATCCAATTGAAATCAATAGACCGGGTGCATTAGTTAGCAATGAACATCTTAATGATTTTATGCATGTCAGTCCAACAGTAAAGCAAGATGTAAGGAATGGTCGTGCTAAGATTATATTGCTTATGCCATATGAAGGAGATTATCCTGTAGAAGTATTTGACAAGTTACATACTTGGTGTACCAACTGTGAGTTTAATAAAGATGATGTATACTTTGTCAATGCAAATATAAAAAGTGAGAAGTTAAGTAAAGATTTAAACTTTTCTGTAAAAGTACTTCCAACTATATTTACATCTATGTTTCCTATGTACAGAGCAAACTATGATGAGAATATCTATACTAACGAATGTACATATGAACCTACTTCTAATTTAACAAATTTGTATGTTTGTTACAATAGACGTCCTAGGTACCATAGGCTCATAATGCTATGTTCTTTGTTGTCTAATAATATATGGCACAGGGGATTAATTAGTCATAGGCCGGACAACTTTAAACAGGACCTTAGTCAAATTAATTGGGAGTTTCAGAGCTATGTAAAGATGCTAGAAGCAATAGGACCAAAAGAACTTGATATGGATTTACTTGATAATAATCCTGCTATACAATATAATATAGATCATTACAGCCAAACGTTTTTGAGTCTTATTCCTGAAACTGGATTTTCATCTCATAGTGTTTTCTTATCTGAGAAAATTTGGAAGTCAATTCGAGTTGGACATCCTTTTGTAGTAGTTGGAAATCCAGGAACATTAACAGAGTTACACAACTTAGGATTTAAAACATTTGGTGATTGGTGGGACGAAAGTTATGACGAAGAAATTAATTTAGAGAAACGTATTAAGAAAATATCGAAGGTGCTAGTAAAACTTTCACAACTAAGTATACTTGAGTTGAAGAACTTACGACGTGATCTAAGAGATACAGTTGAGTTTAATCAAAATTTAATTAATTCCTTTGGGTTAGAAAATCCTATGGACAAAATAGCAACAGTGGTAAAAGAAATAAATGATTCCTTTCTTCCAAGAGATTAAAGATAAATTAGATGCAGTTAGTCCGTCATTTTGTATTGCCAAATGGAAAACTCTCACCTTACATTTAGGCTTAGGAGAAAACCATTCGTGCTATCACCCACCAATGCATAAGATTGATCCTTGGGCAATTAAAAGAGATCCAAGTGCATTACATAATACAGAACATAAAAAGCAAATTCGTAAATTAATGCTAGAAGGTGTTAGGCCAACAGAATGTGATTATTGCTGGCACGTTGAAAACTTACCTGGTAACCAAGCAAGTGATAGAGTCCGTCATAGTAGTAGCCCTGATATGTTTGGAGAATTAGACAAAATTAAAAGTTCTGCATTTGATGTTAATATTAATCCAAGTTGGTTAGAGTTAAGTTTTAGTAACCATTGTAATCTAAGATGTAGTTACTGTGGCCCTGGTGCAAGTAGTCGTTGGAGAGATGAGATAAAACGTTTTGGCGGGTATCCTGTAAGAAATGATGCACAAGGTAACGGCCCTGATGCATTACACAAGCAGTATAAAGAAGAAGAAAATCCATATGTAGAAGCATTTTGGAAGTGGTGGCCTGATCTGTATCCAGATTTACGCACCTTGCGTATTACCGGTGGCGAGCCAATGATGACTACAGGATACTTTAAAATATTTGATTATGCAATGGAACATCCTAATAAGGAATTGTCGTTTAATGTTAATACTAATTTAAGTGTACCAACAAAAACTATTGAAAAGTTTATTAACGTTGCACAAAAATTAGAAGCAAGTGGCAATGTAAAAAGTATTGGATTGTTTACCAGTATTGACACAGGTAGCAAGCCAGCTGAATATATTAGAGACGGTTTATCAAACGAAAGATATTATAATCATTTAAAAATGATTATGGATGCAGTACCTAATATTGAAGTTAGTTTTATGATTACATTTGGTCCACTAAGTTTGTTTAACTTTACAGAACTCTTAGATTTTATTGTAACATTGAGAGAAAGATATCCTAACAATAAAATTGGAATAGGAATTGCTGTTTTAAACTATCCTAGTCACTTTGATTTAAAAATATTACCTGAACGTTTTAGGCCTTGGTTTGATAAAATTACAGCTCATTTTGAAAACCCAATGAACAAATGGCCGCAATATGAAAGAGATTACTGGAAAACATTATTAACACATTGGGAAACAACCAAAGACGATAACGGACACCTTGATGACAGAATTGACTTTTATAGATTTTTTAAAGAACATGACTTTAGACGCAAGACAAGTATACTACTAAGTGTACCTGAGATTGAAGAATTTTATCTAGAGTGTGAGGAATTAAGTTATGCAAGAAACTACTAGATGTGTTAATGCAGAACACGGAATTTCTTTAGAAAATCACGGAGCGGCAAAACCTTGTTGTATGGTAAACAAAAACTATAACTGGTTATCTGATAATACTAAACACTCTATCACTCAATCGAGTTTACAAGATTGTTATACTAACGAAGTGTCCACTCAACTTAGAGAAAATTTAAAAAATGGTATAAGAGATCCTAATTGCTCAAGGTGTTGGGACGAAGAAGATGCTGGTAGACGTAGTAAACGTATGAGAGATAATGAACGTTATGAAGATGTAGAACTAACAGGACTTGCAATACTTGAATTGAATCTTGGCAATACATGTAATCTTGCATGTAAAACTTGTGGTCCTACAGTTAGTACTGGATGGATTAAAGAAGCCTTTGTACATTCTAAAAGAACTGACCAAAAAGAATTCAATAAGCAATTTAAAAAGTTTCAAAGAGCATATGATGATGACGCAGACTTTTGGAAGCAACTTGAAGATAATTTGCCTAATGTAAGAGAGTTATTATTTTACGGAGGTGAACCTTTTATGATTAAGAGAATGTGGAAAGTACTCCAGCTCTGTGTAGATAAGGGATATGCTAAAGATATAGAAATACATTTTAATACTAACGGAACACATTGGCCTAAAGAAACAAGTGTATTTGAACACTTTAAACATGTTCATTTGTCATTCAGCATCGACGGTATAGGCGAACGTTTTAATAGTATGAGGTTTAACGCAGACTGGATTCTAGTTTGTGACAACATGAGAAAAGCATCTGCAATAAGAGATAAGGTAAACATTAACTTGTCATGGTGTATTACTGTTAGTAGTCTTAATATCTATTATATTGATGAGGTTATAAAAGAGATAGAAGAAAATTGGGAAGATTTAGGATTTCATTATTACCTAAATTTAGTACATCAGCCTGCACATTGGAACGTACAAAATATTCCAAATAATATTAAAAATAAAATTAAAGAGCATTTATCAAAGTTTAATAAAGGCATGTCCACAGATTCTTATCAAGCAATTATTAATTTTATGATGCAAGGAAATAGTGATCCAAAGCAATGGGAGTTATTTAAACATAACATTGACAAGCAGAATAAGACTCGTAACGAAGATTGGATTGCTATTAATAAAGATTACGGGAAGTTGATTTTAGATGGATAATTTTTGGAGTTATCAAAATATTAGACAAGTTCATATTGAACTAACAAATGCATGTAATGCAGGTTGTCCGATGTGTGTCCGTTTTTATCAAAGTAGTCCCTTAACTAGACCTGATATTGAAATAGGACAAATAACATTGGAGGACTTTAAAAAATTCTTTCCTCCTAAATTTATAAAACAGTTGACAACGATACTTTTCTGTGGAGTATCAGGTGATGCAGGTACTGCTAGAGATACATTAGAGATAATGGAATATATTGCGTCTTGTGATAGTAGAGTATCAATAAGAATGAATACTAACGGAGGTATGCGTAAACCAGACTGGTGGACAAAACTAGGTAAAGTGTTTAAAAAACAAGAAAAATATAATTGGGGGTTAACATTTAGTGTTGACGGTCTCAGAGATACTAATCATTTATATAGAAGGAATGTTGTTTGGAAAAATTTAATTAACAACATGGAGGCGTTTACTGATACAGGTGCTGATACTACATGGGATTATTTAATATTTGAACACAACGAACATCAAATTGAAACCGCAAGAGATATAGCCGAATCTATGGGAATAGCCTTTAGGCCAAAAAGAGCATTAGGAGTTGATGATGGAGAATACCTAAAACCAATTGCTGTAAGAAATAAATTAGGAACTATAGATTATTTTATTAGAGCTCCTAAAGATCCTGAAAACAGAAATTTAAAAAATCCTGTAGGTGTAAGAGATGATATGTATAATATCCGTCCTGATTTTGACACAGAAGAATATTGGAATGTTAGAAATAAAAAGAAACCATTAGTAGGAAATCATGGACTTACTGAAGAGGCAGGATTAGCACATAACCAAGTTACGTTTGAAAAAAATATGAGCGACGTTTATAAAACACTAGACTTAGTAGATACTACAAAACAAGATAAAACAGAAATAGATTGTAAAAGTAGTATGGATAATGGCGGCACAGAAATATTTGTTGATCAAGCAGGTATTGTTCATCCGTGCTGTTACATAGGTACACATTTAAATAGTAAATTTTTTGCTCCAGTCACAACACAATTACATGATACAATGAATAAGCACGATGGATGGAAAAAAGTAAACCTTTATAATTATAGCTTAGAGCAAATTTTAAATTCAGGCGCCTTAAATACAATGTGGGCAAAGGCTTGGAATAAACCAACAGTTCAACAAGGCAAGACAATGTTTTGTGCTGATACTTGTCCTAAAAATAAATTAAGTGCAGTTGATAAAATTTTCAGGCACAAAGACGACCCTAGGCCCGACGAAGGATCCTATCAAAGAAAAAAAGCACATATAAAGGAGTAAACATGAATACCCGACCAACACTATATACATGTGAATGCGGACGCATTTTTGGAGCAGAGCTGAGTGGAGATATAGGAGTTGATCCTGATTTTCTTCCAAAGTTTAAATGTGATGATTGCTCAAAAAAACAAAAAGAGGAGAGTGTTGATGTTCATATGGCATGATTTTGTTATAGTAGGAGATAGTTTTTGTATGTCTAGAAAAGCAAAAACAGACTGGCCGCAGTTAGTTTTATCAGGTCTTACTGGTGAGCCATTTGAGGATAATAAACCAGTTAGAGGTAGAGGTGTTGCAGGAGGGTCCTGGTGGAAAGCAAGAAGAATACTAAACCAAGAAGCATTTAGTAATGGTAGACCCAGAGTAATTATATTTTGTCATTCAGACTCCGCTAGAATTAACCATGATGGAAATGAACCATATAATGCCGCTACTATGGATTCTTATCCAGAAGTCAAGAGTTATTATGATCATATGTTTTCTCCTGATTTTCATAAATGGGCAAAGATTGCTTATTTTAGAGAATTAAATGCAAGATGGGACACTTCCTTATGTTTACACTTTCATTGTTTTGACGAATTTCTAGATGACGAAGTACAACTTAACGGATTAGTTTATAAAAAGTCACTAACTAGTTTAGTTGGAGAAGATAGGTTAAAGGTAAAAGAATCTGGAATATCAAACCATATGACAAAGGACCAACAGAAAACATTTGCTGACAACATTATTAAAATGATAACTGAAAATAAAGTTGACAATACTATAGATATTATTAATGGAAATAGTAACGATGATCCGATGGACTAGAAATAGATTATTTGTTCAGTATTTTATCAACTTATGGACTAAGTTTAAAAGAAAACGCCGAATGGCACAAAATATCAAAGAAGCAAAAAAACGAGACCCGTTTATATACTAATGAAAATACTTGGCATCACAACTCAAAACCATGACGCTAGTTTAGCACTAGTAAGTGGAAATAGAATACTCTGGGCAGGCCACTCGGAAAGATATTCTCGCAACAAAAATGATTCTATTTTAAATCAAGACATAGTTGATGAGATGCTTTCATATGGAAAGCCTCAAAAAATTGTATTCTTTGAAGATGTAATTGAAAAGAGTTGGAGAAAATGGAGAGCAAGCGAAACACCTTATAACCATCACAATTTAGTTAAAGAAGAACTTAGAAAGTATGGCTTGCTAGATACAGGTTGGAATTATGTAAAACATCATAGAGCTCATGCCGCCGGAGGATTTTATACATCTGGCTTTAGGAATGCTCTAGTAATTAGCATTGATGCAATAGGAGAAAGAGATACGACTACATTCTGGAAAGCAAAGGACGGTGTATTAGATAAGAAGCCTTTCCTGCGTCAAAGTTATCCTGATAGTATTGGATTATTTTATAGTGCATTAACAGATTTTGTTGGGCTAAAAGCAAACGAAGAAGAATATATTTTTATGGGGATGGCGGCATATGGAAAAGTTATTCCTGAACTTAAGAAACTTATGCTACAGGACTTCTTTAAACAACTCAATCCTCCTTACTTTAAACTAAGACATAACTTACATAGAGGTTGTCGTTGGTGGGAAGTTCCTAAAGAAATTAGTTATGGACATTATGATATAGCGGCCTGTGCCCAATCTATTGTAGAGGATTATCTTATTGATTCTGTAAATTATTTAAAAAAATATTGGACAGTATCATCCAATTTAGTGTTCATGGGAGGCGTTGCATTAAATTGTGTTGCGAATACAAAACTATCTAAATTATTTAAAAATACATACATCATGCCTAACCCAGGGGATTCAGGAAGTGCTATTGGAGCAGTAGCGGCTTACCTAGATAAACCATTATCGTGGAAAGGTCCTTACCTAGGAACTAATATTGAAGGAGAACTTAATATTAAAAAAGCAATAGCCTCATTGATGCAAGGAAATGTTATAGGAATTGCCAAAGGTCGTGCTGAATTTGGTCCTAGAGCATTAGGCAATAGAAGTTTACTATGCGATCCACGAGGTGCCAATGCTAAGAACAAAATGAATGAAATAAAGAAAAGGCAAAAATTTAGACCCTTTGCACCTGCAGTATTAGCGGAACATGCAAACACATATTTTGATATGCCAATGAAAGAAACGCCTTACATGCAGTATGTAACTCAGTGCAAACAGCCTAACGAGTTTCCTGCTATATGTCATGTGGACAATAGTAGCAGAGTTCAAACTGTAAATAATACAACAGATAATAAAATGTTTAGAGCCTTACTAGAAGAATGGTATAAAGTATCAGGTTGCCCAATGTTAATGAATACTAGTTTAAACATCAAAGGAGAGCCTTTAGTAAACTCATGGGAAGATGCTAAACGTTTTGAAGAATTACATAATATTGAGATTTTTTAATGATAATAAGAAAAAGAAGCAAAGTTAACACACCTGATAAGACTATTCTAATATTAGGAGATAGTTTTGCTTTTGGTCACGGATGCTCTGATAGGTCTTATTGGGTTGATGAAGATGGAAACGAACATGGCAAAAAGTTTGATTTTAGATACCCAAGTGAATATTGCTATGCTTCTCTAATTGCAAAAGACAATCCAACTTGGAGAGTAATTAATAAAGGCAAACCTGGTTTAGATAGTTTATCTATGTTTCAGGACGTATTAAAATGTAGGAAAGAAATAGGACATATTGACTATATTTTGGTTTCTTTGAGTTTTGACGATCGTATATTAGTTAGGAATCCTCATTTAGAGGAAGATAAAAGCAAGTTTCTTTCTTGGCCAAGATTTGGCTTTTCACCTAAAAACGAAAAAGATCATATTTTTGGTTATCCAGAACCTATGGTGTTTAGACTAGCGAGTAGTGATAACGAAATTCCAACAATAGAACAAGAACATCACGAAGCACTAAAGGCATATAGAAATGAACTGTTTAATCCAAGAGTTACAAACCTTGCTTCTTTAAGTTTAGTTCATGCTTTTTATTCAATTTGTATTACTAATGATACACAATATAATTGGTCAGCTCCACCTAATTCATCACTTTCAAAGACCGATATGTATGATCATATATCAGACACAATCAGAAACAGCCAGGTCCCTGGAATTCTTACACATTTAAATTATAACAATACACCACCTTTCTCAAAATACAGGGCGCCAGATGGTCATGCAAATGACTTAGGACATAGTAAGTACTACGAAGATGTTCTAAAGCCAATTATGGACCGTTTATAATAAATAATGTTACGTTTTAACGAAAGGTAACATTAGTAATGTATGAGTATAAAGCAAAATTAGTCAAAGTCGTAGACGGAGACACAGTAGATGTAGATATTGATTTAGGATTTGGAATGTGGATGCTAGACGAAAGAGTTCGTATAATGGGCATTGATACTCCAGAATCTAGAACAAGAGATTTAGTAGAAAAGCAATTTGGATTGGCCGCTAAAGCAAGGCTTAAAGAGTTATTAGGTAAGACTTGTATTTTAAAAACTCAAGTAGGTAAAGGCGGAGAAGATATGAAAGGTAAGTTTGGAAGAATACTAGGAGACTTTTTAGTAGAGGGACATGACATACCAGCTGGTGAAGTTCTGATTCAAGAAGGACATGCAGTACCATATGAAGGACAAGCTAAAGAAGACGTAGATGCTCTTCACTTAATTAACAGAGAACGATTAATAAAAGAGGGCAAAGTAGTCTTGAAAGAAAAGAAAAAGAAATGATAAACAGAAAACATCCGTCCGATGTTGGATTGACATATTGGTCACATCTAAAGTTTGCTTGGGGCGAATGTTTCCGTTTAATTTGTATAAGTCTTGTAATGTTTATACATGGTTTTATACCTTGGGTGTGGGACTGGAAATATTCAGACTATATAGATAGAGCAAAGAAAAGAATTGAGCCACAGGACGATTTTAGAAACAGGAAGTAAAATGCAACATTGGAAACAAAGTATTAATAAAGAAAATAGGAAAGATGGATTTCTATTTGTACACGGAAAGACAGATGGCCCAAACAATCCAATTTGTGGCTATTCAGATGCAATTGAAGAGTTCTGCAAAAATAACTTAGTGGACTATAGAGAGTATCCTTGGGGATATTCAGATCCTTATAGTGAAGACTTCTTAGAATCTATGAAATATATTAATGATGCAAAGAAGTCCTTAATTGAGCAAGGAGCAACTCATATACATGTTTTAGGACATTCTTTAGGTTGTACTGCTATATTACTTTATGCAACTCAGGTTGTTGATATATCAAGTTTAATAATGATGTCACCTGGACATAATGCTCACTTGCCTAGTATTAGAAAAAATGTTGTTTGGTCTATTGCAGAAGCTAATCGTTTAATCGAAGAAGGAAACAATGAGCCTGCACATTTTATTGATTTTAACAATGGTATGATTATGCCAATAAAAGCAAGACCCTCAAATTATCTAAGTTACTTCTATCACGAAGGTCCGGGTAGTGCTACAAATAGTGCAATTACAATCAAACAGAAGTATGGTAACAACCCTCCTTTTTCTATTATATTAGTCAGCGGAACCGATGATATGACACAAGGAACTGTTAAAGGAGGTATATGGGATATACTTCCTAAGAACAAGCAAAGCAAGTATATAGAGAAGATTGGGTACGATCATTTTCAAACTGTACCATTTACTCTCGATTATATGCCAGAATTAATGAAATTTGTTAATTAAGTACTAATAAAACCCCTAAAAACAAGCGATCTAACGCCGTATGATATTGTGCCATAGGTACATTTTCTGGTTGACATCTGTTAAATATTTTGCTATAATGAAATCATAATGAAAGTAATTAATGTTTTATCAGGACCAGGCGCAGGAAAATCGACACTAGCGGCTGGGCTTTATTATACAGCAAAGTGTAAGAAATTGCACGTTGAATTAGTCACTGAGGTCGCGAAAGACCTTGTGTGGGAAGGAAGGGAAAAGGCGTTAAAGAATCAAGCATATGTATTTGGACGTCAAGTACAACGAGTGGATAGAGTTTCACATAATGATCTCGTTATAACTGACAGTCCTTTTTTACTAAGTGCAACTTATGCTCCTAAAGATTATCCTAAATCTTGGGAGGATGTAGTCGTGCAGATTTGGAAGAAGTATAACAATTATGTAATATTTCTTAACCGCGGTCACAAATACGAAAGTGAAGGCCGTCTGCATAATTTCCAAGAGTCGTTGGAGATTGATACGATGATAGTAGACTTGCTGGCGAGGCATGATATACAATACACAAGTGTTGATCATGACTATAGCAATCTAGACGAATTGCTCGAAATTGTTTTACAAAAACGAGCTTAGTTAACTATTAAGATTGAGATTGAAAGGGCAATGTTAATGAGACGATTAATTAGACAAACATGTATTATACTTTCCGTAGTTGGATTAATGTTTTTAGTTTTTGCAAACGGAAAAGATTCTACAGAAGAAGAAACTAAAGTAGTAGAAGCTAAACAAACAACAAGTGTTTGGATAGTAGAGAGAAACAAAGAAACACATACAGAAACATGGACCAGACTGGATAAACCAGTATTGTTTGACAGACATATCAAACCTCCAGCAGTTCCTGTAGCAAAAGTAAAGTACACAAAGACATTTGTTGACAACGACGTAAAACAAAATGTCAGTATTGAAAAGCCAGTAGAAAAACCAGAAGATAAGATTAGACACGAGTCAATTACAAAGACCATTGAATTTTATCTAACCAGATTAGACGAGTTAGGAGGATCTGCTCGTATAGCATCTGATGAGTTATACTGTATGGCTGAAAACATTTACTATGAAGCAAGAAGCGAACCATTAGAAGGTCAAGTCGCTGTCGCTCTAGTAACAATGAATAGAGTTAATAGCCCGGATTACCCTAGTACAGTTTGTGGTGTAATCAAGCAAGGGCCAATGGTTGAGTCCTGGAAAACAAGAGGTAAAGATATTCCGGACGAAGACAGGAAGTACTATCCTAGACGTCATAAATGTCAGTTCAGTTGGTGGTGTGATGGTAAGGCAGAAGGCCGTAAAGTACCTAAATACTGGGACACGGCGCTTGCAATATCTTTAGCAGTAGTTATGGATAAGGCCATTTCAGACTTAACAAATGGAGCAACACATTATCATGCAACTTATGTTAATCCAAAATGGGCAAAGAAAGCACTTGTTAAACACCAGATTGGTGAGCATATATTTTATAGACTAAAGGATTAAACATGAAAAGAATATACCCTGCAAAGTTAGTTGAAGTTAGAGGATCAGATACAGTCGAAGTTGATGTAGATCTAGGCTTTAACATGTTTACAAAGCAAAAGGTACGTTTGTTTGGCGTTAAAACTGCCGGCAAAGATTCAGAGGTTAGAAAAGTACTTCTAGAGCTATGTGAAGGTGGAATCATTATTGAACCTATCATTACAAAACGAGCAAAATTAGGAAGAATACTAGGGTGGGCTTATATACCTACTTCAGATACTGGTGAACCTGGATTAAATATAAACCAAGTTCTAGTAGAAAAAGGTTTAGCAGAAGGATTTTCTGCTCCTGAAGAGCAATATGAGGCTGAGGAATAAATTTGTACGAAGAAGGGTTAACATGTCGTAAGGTTGCTTACTTTGATGATTCGATCTTTGACCAATTTAGACTTGAGTTATCTGAGTTTAATTGGAACCCAATTGAGTACAAAGGAAAACCTAATTTTAAAAAGCATTTAAGGCCTGACGGAACTTATATGATATACTTTCCTAACAATGCTGAACGTATTGTTGGGTTTGCAAAAGAAATGAATCCAATATGGGAACCAGTTATGGACTTAACCGGTACCATACTACCAGCTATCCGGCATCTATTGTTGTTAACTGGTATTGAAGATCCATATCTAGCTCAGTTAGATTTAGCACATATGCCTCCTGGAGGACGTACTATTTTACATACTGATACTAGAGTAGTACAACGTTATAGCCGACGTTATAACGTAGCCATTGCAACAAACGATAATTGTTTTCTGTATCATAACAGTTACAATATTGAGGATGGCGGAACAAGAGATCACATCGCTCTCGGCGAAATGTATGAGTTGAATAATAAGATTCCGCATGATGCCGTAAATGATGGCAATGAATGGCGTACACATTTAGTATTAGATGTTATGCCTAAAATGTATTGGGATAGGTTATTAGAATTGCATCCTGATCCGTTTGAAAAAGTACCAAATCCACAAGGGTTAAATACAACATACGATTATGACGAGAACAATAATCTAATTAATTTTCCTAGTTTATTTGAGGATAAGGAACATTGCTTTAAAGCGAGGATAGATACACATGATGAATAAAACAAGTATTAAACATGATGTAGCATTAGGATTTCTAGTTTTAATCACGGCACTTACGATTAGTGCGGTGGCGATTTACTATTCTGTTGCTGGTTTAGCCGCGATATTTGCGGCCGCAGTTATACCTATTATTATAATGGGTAGCATTTTAGAGGTTGCGAAACTAGTAACGGCAGTATGGCTTCATAGATTTTGGTCTGAAACAATGTGGTGGTTAAAAGCCTATTTGTCAGCGGCTGTTATAATCTTAATGTTTATAACAAGTATGGGTATTTTTGGATTTTTATCAAAAGCTCACGTTGAACAGACAAGTGCAAGTACAGAGTCCTTAGCACAAGTAGAACGCATTGATAGCGAACTTGCTAGATTTGAAGATATTATTGTTAAATCTGAGAAAAAGATCAAAACACTTGAAACAAGTGGAACAGGAGCAGATCAGAATATACAATCTCAGATTGATAAAGAGCAAAAACGTATTGATACAGCCTACAGTAGAATAGAGCCTGCTATTCAAGAACAAAAAGATATAATAAAAGGTCAAACTTCACTTTATACTTCGCAAATAGAAGCACTTGATAAAAGTGTAAACACATTACAGAAATATATTGACCAAGGTGAAATTAAAAAAGCACAAGGTATGATTGGTGCTAAAGCAGATGGAGCATTTGGTCCTAAAACTGCTGAAGCATTTAAGGCTTGGCAAGATGCAAAGAAAATTGAGAGGGCTGAATTAGTTACTAAGGTTGAAACACTTTCTAAAAATAATGACGCTATTAAAGATGCAAGAAAAGAAATTAAACGTCTAAGAAGAAATGCTGAAATAGAAATTGCTGAATCAAATAAGTTAATTAATAGACTTAGAGCTAATGTAGGTGCAAGCGAAACAGATAAAGCTAATATTGATACTCTTGTAGACGAACAGATCAAGAGGATTAAAAATGCAAACAACGAAATTGAAATTCTTACTAATAAGAAATATGAAATTGAAGGAGAATATCGTAAGTTAGAAGCAGAAGTAGGTCCTATCAAATATATTGCTGAATTTATATACGGAGAAGCAGATAAGAATATTTTAGAAGAAGCAGTTCGTTGGGTTATTATGACAATTATATTTGTTTTTGATCCACTTGCAGTTTTACTTCTTATTGCTAGTCAGTATACCTTTGCATGGTCTAGGCAACGTAGAGAAGAGGAAGGAGAGGATCCAAAAGATCCTACTCCGGACAATACAGACGAAGAACGTTTTGAAGATGTTAGTGATGAAGAACTAAGAAACGAAGAATTGTCTGATGAAGATAAACAACAAAGAGACTTTATGTTCCTAGCCAATGCAGGAGCACCGGTTGGTAATGTTTCAAGTTATGTTATAAAGCCTGAAGACATTAAAATTACTATGCCTGAGGCAGTTACTGTTGATGAACCAGATTACGTTCCTATTGAAGAGGATTTATTTGACGAACCAGAAGATGAAGGTGAAGATGATCCGTTTGAAGAACTGTTTGCTGAAATTGATGCTAAAGAAGAAGCAGAAGCCAAAGCCAAGGATGAACCTGCACATGCAGTAACAGAATCTATATATGAAGATCCTGCAGAAGTTGATCAAGAAGTAGAAACTACTGTAGATCCTCGTATTGAAGATTTGCCAAGAGCACCTCAAGGAACTCCAGAAGAAGTTTGGATAGAGCCTAATGAGGAAACTGTAGGAAACGATGAACAAGAGCCTGATGAGATGGATAAAATATATAGTGAGGCACAACAGGAGTCAGCTCGTACAGTACGATCTAAGAGTTGGTTATCTGGAGGCTTTCCTACTAAAGAGGAATAAATGGCAGTAAAAAAAGATTTATCTGTATACTTGGTGGCGCCGCCTACATTACACCTTCCGCCATCAGGTTTCAGTATCTGTTTAATGAGTAACGACGAGTCTTTTCAAACAGAGCTAGTTAACTTATTAGACAAAGGTATTGCAAGAGAGCAACTTACCATCTATCTAAATCCCAATTTTAAATCAGTAGATCCAAAGTTATGGATATGGTATTGGCATATTATTAATTTTACTGACTTGACTATTATTGATACTAAGAATGTAACAGAGCAAGAACTAAGAATGTCAATAGCCATAGCAAACACTAAACCTATTATATTTAAAACTGGATATGATGATGAATTAGATACACTTTTTAAAACAATTAGATGTCCAACATACAGTACACTTGAACAACTTGACTTTTTCATGGAAGGTATTTTTGGAGAATGAGTGATAAAAAGAAACAAGATAAGTTAGAATGTAGTTTTTGTGGTAAATCAAGAGAGCTGGTTACTAGTTTAATTGCCGGAGAGAAAAGTTTTATTTGTAATGAGTGTGTTGATCTTTGTGTTCAGGTTTTAGCAGGAGAAGAAGACCCTAGAGAACATAGTTTTGATAATGCAACAACTCCTAGCCAAATTAAAGAATACTTAGATAGATTTATTGTTAGTCAGGATAGTGCTAAAATAGCCCTTAGTGTAGAAGTAAGAAATCATTACAAAAGAGTACACCAGAAAAAGAAAAATATTATTAAAAAAAGTAACGTATTGTTAATTGGTCCTACTGGGTCCGGCAAAACTTTATTAGCTCAGAAGTTAGCAGAAAATTTAAATGTTCCTTTTGCCGTTGCAGATGCAACTACTCTAACAGAATCTGGGTATGTAGGTGATGATGTTGAAAATGTTATTCACAGGTTATTACAAAATGCAAACTATGATATTAGGTTAGCAGAACGTGGTATCATATACATTGATGAAATTGATAAAAAAGGACGTAAAAGCGAAGGCTCTAGTATCACAAGAGATGTTTCCGGCGAAGGTGTGCAACAAGCATTACTTAAACTTATTGAAGGATCAGAAATACGAGTACCTCCGCAAGGTGGAAGAAAACATCCTGGTAAAGAAACAATATTGATTAACACTAAGAATATACTGTTTATACTTGGTGGTGCTTTTATTGGATTAGAAGAATCTGTTAATAAACGTATACAAGGTAATGGAAGTACTATGGGCTTTGGTGCAAAATTACAAAATAAAGAAAAAAGTACAGATGACTGGCTTAGAAATGTAGAACCAGAAGATTTTGTTAAGTATGGCATGATTCCAGAGTTTATAGGTCGTATTCCTGTAATTACTGCATTAAAATCATTAGATGTTAACGACCTAGTTCGTATATTAAGTGAGCCCGAAGATAGTATTATCAAAGAGTTTATTGAGATATTTGATATGGATCATGTAGAACTAGAATTTACCAAAGAAGCACAATACTGGATAGCACAAGAGTCGGTAAATAAAAAAACAGGTGCAAGAGGTTTAAGAAACATCATCGAAGACCTTTTGAGGGAAGTACAATTTACACTTCCGGAACAAGCCCTAGATGGGCTTACAAAGGTTATTGTCCAAGCACCTAGAGATGGCAATGATAAACTAGTATTACTATATAGGCAGAGTCCTAAAAGAAAAAATAGTAATGCCACCAAACAACAAGAGAGTTAAATGGCTTACCAAAAGAAAATGAGACGCGGAAATAAAGAGACTATTGGAAACGGAATTTATGTTGCTGTCAAAGATGGCAATGTAGAAAAAGCAATTAAACGTTTTAAGAAGAAAGTACAAGAGTCTGGTATTCTAGATGAGTATCGTGCAAAGAAAGAATATGTTAAACCAAGTACAGTAAAAAGGCTTGCTAAGAATGCCGCAAAAAGGCGTGCTACAAAGCAAAGACTAAAAGATGAAGCTGAGGGTTTAAACGGTTATAATCCAAATACGCCACGTAAAGGCAAAAAACGGTAAAATAAACCTAAAAAACCACTTGACTTTTAGGTTGAGAATAACTATATTATAGTAGTAGGCATTGCTCATGAGAGAATGCTACATTACTCGAGAAAGTCCATTATGGATTTCTCATTACAATCTTGCTTAATAAAGGAGATAAAATTATGACAAGAATTACTACACTAGACCTACCATTTTTATTTAAAAGCGGTATCGGTTTCGACAGAGTTTTTAACCAAATGGAAACTCAATTTGCAAATAGCAAAACCCAAAATTACCCACCATATAATATTATTAGGAATAGTAACGAAAACTACCTAATCGAAATTGCGGCCGCTGGTTTCCTAAAACCGGATATTGCAATTACTATGGAAAACGGTACATTAACTGTAAATGGTCAACAGACTAAAGAAGATACTGATGGCGAAGACGAAGCCAATGGTATTGAATATTTGCACAGGGGACTTTCAAGACGTAACTTTGTATTGACATTTAACTTAGCAGAATATGTAGAAGTTAAAAGTGCTGATATGAATAACGGAATCTTGAGTATTCACTTAGAGAAAAAGATCCCAGAAGCAATGAAGCCTCAAGTTATTTCTATTAAATAACTTAAATGCATAACATGAAGAGGGAGGATAACACCTCCCTCTTTTTCTTTATAAATATCATTGTAGCAAATGAGAAAGGTTACCTAAATGAATACAACAGACACCGCACTTGAAGTAGTAAAGGAAGTTACAGAAGAAGTTTTTTTAAAGGAGCCAGATAGATTTAGAGTGGTTATCTTAAATGATAATACAACTCCAATGGAATTTGTTATTGAGCTTTTAGGAGTTATTTTCCATCATTCAAATGAAACGGCTACGGCTATTATGATGCAAATACATGAAAAGGGAAAAGGAACTGCTGGTGTCTACACGTTTGAAATTGCAGAACAGAAAGCACAAGAAAGTACACAGATTGCAAGAACTAACGGTCACACCCTAGGAGTTACTGTTGAGCTTGACAGTTAAAAATGTTAAACACTCAAAGATAATTTCATCTAACAATCCAAATCCAGTTTTATTTGTTGATGTAGATGACACCTGCCTAGAGTTACTTGGTGGCTTAGTAATGTGGCTTAATAAACTAAACCGTTTAAAAGATTATAAGCCCGGAAAAATAATCAAAGATAGAAGCAACCTACATGATTGGTTAAACATACCAGAGCCCTTAATGAACACATGGAAACATGAGTTCACTACATACTCATGGGAATGGGGAGCATTAAACGGTAGAGCAGATGCTTCTGAGGCTTTTAAAGTTTTTAGATATTATGGTTGGAGAGTAATTGGAGTTGGACACGGCTCTTCGACAGTTGATAGAGCTATCTTAAGACGTGCTAATTTAGAATTAGTATATCCAGGTGTATTTGAAGATTATTTTATTGCTCCTGGAGATAAAAGTTTTTCTCCATACATGAGAGATTATGAAGATCCAATATGCATTACTTCTGTTGTAAAATATGCCAAAGACATGGTTGATGCTGGACACATTACTTTCTTGTTAAAGCAACCGTGGAATAAAGAGCATAAAGATATTCGCATAAAGTCCTTTAATAATTGGAAACAGATATGCGATAATATTATGGCTAACCATCACAAAATCATCAAAGATAATTAGTAGTATGAACAACAACATTCCAAGTTCACTATGGGGACAATATGATACAGTAACCTTTAGGTTTAATGGCAATTTGGAATGGCAACCAACTCCTCCAGGATCTAATTGGAATAAACTGCAGGTTGCTAATGTTATGAGTTTTATTTCTGGTGATATTCCTTGGAATCATCTAGCAAGAACAAGTAGAAGTACAATAGCAGTTATTGATCCGTCTGTTGATTTAAGGTACCTTCATCATATTCCTTCACATGTTTGGCAAGGTAGTAATTTTGTAAGTGAAAGATGGACTAAGGTTCCGTACATACCTGTTGATGTTCCTAAGATAGAACCTGATAACTGGGATTTATTTTGGGAATTATGGGATAAAGAAAAAGATAGAATTAAGAGAGAAGCCAACGAGCCAGACTATTGGCGAGGAGTAATGATATATTTAAATGAGACTATAGACCCTTCTAACTTTAATTTTAATACTACTCCAATTTCAGATTGGACTATGCATTTTCCTAAGATGTTTGATGCTATACGAAATGCAGTCCCTTTTAAATTTATTGAAAAGATTGTTCTCTGGCAAAATGTAAGAGAAATAGATCCTCATTTTGATCCAGACCATTGGGTACTTCCGTGGCCTGATAGTTTAAGAGTTATGTTGCATGACACTAATAAGAAGCCAACATTGTACATGACTAAATGGCCTGAACGTGATGACAACTATAACCCTTCTCCAGTAACATCTATAAAAGGAGGAGACTTTGGAACTAATGCAAGTAATGTAGACAACAAAGATAAATTTTATGTAGAAGTTCCAGAAGAAACAAACACCTTTCTATTAAATAACGGTGCGTTCTTACATGGAGCAGATATGGGAACAGAAAAAATTATAATGGCTATCAAAGGAACACCGGATCACTTTACTTGGCTAAAAAGTTTAGAATCTAGTTACAACAAATATAAAAGGGATGACTATGACAGTTTCTTTAAATCTTAGAAGAAATACAAACGAACATAATGTATCAGGGTCTCTAAATCATAGAGCACCATTTCTAAAAAATCAGATGAAACCATCTAAAACTTTTAATGATTTAATTAAGTTTGAAATGACTGAAACAGATTGTATTAAGTTAAAAGAAGATACACTAGGTGCGGTTGAGAAGTTTGGTAATTGGGGATATAGATTAAAAAACTATAAAGATGATGCTGGATATTTAGGAACAGGTTTAACCTATAATCCAAGGCACATTGATAGCACAAACGATTTCAAAGAACAAGATATACATCAACAAGTACAAGGAAACTATGACCCTGGTGCAAAAGGTCTTAATGGACAAAATCCTTATAGTAGGCTTACTGGCAAAGATTCTGTATTTGCTAAAGTAAATACCCATTATGACACCTTCTCGATGTGTTACCGTACTCCTGCTAGTAAACATGGCTATTTGGGCGACTTTTGTAATACTTTTAAAAGAAGCATGGTTAGAAGCAGTATAAGGGTTATTAACGCCGCCGCTACGGGTCATAATATGGGTAAAGATATTAATGACAAGAAAATGAGAGCAGGAGTAGCATGGCATACAGACGAATCAATTTTTGAGAATTTAAGGATTAATATTCCTGTTGAAACTCATCCTATTTTTGTATTAGAACAAAAAGGATATCCACCTCAACATTTACAAGCAAATTATGCTTACAGTTGGAACACATCATTATTACATAGAGCATATTGTACAGAGAGAACACAAAGTCCGTTATACAGAACACATATTATGTTAGGCTTTTCATGTTGGTGGGATTTTAATGAAACAACAGAAACTTGGACACAAAATGAATTTTTTGGTAAAAAACATCCATGGGATATGTTACATGACGGAGAAGTTATACCAGGGTTAAAATTGGTATAACAGTTAGTAGAAAGGAAAATATATAGTAGTATGAGTGTATTCAGTAGTCAAAATCCAAATGCCGTGCAGGGAGTTGGTGCTTCGCATAGTAAGCAAGGAATTAGAGTTAATGATCTAAAATTAGAGAACGTTGCCGCTGAGGTTGCATTGTCAGCAATAGGCAACTTTGAACCTCTGGACTATAAGTTAGACATTCATGGGATTCATAGTGTTATTAATGAAAAATATGGAAATGATTGGGTTGACTATCTTCCTCGTACAGACAGACCTAATAATAGAAAAGCTATGTCTCTAACAACAATACCAGGATGGACGCATCAAAGTCCACCAAGTATACCAGAAGCTATAAAGCATATGAAAAGAGATGTAAAGGAGTTTGAATTTTCAACTCCAACAGATTTGTATAAAGATTGCGATCGTGCATACCCAGGCAATACAAGTTTGAAATCATTCTTAGACGAATGGCAACCCCTAGGACGTACCTTTATTGTTAATGCTGGCATTGGCGGATATTTTGTACCTCATAGAGACCATCCTGGAATGCCTCGACCAGCTCTACGCCTAATTGCATTTTTACAAAATTGCGGTCCTATGGATTATGACTGGATGATGGACAACAGAAAGGTTGACATTGAACTTGGAAGAGTGTATTATGTTAATACTAGAATGACTCATAGAACTATGAGTTGGGTTAATGACAGTTGGCATCTTATATTGAACGTTCCTTTTAATGCAAGTAATGTTTCAAAAGTACTAGAAAATTTACAACACCGTCATTAAAATAACATAGGAGAAATAAATGCGATATTATAATATTGATCTTAGTGGCTATGGCGGTGAAGTAGTCTACGGAAAACTTACAAAAGAACAACACGATTTTTGGCACGATAAAGAAGAGAGTGATATTACAGCTCATGCTTTTTGGGATCCGTTTGATGAAGGTGATGAAAACTTAGTTCAAGACGAAGAAGATCCTAGGTGGTTAGGTTATTGGCATGACCTTGATGATATTGTACATCTAAATGGAGGCACAATGTCCGATGCTTGGATTACTGTTGAAGAAGTTTCAAGTGCAGACTATGCCGCCTCAAGTATAAAAGAAATTGTTGATAGAGTTGATGTAGCAGAATTTATTAAAACTAATAAGAATGAGTTAACACAAGAAGCTATCGACTTAGATGATTATGCAAACGAAGATGGACATAACTATATCTTTTATGGCATGAGTATTGAAAAAGGACAGTTCCATTTATCAACTATTGAGCTTCCTGATGATGAAGAATTTGATCTTTCTAAGATTAATTTCTGTGCAACTGAGCTTGATAATGGTGATAACATTGTTGAAGTGTTGTCGTATGGAGATATTGATTTAGATAACGTAGGCGGTGATTCAACTGGAAAAGGTTATAGTACAACCATATTTGATTACTAATAAATAACGATATGAAACTTACAGTAGGTCCATCTGATTGTATTAGAGAAATAGAAGTCTTGTTACCAGATGTCTTAGATGTTGGGGTTATGTTAAGTGGAGGTGCTGACTCTGCTATACTACTTTACATGTTAATTGAAGAAAGACGAAATACAAATTCACAACATATAATTAGACCTTTTACTGTTGCTCGTCCTGATGGTGCTTGGAATTATGTTGCTCCTATAGTAGATTGGATTAGAACAAAAACTGATATTCATATTGATGCTCCAATTAAAGTAGGCAATCCAGACTTACATCATAGTAAACAAGGACGTTCAGGAGCAGATGAAGCCTTTAGTAAATATGGAATTGAGCATATCTTCTATGGTAGTCAAGCACATCCTCCTGTAAAAATGCCAGGTGATTACCCATCAAGACCTAGTGCAGTTAACCTACCTCATACTACTTGTCCTTTTGCACTTGTTGATAAAAGACATACGTTACATTTATATGATAAACTTCAAGTATGGGATCTAATTAAACTAACTCATTCATGTACACATAGAACCGAAGGCCGATGCGGAGAGTGTTATAATTGTACAGAACGTTCCTGGGCATTAGAAGAGCTTGGGTTCGCTGACCCTGGAGAAAAATAATGGCTCAGATAATAATTTGTGCTGGCATATCAGTTATTCCATATATTAGACCTGTTGGAACATTTCAATTAGCAAATGTATTAAGACAAGCTGGATACACAGTTCAAGTTATTGATCAATATCCATGGATTGCACATTTAGGTTTAGATGTTGTTAAGCAGTTATTAGATAAGTTTGTAGGACCCGAAACATTATGGATTGGGTATAGTAGCACTTGGTTTCGTAAGATTGAACAGATGGTTCCTGGCTCTCCAATGGCCTGGCACCTGCCAAGTAAGCCAGGAACAACTCCTGGTAATGAAGATTTAAGAACTAATACATTATTATTTTCAGAAGAGGAAATACATGACTTACGAGCATTTGTACATAAGAAAAATCCTAATGTTAAATTTGTATTAGGAGGTGCTAGATCTCCCAAAGGACGTATTGCTTTATTTTCTCCATTGGTTGACATTTATATAGAAGGTTATGCTGATAATACAGTAGTACGACTTAGTAAGTATTTAGAAGGAAAACTTCCTAGCCTAGATGCCAAGCCAGTTAGTTACGGAGGCAAAGAAATACCAGATGTATATATGATTAATGATGATGTTAAAGCAGAATCATTTGATTATAATAACTTTAAATTTTCTTGGCATGATTCTGATTTAGTTAATTGGGGAGAAACCTTACCTATGGAAATTGCTCGAGGTTGTATTTTTAATTGTGCTTTTTGTTCATACCCATTAAACGGACGTAAGAAAATGGATTACTTAAAGGATCCGCTAATATTAAGAGAACAAATGATAGAAAACTATGAAAGATTTGGTACAACAAACTATTTCTTTTTAGACGATACATTCAATGAAAGTGTAGACAAACTTGAGATATTAGCAGAACATACATTTTCTAACTTAGATTTTAGGCCACGGTTTGGAGCCTTTATGAGGGCAGACTTAATTGCACATAATCCTAGGCAGATACAACTATTAAAAGATATAGGTGTCAGCGGTGCATTCTTTGGCATTGAAAGTTTAAATTATGAAGCAAACAAATCTGTAGGTAAAGGTATTAAGAAGGATAAACTTTATGATTCCTTGTGTAGAATTAGAGAAGAATGGCCAGATGATGTTGTTACTGACTCTCAGTTTATTATGGGGTTGCCTAATGATAGCGAAGAAACAATTACAGAATGGGTTACAGAATTATTACATCCTGACTTTCCTTTAGATGCGGCAAAGATTGAACCACTTGCATTAGATAAAGATCAAGTTAAGTCTACATGGGTAAGCAGTTTTGCCCGATTCCCTGACAGGTATGGATTTAGTTTTCCAGATGATACAAAACCTTGGCTTTGGGTAAACAATACAGGATTTTCCAGTGATGATGCACAAAAACTTAAAATGAAAATGGCCTCACAATGGAGAGTTAAAGATAAGCCTGCATGGGTAGGAGACTACGGATTAATGAATGTTGGTGTACCAGCAGATGTTATTGAGGATAGGAAAAAAGGTGCAAAATTTGATGGTAGGGACCGTGGTAGACGTATATCTTTTGTAAAGGAATATATTAAGAAGCTATTGGCTCTACCTTAAATTTATCTAATTGCAAGTCGACAGCAGTCTTACAATATCTTTTAGTACATATAATATTTTCCTGTAGTAAGTCAAATTTATCTATACGTCCTAACTTTTGTATACTACAAATACCAGCATATGCATTACCATCAAAGTTTACACGAATACCACTATTACCAGCAGTACAACTCCAGCCTTGCATTTGATGCTGATTGGTAGTTACAAGATCAAAAGGATTAACTAAATTGTAAGAAGTTTGATCATCGTTATAAGCAAATACTTTTCTATCTACTTCATCAAATCTTCTCATTATACCTGACCAGCCGCTTTTCTTTTCTCTAATATATTGCAACTGACTTTCTTCGTATTCATAAGGCTTGCCATCATTTATACCGCCGGAATGATCTGTTAGTATCTTTCCATTTACTTGTTTCTTAAGTCTGTCTGTTAATGCGTCATATAAATGCTTAACCGTTTCCCATTGTATTGGATCACACATCATATTAAACGATACATCACAACCATTATCTAGTAAGTATTCTCCTAGTAAATTAATACGATCCATCTTACTAAACCCTGGATGTAAGCTCATAGTCACCTTGTCCGGTAGGCTTTCTAATCCTTGCCACCATTTTAAAGCACGACTGCCATTACTTACAGTTTCCAATATACCGTGTGGTTTAAGTCTGTGTATAATTTCTCCATACATAGGATGCAATGTTGGCTCACCGCCTGATAAACATACCTGTAAAAACCTATCACCTTTGTGTACATTTATTAGCCTGTCTAAGAAACCATCTATTTCTTCGTTAGTTGGGTAACCCATTTTACGTCCGTGATGATGATCACCTGAATGTAGGTTAGTAGGACAATAAGCACATTCAAAATTGCAGAAATCAGTAATTGTCCAATACACATATAATGTAGGAGTAACCTTTCTTATTTCTCTAAGCACTTTTTTCTTTCCATGTTTTATTATGCTCTTCTAATTGTTCTGATAATATTTTTTGCTTAGGAGGCTGTACCATTTGAGGTGAGTCTTTTGTAGCCCAATCCCAATGTTTATCTGCATCAGTTAGTTTTTTACTTGTAAAGATACTTAATCCAATTTTACGTTTAACACCCCATCTAGGAAATGCAGTACTACAATGTAGCCTGTCTCTTGGAAATGTCATTGGTATCCCAGGTGTCCATTGAAAATGTTTATCTACTGATAGTCCTTCGAATGTACTTTGTGGTATATGTTTAGCATATTTTAATAGTATAGGATCAAAATAGCCATCTTCTTTTAATCCAATTACATCACTATAATCAGTAACATCAGTATTCCATTCTTTTCTATCAGTCTTCCAACCTTTGTTATCATTTTTCATTCTATCTTTGTTTACGTTTCCTTTTGCAAAGAAACCTGCATCTTTCTTCCATTGCTGATCCATTACTATAAATCTATTATTTTCTGGAAAATATTCTAATTCTAAATTACGTTCAATGAATAAAGGAAATACAAATGTTTGCAAAACCTGATCTGGGGATTCTCCTCTTCCTGTATCAGTATGCACCATATACCCTGCTTCTGTTGAAAAATAGTTTCCACCGGTAACCACCCATTCTTCTCCTAGGTATTCGTTTATCATAGGACCTAGTAAATGCAAAGCACTAGTCATTCCAAAAGCAAATTTTCTTCCAAATGCATGTTCGGTGGTGTGTACGTTATTTTCAAATTCATAAAGTAACTTATCAATTACACTTTGATCTATTTCATTTAATGTGGTTACGGGAGTTCTCATCTTCTGTTTTCATAACTTCCTGGCTGAGCCATTTTAGGAACAGGAAATATCACGTCTACCTGTTCTTTTATACTATTAGTTATCTTCGGTACAAACTCTCCTGCTTTTAAATTATCTATTAGGTGAGGAATTTTATGGCTTCTTGGTATTGATACTGCCCACGGAAACCTTAGATTAAAATATGCAATTAAGAATTGAGGAACCGTTGCTCCAATGCTTTCTGCTATAGGTTCTACTTGCTTCAATTCAGGCATATCCCAAAAGTCTCCTCTATAAGATTCTGTTGGATTCTGTTGCGGTCTTTGATATCCACTAGCTCTACCTCCACCAAATACACTATGTGGCATACCTGTTAGTTCTGCATCAAATTTAGTGTTCCATGAAACAACTCTCTCATATCCATTAGCACCTTTTTCTGTGTAAAATTGATCCGGATATCTATGCTTAGGTCCGTAACGAAATTGTATAACTTGCAGTCTTTGTTCTTTAGGATAGTTTTCAGCCTCTTCAAAAGTTCTCCATTCATGTATTGCTCTGCCTTTTAAATTACTACAACCTACACTCCTAATTGTTCCTTCGGATTGACATTCAGCCATCCATTCTGCACATTTTTCTATACTAACACCTTCCATAAAAAAATGTAAAAGGTAAGAGTCGACATAGTCTGTTTGCAATCGATCTAATGATTTTTTAAGAGAATCTCTAAACGAATTCCTATCCATTGCATTGTTAGGTAGTACTTTTGATACTATTTCAAATTCGCTTCTTGGGATACTAGATCTAGTTATAGAATTGCCTAGCAAGGTTTCTACTCTACCATCTGAGTATTGTTCAGCAGTATCAAACATTCTATAGCCCAAGTTTAAAACTTTATCCATTAAGCCTTCTTGTCTTACTGCCGCCTCAGGTGTCCATGCCCATCCGCTAGTTCCTAGTCCTATTCTGTTCTTAAAAAACATGAAAAACTCCTCTTTTTTTCTATTATATGGTATTTAGTGGTTGACCTTTAGGCCCAATTGCCGTATAGTAAGTATATAATAAGGAATTAGGAGATATTAATGTCAACAACACTTAGAAACGTTCCAAATTTAAACACAGACATGAAGCTGAAGCAAACACGTTTTTGGGGTGGCGACAGAGGTTCTTGTTTACAGGTTACTCAAAGGCGTCCTCAGAGTTTAGGTCCTGTTTCACCTGTTGATAGCCTCTTTACTAGCCTTCAGCTTACCAGAGAGCAGGCCCGTGAGTTAGCAGTTGAGCTGACTTTATTTGCAAACGAAGTTGAAATTGAAGACTTAGGAGCAGAGTAATATGGATCGTTTAACTTGGACATTAAAAGGCTTAACAGGCAAAGGTAAGAATCGTATTCGTGAACATGGTAATGTTTGGGAAGTTCTTACTATCCAAGACATTGGTTTAATATCTGCAACACCTATGCCTCCCTTTCCTCCCATTAGATCAGTACAAACTGGCGAATGGCGTTGGTTTGATGATATAAACTTTGAGGTTATATGATCCATATAGCCCATTTTCTTCGATAGACCGTCAAAAATCCAACAAATATTCCGTACAAATTATTGTGACCGTCAAATTTTTGTCCGTGCTTAATTTAGGTCCCCTTATCACTAAATAGATGTAGCAAAGAACTATTAGGCCGAAAGAGAGTAAGCCTAAAGAGTTGCTTCACCAAAATTTGCTAGATATAAGGGAATGAATTATGATTAGAATCACGGCGACTTTTTCATCAATTGTAATAATTTTTTTAGGTTGGGTATTATTTTCTGCCGTTGCGATTGCGGCTGACCCAATCGTGACTCAATCCACTACTACTTCAAAGGTTACAACTGAAGGTAACCAAAAAACTACAGTAAAATCTCCTCCTCCATCAGCTATATCTCCTGCAATAACGTCCTCGGGTTCAGACTTATGTACAGTTGGTATTTCTGGTGCAGTACAAACACAAATACTTGGTATTAGTGGAGGATCAACAGTTCGTGATATGAACTGTGAACGTTTAAAATTATCAAAAACATTATACGATATGGGTATGAAGGTTGCGGCAGTTTCAACTTTATGCCAAGATTTTCGGATATTTACAGCAATGAAAATGGCTGGCACTCCTTGCCCATTTGAAGGTAAGATAGGAGATGCGGCTTCTAAACTTTGGGAAGAACACCCTGAGTTACATCCTAAGAATTTAACTGAAGGGAAAGATGATAACAATGACTTGGTTAAAGGCGCCGTTGGTGGTTTTGGTCTTGCTGGCTTGCTCTTACTCTTACTCTAAAGCAGACGATCCAGTCGCTATGACTGGGCCAGTAACTGAATATAATATAACTGATGACGGATGGGCTCATGTACCTCTAGATTTTACATTTCCGTTTCAGAATGGCTTCTATACATCTGCATTTATGTTTTCAAATGGTGTTGTTGGATTTATTGATCCATCAGTTCAACGAACATATGGCTTATGTTGTGATGGACAGAATATGTTAGATCCAACTAATACGTCAAATTATATCTATAACAACATTCAAACTAGACCTGGGCTTAATTTTAGTATTTTTGGGTTACATACAGACTTAATAAAATATTCAGGTAAAGGCGGTAAGTTTTATACTCAAGGAGATGAAAGTGGTATGCGATTCTTCTGGGAAAATATTAGTGAATTCGGCCAGCCTAACAATCTCAACACATTTGATGTTGGAATATATCCATCAGGAAATATTCATATACACCACGAAGAAATTAATATAACAAATCATGATGTAACAGTTGGTATCTCCGGTAACTTCACAAGTGATGTTGCAAACTATACACATTACTTTTATAAAAGAAGAACCAACGGAGGAGTGTTTTGGAATGGAATAGGAGAAAGTCCTATTATAGTACCACAAGGAGGAACATTATGTGAAGCATCACCTATATCGCATACGTTTTGTCCCGGATATGCAACTGCCTTTGCAGAAGCAGAATATAACAATAGCTGTCTAGCAAACCCACAGTTTGACTCCGGCTGTCCTGGATACCAAACTCCGGTTGAAGTGACTCCAATAGTCGAAACAACTCCAGTTGATCCAACAGTTATAGAAACACCAGGAGTTGATTCAACAGTAGCAGATGTTATAGCATCTCCAGAGCCAATTGTTATTGCTCCAATTATAGTCCCAGAAGTTATTATAGAGGCACCAGTAACAGTACAAACAGATACAACTACATCCACACAAGCAGAAGAAATAATTGTACCAGCAACACCAGAGGAAACAGTTATAGCTGAAGTAGAAGCAGAATTAGCCACAGTAGAAACAGACGACAACGAATCGTCTGACTCTTCAAGCTCGCCAGCGGATAATTCCGAAGAGTCAGACGAGCAATCATCTTCAACTCAAGAAAATGATAGCTCAGAAGAAGTAGCAGTAGAAGAATCAACTTCTACTGAAACAGAACAACCAAAAAAGCTCACTAAAAAAGAACGTAAAGAAAAATCTAAAAGAGATAAGATGAAAAAAATTATAACTAATAAACTTAAAGAATTAGCAAATGATATGGCTAGTGCCGCAACAATAGAGCAACAACAAGCGGTGCAAGCACAAATTAATGCTTTAATAAATTATGTACCAGGATTTAATGCTTATGGGCAACTAAGTATTCCGGGAGTTTCATTTTATACACCTGAACCATTGTATGTTAACAGGCGTATACCTGAAAATAATCGTGGGCTACTAAACGGTCTTGCAAGTCAAATTCTTCATGAGAAGATGGTAGACATGCAATATAAGAAATAGAAAGGGATTAGATATGAGCGAAGAAATAGATATAGCCGGAGTTAAAGTTAAAGCAGGCGGATCAATTGGTAAAATGTTTATGTATGCCACAGCCGCTGGTGCAGTAATAGGTGCTCTTTATGGAGGATTTGAAGTATATAAAGATTATATGGATATGAAAGATAAAATTGCAAATTATACTGCTCCTGATTTATCCGGTTTAGATAAAAGAATTGAATTATTAAATAAAGCAGTTCGTAGTGCAGAAGATAGTGTAGAACTAGCTAAAGATTATACCAGAGATATTAAGAATGATCTAAAGCAAGATATTGATAGAATTGAACGTATTGTTGATAAGACTGAGCAACGAGTTAAAAAGTCTGAGGAAGATGTTAGAGAACTTATAGATGTTGCAGATCAAAGGTTTGATACTAAAAGAGATCAACTTGCTACAGATACAGATCGTAAGCTCAGAAATCTACAATCAGAACTGAATAAGAAGCTACAACGAGCTCTAGACAATCCACTTGCAAACAAATAAAGCAAAAAAGTAACTTTTTTTGCTTTTTCTTGCATTATTCGGTTGACCTTAACCTATACCCGTGCTATATTGTATAGACAATAAGGAATTAGGAGAGCCACAATGCAGTTACAAGAAGTTATTAATGCTATTAAAGTTTCAAGTTTTTCAAGTGAAGAATATAAGTCTGTTATAGATGCAGTTAATTTTGCTAGGTCACAAGCTGGTCAGCAAACTATTCGTCAGCTTCAAGTTGGTGATACTGTTACGTTTAACGGACGAAGAAATAAGTTAGTAACAGGTACGGTTGTTAAGATTAAAATTAAAAACGTTGTCGTTCTAGACAATGCAACTCAAACAAAATGGAATGTTCCTGCTTCGATGCTTAATTTAGTATCGTCAGCAGTCAAATAGGTGCGAGGGCCTGTAGCTCAGCTGGATAGAGCGCCAGTCTACGAAACTGGAAGTCAGGGGTTCGAATCCCTTCAGGCCCACCAAAAAGACGTGGCGTTGATAGCGCCTAGTAGAGGCTAGCAGACTCTACGATGAGAAGGAGGTAACAACTCCAAAAAATATGCTCGATGGCAGTAGCCCGGCTAGGATCAAGTCGTTAGGTAGATAGATGAGGCTAGAGACCGGGTGAAAGCCCATATGGACTAGGGGTAGTACAGAGACTTAGGTGTGATGTGCTATTTTGAAATTGAATCTGCCAGATCTTTCCTAAAAAAAGTAAAAAAAGATGCATTAAAAGGTTGACCTTTGGTCCTATTTGTCGTATAGTATAAACATAATAAGGAACTAGGAGAATACAATGAATACATTAGTTAAACATATCGAAGCTCTTAACATTAAGACCCAGGAATGGGTAGATGCTGGTCCAGATCGTTGGGCAGGTATGTTGTCAACTGATGCCAAGCATTGGGCAGACTATGGTGTGTTTACACCTGCCCAATTGGACAGGTACTTAGATACACAGAGCTTGTATGAGGTGATCTCTGATTGTGCTTCTAAGTCTTATGCTAGAGTTGAAATAGCAAGGCTTGAAACTGTTTCTGATGAGGAGTTTAAGAAGGAGCAAGACTATTGGTTTGCTCAAAGCGAAATTGCATTCAATGAGGAGGTTGCCGCTAAAGCAGAAGCAGTAGCCAACTTTGAAGCCGAGGTTAATGTATGCCTCGAAGCTGGTGCTATTGATAGAGCAACTGCTCTACGTTGGATGACTGAAGGCGAAAGGTTCTATCATCCACACGATGTAGACCATTGGGTTTGGGATAAAGGTATTCTGTTTACACCTGAGGGTAAGGCAGTTTGTAAAGAACTAGAAGTTCTTATAGAATATGACGAGGTTGCATAACTAAAGGAGTTTAGAAGCAATGGAACAAGTAGAAGTAATGCAAGATCATCCTTGCACATTTAATTATAATTTCCCTGTTGATGAATGGGGACGGATTGGAGGGCTTTATAGCCTTGCTGATGTTCCGGTAGTAGGACATAAGATTTTTAACCGTCAAGGTAAGATCCTAGCTCGAGATAAAGATCAAGGACTATACGAGGTTGAGGACAAAGAAAAAGGATGGACATTGGTTGTTCCAATGACTGAAGTAACAATTCTTTAAAGGAGTTAACTATGGGATCTTATTATAATCGATATCAGTCTCGTTCAAAAGGATATCAGTCTAGGAACGGAGAGCCTATGATTGATATTATGACAGCATGGTCTTTAGTGGCTATGGCTGATCGTATTAATAAGCAGAAGTATGTTAAGCAAGACACAGATGATCAGAAAGCAAATCGTACTCTTATTGCACTAAGTTTAAAGCACGGTAAACCTGCAGTAACCAAAAAAGACGAAGAGTTTGGTGTTAAATTAGCAGATCATTTTGAATACCTAGTTCTTAATTCTTTAATGGGAAAGCTCAATGAATTTGACAATAAAGTTCTTTCTATGATACAACAAACAGAAATAGGAGAACGTACTGGTTTTGCCTTGTTAGCATGTCTACCTGCTCGTTACCACAGAGAACTAACCAGAGAAGCTCTAAAAGAACAAGCAGACAAAATTGGTGTGCTGAGTAAGCACCAAGGTCAAGTCAATGAGAAGATTGAACGTACTGTTCGTCTACTTTCCAAGTACGAAGGTAAAACATTCGGAGGTAGTGTTGTTAAGGCAACTGATGGTGAAAACTTGTACTTCTGGACTAGTAGCAGAGTAATTGAAGACTGGCCTGAGATTGGAATTGACTTTAAAGTTAAGGCTCGTGTCAAAGCACATAATTTTACAAGAGATGACGGTTGGCAAGAAACTCGGTTAACCAGGGTTCAGCCCTTATCATAACTATTAATATGAAAACAAATTTAAGTATTATCGGAGATATGTTCGAGTGGGAGGACGGCAATCCTAATAATGAGGATCGTACTGGACATTCAGTAATGTTGGTTGGAGAGAGACTAATACGTTCTGCTACTAAACAGGACATGGCTACTAAAATATTTGGTGTTATTGGTCCTAGTAATGATAATACTATGATTGTTGCCAATGCATGGGAACATGAATGGCATCATAAACATGCTAGAGATAAGTTTGGTCGCCAACTAATAGAAGAACAAACTTTAATGACATGGGTAAGAGATGGAAGACGTGAAACACATGAAGCTGATCGCTATCCAGAAGATTTAGTTATACCTGCTGATGTAGAATACTGGACACATATGCCAGGAAATCCAAAAAGATTAATGAGACCTGTACTATCAGAACGTTATCACGATGGTACACAAAGCTCAGGTGACTATGTGAGCAGACTCAAAAGAAACGAGTGGGCAGTCGTAGTTATATTAGGTGAAGTAGAAATACAAGAAGAGTCTCCTGCAAATACTTCTTGGGTGCATATCCGAGATAATAGGTATTATATTAGGTAATGTGGTTTTATAAGAATTGGAGGATTATAACGGAAATTCCTCAAACTATGTTAGACCCTATTATATGGCAATGCCTTCCAGCAAACTGGAATCACGAAAGCAATACAAGAACCGAACCTCCTTTAAAAGATGGCAAACTAATTGAGTTTGCATTTCCTATAAGAGATAGAGAAAAAGAACCAACAGAAGAACAGTATAAGATATTAGGTTCTTGTACAGAATTAACAGATTGGTTACTGTTCGAAGGCTATAAATGGATTCGAGGTGAGGTAGCAACTCTTATGCCAGGAGTCAAGTTAGGATGGCATGCAGACCCTCAATGGTTCCATGATCAATGCGTCCGTATACATGTTCCTATAATTACAAATGAACATTGTGTGCAGTTATGGAAAGACGACAAAGAAGTAGAGTTTAACAAGCATATGCAGGTTGGCTATGCTTATGAACTAAACAATAGGGCTATACATAGTGCTTATAACGCGGGCAATGAACCACGTGTACACTTAGTATTAGATTGTATGGCAGAAGATGCTTGGAAACATGCATTAGAAAACAAGGTTAATGTTGTTGAAGTTATAGATGAGAATCCAAGTTACTAGTCTTCTAACTTGGTATCCCAATACAAATAGTCCATCCACGTTTCATGTAAGTTATCTTTTAAGTTACCGAAACCATTACGATACAACTGCCAACGACTAGGTTCCACTGGTTCTTGTATAAGTTTCATAGTTATATCTTTTAAGAGGCTACCTCCCTTTGTTGTATTACAAGGGCGACATGAAGCTACTACATTCTCCCAAGAAGTTTTGCCACCTAAGTGTTTTGGTTTAACATGATCAAAAGTTAGATTAACAGCAGTATGAGAAATTCCACAATATTGACAAGTGAAATCATCTCTAAGAAATATATTGTACCTATTAAATTGTACATCTTGTGCTGGTTTTTGATAATCTTTTAATGCAATTACAATAGGTAATTTCATCTCTACCTTTTCACTTCTAACCATAATATCATATTCTTCAACTACAATGACACGTTCTTTATATGTTGCTTTAATTACGTCTTGCCAGTTCATAATGGAAAGTGGGGTTGTTGATACAGGTTGGAAGTCAGCATTAAGAAGTAGGGCCGGGTGTGATGTTAGATGTTGTAGCATCGGTTTCCTTTTCTGTATTAAATATATTTATCTGTGATAAGAGTTGGCAGTAGGTCATAGTGTGCTAAATACACTTGGAACATTTACGAAACATGTTTACCGTATACTGACGAGTATACAATGATATTTTATAACTTTAGGAGATTTAAAATATGTTCATAGTCACAGCAACAACTGTCCGACATAACGGAGACCACGCCTGGCACTCCCGTACATTAGAATTTAGACAATATTTTGATGCTACTTATTGTCAAACTGGCCAAGTGAAAGGAATGATGAGTACATCTTCCGTTGATGGAAAGACAAGAGTCACAGAAACAAAATGGGTTGATCAAGATGCATATGATGTATTCTTGGCAGATGAGAAGTACATTGCTATTATTGCAGAACGTACAGCCTATAACGAAGAAAATTCTCATGATTTTTCAGTTGAAAGAAGGGTAGAATAAAATGGCACAAATGACAAGAAAAAACATTGAAGTAAGACCTAGTACAGATATTCCATTCTTTGCTCAACATTCTTTAGTCAACAAGGTAGCACTTGCTGAAGATAATTCAGTTAATGCAAAAAGCAGAGGCATCTTAGGTAAAGGTTACGAAGAATCAATGGATGGTTTAACAAGAACTTCTATTACAATTTTCGCAACAGGAGCTGATAGAAGAAACTATCATGAAAGAGATTCTATCAAGGCTTTCCAAGACGCTCGCCAAGCATATAATGCAGAGCACGGAATTGCTTATTCTGAGGAAGACTTTTAATAACTATAAAAAATAATAATAAACTAGAGGCGCTTTTTAGCGTCTCTTTTTTTGAGTTTGACAGTAAATGATCCACCGTCTAAATTCATGTTAACTTCTCTAATATGTTGATTGCTATTACACCACGATTCAAATTCTAATAACATTTGCCCTTTGCCTGTAATAACTTTAATAGACTTTCTATTATCATAATAAGCATTACTGATGGCATCTTTAAAAATATTCCAGCCTTCGTGTATTCTTATTCCATGTAAATCAACTACCATCGTCTTTGCGTCCTCCTGCTTCTATGTTATCTAAATTATTTTCAGGATCTTCACCTCTAGCATCCTCATCAATTCGTCTTCTCATTCCAGTATCTGTGAACATACTGGTTGCTATAAAAGTACAAGCGGCTAACATTGGTATTACATATACCATTTTTTCTGTGGAGTAGGCTACTAGGTAAGTTGGTATTATTACTATTAATGCTTTTACAAAGCCCTCACGAAGTGCCATCTACAAATTTATCCAATCTATTCTGTATATATTCACGAGTTTGTTTTTCGTCTATATACATTGTCTCATATTTATTAGTAATACCAAACCTTGCATTGGGTCTTTGATTAGTTTCTACATTTGACACATTTTGCCTACTATAAAGTAAACCTACATTTTCTATTTTTAACTTAAACATATAATAAGAATCATTGTTATCCAAATCATAAATGTAATCTCTGGCAACTTGCTTATATGTTGCGGCTGAACTTCCGATCTTATCTCCGTTATTATTGTTACACATAGCCCATACTTGATAATCATCATTATGATACCAGTTAATAATTTTATTATCCGCAGTTTTTACATCAACTGTATCATTAAAGTATACCATACCACGTTTTGCACAATTTGCATATTTTATATTAAAGATATACCACCAAAAGAAATCATGTAAACTGTTTATTTCAACTGGTGATGTCTTAGCATGTAAATCGAGTTTGTTATAGAACCTTTCTCCGAATCCTTCGGTAGGCAATTTAACACCGGTAAAAGGATAACCTTGTCTCTTTGGTATTGAGAAATATAATATTAATAGGTCTTTAAAAGTACTATAAGGAACATCTGGATCAGTTACATATTTAATTTTATTTTCTATACTGGCAATACTATTACTACTTAGACTATTTGTATACTGTTTCCATGTATAATATAATTGACTAGCAAAGGTAGTACCGAATAAACAATCTCCAGTATCTCCTGTAATAGGAAGGTATCCTTCGTTAATTAAGTCATCATACTTGTTAAAATTTGCATCAATAATTTTAAACTTTCCTTGTATATATTCTTGCCAGAAGATAGGATTGTTTATAATAGCAGAAGACGTAGTGCATATTGCTATGTCTTTAAGATATTTTACTCCTATGTTTTTAATTAGTGAGCATAATATTAAAGTGGAATCAATACCACCTGAATACATGACAGCATACTTGTTTCCTTTTCTTATACCATTGAGTATATCCATAGCACGATTATCAGTAATATCTTCAAACGTTTTGTTAAACTTTGGATCATACTTAGGCATTTCTAATCCTGGCCAAACTTCTTCTTCCCAAGGAGTAGTCCATGTTGCTTCACATCGACTTGAAAGTCTATTTGGATTTAAACGTCTAGCTATATCAATATAAAAACGGCCATCTTCATTAGTTCCGTGCCATGCATCAACCCAAAATTCATTTTGATAACCATTAAAAACAGTATTTGTTAAGATAGTTTTCATACTGAGAATCCTGTAACTCTACCACTAAAGCGATTTTGTTTTAATTCTTCGCTCTGCTCTTCGTCTATCATTTGATAAAATTGATTTCTATATAGCACAACATCTGGAACTTTAGACCAAAATTCATTGATGAGTTTCATAGCATGATTTTTATTTCTTGCCTTATATAAGATTCTTAATATGGTCACCGAAATACCATCTTCTACCTCGGTTTGGTCCACCGGTACAGATAAGCCGTTAGTGTCTATTCCACTTAGCTCTTCAATTATATGTTTAGACGGAAGTACATTAAAGATTAGATTAGTTATCCTAACAGCCTTAACACATTTTGCAATGAATATGGCTAATTCTTGTAAGTCATTTAATGCTTCTTTAGCAACTTCTTCTGTATAATCATCTGGCCAACCTACATGTTCTACAGTACTATTAAGTCTTCTAAAAGATGGCCATTGCCTACTATAAAATATACTTGACGACGCATACATTAAATTTTTATCTTTAAGAGTATACTCTAAACAATTCTTTCCTCCAAAGCTAGGTTCGTTTTTAAGTGTTCCAACAACTAAAGAAAGTTTACTACTAAGAACCTGTGCAGTTTCAACAGCCGTATAAGGATCAAATTGATCAACAAATACTATTCGATCTAGCCCTGGAGCATACATCATATAGTTTCCGTAAAACGGTTCAAAGTTCTTTGTTTCATATGTAGCCATAACATTACTTACTGGCAAAAATAGTTTCTGTTTTACCAATTTTTTTCTTGACAACTTACTTTATCTGTGTTACAATAAATATGGACATAAATGAGGAGATTAAATGAGAGGTGCAATAAAGAAAGACTTACGAGTCTTTGTAAATGAGGTTTTAGAAGCTAATGTAGGTCTAAGCCGTCAGCAACTAGTAGTCATAGCGGCTCATCTTGCTAGGAGTAAAGGAATGAAACCAGTTGATGCTTTACTTGCATTAAAAGGTAACGGTGAAGTTCCAAAAGAAGATATCGATCAATTAATTGAACATATAAATGAAGGAAACTAAAATGGATATAAATGCAATTCTCGACTTTGATAAAGATTCAACTCTAGAGTCTCGTACTCAGCATATTTCTACTTTCTTTAAAGAGCATAAAAATGTTCTTGTAAAGTTTACTAAAGTAGACGGAAGTTTGCGAGAGATGCCTAGTACGTTGCATGAATCATTAATCCCTGATCTAAAAACTGATTGGGCACCAGATGAAAGTAAAAAGAAAACTAACCCAAATGTAATGTCTGTGTATTGCACTGATGCAGATGGTTGGCGCTCTTTTCGTTTAGAAAATGTAATTTCGGTGACTGGATATGATAGTTAATCTAGAAATAGTTATAGTAGCAATAGTTATTGCATTAATTAGTTTTGTGATATTATTCCTACGTTCATCGTGGCAAAATCATAAGGATGAACAGTTAGCAAAGGCTGTTCAGATGGTTCTTGATCATGCATTTGTGTTAATGGAAATTGAGGAAAATAATGGAAAGCTAATGGCTTACAGGACCATAACAAATGAGTTTATTGCCGAAGGTAATAACTTTGAAGAACTTAGCAAACATTTCCTAGAAAGATTTCCTAGTAAGACTGGATTATTTCCAGGACAGCCTGAGTTAAGGATTGAAGCAACAAAAAATGCAATTTAAGAAGATATGGAAAATCCGCGAAGATATTAGAAAACTGTTATCTTCTTACGAATCAGATAATAAAGATGTACGAGGGCTTTCGCGGACCCTCGGCCGTCTTCTTAATAAAAAGTATAAAACAAGATTTATGTGGGTACCTTCATCAGTACTATATAGAAATCATATTGTTGTTTCTGGTGACTATGCTCATTGGGAAGATTACGAAGAACCCTCACCTATTGAAATTAGAATACACACTCATCCTGATATTCTTAACTATCCTTTTGGTAAGAAAGGTTACAAGTCATGGAATCAGTTTACAAAAGATCTAAGTGAGTGTATAATGCATGAACATGTTCACATGGCTCAGTTTAGATTGCACAAGGATAAGAAAGTTAAATTGCAAGCAGAATGTCCTGACTATAGATATTATGCTGATAGTGACGAAGTTGATGCTTATGCATGGACGTTAGCAAGTGAAATAGCAGACAACGGAGGAATGGAATATATTTTAAACCCTAATATTGATAGTCCTTATATGCAATATAAGAAGTTTGTATTTCCAGTTAATTACAAGTTAAAGAAGAAATTATTAAGGAAGACATATTCGTTGTTTATGAAAAGTTTGGAGTATAAGTAATATTAGATGTATAAGGTAGTAACATGAAACCTAAAATGATTAAAGCACATATGAAGACGGCTGAAGTCTATGCAGAATTATCCACTGCAAGCCGTATGAAAGTAGGATGTATTATTGTCAAAGACGATAGAATTATATCTATTGGATATAATGGTATGCCAAGTGGATGGGATAATACCTGCGAAGAACCTGTACTTTGGGATAGCGGTAAACAACTTATTCAGCCTATATTAAAAACTAAGCCAGAAGTTCTACATGCAGAAGCAAATGCTATTGCTAAAGTAGCTCGCTCACCAGAAAGTAGTGAAGGAGCAACAATGTTTATTACATGCAGTCCATGCTTACATTGTGCCAAACTTATCTATCAATCCGGTATTTCTACGTTATATTATCGTGATAACTATCGTAGTGATGAAGGTTTAAGGTTTCTTTCACAGACAGATATAGTGGTGAAGCAGTTATGACAGAGATACTATTTGCACTAACTTTAACAGTTTGTAATTTTTCTGGTTCTTGTTTATCGCAGGATGTTGATTTATACTATACAGAAAAAGAATGTAATAAAGCCTTAAGCCTATACAAAGAACTTCCAACAGACGGTGTATGGAAGTCAGTGGAATATAAATGTCATATTCCTGGTGCAAAGGCCACCTAGGAGGAGAAGATGAAAAAAACTAAAGATGACTATCAGGGTATCTTGCAAGGAATGAGGTTAATAGAAGATTTATTGATCCCTCAAGTTACACCTCGAGTACCTAGTCATATAAGAGAAAGAGCTCGCGAAGTAATTGCTGAGTTCCCTACAGAAGAGAACCTAAAGAATCTCTTAACAATTAAAAAACAAAAGTCGGAGTAGCATATGTTAGCGAAAACAACCAAATGGATATTACCTGTAGCGGTTAACAAAGACGGTGATACAATTATTGAATTTCCAGATGATTTATTAGATGTAGTTACCTGGAAAGAAGGTGATACACTAGACTGGACAGTAGATGGTAATGGACTATTAACAATTAAAAGAATTGGAGAAATGGTAAAGTTATCAACACAGCCGGTAGAGGAACAACTTAATCTTAATCTTGAACAGGAGTAAAAATGCTTTTTCCAAATAAGCCCGGCAATCAGGTAATGATTGACTTAGAAACATTAGGTACTAAACCTAATAGTGTTATGCTAACAATAGGCGCCTTAAGATTTAACCCTTGGGGTGATGATAGCGAAAAACAATTAACAGAAATGGATACGTTTTACAGACGTGTCGAAGTAGAAAGTTATGAAGGATTAGATCATAACATTGACGATGCAACTTTAGAGTGGTGGGGGAATCAAAATGAAAAAGTTAGAGCAGAAGCCTTTGCAGAAGATGACAGACATCCTTTATCAGATGTACTCGCTGATTTATATAAATGGTGCGGAGGTCTTAATGCTATTTGGGCTAATGGTACTGGCTTTGATCTTAACATTGTAGAACATTTTAGTAGAGAACTAAAAAGAGGTGTTGCTTGGAATTACTGGCAGGCAAGAGATGCAAGGACTTTATATGCCCTATGTCCTGGCCTAGAACGGCCTAAAGGAAATGCTTTACACCATGCTTTATGGGATTGTTGGTCTCAGGCAGTTGGTGTACAAAGGGTGTTTAAACAATTAGATATTAAGGAGTTTAAATAATGTCTCACTATTCAACTAAAACATACGGACATAGCATCGGGCTATCAGCGGTGTTCCGTCAACCACATGCAGATCATTCTCATTGTAGATTTTTACATGGTTATAGCTTAGGATTTAAGTTTAAGTTTGCATGTGATGAACTAGATAATAAGAATTGGGTAGTAGATTTTGGTGGACTAAAACCTTTAAAAAAATGGTTAGAAGATAATTTTGATCATAAGGTTGTGCTTGATGAAAATGATGATAAACTACATTACTTTCACACATTAGAAGATGCTGGACTTGCAGAACTAACAATCATGGACGGTGTTGGAGCAGAGAAGTTTGCTGAACATGCATTTAATTTTGCTGATAAACTTGTTAAAGAAATGACACAAGGTAGGTGTTGGTGTGTATCTGCTGAATGTATGGAGCATGGATCTAATTCTGCAATCTATGAAGTAAACTAATGAATCAAATTGCATTGTCAGAGTTTTATCAGTATTTTTCGCAATGCAATTGGAAACCAGACCTACACGAAAAAGTATGGTTGGTTAACTTATCTTGGGATTTAATATCTAATAAAGATAGTGAGCAAATGGGATTACCAGGAACAATAGCACATGATGTAAGTTTTAATGTATCATTTGGCTGGGGTGGCTGGGGATTTTATAATTTAAATAATTACAAGGAAAATACTGTTATTAGTAGTATTCCTGTGTTATTGTTACAAGATCAATTTGATGCTTTTATATTTAGATTAAAATACCCTGGAGCAGGTTGGATACCTACCATAAATACTGATACGGAGGAATATAATGTCAAATACTCTTAAACAATTTATAGGTAAAATCCTCGAAGGGGAAGAAGACGAAGCAAGCTCTACTAACCCTTTGATAGTTACGACCCGTCATGATATTGATCAGTTATCTAATCTTACTAAAATAAAATTATTAGAGTATGCTAAGAAGCGAGGCATTTCAATTAATTCACGTAAAAGAAAAAGTGAAATAATTGATATCCTAATGAGGAGTTAAGATGACTAAGTCAAAAACTGTTAAAGTAGATAGATACGATCCTAGTAAGCCTTTAGGTATTGTTACTATTTCAGCGAAAGCAAAAGAATATATGCAAAAAGTAACACCAGAAGGTCAATATGTATCATTAGCAGTACAGGGCGGAGGTTGCTCTGGTTTTCAATATGTATGGGGTCTTTCATCTGATGAGAAACATAATGATTTTGAATGGTCTAATCCAATAGATAATATATTGGTTGTTGACCCGTTAGCTGAGATGTACTTACTAGGTTCAGAGGTAGATTACATTGAAGAATTAGGCGGTAGTTTTCTAGCAGTTAAGAATCCAATGGCTACAAGCTCGTGTGGTTGCGGAGAAAGTTTTGGAGCATAGTAGGTTAACAAGAATAAAAAGGTAGTATATAATATGGAAAAAGAAGTAAAAGAATATAGTGAGATGAATCTTAAAGATTTAACTGACAGAAGTAATATGATTTCTAAAAAATATTCAGCGGCTTTTAGGGCTGGTGCTAGTCAGGAAATACTAAATCAGATACAAGAACATTTAGATATGATTAAGACAGTAATATGGGAACAACAGTACACAGAAAACTTCAAAGCTACTCTCGAAGCAGAAGCCAGAGACGAGTCATCACATGACGATAGCATTGTCTGATATGCCAGATATTAATTTAAATACTGATGACCTTATGGAACTAATGTACCAAGAGAAGGCAACCACCTTAACAACCCATAATACCAAACTCTTAGATGGTTATAACGAAGGATGTGATGCATTAGGAATTGAAAAGAAATTCAAGTCTTCTGACTATCCTTTGACAATAACAGAAGCATTAAGTAAATGGAATATGCCTGAGGAGTATCATAATATTGACTTAGAACAATACTTCGCAGAGAAGGTATATACAACTGAACAGATTAACAGAGTCATAACTGAATTAGATTTGTTTAGAAAGAATGAAATGGAAACTATGCTAAAGTTTATGATATATCTAGTAGATATTATGAAAGAGAAAAACATAGTTTGGGGAGTTGGCAGAGGAAGTTCAGTGAGCTGTTATCTACTTTTTTTGGTAGGACTTCACTCGGTTGATTCAATTAAATATAATTTAGATATGAAGGAGTTTTTTAAATAATGGCAAGTAGCAGACACAAGACGCATAAAGGTCGAGAATTTAATATGGCGGCATTTGTTGACAGAAACGCAGAAACTAGAGCTATCGGTAATGTTCCAATGAATGCAAGAGGAGATATTGTTGACAGTAAAGGCAATGTGAAAGTAACTGCTGGCCAAATTGCAAAAGGTTTAAGTCATGTAAATGATAAGAAATCTAAAACAGTTAGTATTAAAGAAGATAGTGCAAGTAAACCCAAGAAAAGTAAAAAGGTTCAAGCAGATACTGTAGTTGAAGAAGTAAACAATATTGGTGTTGTTGAAGAACCAGTAATTGAAGATAATAAATCTTCACTTTCGATTGTAAGTCGTACACCAGTTGACGATGAAACAGACGAAGTTGAATATAGCGATGGTTCAATGGAAATTGTTCCAAAAGAAAGATAATTTTAACAAAAGGTATTAAACAAATGAGTATACGACCACTTCCCAATAGAGCCCTCGGTGTAATTCTTGGACTAGAAGAACATACAACAAAAGCAGGAATTATCATTGCAAGTGATGATGGTAAGGATAGAGGAATCCGAGCCCGTTGGATCTATATACATTCCGTAGGTAGTAAAGTTGACTGGTTAAAGCCAGGCCAATATGCATATGTTGAACACGGACGTTGGTCCCGTGCAATGAACTATGAAGGAATGAAACTAGTCAATATTGACTTAGAGGCTGTTCTTGGTGTACAAGACGAAGAACCAGATGATGATGTATTTGGTGAAAGCATTGACACCAAACCAGATTCAGTACCAGCAGAAGCATTTGGAGCTGGAAATTAAAGGTTGACAAACCATCAAATATATAGTATAATAAAGCTAATTTAAAACTACAAATCGTTTCTTGGGAGGTATTTATGGAAATGACAACTAACATGATTCAGGCGTTAAAACTTCGCTATGAATCAGCAATCGCTGAAGCAACTTGTAATATTGCAGTCTACTTAAAAAACCCAGCAGGTATCGGAGAGCATCCGGATATTGTTGAGGCTGTTGATTCTCAAATTATGAAAATTGCTGAAGCTCAAGACAAACTTCATGTAATTGAAGAATACTATGAAGAAGAGGCAGACTCAGAATGAAGTTGAGTGAATTTAAAACTAAATTTGGTGAAGGTACTGATTTTGATTTAGACTGGGGTAAGGTAGTTATTCTTATCCTTTGTGTTTACATTGCAATACAGGTGAGCTAATGAAAGAACTTTGGGTAGAAAAGTATAGACCTAAAACTGCAAGTGATTATGTTTGGATTGATAACGATCAAAAGCATATGGTTGAGACTTGGATTAATGACAAGTATATTCCTCATCTATTACTTGCAGGAGCGGCAGGTGCAGGTAAAACTACACTTGCCAAAGTTCTTGTTAATGAACTAGGAGTTGATCCAGCAGAATGTATGCAGATTAATGCTAGTAGAGATAACGGCGTTGACTTTCTTCGTAATAAGATTAATAACTTCTGTAGTACTATGCCAATGGGACCTTTTAAGGTTGTGTTACTTGATGAGGCAGACTATATTACTCCGCCAGCACAAGGCATCTTACGTGGTATGCTAGAACAATATCACGAAGGTGTACGTTTTATTATGACATGTAATTATCCTAATAAGATCATTCCGGCATTGCATAGTAGACTGCAAACAATTACGTTTAAAACATTGGATCAAACAGAATATACTGCTAGACTTGCAACTATTCTAATGGCAGAGAATGTAGAACTTGACTTAGAAACTCTAGACTTGTTTGTTAAAGCAAACTATCCAGACTTGAGGAAAGCAATTAATACGGTACAGATGAGAAGTACATCTGGTAAGCTGGAAGCACCTAAGGCGGATGATTCTACATCAGACTACAGACTAAGTATGGTAGAGCTATTTAAACAAGGTCGTATTCGAGATGCTAGGAATTTAATTATTAAGCAAATCTCGTTAGAAGAATACGAAGACATGTATCGATTTATGTACCGTAACTTAGACTTATGGGGAAGTAATGAGGATATTCAAGATCAGGCATTATTGTTAATTCGAAAGGGTCTGATTAATCATAGTTTGGTTGCTGATCCAGAGATTAACTTGTCAGCAACCTTTGTAGAACTTGAGAGGTTAAGCAGAGGTGGATAAAGTATTACTAGTAGATTGTGATGGTGTTTTAGTTGAATGGCATAATCGCTTTCATGAAAGTTTTCCAAATAAAGAGCAGGATGATATGGACATCCATACATTTAATTCTAGTCCAACGTTTGGAGAATTGTATGCTTATAAGGATAGTGTAGATGGTATTAAGAAGTTGAAAGAACTTGGATTTACTATTGTTGCTATTACATCTTCAGGTACTTCACCAATTACCAAAGCATTTAGGCGTAAAAACTTAGACGACTTATTTGGTACTGATGCAATTAATGCTATTCATGTATGCGAATTGCACGGAGATAAAACTCCTTTACTATCTAGGTTTAAAGACAAGGGTTATATATGGATTGAAGATAGTCCACATAATGCAATACTGGCTAAGGATCTTGGCCTATCACCATTGCTTATAAACACACCAATGAATGCTGATAAAGATGATATGGGTATTCAAAGAGTTGATAGCTGGAAAGAAATAGTTAGGATTGTAGATGGCCATTATTCGTGATAACTCAAAGCATTACACATACCCACCCGAACTAGATAAGTTTAGAAAGTTAATATTTTGCCCTTTAGATTTTCCAGAGCCACCTGAAGTTGACGAAGAACAACTTTTTAAATGGATTAAGATGAGAGCTGACAAAGATGCTGGGAAACTTGCAGGAAGTGTATCTGGAGCAACAGGACCTATTGACTTAGACAGCGATAAGTTAAAGAGAACTGCTAGTTATAGTGGTAAAGGAACTTATCCGTGGAGACTGATACATGCTATGAGATCTGACTTTGATAATTTTGGATGGGAACATTGGCCTGAGTTTAGAGATATGCTACCTGAGTTAGCAGAGTATATTGAATCCTTTCCAGTACAAGACTTCTTTACTATTAGTTTTTTAAACCAAAAGCCAGGCATTGATGTAGGATTACACACAGATCCAGATATATTCTTTGGATTGCGTTTTTATCTAGTTAACAAAAGTAAAGCAAGAATTTTCTTTCAGAAAGCAAAAGAGCCTACAACTGACAGACTTTTAAATATTAGAGAAGAAGTAACAATTGGTGGCAAGAATAGCGAACCAGTAATTAAAGAAGAAGTGGTTAACTATGAATGGAACGACATTTGCGATTCAGAAAAAATTATTGCAAAAAATCCAACCAACAGATATGCTTTTCATTTAACTGGTACACATGCCGCTCATGGAGTAGAGCAGGTTCCTGAAGATGATGATACAAGTAGGGTAACTGCGTTTATGGTATGTAGAGTAAAGCCAAAAGAATATGCTGAACTATTAGAACGAAGTGTTGAAAAATATAAAGACTATGCAGTCTGGTGGTAAACTTAGAATAGACGTAGTAACCGGCCAATAGCATAACAGGCACCAACAATACATATGCCATAAAAAGGCAATGTATAAAAAGTATCACACATTAAAAAACAAGTCATGGAAGAGCCAGTTCGCCTGTTCTATCTGCAATATATTTTGTACCATCTGCACCAACTAAATCGTTATGATATAAATGCCAATAAATATGTCTTCTAAGTCTTTTAGTAGAAACCCAATGTTGAACAGTATTAGTTCTAACTAAGTAGCAACCTTCCTGTGGTTGATTAAACGTAGTCATTTCTTCAGTTATGTGATTGCGAAACCACCATAAACTATTTTCATCGCCTTCTAAACAAATATGTACTCTCCACGGAGTATGTTGATCAACATGAGGAGTAAAGTTTTTAGCACCTACTCCTTGTAGGTTAGACATTCTTACTCTAAATCTATTTGGTATGGTAAAGTATTCTGAGATTGCTTTGCCTATATTATTAAGTTCAGAGTCTTGTTTAACACTTGAATGATGATGTACTAAGTCGCTTTCTTTAGCAATTTGTTCACCTTGTTCATCTAAAAAGTAAGCATCAACTTTTTCTCTAAATCGATAATCATGTATTCTTACATTCTCATTGGTGTTAACATCTATTCTACCTCTAGCATTATCAGTATTGCCAGGTATAACATGACCAGTATAGAAAGATTTTGCATCTAAACTAGTTCTTTCCTGTGTTGAAGTTACACATACATTATTCATAAATCTTCTAGGATCAGCTGAATTCACCCATCCTCCTCTATCTTTAGAATTTTCCAAGATAAAGTTTACTTCTTCTTTAAGTCTTTTATGATTATAAGGTATGTCTACCTTGTATATACAGTTACTTGCTAAAGGCATACTATTACTTATTTTAGAAAGACCGCAAAGTTTTCCAATAGTTTATTCTAGATTGTGATGCAATCTGCCTCGTGATAGATTTCTAATACATCAAATACAGCTGGATGTCGTTCGACATGTATAGGCTCGAATACGACACTAGCAATTCTACTCGCTTGGTTGTTTGATTGGGAAATTAAAATCATTCTTTCGGTGAAATCCTTTAACCCATTCTGCTCATACCCACGGTCATGCTGGTCTAAGTCACCCGTTATAATAAACTTAGAGTTATTACCGATACGAGTGAGTAACATTTTCATTTGTTGTGGGGTAGCATTTTGCATCTCATCAGCGATTACAACGGAGTCTTCAAACGTTCGACCTCGCATATATGCTAATGGTGCAACTTCAATGGTGCCTTCTTGAATCATCGCCTCAATTTGTTTGGCGTTCCAGTACTGTCGGAAAACATCAAATACTGGTCGTGTCCAGGGTGCCATTTTTGACATGAGATCACCAGGTAAGAATCCATGCTGTTCATCTACTGATACAGCAGGCCTGGTGATTATAATACGTTCAACCTCTCCGGCTTTAAATTGCTTTACAGCCCATAAAGTAGCCAACAAAGTTTTACCAGTACCCGCAGGTCCTAGTGCAAAGATAATGTCTTTCCCGCTGTTTTCCAGTTTAGCCAGATAGTCTTCCTGTCGAAGATTCCGGGGGATGATCTCTACTTTTTGATGTTTTTGAGATTGTACGTCTTTATGATTGAATTGGTTCGTCAAATCAATCAGTTCGCCGCTTTTTCTTTGAGAGCGACGTCCCTTTTTGGTGCTTTTATTGCTTTGCTTGCGATAATTGTGGTTATTATCGTTATACAAAGCCTTTTTTTGCTTGTTCCTCATAGTGCTCCTTTTCAAACTTAGAGTTTTTGTTATAAGAATACTTGCATGGTAGACTTTGCGGTCCACTTTTATTTACACCAGAAGCGTCAAACGGTTGCGGTTATGGACTCAAAGCCATAAATAACAATACGATGCCACATATAAACAACATATACAAAAACATAGATTCTATTCATAATAGTCCTAATGTTATCGATACACTTATAGAAGTTGATAAGATACTTGATAGGTTAGACATTTATGCATATGAGAATTGGTTTAACGGAGAAATAGTAGAAGGTCCTTTTGTTGAAAGACATTGGGTTGATGTTACTTTAATGTATCCGCAGAAGATGATGCCTAATCCAGATGCCGCTATGAGGTTAATTCAAAACGGCTGTAAAGTTAAGTATGGTAAAGATGTACTTGAAACATTTAAAAAAGTTGAAAGTGCTGATGACTTAATTGAAACTGAAGACGGACAACGTTTACCTAAAACAGTTAAACAGTCAGTTCATATAGTTAATATTAGAATCCCTAAGCAATTACTAGACGTTGTTGCAGATGTACAGGAGATTGATGATACTATGATGGATACTGTTGAACAAGCATACGAAGATGGTATGGGAGGTACAGACGGATTATCAAACAATGACCAAGGTATGCAAGATGAACCTATTGCACCTGGAGGCGAAGATGCCTAAGGCTTATACTTTAAGAGAAAACCTAAGACCAGGTGATTTAAAAGACTTAATTGATCCTTTGATTGCTATAGATAGGCATGTACCTAAACTAGGTACAAATGCAGATACTATTGTAATGGCAATTAAATGCGAAAGCAAGTTAAGTGCTCAAGATCTAGGAGAGTTCTTAGAGTGGAGCACCAACAATATTCTTGATGTTGAAGTAAGCGATGCAAGTGATAAACAAGGTAAGTTTATAGTTTATTGCGAAGTTACTAGGTTACCAGGAGTAACACAAAAACTATTTGATATTATCAAAGACTGCGAACATGTTACAGGTAAGTTAGAATGGAAGTTTCTTGGCATGGATGGATCAAGACGTGACTTTACAATAGACAATCTTAACTTTTCTATAGTACAGGATCCTAAGATTTATGATCTTCCTGTTGATAGCAGAGCTTATTACCAACGTATGAAGAACTTAACTAACTATTAGGAATTATTCAAATGTGGGCAATGTGGATGTTAGACCTTTTACCAAATGGTTGGATTGATTTTATAATTGATTGTGCCATGTATGGCGGAGCCGCATTAACTATTGCAGGTTTTGTTGTTGGTATCTTCCCTATAGTAGGAAAATACAAAACATTATTATTAGTAATTGGCATTGCCTTGCTTACAACTGGTGTCTACTTTAAAGGTGGACATGCAGAAAGAAAGTTATGGCAAGCTCGTGTTGCTGAAATGGAAAAGAAGTATGAGAAGTCATTAGAAGAAGCAAGAAAACAAAACACTATAATTGATAAGAACATTACAAAAAAAGAAGATAATATAGATAAAGAAACAAAAGTCATAGTAAAGGAAGTTATAAAATATATAACTCCAACTGTAGATGAGTCATGTAAAATACCGTTAGAAGCGGTAGAGCTGTTTAATAAAGCGGCCAAAGGATCAGGAGAGACAAGTGAAGATACGAGTGCCATTGATAAAATTAAAACCAAAACCAAACGTATACTTGGCGGCAATCCTAAGTAGTATCTTGTTAACAGGTTGCGGATCAACAACAGTGGTTCTTAAACGTGACTTCCCTGAATTACCACCCACCTTAGTAGAAAAAGCAAAAGAAGATCTAGCACCATTGAGTGCAACAAATCCTAAACTAAGTACCTTAATGGAAAATAGTATCAGTAACATGGGAGAATACCATAAGTTACTAGAAAGATATAAAGCATTCCAAGAATGGTACACAACACAGAAAAAGATATTTGATGAGGCAGAAAAAAACTATTAAGTTAGTTCTCATATTTTCACTACTACCCTTGTTGTCAGGTTGTGGGTCTGTTGCTGGAGCCCTGGGTGCTTCTCCTTTGACAACTCAAGTTCTAAATGCTATTGGCTGGACTACAACTGCTATTGATGTTCCTCGAGTAATTAATGACAAAAAGACAATTAACGAAGAAATACTAAGCGAACTAATTGATAAAGATTGTAAGTTTAAACGAGTGTTAAAAGATAAAGCAATTTGCATAGAAAAAGTAAAAGAGAAGTATAAAGAAGACTTAGCCAAGCCTACCAAAGATAGAGGCTCAGAGATACAATGGGATATTGAAGTCCATAAATAAACCGAGCGGTTAATAAGGAGAGTTCTAATGGCTAAAACAATAAATGCAAATACAAATCATGTAAGCATACCAAAGAAGACAAGCATTGGTAGAGGAAAGTTATCTAAAGGTATGATGAATAAGTCTAAGCGAAGAACTTATAAAGCATACAGAGGACAAGGTAAGGCCTAAACACTAAGGTCAAAATCAGTTAAGTAACAGTATGCAGAGTCCTTATGACATACTAGGTGTTACCAGAAATACTACTGAAGATAATATTAAGAAGGCATATCGAGAACTAGCTCATAAGCACCACCCGGATAAACCTGGTGGCAGTACTGAAAAGTTCAAACAAATAAATGCCGCTTATCATTCTATTATCTCTGGTAAAGCAGATGACCCACCACCTTTTACAAGTAGCAATAGAGGCAACCCTTTTGAGGACTTTAATGATATTTTCAGGTCTCACTTTAAGAACGGGTTTGATAATAGACAACAACAACCAGAGTCTGAATATAAGAATCCAGACTTTACTATACAAACTAATTGCACATTAGAAGAAGCACATAACGGATTTAAAAGACATTTAAGTTATGTATTGCCTGGCCGAATGGGAGGACAGACATTCCGAGATATACAATTTCCAAATGGTTCATACCATGGATTAAAATTACGTTTTAATAATGACGGACCTCGTATTATTGAAAATATAGCACCAGGAGATTTGTTTGTTGAACTAAAAGTTGATGACCATAAAATTTGGAAACCAAATTGGAAAGAGCAATCGTTAACTTCAAATGTAAAAGTTTCTTTAAAAGATGCAATGTTTGGAGCAACCAAACAGATTGAAGATATAGACGGAACTAAATTAGAGTACATGGTACCAGCAGGATCACAGCATGGTTCTAAGTTAAGAATAAGAGAAAAAGGCTTACTTAGATTTAAAAAGCCGGTGAGAGGACATGCATTTATAGTGTTAAATATTAGCATACCAAAGTTAAAAGAAAGTCAATTGGAAGAGAAGATAGTTGACGTATTGAAGTAAAGAAAGTATAATAAAAAAATGAATGATACATTAGCATTAGTACCAGAAGATCACCCGATACTCACAACAGCCGTGCCTGTTGTTGATAATCCTAAATATGTTGAGATGCTGTCAAAAGGTATGTTTCAACTTATGTGGCAATATGATGGTATTGGATTGGCGGCTACTCAGGTTGGTATGTTTTTAAGAATGTTTATAATGGGTCCTAAGCAAGGCCCACATTATGTTTGTATTAATCCTGAAATAGTAGCAGTCTCGGAAGAATCTATTTTAGATATTGAAGGGTGTTTAACATTCCGTGATCTATGGTTAAATATTAGTAGACCCAAATGGGTAGATGCTAGGTATCAAACATTAGATGGATCTATTGTTGAAAAGAGATTTGAAGGTTTAATGGCTAGGTGTTATTTACATGAGCTTGATCATTTAAATGGCATAGTTTTTACAAGTATAGTTTCAAAGTTAAAACTAGAGATGGCAAAGAAGAAAAGAAAAAAAAGAATAGGAGAGACTAAATGAGCGAACAACCTGATTCAAACAATCGTATTAACGAAGTAATTGCAAGGGCATTCCAAGAAGCAATATCAAGAGAGCATGAATATGTTACGTTAGAACATATACTACAAGTGATGCTTGATGAAGATGACATTAGAGATATACTTTCTGATTTACATGCCAATGTGATGTTATTAAAAGATGATGTATCAGACTGGTTAAGAGAACAAGAAGAAATCCGTGTTGACGGAATGACAAAGCCTAGAAAAACTGCTTCTATTGAAAGAGCTTTTAATAGAGCCTACACTCAAGCAATTTTCACAGGTAGAGGACACATGGAGCCTTTAGATTTGCTTATCTCTATTACTGCTGAAAAATCAAGCTATGCAAACTATTTCTTAATGAAGCATGGTATTAGTAAAGATATGCTTCTTGCTTATATTACTAGAATCAAAGACGGTAGAAGCAAAGAAAGTAAAGCACAGAAGAAAAGAGATAGTGAAAAGATATTAAAAAAGTTTACTACTAACTTAATTAAATCTGCTAAAGAAGAACTTATTGATCCTCTAATAGGCAGAGAGCAAGAAGTATTCTATCTTGCCAAAACATTAAGTCGTAAAAAGAAAAACAATGTTATTATGGTTGGTGATCCAGGCGTAGGTAAAACTGCTATTGTTGAAGGACTAGCCGTTGCTATTGAAAAGGATTTAGTACCAGAGATTCTAAAAGGCAAAACTATCTATAGTTTAGATATGGGAAGGCTACTAGCAGGAACTAGATTCAGAGGAGACTTTGAAGAACGTATGCAACAGGTGCTTGAAGCATTAGAAGATAGACAAGATGCTATCTTGTTTATTGATGAAATACACATGATTATGGGTGCTGGTAGTGCTGGCGGTGGTAGCATGGATGTGGCAAATATGTTAAAGCCAGCCTTAGAAAAAGGCAAACTAAGATGTGTTGGTAGCACAACGTACGAAGAGTTTAGAGAGAATTTCGAATCTGACAGAGCATTACTAAGACGTTTTACTAAAGTAGATATTGTAGAGCCAACTGCAGAAGAAACAAAGTTAATGTTAAGACAAGTTATTCCGTTGTACAGTAAGTATCACAACATAGGATGCAATGAAACAGTTATTGATACAGCCGTAGATTTATCAATGAAGTTTATGTTAGATAAGAAACTTCCTGATAAAGCTATTGACATCTTAGATGCTGGTATGGCTAGAATAAAAGTACAGGCTAATGATGAAAAAGAAATGACATTAGATCATATTAGACAAGAAATCTCAGACTTAACTCGTATACCAATTGAACAGTTAGGTGAACATAAAGATGTGGCTGTTAACGATTTAGAAAGTATCATGAGAACACAAGTTTTTGGACAAGACGAAGCTATTGATACTATAATGAATGCTGTTTATATTGCAAACTCAGGGCTTAAAGAAGTTGACAGACCAATGGGGAATTTTCTCTTTGTAGGACCAACAGGTACTGGTAAAACAGAATTATGTTTACAACTTGCAGAAGGAATGGGCATGGAACTAGTTAGGTTTGATATGAGCGAGTATAAAGAAGCACATAAGATATCAGCTTTAATTGGATCACCTCCTGGTTACGTTGGTTATGCTGAAGGTAAAGCAGGATCAGGTAAACTTGTTAACGAATTAGAACGTGTACCTAATTGTGTATTGCTGTTTGATGAGATTGAAAAAGCCCATCCAGATGTTATTCAAGTATTACTTGGCTTAATGGATAGTGGACTTATTACAGGATCAGATAACAAACAAGTATCAGGTCGTAATGCATTTGTTATTATGACTTCTAACCTTGGTGCTAGAGATTCTGAAAAATCTATGATTGGATTTGGAGATACCAAAAATGATTCAGCAACTGATACAGCAGTCAAAAACTTCTTTGCTCCAGAGTTTAGAAACAGACTTGATTCTGTTGTTAAGTTTAATAGATTAGATAAAACTATTGTTCGAAGGATTGCTGATAAGTTTATGACTCAGATCAGAATACAAATGAAAGAGAATGGAAACAATCTAATTTATACTGACAAGGTTCTTGATTATATTGCTTCAGAAGGATTCAGTGATACAATGGGTGCCAGACCTATGAAGAGATTAATCGATAAAGAAATTAAGTTAGACATTGCAAAATCAATTATTAAAACTAAGAAAAAAGATCATACAGTTGACGTTTTAAATGGAAGATTAATGGTAAAATAAATGTATACTAAGAAGAAAACACAAAGACTTTTCTATAAAAAATGGCCATATAAGGTATTAATTAAAGTTGATCATGCGGAGAATATAAAAAGAGCTGATGGTCTTGAATTATTAACAGCATACTCTCCTCGTATGACAAAGGATAGAGAAGAGACATATCAATTTAAATCTAAGTTCAAAAGATGGTTTAAAAGACATATACCTAACGGCGGTATACGTTGCGAAAGAACTATAAGTTTGTTTTTGTATACACAGAAAGAAGTTGATTTTATTGTAGACACATGGAAGCATAACATTGAAGAAGTATATGCCCCTGAATCAGAAGAAGCAATGACATTACTCCAAGACAATGTATACGATATTGTTAGAGAACATGATTGGTATAGAAAGTATCCAGTAAGGGCTAGAATACTTTATACCAGAGAATTTGCATCTAATGGCAGACAAGCATTAGAGGAATCTTTAAAACAAATTGAACAAGATGACTGGCATTGTCAGGGTACGTTAATGAGTGCATTAGAAAGCGGTGGAAATTTACCGTATGCTTGTGGACAGCCTTACTATCTTTACTTAAAATCAAACGATGATGCTGTTATTCTACGTTTAACTTGTGGTGATTACATAGAAAGATTTGAAAGAATCCGTAAACCCTAAATCTACATACTCAATTATAAGGCCCTACTTCGCTAAATACTGTGGAAGATTATCCAGTATGGATATGTAATCTACCGGCATAAGGAGCATTAAAAATGAGTATGAGAACCACAAATATGTTAGTTGGAAACGGTGACTTAGATCAAGTTGGCCTACCAGCAAGGGCAGATGGCTATTATGGTTATGCTGACGGTTTGCATACTGTGGCTTTTTACTTAAAATTATTCATAGGTAGAATACACATTGATGCAACAGTCGCAGACAATCCAACAGAAGATGATTGGTTTCCGATTGCATTAGGCCCAACATTAGATCATATTGATTTTGAAGATCAGGACGGAACAACAAAAATTGAAACTTTTAATGTTATTGGTAATTTTGTTTTCCTAAGAGCTAGAATTGAGAGAGCTTTCTTAGGCAGAGATGTCTCAGAGTTAGGCAAAGTTGATAGAGTAGTATTAAGTTTATAAGGAGAGACAATGGGAATTAGAGCATATACAGGTGGACAACTTGGTAATTCAACCACAGCCGAGAACCAGTCACCAACTGGATTAACAGTTGAAGAAGTGCAAGATGTTATTGGAATCGCTTTAAATAATGCCGTCCAAGGCGGAACAACAGTTTATGATGATGTTACTGGAACAATAGGAATTACATTACCTGATGCAGAAGTAGCTACAAGCACATCTGCTGGTGCTATTATTCCTGGAACAGGTTTAGAGGTTGATGCAAATGGTATTGTAACTCCAAACGTTGCAACTGCAACAACTGTTGGTGTTGTTAGAATTGGAACCGGTTTAGCGGTTGATGGTTTTGGAACTTTATCGGCAGTAGTTTCATCAGCAGGAGCAACAGCATTAAGCGGATTAACAGATGTTGATACTAATGGAGTAACAACAGGACAAATTTTAAAATATGATGGTACATCCTTTGTACCGGCTGACGATGCAGGTATTGCAGACTATAACAATTTAACTAACTTACCAACATTATTTGATGGAGACTATACTAGTTTATCAAACACACCAGCATTACCAACAGACATATCTGATTTAACAGATGTAGGAAATTTAATTGGTAGTGGAGGCGGAGGAGCCGCAGGACCACAAGGACCTGCCGGAGCAGACGGAGCAGACGGAGCCGATGGAGCAGACGGAGCAACTGGTGCAACAGGACCAGCAGGAGCAGACGGAGCAACAGGACCAGCAGGAGCAGACGGAGCCGCAGGACCACAAGGTGTAGCAGGAGCAACTGGTGCAACAGGACCCGCAGGTATAGATGGAACAACAATTACAACTGCAACTGTTGATGTAAATGATGACCTACTTATTACATTAAGTGACGGAACAGTTATTAATGCCGGTAACTCAACTGGAGCAACTGGTGCAACAGGAGCACAAGGTGCAACTGGAGCAACTGGACCACAAGGAGCACAAGGATTACAAGGACTAGGTGTAGCAAGTGCAACAGTAGATGCTAATGATGATTTAATCATTGTTTTAAGTGACGGAAGTCAATTAAATGCAGGTAATACTGCTGGACCACAGGGTATACAAGGAATTCAAGGAAGTACTGGAGCAACAGGTGCTGTCGGACCTGCAGGTAATGGCGTAGCAACTGCAACTGTTGATGCAAATGATGATTTACAAATAACACTAACTGATGGTAGTATAATTAATGCAGGTAATACTGCTGGACCACAAGGTATACAAGGAATTCAAGGTGCAACTGGTGCAACTGGTTCTGCAGGACAAAATGGATTAACTGTTACCAATGCAGTCAAAGATGCAAATGACGATTTAATTATTACATTAAGTGATGCTTCAACAATTAATGCAGGAAATATTACTGGACCTGCTGGAGCACAAGGTATACAAGGTGTAGCAGGAGCAGATAGCACAGTAGTAGGACCTGCTGGAGCCGACGGAGCTGACGGAGCAGACGGAGCAACTGGACCTGCCGGAGCAACTGGACCTGCCGGACCTGCTGGAGCAGATGGAGCAGATGGAGCAGATGGTTCTAATGGAATTGACCTAACAGCATTTTCAATAACAACTGGTGCTTTAACAGCAAACGGCGGATTAGCATACGATAATACAACTGGTGTGTTTACTTTTAATCCGGTAACTGCTGGCGGTGCTTCTAATGTAACATCTATAGGAACTTTGTCAGACGTTGATGTTACAGGATTAACTGATGGACAAGTATTAGCATTTGATAGTGGATCAAACACATGGGAACCAACTACAATGTCAGGCGGTGGTGCAAGTACATTATCAGCATTAACAGATGTTAGCACAACTGCACCAGCAATAGGACAAGCGATTGCATGGGATGGATCAGAATGGGCACCTACTACAATATCAGGAGGAGGCGGAGGCGCCGCGAGTGGAATATTTAGAGCCGAGGTTACTGTAAATTATGCAAGTAATGGTTCGTTATCATCAGTTTCAGTACTAAGTGGTGGAATATCTGCTACGGTAGTAGACTCAACTTCAACAGTATGTACAGTCGAGTTTGAATTTACTGGAAGTGTATGCAACCCATTAAGTATACAAGTTTATGGTTATCAGAGAGTAGCCAATCAATACGTTACAAGAGCATTAGCAAGTGACTTCTCAAACAGAAAGGTCGCCGCTGGAGGCTCATCAGGAAGTCCTACTGCATTCAACTCGTATAATCCGGCAACAAACAAGTTAACTTTAAGTTTAACAAAATCGTTAACTGGTGCAAGTGGCGGACTTGGACAAACGACTGAGGCAATAGTTTCCTTCTTATTAAGTAACTCGTAAAGGAAATACAGATTTATGGCAATTAATGCTTGGAAAACAACATTTATAGGTATTAACAAACCACCTAAAGTTTTAGATGGAAACGCAACTGCATTCACTCCTAAAGAATTCTGGGCTCATCAAAATGGACCAAACGATCCATATTGGATTGGTGGCTCAAACCCACAGTATTATCAATGGGAAGTTGATATAAATGTTAACTCTAGACAACACGGATCACACCTAACTAGAACTCCATTTTACTTTGACGCACAAGATGTTGAAGTTGGCGACTTTGTCGCAGGCGCCCAAGACGGAAAAGTAGTACAGATAAAGAAGGTGCTTGTTAAAACAAATAGCTCAGTGAAAGTTTTAGTCGAAGATACATTACGTTATAATACGTTCAGAGATCCAACAGGATTTGGTTTATTTACAGCACCAGGACCTGTTGTTATATTTCAAATTAATGAACTAGGACATCCTATGTTAGATCCAGTTCCAGGAACATGTTCAACTGACTTCTTTAGTAACGTTCAGTCTAGGTTCCAGTATATGAATCCATTAACAAATTATATTTTAGAACAAGCAGGTCATAATTTTGAACAAGGAGATGCTATATGTATCGAAGGAGGAGTGTTTGAATTAAGTGATGTTGATAACGTAGAACATTTTATTGGTACAGTAGTGTTTCCAGGACCTGGACCTGATCAGTTTATTCTAAGACCAGCAAATGGAATTATTGATTTTGTACCCGGACTACCTGGTAATGTAGGAGAATATATCTATCCTAGCATTGACGGTAGTGGTGACTTAACAACTGATGCATCAAGTGCTAGACCAATTTTTATGAAGATTGCAGATGCTATTGCAACAAGTTCTTATGGAGATGGAATTGACCCTAATGGTACAGACGGAGATATAATTGAGATTAACAAAACTCAGTTAACATTATTAAGTGGTCTTGGAACATATGACCTTGACGATGCTGTTGGTATTATTAATAGTCAAACATCAGCACATAAAATAACAGCTTTGAAAACCAATGCACCAACTGAAGTGGCATCTAATACTGCTGGTAACGGTAATGCATATGGTATTGTTGCTGGTTATGTTCCTATAGGTGTTACTATTAATGGAGTATCAGTTACTTTTACAACAGACACATCAGGTTCTCAGAATTATGGTGCAGGTATTGCTGATGCAAATGATTTCGTTGAAGATATTAATGCGGCAAATATAACAAATATAACTGCTAGTTTAACAAATGGTAACGAAATTAAATTAACAAATAAAATAGGTGGAGCAATCACTATTGTAAACGTATCACCAGACGGAGGCGGTAATAACTGGGCAGGGGCAGGTTCATTATCTAGTTTAGATTTAACAACTGCGGCTAATACAACAACCTTTGCTCTAGCATTAATTAGAGATGACGGCGGCCCAATGACGCTTAGAGATTTAAATGGATTGTTTCTAAACCAAGCAGGAGTTATTTCAGGACAAACTGGAAGATTTGCATTAGGACTAAACATTGAACAAGGTATTAGAGCAAGTGCAACAAGTGTTGTTGCAGACATAACTGCCAGAGATGCATTGTTGCCATTGGTAGGAGACCAGGCATATGTTATTGATGATGGTGACGGTGAATGGGGAATGTATCTTTATGATGGTTCAAACTGGAATAGATTTAATAACCAAAGAGCTGAAGACACAGATGCAAGAACATTAACATCAGGTTCATTAACATTACCTATTGCTGTTCAAGATATTGGTTCAATAAGTTCTGCTAGGAGAGTATTAAACGTTGCTGTTAAAGTAATAACAGAAATTGTTGGTGTCTGTACATTAAAAGTTACAGTAGGAACTGAAGAAGTGTTTGATATAGTAAAACACGGAGGAACTGAAGTAGGAACATATGTTGCTGAAACAACTTACATAACAAGTAACTATGAAGATATTCAGATAACTGGTATGTCAGCGGCAACCTCAGGTGAAATTAAAGTGGAGGTAACTTACATATGAGCCAGAACTATTCAAATATCGCAGGAACAACTTCTAGCGAATTTAGACTTTCAAGTGGATCAACTGCTATGGTTAGATACCTAGTGTTAACAGGCGAAGGTGGCACAAATGCTACCAACAGAGAATCTCAGCCAATAGTATTAGGAGATCATGAATTTTACGATTTAAAGGTTTTAGCAAAAGATGGTACTGATATATACGCGAGCCAAATGAGAGGGCTCATTACAACAATAAATACAACTAGAATTGAAGATGTATTCGCTGAAGACATTAGTGGAGCAGATATAACTGTAACTAATACTTCGGGTAATTTAAATATAGCTTTGGCAGGAGCCTCAACTATTGAATACACGATTTCAATAACACTAACAAGGATGGGTTAAAACATGGCAATTTATACAGCAAAAGTTAAAATAACAGATTTAGCAGAACAGCTCTATAGTCTTGTAAGTGCAGAAGATGTTTTGCCTATAGTAGATATTACTGGAGACTCAAGTAAAAAGATTACTGTGGCTAACTTACAACTTTGGTTAGAAAGCAACGGGATTGCAACTGATGCACAGATACAAGCAATACAAGCAGAACTAGTACAAATTCAAAATAACATTGACAATATCGAAGATGGTACAGGAAATATTCTTTTGGATGGTGGAACGTATTAATAAAAGGAAAAGACTATGCCAGAAATTAAAGTAAGTGATTTACCAAATTATGAGACTCCGGATTCTAATGATTATGTTTTAGTATTAGAACGTAGTAATTCATTACCTACAACATTTAAAACATATAAAACTGAAGTTAGCTCTTTATTAACATCAGACGTAGTTAATGATGCTATTACTGCAGGAGTAATAGCACACATAGGATCTCTCAACGATGTTATTGGACGCTTAACTTACAATGCAACTTATCAACAAATTGCTCTTGCCGCAGGCAATGAATTTATAGTTAACGATCCAAGAGTATATTCTGAAGATGAAAATGGTAATGCTATAACATATGCAGACGAATATAGTGTTGTGCCTAAAAAATATGTTGATGCACAAGATACTGCAGATAAGACTTATTTAGAAGGCTTAATTAACAATATTTCAAACAACAGCTTTACAACAGCTGGCGGAACTTTAACTGGTGACTTAACATTATCAGCATCGCAGAATACAAGTAATGAAAGATCTGCGGCATCTGTAGGATATGTTAATACATATGTCCAATCACAAAGTTTTATTAGTGCCAACGGTGCAACTATTACTGGAAACTTATTTGTACCAACTCCAACAAGTTCAACAATGGTTGCAAACAAAGCATATGTTGATGCAACAGTATCAACTGGAGTAACAGGTATTACATCAGACGGAATCCCCGAGGGGACCACTAATTTATATTTCACGGATGCTAGAGCTCAAGGAGCAATTAGTGTTGCTGGTGACTTAACTTATACAAATGGTGTTTTAAGTTATACTGGTTTAACAACTGCGGATCTTCCAACTACATTAAGTGAACTAACAAACGATATGGGATTTATCGGTACAGCCGGACTTGCTGATTATCCAACTCGCTCAGAGATCTCGGCAGTAGGATTTTCTAACAACTATGCTGATTTAATTAACAAACCAAACATTCCAGACATGTCAACTGTTATTGTTTCAACTGCTGGACCAGCAGGTATTCCTTTAGCCAACGTAGTTTCAGCCGCAGGTATATCGGGTTCGTTTGATGATTTATCTAATAAGCCACTTGGTGTTTATGGATCAGTCGAAGGACTTCTTCAGTTCGTACAAACAATTAACTTACAAGGTGATGGATTAGAAAATATTGCAACTACAAACTTCCAAGGATTAGATGCTATACAAGTTAATGTTAGACCTGGTACTGGAATTAATGTTTCAACAACAGTTTATGACAATACAGATCCGGCTAACCCAGTTTATGTAAGTGGCGGTGAAGTATCAGTAGACGATACAGTAATTGCAACTAAAACATATGTTGATTCGCAGGTTGCATCATATGATAATACAGATGAAATAACAGAAGGAACAACTAATTTATACTATACAGATGCAAGAGTAGATACCAGACTTAGTTCTTCAGGAGCCGTTATAACTGCGGCACAGTATGCTGGAATCATAACAACTAACCCAGCAGATAATACTGATACAACTGCTCACATTTTAGGGAACACAGGAGTAAGTGCAAATGGTGCGGCAACTGGTTGGTTCTATGGAGATATTATATCAGACCCTACCAACCCATCAGGTTCTGTTAGAGTATTAGATGTAGATAATGCCGTTATAAATGCTAGAATCTATGATACTAATGGTAATGTTCTTCTTGATAATACAAGCGGATCAGCTAGTTTTGGAGGCGATATTTTCTCAAGTGGTGCCAGTTCATTCTCAGGAACAGTTGATTTTACAGGTGCAACATTAACAGGTATTACAACAGCCGATCAATCATTAGATACAACAGATGATGTAGAATTCAATCAAGTAACAACAAGTAACTTGGTGTTTGGAGGAACTGGACCTGTGTCGTTTGCGAGCGGAAATAACTTAGTGTTTACAGCCGCAGGAACGATAACATTCAATGGAGACGAGTATATAAGTATTAGTGCATTTAAAACATTGGTAGCTTCTGCAACTGACTTTGCTGACTTCCAAGCCAAAACTGCATTATTATAACGGAGGTACGAATGGATAAACAGGTTAGAGTATGGGACGATTTAATTGACGCAGATCTACATAAAGCGGTATACGATTGGGGACAAAGTGTTTCTTGGTATGCTAAAGCATTATTAGATGTTAACGGAGATTACATTAGAGGTGTCCCAAACGATAGAGATTTTGATGGCTGGGCAATTCAGGAATATAATCCAACACTTCATGGAAACGGCAATCCTAGACCAGATACTCCAGAAAAGTATAGAGCAGAATTAGTTAGTCTCTGGAGGCATATGACTGGTTGGGACGACGCTTCATTGCAGGAACGCAATCCAATTATATGGCAACTGTTTGATACAATTAATCAAAAATTATTTGACGGACAAGCCTCAACAAATGGATTTCCAGAGCACCATGTTTTATCTGGTCCAAGAGAATACTATGTAGATGGCAAAGATTTTTATGAAAAATATGATGCTCCACGTGAAGCTAATTGGACTTCTATGTTAAATTGTAGGAATACAATGCCAGGTAACAAGCACAGAGGCATTGGACAACGAATGGGACAAATTCATAAAGATACAGACTCATCGAAAGAACCTTCTCCTAATCATTTTAGTTTACTTTTTATTAGTAACTTAAATTGGGAACCAGATTGGGGAGGAGAGTTAAAATATTTTGGTGACGAACAGACTGGTTCCACTCAATGGAAAAATGGATACGATATAGGTTGGCCAACAGATATTGTTGGAAATAAACCAGGAAGAATTATAATGTACTCACATGATAAGATTCATATGACAGAGGCTCCAAAGACAACATCTCCGGAGTTTACTCAAAAAATAGCATTTAGGATAACTTTACCAGACTCATGGCTGAACTCGAATACATAATTGTTGTAAAGGACTCAACTGTTTGGGAAACATCTTTGTGGGACGAACTTACCAAAGACGGTTTAGGTGACGACTTCATTCCTACTAGAGGTGTTACTGTTATAAATGACAGACCTTTCAATACTAAATTAGCACATTTTAGTCTTACTGCTGAAGAAGCCGCAGAGATTGCAAAAGACGATCGTATTGAATCAATTGAACTGAATCCAGAGCTAAATGATGAAATTGAATTTGGATTCTCTGGTTTAAGAGGAGTAAGAACCTACAACAGAGAATTATTTAATACAGCAGATAACCATACTAACTGGGGCCTTGCAAGATGTATATCTGAAACAAACCAATTTAATAATGCTACAGTTGAAGTAGCACAGCAATATCCTTTTAACCTTGACGGAACTGGAGTTGATTTAATAGTAGTTGATTCTGGTGTAGAAGAAAACCATCCAGAGTTTGCTGTTAATGCTGACGGTACAGGTGGAAGCAGGGTTGTTAATTTTGATTGGTCTACATTAAATGTTCCTGGTTGTCCTACTGGCCCTAGCATTGGTGGTTACTTAGGAGATAGTGACGGACACGGAACAAATTGTGCCAGTATAGCCGCTGGAAATACACAAGGCTGGGCATCAGGCGCCGCAATATATTCTTTAAGAATCTTTCAAGGAATAGATATTACTGATGGATCTACATTAGGAGAAATTAGCACAAATATTGTTTGGGATATTATTAAAGCATTCCATGATAAGAAGGTAAACGACGGCAATACAAGACCAACTATCTGCACAAACAGTTGGGGTTTTAGAACTGCTTATACTAATATAACTTCAATAACATATAGAGGAGTAACTACATCAGCTACAAGTAGAGATACTAGCAAAGGTATGATTAATTTCCAACACGGAGTAATGATTAACTCTCAATCAGTATCAGTAGCCAATGCATCATCTACTGGTGTTATAATGGTAGGAGCCGCTGGTAATTATTTTCATAAATCAGATGTCAATGGAGGATTAGATTACGATAACTTTTATACATCAAGTACATTAGGTAACGTGTTTTATCATCAAGGTAGTTCGCCAACTAACGCAGACGAAATGATTTGCGTAGGAGCAACTGCTTCTAATGATAACTTTGATACAAAAGTTAATTTTAGCGAGACTGGACCGAGGGTTGACATTTATGCTCCAGGTGATGGTATTATGGGAGGATATGCTAACAAGTCATATAATACTGCGGCAGTCCAGGATCCTAGAGATCCTCAATACTTCTTAAACAAAGTATCAGGAACTAGCCAAGCAACACCTCAAGTAGCAGGAGTGATGTGTTTATTAGCACAAGCAGATCCAACAATTACGAAGACACAAATGCTCGACTTACTTAATAAGTATGCATTAGTTGACATAATGGATACTGGTGCAAACGATACGGATTATACAAACGTTACTGGCTTACAAGGTGGACCTAACGTATTCTTACAAAATCCATTTTCATCACCTAACAGAGGCGGCATTACAAGCACATAAGGAGAAATACTATGACAGATATATTAGAACCTGAACACTATATTAGAATTTGCATCTCTAGGGAACTAACTAGCGAAGAAGTAATACAGTTAGAAGATATTGTAAGTTTGCATCTAGAAGATATGATAGTTGGAACACAGGTACTATATCATATGAATGCATATGAAGATATGCATTGTTATGTTTTTGAAATTGACGAAGACTTAACCGTTGTTAACTTTGGTGTTAAACTAGGAGATAGAATTAGCCAAGACTTAGATAAATGGTTGCCTAAAGACGACCTATGGGAAATGGAAACTAGTTTACCAGACATGGTTATACCAGTTGACGAAACTATGACTGAACAAGAGATTTTTGAAAGAGCAACCAAGACAGCAAAGACATTATTGCATTAGAAGTACAGGAAAGAAGTAATGACGTATTTAATGAAACAAATTCCTCAGACAGCCGAGGAAGCACAAAAGAAATGGATATTCCCTAAATTACACTGGTACACTCCAATCGTTAGGAACGAATTTGTTCCTATATGTCAAGGTAGACCTTTTGATCGTACAGAAACAGTTGACTTAGGTTGGAAACAAAAAATATTATCTCCTATCCCAGAGTTTGAATATACATCAAAGAGCTTTACAGAAGTTTGTGCCGATAGAGCCGTTGAGATTGCTAATATGGCCAAAGAGCAGGGAAAGAAAGTTATTGTTACATGCTCCGGCGGAATGGATAGCACTTCTGTTATAGCGGCCTTTTTGATGTATACAGACATTGATATTGAATTAACATACTCTGAATCAGCAATTCTTGAATGGCCAGAGTTCCATACCTATTGTACTAGCCAGCCTAGGATTACTAGACTAATTGATTTTACATACATGCCTTTTTTAATGGAAAAATTAATTGAGGCAGGCAACTATATTATTGTAGGAGGAGATCCAGGAGACTTGATATTTGGCTCTAAGATGTATAGAGAAGATCAAAAAATATGGCAACCAGATGGATCTGAAATAGTATACAATATGGATCACTGGGCACCTGTTTGGGAAGGAGTTCCTTCTCATCATAGAGACTTCTTACAACCTATAGTAGATGCATGTCCAGTAGACTTAGAAAACAATTATGATTTAACTTGGTGGCTTGGATTTTGTATGAAGTTTCAACTTACAGAAACTAGATTATGGATGTGTAGTAGAAAGATGGCTCCGGTTATTAACTTCTTTTCCTCAGCCGGATGTCAGCAATGGTCTATGTCAAATAGCTATGCTGTGAAATGTCCTAATAATAATTGGGACGACTTAAAACACGAAGCAAAGAAACATTTACATCTATGGTTCCCAGATGATAGTGTTTGGCAACAAGTAAAAAGAGATAGCCTTGGCGGTGTATGGACTGAACCACTTAATAGAGTGTTCTATGCATGGATAAGAGATTTACATGAAGCTAAGATAGATGCTATCGATTCCTATCTAGTTAATAACATTCCTGAACTAAGAGAAAAGAATTACTCATTTAAACAAGATAGATTAGATATACTTGATGGATATGATCATGGTAGAAAAATGCTTGGTATTGGTCCTACTCCTGATCCAGATTTTGATGTACCTGAAGGAGCAGATACAACCAAACGCATTAGAGGACAGATGTATCCGGTATCTACTATTGATGAGGACTTTAATTTTGTTAACTGGCCTAGACATAAGATTGCTACTCGTGTTTGGCAAAAACATGAACTCAATGAGTTTGCATAATTAAGAGCATACATTTTCATACGTCTGTCATAAATTAAAGTGAACAGGTAAATGATTATTTGATTCACTAACAACATTTAAGAAAAAGAAAAGTCAATGGACTGTCAGCGAGAATTATTATCTGACTTAGGTTACCAACCTCGTCAAGGTTGGAACGATTTCATACAAAAAGAATTTGAATTATGGTGGAAGTTTACAGGAGAAGAAACTCGTTTCGTCTTCAGAGCAGAACCTAAACATCAAAACTCAGCAGGAGTTCTACATGGCGGTGTACTAGCCGCTTACTTAGATCATTGCATGGGCGGAGCCTGCTATAATATTAGTAAAGGTAAGACTGGTTATACTTTACAGTTCTCAATTCAATATCTAAGAATATGCAAAACAAACCGATGGATATTTACTCATGTAACAAGACAAGGTGGCACTGGTGCTCATCTTCAATTGAAAGCAACTGCTAGAGTAAATTCGGAAGAAGGAAATCTAATTGCAGAGGCCCAAGGTACATTTATGATTTCAAAGAATGATGCTAAAAAATAAAGGGCAAGGATATGGAAAGTATTTTAATTTGGGTAGGAATTGCTGTAGTAACAGCAAGTATATTAGGCATTATAATAAGGCAGGCATTTATGCAAATAGATAAAGATTTAGAATGGTTAGACTATAGTAACTTATGGTGTCCTCTAGATACTCCTGACTCGTCAAAGAAAAAGGGTAGAAATTAATCTACCCTTTTTAATAAGTTAAAATTAATCTGCGGCAGTTAATTTTTCCATATCTTTGTCTTCAACTTCAAATGTTTCAAACTTGTCGTTAACAATCATCTGTTGACCAGATATTTTTGAGCCTGCATTTCTAAAATTAAGAATAACTGGATCTGATTCAAATTCATCATAATCTGCTTTTGAATAGAATGTCATTGATGTTCTAATTTTTTTGATTGCTCCTGTTTCATCAACTTCAGAATCATTGTTAAAGCCAATAATTCTTTTAGTTTCTATGTATTTGCTGAAAACATAATCTTTATATTCTTGGTTGTCTTTGAGATGCATTGCACCGTCAAAACCGCCTGAAATTTTGCCACCTTTTGGGTCTGCAACTTCTCTTTCAATTCTAAAACGTTCTTCCATTTAATAAGTCTCCTTAAGTAACTAATTTCTTAATACAGAAAATACCGGCCGGTATTACTATTTTAAGATTATTAAATATATTAGGGTTGGATATCCCTTACTTGCAAGTGTACGACATCATTGCCGTTAACCCTAGTAACATATACTTATCCTAAACTGTAAAATATAATGTAAAATGGCTCAGTCATGCTAAAACAGCAATTCAGCCTTTACACTTCGTACGGCTCAAAAGGGCTATCTATTTAATTGATTGTCATATATACAACTGTTAAAGACAAAGCGACCTCAGCTTTTAAAAAATGAGTGGCACCAGGAAAGACTGGAGCTCATCAAGGCTTTACAAAGTGATTGACGCCATGCAAAGACATGGGGTATTGCTATTCCTCAAGCATATAAATTAAGTCGTAGGTATTTTAGCAGACCGATTGCTCTGACTAATCCTATGAACAGGAAGACGAGATAATTTTATGTTACAAACATTATTTAAAACCTTGCATGAGAATATTTTTACAAACAAAAATCACTCTATGCAAGGACAGGAAGAACTAATAAAATACTGCCGTGCAGAATACGGTAAAGAATGGAGATTTGCTTATGCTGAAATTTCCGATCATCAGAACAAAGACATAGGGAGAGTAATTAAATGAGTACAATGATTATGAAAAGTACTAACTTTGCATGTGATATATGTGAAAAGACTTGGAAAATAGTTAGGATTGTTTACAGATCAGTAGCAGATGTAACAGTCAGCATGGGTTATGCAAGAGCTGCCAGTGTATTAGCACAACAAGGTTTGCACGACGAAGCAAAATATCTTATGTTAGGTGCAAAATATCATAGAGAAAACGCAAAGGAAGAATAGATGTTGAATATGTTTAAAAGATTTATTACAAGAGCTGTAGAAGCAAAACAAAAATCAGTTAATAGAGAAATTGAGAAGTTTTACCTAGACAAAAGGCACAGGTACATCAAATAATTAACTAAATAAGAGTATGAAGATTACTGAACTTGATACTCTAAAAGAAGCCGGTGGTTATGTTGCCCGAAATGCAAAAGAGGCCGCTGATCCAAGATTCTCAATGAGTATTGGAGGCGATGTAACCACCCATACTATGCGAGATATGATAGCAGACTTCTATCCTGTTAAGCCTCAAAAGGGTGATAAACAATCAGTCGTTAAAGAATCTAAAGTAGAGATGTGCTCAGACGCCTGTTGCGGACAACCTGTAACAGAATGTACTTGCGGTTCAGACTGCAAACATTGTGATTGTTATGAAAAAAACAACAAAGTAAATGCGAATCGTAACTACGGTATGAGAAAAGCATCTGGACAAGGAGATAACCCAATGGTAGCAGAAAAAAGACCTGATCATGAAGTTGAAATGGCAAAAGCAGACGTACACAAACTTGCTGAATATTCAGCTAAATTATCTAACTTGATTGATAATGTCAGCGAAGAAGAGGGTTTGCCTGGATGGATTCAAAAGAAAATTACATTAGCATCAGATTATATTGGTAGTGTTTATCATAAGTTAGATCATGAGATGGGTTCACCAATAACAGAATCAGACAAGCCTGGTTTTGATATGATTAATAAAATATTTGATAGCTTAACTGATGAGGAAAAGGTTGATATACAGAGACAATTAACTGTAAAGGTTAGAGGCATTAGTGTTCCTCCAATTAATCCTGGACCATTTAAATTCAAACAAAGAAATCCTAATGATAAAGATATTGCTGACATGCCTTTATCACAATTACAGAACTTGTATAGTGATGTTAACGAAGGCGATAATAAAATGGGTCCTCAAGACATTACACCAGGTGATCGTGTAGAATTTGAAGGTGAAAAGTTTGAAGTAGTGGATGTTGAACTTGATACGATTGTTGCTGATAATTTAGAAACAGGACTTAGGAATAGGCTTAAGACGGATAAAGTAACTAGAATATTTGGTGCGGATGCACAAACAGACCAAGATAAACAAGACATGGGAGATATGTTTAAGCGACTTGATAAAGCAGGGTCTGGTTCATTAAAACATGTTGCAACAGAAGGCGACGGACGTAAGAAAGGTATCCACGGTAAAGGACACCCTATGAGAAAGAAACAACAGGCCGCAATACATGCAGGCGAATCAGCAAAAAAGCCTTTAAGTCGTTTCGCTACTGAAATTGGAATTCAAGAAATAGATTGCTGGGACGGTTACAAAAAAGATGGAACTAAACCCGGCACAGGTAAGAATAAAGGAAAACGTGTTAATAATTGCGTTAAAGAAGAAGAAATTACTTTAAGCGAAGAGCAAAACTTTCATGAAGAGTTTGGCTACTTAGGATATGCTTTGGAAGAAGGTATGTTTGAAGCTGAATATCAAGGACGTAAAGTAAAACTTAATAAGCCAATGCGTGGTGATGTTAAGAAGTTTAAAGTATATGTTAAAGATCCAAAAACAGGTAATGTCAAGAAAGTTAACTTTGGTCATGGAGGCACTAGTGCTAAGAAAGCAGGACAAAAGACTATGAAGATTAAAAAGTCTAATCCAGCAAGACGCAAGAGTTTTAGAGCTAGACACAACTGTGATAATCCAGGTCCAAAGACAAAAGCACGTTACTGGTCCTGTAGAGCCTGGTAACCTACATAAAATACTAATATAATCATTGTTTTGACTAACCAACCCTCTAAATTTGGCTAAATAGTTTGCTTAGGAAATTTACCCTAAAGCATAACAGAAGGAGATTAATAATATGGTAAATCCAATTACTTGGATTAAAGATCGCATTATGGAACGTACATCTTGGGATGGAATGGCTCTTATTGCGGTTGGTATTATTGCTTTAATGTTTGCACCACTTGCAAAGTTCGCCGCTTATGGCGCAATCGCTTACGGTGTGTGGACACTTTGGAAAAAGGAGAAGTAAATTATGACTAACGAGATTTCAAAAACAGAGGTTGTAACTGAAGGACTTTCCAGTGTGAATGTACAGGAGATTGCAGACCTTGACAGAATTAAGAAACTTGCTGGACTGGCTAATCAAATTGAATTGTCAGCAGGCGTTGTAGTTTCTGAAGAGTCATTGAATCCAGAAACCTCTAGTACTGAAACTCAAGAAGTCACTGAGGTAAAGAAACCTCTAACTATTGAGGAGCAAATCGCTGAAGTTAAAACTAAGGTAGATGATTTAGAAGCTTCAATTGGACAATGGAACAGTACTGTAATGGAAAGCGACGATGCTACAAAAGCAGAAACTGTTAATACATTAGGCCGTTTAGTTTCTAAATTCAGAGACGTCCTCGATCAACCACAAAAAGGTTAAATGAATTATTGACTTATGATTGGGTATTGTGTATAATATAAAAACTATACAACAGTACCCAATCATTTCTATACATATTAGGAAGAACATTATGAAAGAACATTTTATTAACTAGAAAGTACCTATTAATTTAGAATACACACAAAGGAGATAGAAGTTCGGCCGTTTTAATGCTAAGATGCTAGGTCGACATAACGAGGAAACTGCGAAACATGCATGGTATAACAACTATAAATCCAATAACACAGGGAGCATTGAGACTAGGTGCTATTATTGGTATTTTGTTTGTAATGTCTGGATGTGCCTCTTTCCAAGATAAGATAGATAACTTTTGGCTTGCTAGATGGGATCCAACTGAAGCCCGGTATGTCGCCGCACTAAAGGTCCAAGCACAAGACCTTTTTTACATTTGCGATACATCTAGATTTACTAAAGAAGAACGTGTAACTGCCATTGGTGAAGTAAATACAGAAGCAAACAGGTTCCTTGCCTATAGCGAAACTCTACCGGATGACAACCGACCTGTAATAAGAGTCGCAAAGAATATACAAGACTCAAGTAAGGAATTTTATAACAGGGCTTTGAAGCCCAAGATGAGTAAGCTCTATTGTGAAAACAAGGCATCGTTTATTATAAACATGGCTCACCAGGCACAAAGAGTAATACAAAAGAAACGATTACCTGGACAAACATTTTAGGAATAACACATGACTAGAGATGACTTAATTGGTATTATACATGAGATTGCACAAGAAAACCCACAATGGGGAGAAAACATTGCGGCCTTAGTAACAGGGTTTGAAAATGATGAAATATCATTTGATGAGCTTAAAGAATTAATTACTGATTATAAGAGACAGATAGAAAATGAAGAAGCTATATCAGAAGTAGAGTTAAGAGGAAAGGTTGAGGTTGCATTAGAGAGTCTAATGATACTAGCATCCGCCGCTCTATAATGAAAGTATACGATCTAGACAAAGAGCTAACTAAGTTAAAGACATTGGCTGGTATTATTGATACATCTGGTCGTAAGGATGATTCAAATCCTCAAAGTAGTCCACTAACTTATGGTGGAACAGAACGAGCTGAGTATATGAGAAAACATAAGATACAGCCAGGCACAGACGAATGGTTTAAGTTATGGTTTGCACGAGAGGCTCTTACTGGTGAAGACAGGTTCCCTAGAAATAAGAAATAATTATCACGCAATAGTATTAGGTGGTATTCTAAGAGATTACGCAGGCCGACCTTTAGGCCCTTACAGATTAAGAACAGCCTGTAAAAACGAAGGTTTCAATTTAAAAGTAATAGATTATGCATGGATTATGACAGACTTTCGTTTGTTAAATCTACTTGGCAGGTTAATAACTAATGATACATTAGTATTTGGGATATCTAACGTATGGTTATCTAACTCTGCAGAAGTAGCAAACAAAGAAAGTAAAGTAAACAGATGGATGACTCCGCTATTCTGGACTGAAGTAAAACGTAGATGGCCTTGGGTTGATATTGTTATAGGAGGTACTAAGCCTGCCTTAGTGCAAGGTGCTGAACTGCTAAAGCCGCACACTAAATGGTGGCTTACTGGTTTCTCAGATATATCTTTCCCTCAATTACTTAGGCATATACAAGACAATAAACAAGAAATTATACACAGGGTTGACTTAGACGGAGTTAAGGTAGTAGAAAGTGATATTCATTACAAAGTTGAAAACATGGACGAGCTTGAGACAGAGTATGAACTTGAAGATAACTTTAAACAGTTTCAGCCATTACCATTAGAGGTAAGCAGAGGTTGTATTTTTAAATGCGCCTTTTGCTCTCATCCTTTCTTAGGAAAGAAAAGTTACGATTACATTAGGTCACCCGAGTCGTTAGCAAATGAATTAAAAAGAAACTACGAGCTATTTAAAACAACTAGATACTTCTTAACTGATGATACGTTTAACGATAGCATAGAGAAACTGCAAAGACTTGAAAGAGCAATAGAATTAAGCGGAATACCTGAGTTTAGTTTTGTTGGTTACTTAAGAGCAGAACTAATTGCAACTAAGCCTGAGATGATCCCTTACCTAAAAAGACTTGGCTGTAAAGGAGGAACTGTTGGAATTGAAAGCATGAATAACTATGCTAGGAGAGTTATTGGCAAAGGAATGGATATAGAAAGAGTATTAGATGGATTAGCAGACTTAAAAGCAGAAACAGGTTTAAAATTGCACACAGGCATGATTGTTGGGTTACCCGGAGATACTGCTGATGATGCTTTTAAATGGCATGAGCGGTTTGCTAACGATAGAATCTTTAGCGATTGGACATTTCAGCAACTAGGATTAATATTCAATGAAGAAGGTGAAGGACTAAGTTTATTTGAAAAGGATCCAGCTAAGTTTGGATATAGACTTTCAAATAGGTTTGATGCACAAGGACCTCGAAGCAGGGGTTGGATTAATGATGTAGGTTCAACAGAACACGATTGTAAAAAAGCGGCACAAGAGGTAATGTTACTAGCAAGACATACCTGTACTGCTGGTGGATTTGGTGTTGGTGATGCTTGGTATCATGGACTTACTGATGAAGAAATAGAAACTTTAACTATTGACGAATTACGGTTAGGAGAACGGGGAATTAAATCAGGTATTATTCGTGCAAAGGAGAGTGAGAACTCTATTTCTGGACTAACTAATAGACAACATCAGTAACGATGTTGCCACTACATAAAATTAGCAGTCGAGAGGGAATCACTATGTCTAAGAAGTATCAGCAATCAGGCGTCGACACCAGTCTTATCTCATCACTAAAATTTATAATGGAATCATGGAAGTCTTGTTATCCTATGGATGCCCATACCAAATCTACATTCGAATGGATGACAAATTATATTAAATGTCTAGAAGCAGGTACACCTACTAAATCCGTGCCAAATGTTCCACAAGAAGCAGATTTAAAAATAGCCCAAATAAAACAATTTACAGAAAATCACCTAGTCTCAGAACTAGGTGATTCTATGAAACAAGCCGTGTCGAACTAAGTTATAGGGGGTTAACTACCCCTTATAGCACCTCTCATGCTTCATCTGTACACATATACCTAAACATAACAATATGGCACACTTTATGAAAATACACCTGTTTAGGACCAAAAAACAAGCTCTTACGGCACCGCTAGACGCAATAATTTCCACCAAAAAATAAAAGTTAAAAAAAAGGTTGACCTTTGACTGTTTATAGTCTATTATAAAAGAATAATTAGGACCAAGGGAGAACATATGTCTTTATCAAATAATCAATTCGCTCAAAAGTATATTGCTCACAAATCAGTTTACAACAAGGACATTATGTCTTTAATACATTCTGAGATCGATCGTCTAGTTGATAAACTATTTAATAGCAAGTTAACAAAAAAAGAGCAAATTTATCTTAATAAAATTGCCTACAAAGCAAAATTAGTAAAAAATAATCCACAAATTATAAAATAAAAGGTTGACCTTTTAAACAAAGTGTTGTATATTATACAGACAATAAGGAATTAGGAGATTACATGAATATAACAAACCAAACTTACCGCCTTGCAACTGAAGACTTCATCTTACATCAGCCCGTTGATGATTTTGTGTTTGAGGGTGCAGTAGGCTTCAATGCCTTAATTGACTTTATGTCATGCAATGAGGAATTTGAGCTTGAGGTAGCTATGGTTTATCTAGATAAGCAGGGTGGTATTGACTCAGCTTATCCTAAATTGCCAATGACTGTATAGGGAGAGATAAATGGGAATGTCAAGTTGGATTATGGACAGGGTAGACGAGTTCTACAAAATAGCTCAAACTAAAATAGGTGAGTGTGAATCCTGCAACGAGTTTATTTTTGCTATGAAAGGTCATGAACATATGTTACTTGGTTCAGAAGAACTTGAGTATGTTCAAGAAGGTGGTTATCACGAGATGTGGAGCGATTTTTGGAGTGATTATCAACAGTAGATTTCTTTAGTTTAGTCAGTAATGCGAGCATGGCGGAATAGGTAGACGCAACGGACTTAAAATCCGTTATCAATTATGGTGTGTGGGTTCGAGTCCCTCTGCTCGCACCAACTGGCGTATAGTTCAATGGTAGAACCGACCGCTCATAACGGTCTTGTTGGGAGTTCGATTCTCTCTGCGCCAACCAACCTTTTTATATAAATTCAACTCTATCAAATATAAATGAGTCTTTATATCTGAGACTAAATTCTTTGAATTGGTCACTCTCAACATATCCAATAGGAAATTCATAAGGTATATTAGTCATATTATAAGATTTAATCCAATCTTTAAATTGTGTTGACTTGTATATCTTTTTTCTGTTATCATTTAAATCAATAAAGAATCCACCAAAAGAACCTAACCTTCCTGTACAATCATCTTGTGTAGGATCATCATTTTCTATAAATGATTGAAGTACACATTTACCTAAGATAGATTGATCTAGTAAAACTAAATTTTGTCGATTCATATCTGGATATCCGTAATTCAACTGTTGATCTTCTTTAGAAAATTGCAACCAAGTAGAACGATTGCTTTGTCCTCGATTAACATTAAAATGTATATTAGTTGGAATATTTTCTTCATAAAATATACTATTTTGGCCTGGTGTAGTATAACATTCTAATCTGTGTACTGATTCATTTATTTGATTGATCATTTCAAAGTCTAGTATTCTAAAATTAGAAGTAAAATATCTGTGAAGCATGTTGAGGGTTGTCTGATTAAAATCAAATCTGTCTGGAACATTTAAGTTCGAGTTAAGAATAGTTAGAGCTTGTAATATATTGTTCCAATGTTCTGTGATTTTGCTTTCGTCTGGTTCCTGCTTTTTGAAAGTTTCTATTATATCATATCTATAATAAGATCTATGCATTTTCTTAAAATGATCAAACCATTTTTTAACTGCTGGTTTGTCAAATAGTTTTACTTCTATTTGTTTATTATTCTTAAATATCATCTTGAGTTTCATATCAATATTTAACGTTTTTAAATGAAAGAGCAACAGTTAAATAGTTGGATGGTAAATAAAAGCATACACAAGTAATTCGCAAGTTGGGAGAAGGCGCCAACACGTTCGTCTAGTTTAAAACTAGGCGGTTTTTTTTGACTTTTTTTCCAGAAAAAGGTTGACCTTTGGACCAACCCATGCTATATTATAAAGACAATAAGGAATTAGGAGAAATACTAAATGATTAATCCAATTGCAAAAACCGAATATGAAGATGGTGTTATTTGTGCCCAGTTAGAAATACACGAAGGTTTGGATGCAGACTGTATTGAGTTGATCGAAGACTACATCAATGATGCAGATAAGAAGATGACTAACGGATACAAGAATGCCGCTGGTACTATCTTGAACGATCATTTAGATTTTAATAAAGGATATTTTGAGACACTTGTTCCTCACTATATCAAATCAAAAGGGGAGAATGTATAAATGATACCTAAAGCACCAAATGTTAAATTTGAAGTCTTCTTAGTTAATTTTGGCTATGTATGCGGAGCAACTGATACCTTAGAGAAAGCTATCAAGCTGGCTAAGAAAACAGGTTTTCAGTGTAACATTTTCAAATCAAATGATCCATTTACTCCGATTAAATGGGTTTCTCCTGTATGAAGCTCTATCCGTTGAAAGATATTTGTTTGGCTACAGTAATTGTTATTGTAGTCGTATTTGGTCAAGACATCATCACCTACTTAGGGAGATTTGTATGACAATGCATTTAGTTGGTCCTTATATGACCACAACAGTTTATAGTCGTAAGAAAAGTAAGCCTAAGAAGAAAACACAGGCTCAACTTCAGTCTGAGGCTAAACACGAAAAGTATCTGCGAAAGATGGGTGTTCATCCTGATCAAAGGAAAGAAGTACAAAATAAGTTTAATAAAGGGGATAAGTGTTACGGTAGCACGGCTGGCTCCAACCCAGTAAGAGAGGGTTCAATTCCTTCATCCTCTGCCAATTCTTTGTTCTATGATAAAAGTATGGCTAAGCCTGCACCTAAAGTTTATACAGGTACAGAGATTGTTGGAATTGCTGTCATGCATAAATCTAATGCCGTTCCTATTAGAGGAAAGAAACAAGCTGAAGAAATAGCTAGAATGCGGAGAGGCTAATGAAGGCTGAAATTCTAGCAAAGAATATTGCAAACGGAAGTGGCGGCCACGGGCTTAAACAAAAGATACTTGAACAAATCTTTTCTCAGCACGAAGACAAACTTGATGACTTATGTTATACTTTTCAAAAAGTAATTTCACTAAGTGGATCTGATTATTTTAGTACACAAGATATCTCTATTGGTGAGCCTCTATCAAGTGACTTTACAGAATGGCATCACATTGATGCCAAGCACGATGCATCTTGGGGATTCAGTAAAAAAGATGCTGGGTGTTACATATACGGATATTTTCCTTTAAGTAAACCCAAAGGTCCTGCAGACTTTCTTGGCAATGAAGTTATTTACATAGGTGAAAGCAGAGCGGTAAGTAGAAACTGTATGTTAGGTAGACGCACAGACTTTAAAGGCACTATTCGAAATGAACGCCTTAGCCCTTATGGCTGTGGTACTGCATTTAAAAATAACTATAAAATTGAGGATCTTGATAATTGTTACCAAGCATATCTTCCAATGCATAGTAGTCTGGTTAAGTCATATGAAATGAGATTGTTGTCAGAGTATTATAAGAAATATAAGAAGGTACCTTTATGTAATCCAGCTAATGATTTACATAGAGTTAAATTGTTAACAGATGTATAGAGTAACCGCTTACTTTAAGAATCATAAAGTCACACAAAAATTTTATGACCTATATGATGCAATTGATTGGAGAGATGTTGCAGATGCACATTATCCCAATAAAGTCACATTTGAAAAGGAGAGTTCTGTGAGAGAATTTATTTACAACAGTTGGAATGGTGTTATGAATGCTGATGTTAGTCCACTAAAGCACATTAAAGATTTACAGGTTAGGCATATGGTTTTGCAAATACTGGCTTGGATGTGGTGTATTACATTTGCTATGATAGTTGGTAGTTGGACCGTGTTTGGTATTAGTGCAGTAAGTCACCTTTTACTACTAGCGGCTATTGCAATTACTGTAGGAACATTTGAAACCGCAAAACGTAAACCTGATGCTTTTACTTTTGTTAAAGGATATCATAGCGGAGGACGAAGCAGAGGTGCAGTTTGGGTAGATGGTAAAAAGATTAATCTTCCTAAAGGTGATCCGGGTGGTGAACACGAGTAATGAAAACAATAATCCATATCAATAAGAATCTTAAACAATCAGATGATAAGCATGGATTAGATAGACCTGTTTGTCGTGTGGAAGTAAAAGGTGAAACTTGGTATGGATCAGCAGTTGATATTGAAGGGCCTAGTAAAATGGTTTATAGGCCAAACAATCCAAGAGCATGTGGTGCTAAGTTATGGATTGAAACAGAAGCAGAAGTTATTATTCACGATAAAGTAAAGTATAGTGAAATAAATAGATAAGATGAATACTATATGGCACTACTGGTGCAAGGCTATTGGACAAAAAGCATTTGATGAAGATAAGAAAGCTGATCGAGTAGCAATTATTAGAACGATATGGATCCTGCTCCATATTGTAACTTGTATAGCAATCATAGCAGGAAACGGACGAATGTTCGGAATTTGGTAAAGGAGATCCAAAATGAAGAAAGCAATACTTTTTACAACTAGTGTATTTGTAACTTTCGCAGTGACAGCTCAAGCAGATGTTAGTGCCAAGATTACAGATTACTATAAAGATGTTATAAACACTCAGCCATATCAAGTTGAAGTTTGTAGCAATGTACATGTTCCAGGTGATAGATCCGGAGATATGCTAAGAGGAGCTATCATTGGCGGTATTATTGGAAATAATGTAACTAAAAACTTGCCAGACGGTGGTACCGCAGGTGCTATTATTGGTGGACTGTTTGGCCACTCTAACTCTAATGCAACTGGCGGAACACAAAGACAATGCCGTACTGAAACTCATTACAATGATTCTCATGAAAGAGTTTATGACTATTCGGTTATGACTTTTTATTATGATGGCAAACGTCAGAGAGTTAGATTTAGAAAAAACTAATTAGGTTTACAAGTCTTAAATCTAATAATAAATATTTCTAAGTAACCCAGGAGAGTTTTATGCGGAAGTTAGAAAAAGAAACCTACTTGAACCCAAGATGGGGTTCAATGTTTGAAGGAATGTCCTATAACGAAATAATGGACTTGGGATTTTCCTTTTGGCATGCTAAGTTAGTTGAAAGACAATTCTTTTGCTGGCGTGGTTTAGATTCTAAAATGACTGATGAGCAACTATGGGACTTAGGTACATTGGTTGGTAAGCCTTGGGATACAGAGGGTTATAAAGTTGGAGCAGATATCTCAGGCTTTAAATTTGATGGAACTACTGACAAAGAAAATGAAGCAGTGGTTGACTCTTCTACAGGACAAGATATTATTGAGGATATGAAAACCTCAAAGGATAAGCCAGTTAGTTATTTCTTTTCTGGTAATACTATATTTGGTGACAAATATATGGCTTATCATTCAGACCTCCCTCACACATTAGCAACTGGACACGAACCTTATCCTGCTAGAGCTTTATTGATGGTTAATATGCCTGAGGATAGTTCAGGTGATACACAATGGCTTGATATGGAAGGTGCTTGGGAACAAATGACTGATGAAGAAAAGGCTCCTTATCAAGGGCTATTCATTAAACAACAACATATGTATCATCCAGGAAGAAAGTATAGCACATTTCCTTTTCTCAAACAGAATCCGTGGAATGGTAAATGGTCACCAAGATTAAACTGTATTGCAGGAAATAGAAAAGCAAAGGCTTGGATAGCACCGGGCGGAGTAATTAAAAAAGGAGTAGGATCTTTAGGTATCAAAGAAGCAAGGCAACTTGTTTTTGATTTATACGATATACTAGAAACTAAAGAACATGCCTTGTATACACATCAATGGCAGAATGGTGATATTCTCCTCTACACCAATTGGCCTTCAGTTCATGCTAGAGCCGGAGTTAATATTAACCAAGACAGCGGTGAAAAGAGAGAATTAAAAAGAATTACTATTGATACACCGTTTCCAGATGATTATATGGTTGACAGAGGTAGTGATTATTTTCCTGCTAGAGTTAAGAATCCTAAATACAGTGAGTTCCCTCAAATTGAAGAGCCATTTCCAGGCTTCTTTAAAAAGTAAGATTATCTATAATATTCCATTGTTTTTGCACATAACGTTTAAAGACCTCTCGGTTAGCTAAAAGAGCTGGATACATCTTTTTATACATATCTTGCTTTTCTTTTCTAGTCATTTGCCTTACCCAATCTAATATTCTTGCTATATTAATTGGTATCATATTATAATCTTCAATTGAATTAATTCCCAGTCTAATTGGCCAATAATCCAAAAAGGTCTCAAAGCCTTGTTCTTTTAAATGTTCATAAATGGCAGGGTTTCCATTTATAATAAATGGACGCAGTCCTAAGATTGGTTTAAAGATCTTTTCTGAAAGAAATGGATAGTCTTCACGATAATATTGATCAGTTTCGCTGACTATATTAATTAAATGATTTCTCCATATATCTCCATCTCCTAAAGAAAAGATATCATTAGGAATTGAATTGGCTCCGCTTGACTCTTGTAAAGATATTCCAGGAGGATTTTCATTTAAATGAAATAACCAACCTTTTTCTTTTGCTCTATTACCATACCCAGTATCTTCATATCCGAGTGTAACGATACCATGCTGATTTAATCTTAACAAATAGAGTTGACTAACCAGTTCAACTCTATGCCTAGTTGGCTTTCTATTATACGAAATAAAATCATATTTGAAATCTGGGTTTAAAAACATTTCTTGTTCAGTTGGTTTGATAAAATTATCTTCTACATTGATTGCCCAAAAAGAATAACGATTTCTTTTATCTGTAGCATGATTGCCAATGATATACACATTTGGCCTTATTGATAACTGATGTAGTGCATCATCAATTCCATTATTCACATAAGGAGGATCAAAGTCTGTCATTAAAAATATATTGGCATCTACGTCATTAATGATTTCTTCTGCAATATGATATTTTCCAAACGTTAAATTATAAACATAATTCTTTTTATAAGGAAACTCTTCATCTATTTGTAACCTTATTCTATTCCATATCTTCTGCCAGACTATACCACTTCGATTGGTAGGAAACAGCGGATCGGTCATTAACACAGGTAAGCTCATAGTAATATTTAACCCAAAAAGAAACCCGGCACTAGACCGGGTTCCTCAAATCTCTGCATCTAATGATTACAGATTAAACTTAGGCATATCGATAATGATTTCTTTTTCATCAATACCTTTTTCAGTATTGTATGCTTTACGAGCATCATTAATTGCTTTCATTCCTGCATCAGCAACATATGCATCATATAGTTCTACTCTAGGAAAGAACTTGATATAATAGAGTCTTAGTCCATTGTGGAAGTGTCTACGAGCAGTGATCGATCTATGCTCTTTTTTAGAAGCGGCACTTACTGCGGCTTTCTGTTCATCTGTGGTTTTATACCATTCGATGTCTTTTGATGTTTTCTTATACCTACGGATAAGCATTTTAGCTCCAGCCATAATATATTCTCCTTTTTATGTTTCGTCTTGCTTGACGACATAAGAGCAATCTTGCCCTCAATTCTATTTAGCCAAAAAAAGGTTGACAAATGGGCTTAACCCTGTTATGCTGTAAATAAAGGCTGTTTTCCAGGCAAAATTTCCGGTGAATAAGAGCAAAAAAAGGTTGACCTTAACCACCGAATCGTGTACTATAATAATATGAGCAATGCAAAACGCAAGAAACGTACTGATCGCAACCATGTTATCTATGAGCTAGAATGCATAGAAACAGGCGAAACGTACATCGGAGTCACGGTACAAGACGGCAATCCAGAGTCGAGTGTTCGTGGTCGTTTTAACAGGCACATTAGCAGAGCCCGTAAAGAAGGTAAGGACTGGCTACTATGTGAAGCTCTTCGTAAATACGGTAGAGAAGGATTTGAACGTAAAGTCCTCGAAGTAATCAGAGGCAAGGCACCAGCTCATGAAAGAGAACGTGAGTTAACTAAACAACAGAAACCGGAGTTGAACACATTATGATCGCAATAGCAAACGATAACGTGATACAGGCCCGTGAATTTTGGAATGCAAAGGTTAACAAGATTATCCAGAACTTTGAGTATGGTCGAATCACCATGGAAAGTCTGGTTGATGAATTGGCTCTAATGGGCTATGAAAAAGAGCAGGTATGGGCTCTTATTGCAGAAGATGAGGATTATTAAAATGATTGAAGCAGTACCCACTCTCTCGCTAGACGAACAAACAGACATTGACAGCCTGTTGACCAGCTTAGAAGACTTGGTTGAATCTCTGAACATTCTGCCTGAACACAAGGATAATATTCTAAATGGTATTGGTGCATTAGAAAATGATATCTATGACACAGAACTTGTAGATTTAGAGCAGGATAGCACACCAATCGCAGAAATAAAGTTTGTGCTATAATGACTGAACCGGTGGATAAAAAAGAGGACCAGGTGGCAGTAGATACACACCAACCCGGTACCACCCCTCTAACGAGGGTGGTACGCAAAATTTTTAATGCGTTTAAACGTGGACCATTAGACCATACTGTCTCAGATAAATCCATGGCAAATGAATACGTCAATTCACCGTTGGGAATTCCTATACCGTTTCGCAAGGCTAGGAACAATAGTGAACCGCAAGAGAAAGGTTCACACAAATATAATATGAAAAGGATGATGAAAGAATGAAAAATCAAATTGGAATAACGTTGGCTGGAATCGGCGTGCTAGTCTATCTATTAAGTGCCTCAGCAACTAATGTGATGGAAATGTATTACAATCATAAAGCCGAGACTGCATACGATGAACAGTTTAATGATCAACCATTGAACAAACTGAAATAGAATTAACCAAGAATCTCGCCCTGTTTCGAGCTCACAAATTCGCTCTCGACATGGCTCATTCCGTTTTAGGACCAGCATGAGGAGGAAAATATG